AATAAAACTTATTGTTGATCATCCGAACGATTATTGTTTTGATCGTAAATGTTTTTCATATCTGCCAAGTTTACAAATCTTGTATATAAATTCTAGCTGTTGACTTATTCGCTAATTTAATAGCATTGCGTATTTGCTGTAACATGTCTATAGTAGTATCGTCACGTTTTGGTTTATAAATATCAACAGTGTAGGAAACATTGTCTAGTGGATGTGGTTTTACACCGTCAGAAAATCTTTTCACATCACCTTGTATCAAATTGTTATCGTAATAAGTCACGTTAAATGTGTACAATGTACTACCACTGTATTCTGGTATCTGTATGAATTTATACCCTTCGTTATTATTCGCTGTTTTCCACGCTTCAGCGTCTTCAGATTTATGTGTAAGAAACTTAAATTCACCATCCGAACGATGGCGATTGATTTCAAATGTTCGTTTGCTATCTACATCTACAAAATCTGCATAATTTACATTGTAATTTAATTTACTTAACGATGATGAAAGAATACTCGTATTGTCTTGTAATGCCTTTATATCACTGATACAGAACTATTACAATTCGTTAGTTCAATGAACTGTAAAGTTATAATTCACGATAGGAAAACGTCACGCCTGTATCAACGCGTGTCAAATATGTTCGTTAGTTCATTGAACGTATTTGATGAATATGTTTCTAGAACCACGGATGTCTCTGTCTGAAAGTAACTTGCACGTTTTACACGTTGACATTTCAGATCTTGTTTTAGCATTTATCGTTCCACAGTTCGTGCATGTGACCGAAGTGTATGTTTCATTCACTACGTAAACTCGCGTGTTTATCTTTTCCTTTGATTTTTCTATCAAACACTGCTTGAACAGATAATGCTTGTACGTATCGTATAAACGATTACTGTGTTTGGACATCGTGATCTTTTGAAGTTCTTGGCTTTCGAACTTCGGTATCAAGATGTGTTCGTATTATCCGTGAGATACGTTATCAATTTCCAATGAATATCGGAAACGATGTTCGCAGAACGTCGATATGTTTTCAAGATCTTACGGGTGTTGTTACATTGAAATTTACCGTGCAGGTAACTTATCCGCTTGTTATATTTTTTTTAACATTGCCGTTCGTTCGACTGTGAATATTTCAGACTGTGAAAACCCCGTTTGAAATTTACACAAGCCTGGATCTAGAGCGACTATTGTGTTTTCACAGCGTTTCTGAACCTTCTTAGGTCTCGTTTTTTTTCGGTATCAATACGTGATAATATAAACCGTCGTAAGTCAATGTGCACTGTGAATCGATGTTTATATCGCGTTTTTTAGTTTTACCTTTCAATTTGAATTTACTGAATGCGTATTTATCGCCTTTACGATCCGATGACCAAAATTTAGATATCGAATGCTTTCCTATCATCATGGATCCGTTTTTCATCTCTACGGACAATTTGGGTAATAACAGAGCTTGCGACCTGTCTTTTTTCGATTTGAATCTCATCTTGAAACGAACGATATTACCGTTTTTAAGGTTCGAGAAAGCTGATTTATAATTCGAAGATAATTTTAAGACGGTATTATTAGTGGCCTATCAAATTATATCTTTAGCTACTATCGGACATAGATGGAGGTGTACTACAAAAACTCATCGATTGTGCCCCTTCGTGGTAAGATCTGTACCAAAATACATCAAAGAGAGAGGCTTTTTTCCTCCATTATCAATGACACGCGATAATTATCAGGTATTTTAATGAGATTTAAACCTATTCCAGCATCTTCAAAATGTTTTGCCATTGAAACTTCTTGTTGAAATTGTCGTGCAGTAGTATCAGTCGATTTAACAGCTATTCGTTGTATTTTAAAAACATATACTTTTCCTTTATGTAAAACCTCAATAGAACAACCATATTCACCACAACCCAACGTTTCAGATGATTTTATAGCACAACCACCAGGAAAAAATTCTCTATTTATATAATCTTTTATTTCACTAACGTCTATGCCTAAAAGTTCAGCAAGTATTCTATCTGCTTCTGAAACTGCCATAATTTAATATTTGTTATTTAATATAAATATTTTAGTTTTTTGTTCTAATGTATACAAATAACGATGTTCTTCTACATTTAAATTGTTTTCGATTGAGGGTTTAAAGTTCAAGAACATATTTTGCCGATTTGCATAAATGGTTTATATACATGGAAAGTTTTATACATGGAAAGTTTTTAAACATGTTTATATTATATAAATAATTAATTACAAGCATTACCATTTTTACAATACCATTTATTAAATCCATGATATTCTGATAGATAATGTAATATAAATCCTGATAAAAATTCAGAAATAATTATAGTTTTCCAATAATCAAATTTAAAACTAAAAGAATTTTTAGTATAAGCCATTGCAAAAAAAGATAATAAAGTTCCTATTATAGCCGTACCAATACCAATAATTATAGCTTCTTTAAAAAGTTTGTTCATTTTATACAATAAGAAATATATTTATTATGATTCAAAAATATATACATATACTTGGAAAAATTACAAAAAGTAATAGTGATATCATGAGATATTTCAAACTAGAATATTCAATTCATCTATTTCTTTGAAAATATTATAATTCTTAATGGTTGGTTTAATATCGATTATAATATTCGTAATTTTAACAACAATGTAGTAGTCGTAGACAAAAAATGGATACAAAGGTTGTTATGTATCAGGCTTTGAACCCACCTAAAATAATATTATTTTAGTTTAAAGACATATTTTATTATCAAATAAACAATGGTGAGAGGGAGGCTGCCTTCACCCTCCTTCAAGAGAAACTTTCCCCCCAAAGCATGTTTTCTACAAAATGTCTTTTTTTAAAACGAGAACTTGAGCAAACTCTATTCAAGACCTATGTGGTGGTTATAGTAGATCATGATTGGAGTTTATCTGCTGATGACGATAATCAAAATTTATTGAACAGACAATCAGATCTGCGCTTTTAATTTCCATTGCCTGTGGTGGATCTTCTGCCTTTTATTCTCTCCAAGAACCCTTCAGACACGATGCCATCACTGGTCCGTACATTCATCGGTGTTCGTTTCTCCCATTCGTTAACGTTTGAATTATTTTTACTCGTGACGTATTTATTACACAGTTAGTAAGCGTTATTTTTTTCGCCTTTGTTTTCAACGGCATCGAGTACTCAATTGTAAACGTAACGTGTCGTCCCAAACCATTCTTTAAAAATCTTACGTTGAGCTGGTGTTGGATAAATTCTTACTTTTAGATTTTTTATAACGTCTTTTTCCCAATTGTTTACAACTGAAGACATGGATAATGGATAATAAATCGTTTGCGAGTTCGGTTTCTTCGGATTCGAACGTCTTTTCATCCAAAACGACGATTCGTCCACCGTATCTTCCAACGATCCATTCGATAAGTTCGTAACCGAATCTACACAGTGTATCTTTGTAGGCAACCACAAGTTCTTCGAGATATCCGCGCATCGCCGATTCCAAAACGGTCTGTATACCTTTTCTGTTAAAATTAATTCCCGAAGAAATATCTGTAATAACTGTGTGATCTGGATAGTATTGTTTGCAGAATTCGATCTGATGTTCGAGATGTTCGCTTTGTTTTTTTGAGCTAACTCGTCAGTAAATGATTTTTTCTTTTTCAATACCATCATCAACACCGCCAATAAAAGACAGCAAGCTCTGTCTATCGTATAACCGCTGATTAGCAAGTGTTATGGTAGTTTTGACTTTACCAACATTGCTCCAGCCACGTAAAGTTGGAGCTTTGAAACCTGTAATTCGACAAGCTTCTTTCGTTGTAACATAATCTACTTCCATTTATATAATGATATAAAAAATCTTTAAATTAAACACACGTTGTAACGACTTTAGATAAACTAGTCAACTGTGCGATCTATTCCTTATCATCCAGAAACAAATGCAATAGAAGAGTTTTTTAGTCAATTAAAACATTATATAAAGCGTTTAAGTCCTCAATCATTTAATGAAATTTATAAAACAATAAATAATATAATTTCAACAAAAATAAAATCAAAACATCTAGAAAATTATATAAAACATGCTTTTAAAATTTATAATTGATTATTCGGTTTTGTCTCATTTTTCTTTTCGGTCGGTGTAATTATATGTTATATTTTAAATAATTTTTTTATATAACATATAAACTAAATAAATACTACTAAACTGTTAAAAACTCAAAACAAATGGACGACACCTCTGTAATACAAACTACAAACAAAAAATGATTATTAATTATTTAACATTGTTTTCATTTATTCTCATAGTAATTATATTATTTACCCACAGCAATTCGAAGTTACAAACACTTGAATTGACTATGTTACAGATGGTAAAGAAGATTGAACTAGAAAAATTACAGTGTTTAGGTGCAGATGATAACATTCTCAAAAAGATCGAACTTGTATATGAACAACTCGAGCATATCGCTGAACAGTATTATAAAGATAATAACAATAAAAAGGTATTTCGTCTATTAACTTGTTCAGAATGCGTGAGACCAGAAGTCAAACAAATCGTATTCAGAACACGAGATGCAAATTCCACAATAAATATAATGAAATTAGCAAAAGTTTGGATAGAGAAACAAGAATGACCAAACGAATTTCATTCTCATATTTCGTCTTTCATCAGTTTTCCGAACACTATCTGGAAATCTGGAAAAAGTTAGACCATCAATATTGATTTTACACTACCGATAGACAAAATGGACAATATTTATTTTAATAAGTTTGTCTCATTTTTCTTTTCGGTCGGTGTAATTAGTAAGGATTAAATAAATAGTTTATAACCAAAATTCATCTAGAAAATAAAAACACGGTTAAAAATAAATAACATGTTCGTTTATTTTTTATTTTTTTTTTTAATTTATAAAGATAGAGTATTCCATAATGGCGTTAGAAAAAACTCATTCTGAAATAAAAACTGTTTTTTTACACGTGTACGAAAATTACACTGTGCCTGATAATATTACTAACAACATTGATCCTGGTTTTACACAAAAGATGTTCGATTTTATTTCATTAACTATTGATAATGGTAAGAACTTGAATGTTTCGGAAAAGCATGTCGAAAATTTTATTAATGAGAATTCGAGATTACAGTATGAAAACAATAAACTTTTGACATGGATAGATGAAACAAATAAAAGACGTGATTTTGATATGAAGAATCTTCGTCATGAATTAGAAATGCAAAAAATAAAAGATATACATATGCTCAAAGAAAACATGTTAGGAGAATATAATGAACAAAAAGAGAAATTCATTAAAGAAATACAGGATAAAGACGATATTATAGAAAAAGGTGAGAAAGAAAATATCGAAAAAATTAATAATTTTAAGAATAGATGGCTTGCAGAAAAAGCAAAAATTATAGAAGAAGAAAAGAAACGTATTCAAGATGAACTCAAAGATAATTTTCAAACACTTATTAATCATAATAAAGAATTATATGAAAATAGAATAAAAGAAAAGGATAGAATGTTGGATATGATCAAAGAACAGTTTGCTAGTCATGAAGCAGTATATTGTTCACAAATCGATAATCTTAGAAAAACGGTTTCTTTGTGTGAAGAAAGGCTGAGTAAGATGGATAATGATCAAGCAAAGCAATTGACTAGTATCAACGAAACGGTCATGTCGTTTAAATCGAGTAATATCGCCAAGGGTGATTTTGGTGAATTTCGCGTGCGTGAGTTTCTAGAAGATCATTTTCCTGAGATGGAAATTACAGATACATCTGCATCTGCACAGTGTGGTGATATACATCTTTCATACGATAACATGAAGTTCATCGTCGAAGTTAAAACAAAACAAAAAACGACAAAAACGGACATCGACAAATTCGAAAGAGATATTCACGATAATAGCGATTTTGATGGATACATAATGTTGGCATCATCGGCGAACATTCCGACCAAAGGATGTTATGAACTCTACTTTTATAATGATAAACCAGTCTTGTATATATCTAAGATTTTCGATCAACCATATATCATAAAACTCGGTATCACAATTATACTACGTGTTGCAAAACGTAACATGTTAATAAATAAAAACAACGACGAATGTGATCCACAGACAATGGAAATGTATGATAATATTAAAAGTACATTAGAGAGTTGTTATAACACGATTAACTGTATGACATCTTCTAATAAAGCGTATGCAAAAATTATCGACATTGTTAAAACAGAAAAAACAAAAACTGAACAGTACATCGAAACATCTCGTATTAAAATAGAACATCTGCTTATTAAGTACAACGATAAGTTGAAAATGAACAACGTCGTTGATGTAAATAGAGATGTTCATGATAAATACTTTGAGATTTTATATGAGACAAAGCAAGCGATTATTAAGGAGACAGGGCGAACAAAAATAGTATACAAAGAAATTCTTCAAAGAGTTGCTGAACGTGATGATATTGATATTTCATTAGATTATCTCAAAAAGAAGTACCCAAAGACAAAGTTTGATACATTATGTAAACAGAGAGATCTTACATCACCTGTCTGATTTTAAGTTATTCCTACCAAGACCTGTATATTTTCGTTTGAATAACTCTTCATTGTTGGGTTTTCTTTTTTTAGGTGTTGAAACACAGTTCTCATTATTATTTTCAGTATGCAATGTTAGTATTCTTTTACATTCATCTGGTAGATTTTCAAATTGTACATTTAATGCGTCTCTTAAAAAGAGACATGAAAAATAACTATTTTTATCAGACATTGTTATAATTATAACTATTATAAAAAAAACACTGATTTATACGAACACATGTTTTTATTAGTACTTAATATTTAATCTTAGTATATTAAGTAATAATAACTATACAAATAATCAAATTATGTATCATGAACATAAATATTTATCAAATGGAAAAATAAAGATAATGAAAACTGCAAAAAATAACTTTATCCAGTCAAACAATAACAGTGTTAAAAGTTTAAACCATAGTGTTAATGATAATGATAGTGTAAACGAATCTAATTATTCGCACAGAATCGATGAGCGTTCTGTATCATTAGGTGTAGGTAATGATGATAAAAATACTGATACTAGTACAATATTAAGTGAAAACTCAAAAATGACAGGTGAAGATAATTCCATACAATCTTTTGAATCGGATAATGAAAAAAATAGACGTTATAGTGATAGTCCACGTGAAATAAATGTATTCACAGGAAAATGTGTCGATGATAATATTGATGAATTTAAGTACCTTATGAATACGCATAAATTAGAACAAAAAAATATTTTAAGTGAGAAAATATCATTTATCACTAATAATATAGATAATATAGATGAAATGATTAACGACATGGACAATATGCGTGTATTTAAAAAAAATACTAAGATACGTACACATAAAATACATTAAATTATTATTGATTATAAAATCTAATATAATATATAAATAAATGTCAAGAGAAATATCTATACAAGGAAATAATGTAATCTTATCACACAGTGAATATATAGAATTAAGAAATTCTATCAAAACTGATATCGTCGAATTACACGCTGCAATACTTAGACAAGAATTTAACGAACAAAATAAAATAATATCAAAAGAACTCGAACATCATACAGAACGAATCGAAAAAATAAAAGACGAAGTTACAAAGGTTTCCATACGCGTTGCTGAAATAAAAGGACGGTATATGTGTATATGTGATTGTGTGAGTAAAACATGCGACGTTGTTTCGTCTAAATGTGTTATTAGTTAAATTTAATTTAAAGAAATAGGTGATATAAAATATATCAGGAATAAAAAATCAGGAACAATGATGGACGTAATAAGATCACAGGAATCTGCTCAAGATTTCACTATACGTATAGATAACATTGAACAAATGATAAATTCTAACTCTAGTAATATTGCAGATATATCTAGACTTTTAGATAATATCGATGAAGAAGTAATAAACGGTGATTTCGGTGGATATTATCAAATGAGACGTCAACACATCCAACGCATCGATGAATTGCGTTCCCATTTGAACATCGATGTGCCAGCACGTTCAGATGATATTTACACGAGACCGGGGATTCCAAGTAGACTACCGTTTCATATCCCTGGACTATCACTATCGTTTAATCATCCAATATTAGGAAGAAGAACAAGACGTAATGAAAACAATAAAAATAGTGATACACTTATATTTAATAAAAAAGGAATGTTTGATGAAGATACATGTGCAATATGTCTAAGTAATTTTTCCTCTGAGGATTATTCTAACAATGATCATGGTTTTATAAAATGTGGACATAAGTTCCATAAATCGTGTTTTTATACTCATGCTCGTGTCAATACCTACGAGATGCTTAAGTGTCCAATGTGTAGAAGTGATGATCCTTTTAGATAAATATATATAGAAAATGATTTAAAGATTTAATGAATATATAAATTAAACAGAGAAAGTTGAAAACAATGTTTTGTACGAGACCATGTATCCTAACAAGAAGAAAGACTGTTATCAGTAAAGAAATTGAAAAACTACAAAAAGAACTTGATAATATTGATATGAATATTCAGATGTCTGTGGATGATTATGATTCCTATGATGATTTTTTAGGAAAAATGGAAATTAATAGTTATGGCCATGTGTCATTCAATGGATATAAATCAGATATTCTTAAGAGTGGTATTCAGAAATATACTAGGCGTGGAAATTTTAACAAGGGTCTCTATTGTCTTATCGAACTTGACCTGTTTAAACGCATGGGGAATAGATGTAAAGGTATTCGGACCAACATGATTAATCGTTTAATGATTATTCTTTTCGAAGATGTTGGAATTGAAATAGGTATTGATAATCTATTGAAAATTCATCAGTATCTTACTTTGTGGAAGGAATCTATCGGTGAAAATCATCATGAAGATTTTTACGATGATCGATTTTATCTCATTAACATATACAGGCTCTTTTTCAAAAAACGAGGAAACCGGGTTAATGACTGGATTAGACATGTATATAAACATGGTGCAAACGATGATGATATCCTAGAACGATATGATGAATTTTATGATGGACTTTATGATGTTAAGAAAGGTTACGGACGACGGTTTTATGTCAAAAACGATAGTGATGAAATTAAAAATGCAATCGATGGTTTTTGTTATTTTATGGACCTTAAAGAGGATAAGATGTTCTATTATATGTTTAAAATTATCGATAGTATTTACGAAAGCGGATGTCGTGATAAAAAACGCAAGAAGATGTTTATCGTATTAGATATTCTAAAAAAGAAATTTACAGTTAGAAATCTTAAAAATAAAAAACTGTACGAGTTTATTTACGAGTTATGTACTGAACATAACAACACGCGTGATGAATATTGGTTATATCTTGTAGGACTTGTTAGGCTCTTCGTTTATGGAGATCATGAAAATGACATTGATAACGATGACGATGATATCCAAACAGGAGAAATTAATGCATATTACGACTTCAACACGACAGGGAATAGAATCTTCTTAGATAAATTTGTTTATGATATGCATGTTTTCACAAGGAAAGGAAAACGAGCATATAGAAAAAAAATGACAGAAGAATTTGTTATGGAAGGGAGCATTGTCACCGATGAACAGTTGTATTATGACATGCATTATAAATATAAAGAAATATATAATTTTATGAAATTGAATAGATGATCAAAACATTTAACCCATGGAAAAAAAGAAGCAATTATTATTAACTATCACTCATTGTGATCGATACAACAATGAACAAAGCCAAGAACTCATCTGCAATCTCTCTCGTCTTCAACTCTGTTCATGCGAACAAAGTAATTGTTAAAAAACAAGATGGAATCACTAAAGATCATATCGTTTACAAGGCGATATTTAATGAAGTCTTGTATGTTCTCAAAACAGCCATCTTTCCAATCATAAGAGAAATTATGAGAAAAGATAATCAGATTGACGACCTTTTATCACGTGAATTTTATAGTGAAAGAATTCTACAATGTTATATGCGTTGCAAAACATCTATGGAAATTAGACTTAAGAATTCACCGAAGCATCGTTGGAATGCATCGATGCTCAGAAATCAAAATCTTTTCAAAAAAATTAGTTTCGTATTCACGGGTGAAAATATCGATGTTGAAAATACCAAACGAATGAATTATAAACAACTGCTTGTTATTTCACAGTTGTGTAGACTGAACATTGAACCTAATACGAAAAATACTAAGGCGACATTGATTAATCTAATCAATGAATGTGCAATTAAACACATGAGTAATGGTGAAATTGCATATATGGTCAAGTTCTTCGTAAAATAAAAAAAATAAAAAAATAAAAAAAATATTATATCTGTTTGTGGTGTGGTATAAATGGAAATTTATGATTTCCATTTATATTATGTACTATGTAATTACTTACACGTTTTAACTAATGAGAAAATATAATATCATATCAATAACTATCACTTCAGTATGCTATCAGGACACATGATGCTTTCTGATACCACAACGCTGTTCACGCAAGAATTGAAAATGAATGTTTTATTACAGGGGCACATCAAGAGTTTTCTTGGTGTTTGTGATAACAGGCAAAAGTATTTGGAGAAATATATATCTAGGTTGATTTCGGAGACCATTAATAATATAGATATGATTATTATTAATAATAATATTTATATCAATATGGAAGAACCTTACATCGATTATCACAAAGGAACTAAACTTCTATCTAACATGATAAATATTTTAAGATCAGAAAGTTCAATAGGACAGATGATAACAGAGTATTTCATCCAAACATATGGTTCTGAACAGTTCAAGAATATTGATTATTATATGGAAAATATTTATCTCGAAGATCCAATTGATGAACTCAGAACACATATTCGATCTATAGTATTCGTTTTAGAAGATTATATTGATGATAATAGTTCTGGTCATACAGTTGAAATTAGTTGTTGTTTTAAAAAATGCATGGAATTTATATACGTAAGTATATCACTATTAAGTAGTTATAATGATTTTTTTCGCACGTGCAAACTATTCTCATCACGAATACATTGAAAATCTATCATGTTCGAACATTTAATTTAAAGATTATATTTATATCAAAGTATAAAAATGAACTCAATATCTGGCCATTACAGGAGTTATATGAGCATTTATACAAATAATAATCAAGGTGGAAATAGTATAACAAGATACTTTGATTTCATAAAAAATATAACCCTTATATGCATTGTTTGTTTTATCTTAATGTGTTTTGTCCTATATGCGTTTGTTTACGATAATACTAAGATTGTATTTTTTGATGATTTTAATAACTTGCATAATTGGAATATAGAAAATACGTTAGGTGGCGACGGAAACGGATGTTATGAGTATTATACGAGTTCGAATGTGGTCATCGATGATTCTGTTCTTAATATATTTCCTAGTCTTAATACACACACGTCTATCGACCAAATGACTGGCAACTGATACGAAATAACAATTATTAATCGACTGGGTTAAAATTTCAAGATTATAAATTACATGTAATAAGATATTCAGTTTAAAATTTAGTTGTGAATAAAGATATAATCGTTAAGAAAATAAACCAAAAAAATATCTTTTTCACAACAACGCTTATTTTAATTTTAATTTCATCTTTATCTACTGTTGCTTCACGGACAATTATGTCATATTTCTTTAATTTTTCTTCAGGTATTATATAATTTGTTAACGGGACAATGACTTCTTCTATAATTGCATTTAATAAGTTATATGTAACGACATTTGCAAGTACTATTACAGTTATTGTTTTGTTCTCCCTTAAAAAATTAAATATATTTGTCATGATGTTTTATTAATAATGAAACATTTTATTATTTTATTAGTATCTGATAAACGATTTGATATTTTAAACTTTGTTCTCTTTGGAATGATTATGTCGTTATTCAATGGTACGATAGAATAATCATCATTTGTTGAATCCTTCACAATCGTTAAAATAACATGACATGGTTCTTCGTCGGTATAATCTGTTTCCATATGTAATAACATGTCCATGTCTTCGTATTTATTATGTTCGATAAAATCATGTTTTTGTATATTAAATGTATATTTTAACACCGAATATGATTTTAAGTCTTTATCATTATTATATAAAAATAATCTATATTTATTGGTCTGACAATATTTGTAGTAAATAACAATTAATGATGATATAAATGCTATTAAAAAAGTAAGAAATAATATTTTTTTCTTTTTTGACACATGTATTAAAAATAACATTAGTTGAACTATTTATATGCATATTATCATATACTTTTATTTCCACAATAAGTCGATAAACCATATACCCTGTCTTCTCATAACAGGTGCTTTAACATATAAATTATTAGTACTAAAATGTTCAATTAACTTATTTCTGAACGTCTTATTTGTTAAAAAACGATCTTTTATAAACGTGTAATATTCCATGTGCGGGTGTTGAATAATGTTTTTTTCATCTGATACGTTTATATAAAAACGATATCTGGTACGATTTGTGGTTGCTTTTAATCTATCTATACCTTTCAGTATTCCTTCAGTATTACTTAGTATCTCATTCAAAAAAATCTCAAAGGAATTATTAAACGCTATTTTTTGAATGTTTTCAATTGTCAAGGGGTTTATATATGTATGAAATTTCCAAGTTCCTTCTGACATTTTTATACATATATAAAACGAACATAAATAGTATTTTTAAACGCAACAATGATTATAAATAAGGCCTCTGTGAGATTCGAACTCGCGACCTATCGCTTACAAGGCGATCGCTCTACCACTGAGCTAAGAAGCCGGGTGTTTATCATATAATAAATATCACCATCGTCGTCGTTGTTTTTGTTTTTTTTTGGCATTGTGTTATTCTTATTTATCAGAATGGTTTTAGATTTCAAGTTATATATTTATTTTTGATCATCCTCAGATTATTTTTTTATAAACATTTTCGTTACCTTTTGATTCTAAAGATTGTTCTTCTTCTATATCACTTAATATATTGTCTATATCTAATGTGCTGCTGTTTTTATCTTCATCGTCTTCATCGTCTTTATCGTCTTCATCGTCTTCATCGTCTTCATCGTCTTCATCGTCTTTATCGTCTTCATCGTCTTCATCGTCTTCATCGTCTTCATCGTCTTCATCGTCTTCATCGTCTTCATCGTCTTCATCGTCTTCATCGTCAACGACGTCTTCATCGTCGTCCTCGACATCTTCATCGTCTTCACCATCGTCATCATATTCACTAGAAGTATAATCATCACCGTTAATTAAGTCCATTTTGTCATAATCTTCATCAGTTACTAACTGCAATTTTACAGGTGATATCTCTTTATTTTCATCATTATCTTGTGTTTCTATATCTTCATTTGTATTCAAAGGCTTAAATAATTCTTTGAGAACTGTTTCTTCTGGAAACTTTTCAGGAAATACAATGTTAAAACGTATAAACATATCGCCATATTTGTCATTGCTATTTTCTACTGGCATTCCTTCATTTGGAATTTTACGTATCATATCATTTTTGAAAAGTATATCACCGTCTTCACCCTTTACATTTAAAATACGACCATCTAAATGTTTTATGTAAATATTTGGGTAGTATGCTTCAGATATACTTATGTTTTTAAAGACAAAAAGATCGTCACCATATCGTTGAAATATAGGATGTTCAAGTTCATTCAAACGTATTACAATATCTCCTGATTTAAAATCTGGTAATTGATCTGCTTCACCAACGAAACGAATAACACGTTCATTTGTCATACCTTTTTCGATCGGGACAATTATTTTCTTTTTTTCCTCAACGATTTTATAACTACCATCATTTTGAACATATGATTGTTTACGCTTTACATTTAATTTTTTGCGTTTTCCAGTATAAAAATCTTCCAATGGAATGTCTAAGTCAAAAGTGAGATCTTTTGTCTTTAATTCCTTTACAGTGTTTTTATCACTTGTGTTAGATTTTTTCTTTGGTGGTGGAATATCTAATTTCGTATCGTCTAATATGGTTTCAGGTGTTGCTTGACCATTATTAGAACCATTAATATTCATTTGTGGTAATCCAAATGATTCAAATACAGATTTTGATACATCTTCTAACATTTTTCCAAAATCTATATTATTAATTAGACCTTGTTCTTTACCCGATATATTTCCAGTAAGTTCCTTTGCTACTTTCATGATATCGTTAAAATCAGGTGCATTATTGCGCTGTTTTTTTGAAACGCTTCTTTTTTTATTCCGGGACATTTATATAGATCTTTCTTATAGATATATACGAATATAAAATATATTATTTAAACGCACATCAAATTATATAGAACATTCTTTATTATCATTCTGATTATTTTCATTATTTGTTTCATAATTAGATTCTAATTTTAAAACTTTAAAATGATCATCTCTCATTATCTTAACCTGTCTTTCATATGTACGAAGTTTTATGTGAAAATGATGATGCGTTTGCCATTTACCAAAATTAACAGATATTGAAAAATCACGAATATTACGAAGTTCACAGAAGTTTTTTATATCATCTAAAATTTTAGCGTATTCATCTGGTTCGACTTCAAACATGTTATTATAATGTTTTAATGTCGTAACAATGATCATAGGTCTTTTTGCAACATCAAATAAAAAACGTACATTTTCGGTCTCCGTTATCTTGAAACGTTCATGAAATTGTCGTGGAAAACATGTATAACATTTACGTTTATTGTTGTGTTTTCTACGTTTTTGATTTTTTTCGTTAAACCAGTTTCTATGTTGATGTTGATATTTTTTCTCCGATAATGACATTCTATAACATGTCTTAAATATATGGTTTTTTTATTTTAGTATAAACGCATTAGTTACCTGAAGTTTTGAATTTCTTCATTTCGTTTAGCAGAAATCATATCCGGTGTAATTGATAATTTTTGGTCCATTGGCATAATAGAACGTATATTTTCATAGTTTATAGTATCCGATAAATTTTTATTGATACTATTAATCGATGAATATGTACCAGTCGAACTCATTGGTTTGAGGTCATGTGCCGATAGAAACTCTTTTTGTTGTTGCTGTTTTCCAGGTTCATTACTAATACTGTTGTGATTTTTTCCACCGGTCTCTATATTTCCAATTATATCATGTATCCATCTTATAACTTCTTTACCCTCTAAGATTAAAACTTCATTGTTGTTCCCATTATCCCTTTCACTTATCACAACTGTCGGAACATGTTTTATTATTTTTGGAAGTGACTTGTAAGTTTCATGTACATTTACATATTCTAAAAAATTGAATTCATCCTTATAAGGCTGTATCGTTTTAAGACACTTTATGCAATATTTACATCGTGGGCTATAAAAGAAAATATTGCTCATTATTTTTTAATATAACATATTTATTAATAGAATAATTATTTTTAATAAATGAACGAACCTAATATGGATGATCATTTACTTTTTGAAAAATTAGATAAGTTATTAAAACAAGAAGAAAAAGCAGAAATAAAAGAAGAAAAAAAGAAAAAAAAGAAAAAATATAGTAAAAAAAGGAGTGAAAATGAATTAAAAGGTGAGATTAATTATCATTTTTTAGTTGATAAATTACGCACTGTTTTTAATAATTATAATAATAAAGATGTTGATTATAACACTCATGTAGCCAAAGAAATAGTTCAGATACTTATGAATGAAGAAAATAATGAAAAAATTAAATACATGTTTCATAAAATTTATGCGAATGTTAAATCAAACCCCAATAAGAACTATGTCTTATCTTCTTTATTGATTAATAAAATTTGGACACCCAAACAGTTTGTCTTTCTTTCACACGATCAATTAGATCCAATACTTGCACAGAAAAAAAGAAAGTTACAAATGAAATGGTTAGAAAAAATACCAGACCAAAATTATATAGATATTGGCACTGTTCCAGTACATGTGTATGATGAATATAAAAATTTTAATGAACCATATGAACGAATTAATACACAGCGTGAAATTACTAAAAAACCAAAAAGTTTTGAGCATTTAATCGAAGAAGAAGAATTTGATCAGTATTCACAAGAATATAAATTATTTAATAAATTGAATGCTATGGATGAAAACAGTATTCGACGTTGTATTCTAGAAAATATTACAGAGCCAGAAATGTTTCTTGGACATTTTAAATCTCAAGATAAACGAATATATAAACTGTTTAAAAATACGTGTAACATACAGGATGATAAACACGTTGATGATATACTTTTATATATAGATATGCTTTATAATAGACGAACACATGTTTTACCTTTTCAAAAACGTAAAGAATATATACATAATGTATCCAAACTTATTAGTGGTATTCAAGCAAAAGGTACCGTGAAAATGGATATAGAAGATACAATTGTTTTTGGTGATCCAGAAATATCTCCTAACACCGAAGGAAATCAGATATATTCAATTAATATAGATCTAAAAGATCGAATTAAATTACCACCAAAAACGAAAAAGGTATGGATTAGAACTGTTGATAAAGGTGAAAATAATCAAAAAATAGTTATTTATTACACTGATTTTATTCAATACCTACAAAGTTTAAAAAATGCAATGGAAAATAATAAAAATAAATTATTAGAAGTGTCTGATAATAACAAAACTCATCTTGTACAAATACTAGAACGAAAAATATCAATGATAGAATGTTTTTTGAAGACACGGCTTAAATATCCACCACCCATCATAAGAAAAATAAAACCTTTCAAAACACAACGGATTTCTATGATATTACCCATCGATATAACATTTGATGAAGTGAAAGAAAATGAATTTAATATACGGGAGATTATAGACAAAGACGAAAAACAGAAAACAGATGTCGAAAAAAATCGTCTTATTTTTATGGAAAAAACTCTTATTAAAAAAAAGAATATTAGATATGAAGAAGTTAAAGAATCTGTAAATGATTTATTATTCCAATGTTTTGGTAACAGTGGTTTTATAAACTTTGTTTTTAGACCTGGAAAAAAAGGATTTAAATTACATGTCGTATACAAACACCCTCGTGTCAAATTTCCAGCACCTATTTTTCCTCATTATATACCAAGCAATGAACATGGAAATTATATTCCTGTTTATGATGAAACTACAGATCCTATTCTATTAGACGGTAAACGTGATATTCATTATGCGTTACTACCACCAAACGAACAGTCCGAACATGAAATGACAGAGTATTACATTGAACTTGTTTATGGAAATAAAATTATAAGAGAAGGTGTATCATCTAAACAGTTAGGAGTTACAGATGTTTCTTTATTCAGTAGTGGTGTATCTTACAATGAAGAACACTTAAGAATATTTAATACAGAAATTGCTTATCTTAAAAAAAGTTATTTTAAGTTTATCAAGCGATTTATCGAGAAAATTGTAAAGAATGACGATTCATTATACACGCGCGCTGTTGCATATATAAGTGAACAGTTGTATAGAATTCACCAACATGGGTATCATATTTATAAACAAGATGGCACTGTACCTACACCTGTAAAATTTAATTACGTTCTTCAAAGACGACCTACTGAAAAGAGAGAACCGATACGAGATCGTAAAGGAAAACGTATTAGAATAGCAGGTGGGTATCGTTTTGTTAAAGTGATTATTACAGATGAGGCTAAACAGCTTATGAAAAATTTTAGAAAGTGGTTTCCAGAATATAAACGTTTAGATCATAGAATTACAGGTACATTCGTTGATGATTTGAGCATAGACGATGTTATTCCAAGTGGAAAATATAAAACAGTTGGAAATTTTTCATATGAAGTTATTAATATAGATGATGTTATTGATGCTATACATAATACCAATGTTTATGAAGATACATTGACAAAGAAAGAGAAATATAATATTGAAGCAGATAGACGACAGCGTGAAATGAATGAACGTCGTTTAAAACAGAAAACAGGATTCAGTTTGTATTCGTTATTTGAAATTGATAAGTTAAAAATTACATCAATAGATGACCTTCCGAATCCTTATTTTGATTAATTTTATAGTTTCTTTTCTAAACAGTAGAATAAACTATATATAAAAATAATGGCTAAATTTATTAACGAAACTATTATATCTATAAACAGTGATGAAAACAATTATACATTTACATTTGAACAACCTGTTCCGAATGTAATAAGTGTTGAAATTATACGAGCTAAAGTTCCATCAAGTGAATATACTTTCGAAGAAACGCGAAATAATTTTTATTATAATGGTAATTTTTATTCATTTCCAGTTAGAAACTTTGCGTCCTCAGAATTAATTTCATGGGTCGAAACTAAAATCCCAGGACTTGATGTAAGTGAAAGAACACGTACAGGTGCTTTCCTATTTAGTAGTAGTTCTGCTTTTACACTTAAGGGAGGTACAGCATATAAACAGTTAGGTTTAGTTAAAGATGTCTTATATACATCAAGTGCAAGTGGAACTAATCATGTTATCGAATCACCTAAGCGTTTTGATCTCATCGGAACAGACGTTGTATATGTTTATCTTGAAGAAATTGATTCGCAAATTAATAAAGGTATTGGATTTATGCATTTGGGAGAACTTTATCTACAAGGTTTAGGTGTTACTACATTTCAACAGCTTTATAATGTTCCGACAAGGTGGTTTCAACCTATATCACAATTAACAAAGCTTACATTGCGTTTTTATCGTGATTATGAACGTAAATATCCTTATCAGTTCAGAGGTATCGAGTGGTATTTACAGGTGAGAGTTCAAAATATAGAAGTAGGAAAGAATTGGTCAGAAATATCAGACGTTGGGTTATCATCAGCAGCGCTTGATTCTACAGGTGGAACGTCTGATTTAAGTAGTGGTAAATTATCAGAACTCACACGATTAATGAGAGATAGTATAGAAGAACAGAAAAAACAGTCAGAGATGTTAGATAATCTAATTAGTTTACTTGCATTAAATATAGAAACACAGATTAAGGTGGCAACTACAATGCAACAACAAGTGCAAGATAGTTTTAATCAACCAACTACACAGAGTGACGCTGCACAAGAAAGTGCACGACAGTTACATACACAGTTACAGACTTTACAGAATGTACGACCTTCAATTACCAGTACCCGTGTTCTTCCAGAGACAAGTGGTATTCGTACCGATGAGAAGAAATTGGTTGGTTCGTATTATGATCATAAACGTAGAATAGGTTTAATTTAAAAATATATTTTATTTATTATTAAAACAAAATAAAGTATATTTCAAATGTCTCTCACATATAATGATTCAGATGATAACATCATTGTTAAATTCCGCACTATTCAAGGTTCGGTTATTCGCAATTTATTTGAATCAGTCAAGGAAATTCTAACCGATGTTAATATCAACTTTCTTAGTGATAGTATCAAATGTACGGCTATCGATGGTAATAAGATAGCATGTGTTTATTTCAAACTTGAAGCGGATAAATTCGAAGTGTATACTTTGAATGAACCGATAACTGCTGGTATTAATATGCAAAGTCTTTTTAAATTAATCAAAACAGTGACTAATAATGATACAGTTTCTATGATTATATACAGGAATGAACGGTATAAATTACATATCATTGTTGAAAATTCAGAAAAACACACATGTACACGTTCTATTTTGAAATTGCTTGACATCGATCAAGAAATCATTACTATTCCTAATGTTGAATTTGATAACATTATCACTATGCAATGTACTGATTTTCAGAGATATTGTAAAGATATGATGACTATATCAAATGTTGTAACAATGACATGTAAGAATAACGTATTCGCACTTTCTTGCAGTGGAGATTTTGCTGACCAAATTATTGAAATACATGAATGTGATTCAATCGTTACCAAAGATGGTGATGAAGAAATAAGCGAAACGTTTTCTTTGAAATATATTAACCTTTTTGTTAAATCTACATCCTTATGCTCCATTGTAGAAATTTATCTCAAAAAGGATTTTCCTCTAATACTCGTATATCGCATCGGAAGTTTAGGTAAAATACAGTTTTGCTTAGCACCACAGGATACAAGTTCACACTGATGTAAAATAATCATCGTTGATATTATATAATTATAAAACAAAAATATAAAAAAATATATATCGAAATGTTACCCATTGAAAAGTTCTCGAATGAAGATAATGGATCTCAATACCAATGTATATTTAATTTAGTATTCATAGCGCTTATTTTCTGTAAAGTCATACCTTTTTTTATAATGTTGTTTGCTGTTTTTGCATTCTTTCAGATAATTAGTATTTTAGACGTTATTTCTGTTAAATTTTTTTCATTATTCAATTTATAAAACTTATACTAAATCACATGGCATTAATTAAGACAGTAGATTACGAAACATTGGATGATGATCTTATTGTTATGAAATTTGAAGAAATTGCACATGATGATTTACCTTATATATCTATCATAACACCTACTAAAAATAGATCTTTGTTTTACGAACTCATGCTTTTTAATTGGAATAATATAGATTATCCAAAAGATCGTTGTGAATGGATTATCGTGGAAGATGGTGATGATGATATGCAAATATTTATACATGAAAATATTAATAGGTTTAACGGACAAATACGTTATTTTAGACTCGATGAACCAACACCGATAGGTTTTAAGCGTAACTTTGGCGCATCGAAAGCAAAGTATGATATTATAGTACATATAGATGACGATGATTATTATCCACCAGAAAGTGTACTTACACGTGTTAGGATATTAATGAAGTATAATACAGTAGAATGTACTGGATGTTTAAAGGTAAGATGTTTTAATTTAATCAATGAAGAAACCTTTGAAGCATATGATCCTGTTCTTAATTTTTCAGAAAGTACATTAGCATACAGGCGTTCGTTCTGGAAAACCTCGTGTTTCGATGATCATTGCATAAAGACTGAAGGTTTCGAGTTTATTAAAGATCGTTACGAACAATGTATCGACATACCAAGTCAGTTTATAGTATGTCAATTCACACATTTAAATAACACTGTTAATAGACGCTTATCTGATGTTATGATTTTTGGTGATAATTTCCTAGACACTGTTACCTTAATGACGCGGAATTTTATTAAACAATTGCAAATGCAAATTGCTTTGCAAATTCCAGAAAATAGAGAAGCCCTTGAATTTATTAAGAAATGTTCAAAGAAAACAGAAGTATCCAAACATATAGATAGTCTAAAACCTAATATAAGAAAGACAAATATTATACGAGAATTTCGTCTCAGATTTCCTGATAAAATAGAATTTTATAACAAAGAACTTGTTTATTATTGCGGTATTGGGCAATACCTTTTTCATACAAAAGTATGGGATTACGATAATAATGACGTAGGGGGGTCAGAAGAATCAGTTTTAAATTTATGTAAATATTTAGCATTGTATCATAAATATAAATGTTATATTTATAACGTAAGAGATGATAAGAAAAGATTTAAATTCAACAGAGGAAGTGTTACCTTTTTACCTTATTATGATTTTAATCCAAGTAATTGTTACACGAACATTATTTTATGGAGAGATCCTTCACATTTAGATATGAAATTTAATGCTAAAACGGTGTGTCTTGATTTACACGATGTTATTGATCCTGATTGGATTACTGATAAACGGTTTGAAAACGTTACATGGATAATGGTAAAAAGTATCTATCATCAATCATTGATTAACACAGATCAACATGTTAAAACACGTGTCATACCTAATGGTATCATTGAAGAGGAATTCGAAAATAAAGATCATATTAAACGACATCCATATACATTTTTATCAACATCGTCTGCAGACAGGTGTTTAACTGCTCTCCTAGATATGTATCCGGAAGTTATAGATAAGGACGATAAATCTTCGTTTGTATGGTGTTACGGGTTCGATGGATTGATAAAAGATCCTACTCCGAGTGTCCAAAAATGGATTATCGATAAGAAAAGAAAGATGAATACATTTAAACGTTTTATTAACGCTGGAAATATTCCAGTAGATAAAATTAATATGATGTATCTAAAATGCGATGTTTTTCTTTATCCAGCGCAATTTCCAGAAATAGATTGTATATCATTAACAAAAGCAATGGCTGCTGGATGTTTTCCTATTTTTACAGATGTCGGTGCCTTACGTGAAAAATGTTCATTTGGAGGATTTTGTATCGAACATCTTCAATCAAAAAAAATTCATGAAGTTGAACGTTTTCCGACCAAACGATTAGATTACACGTTAGATAAAGACATCTATAAAAAGTTTGTAGAAAAGGTATTTGAGTATTTGGATATGGATTATGATGAAGAACAGAGAAAGAATATGCAAAGACGTGTTTTAGAAAAATATGGTATGAAAAATATCACATTGGAATGGAAAAATATCTTCGTCATCTAACAAAGTTTATCATACTTCTATCACTATTAATTTCTTCTACCATATTTATTATATCTCTTATTTTCAAAAATCCACTATGTAACGTATAAAAAGGAGTGCGTGTTCTTAATGCTTCAGAGTAATCGCATATAATTCCACACCTGTTATTTGTTAAATCTGTATAAAAATACCATACCTTGTTAAATATAAAAAAACGTGTAAGGTCTGTTTCGTTTATAGCATTTGTTGCATTTTTAAATATATCATCACGTATATCAATATCAAATATATCTAATTTTATGTCGAATGGTGTCGATGTATAATTATATATTATATCTCCAATAATATTTTGATTATATTTTCTACTTTCTTCTACACTTGTATTTATTTCTTCTTTCACATGTATAATTTGATCCCAATTAGTGCTTGAACATAACTGTTTATTTATTTTTAAGATAAAATCACGACCTACATTCGTGATTATATCATTAGAATTACAATCGAACATTCCTAACTGAAAACGTAAAATAATTGGCTGTTTTGTAAGATTCGTAATTGTATTTAAAGTAATTTCTATTCCAGTTTTCAATGAATTAAAGATTTTATCGTGATTAGACAAGGCCATAATTTATTTTTTTATAGATTTATTTATTTCATTATAAACGAGGTATTTATATTACAGCCTGAGTTGAAAGTGTTACAGGTGCAGTAGATAAGGCTACATCCGGTGTACCTCTGATATCATAACCTGCCTTTTCTACACCGCTACTCACTTTGGGAAATAATGAACTCTCAGTAGCTATCTGTTCACTTATATCAACTTCTCCCACTGGAGCTTGTATTTTTACTTGATGAAGATTAGATCGACTTATAGGTAACATACCAGATAAACACGATCCACTTGCTAACGCACCAGAACCATCTAAACATACAGGATCAACTTGTTGTCCAAAACCTTCAACGCGACCACCTTTATTCTCAACGCGTTTCTTCCAGTTATGGTATTTTTCGATACTTGCGCCTACGTTATTGAAATTACTACATTGTTTTTCCCATTGTCTGTATGCAATTTGATCAGATGAGTCAGGTGTTTGACTGCAGTCTACACCGGATGAAAATGTTGATTTTTTACCAACGTTTCCAAAATTACTTTGCTGTTCAACGCATTTTTTCCAGCTGTTATATGCAGCAATATCTGATGTTGCTGGTTCTAAACCACAATTGCTATTAGCGAATGTTGATTTTTTTCTCTTATTGTTAATTCCAAAAAGATTACCTAAAAACCCTTCTTCAGTTTCAGCAGTTTCTTCTGTTGTCTCCGTTTTCTGTACACATTCTTCTTTACCTGTTTTTAATATGATAGCAAAGTGAAGTATAGATAATACCAAAGATATAAATACCATATTTCTATCACGTTTTTCTACATTATCTTTATTTGCCTTCAATACCACTATAAAAGATATAAGCGTCATAACAGATCTTATACTTGCTTCGGAAAGACCAAACTTATAAAGGCTACAATTGTCCTTTACAATAACCAGTTCGGTAATTAAAAAAACTAAAGATATAATAAAAAACATAAAAGATAACATTTTACTATTAATGCCATCTCCAATTACGGAATTTAAGGTCTCTCCTGCGCCTATGCCAAAATAGTTGTAAATCAACATCGACCCCCATATAAAAAATTCTACCATCGACACTATATTATAACTAATAATTCTATTAGTTCTGTTCGTGTTTGTATACATTTTTATGTTTTTAATACCTACAAGTTCTAATATTATTAAAATTGTCCATACAAGTGCAAAAAATCCATATATAATAGCTAAAAAACCACCCATATCTTTTGGAAGCTCCATTGTATATCAAAATTATAATAATTATTGTTTATTATTCTATAATAATAGAAAAAAAAAACACTTAATTATATTTCTTCGTCATCTTCTAATAAACAGCGGTCTTTTTTCATTTTTTCTTTTGACAACATACATTGACATAATGTCCATTTTACTGAACTTTTTGTATTCTCGAATAAGACATTTCCACACTTTAAAATACAACGGATCGATGTTCCAGATTTTAATGTTTCCTGAGAAGTTTCTACCAATTCTTTTGAAGAATCATAAACGTCTGTTATCTCATCTAAATATACTCTGATAACTACTTCAGACTGTTTTTTCAGTTTGACAGAACGTTTATACATATCATCTACATCATCTACACTTAAACTTTTATTAAACCACTCCGAAGAATTCTCAGATATTGAACAGATTACTTGTTCATCATACATGTTAAATTTTTCGATATCTCCGCTGTTTTCAGGTATTAAATCAAGATATAGAGGTGTTGATTTATATATTTTCATCTTACCTGTTTTGATAACGAAATTTAATTCATCATCATAACTAATCAAACATGATCTCTTTTCAGGTTCAAAGTTTAAAATTGAGATCATTGAACAGTCGAACTCATCAAGAGAAATAACTTTTGGTACAGACATTTTATTTTTATTTTATTTTTTACATAAGTTTTAAAAAATTAAAATTAAACGAATTAATAAAATATTGCATTTGATAATTCTAATTGTTTCTGTTTACTAAACAAGACTGGTCGTTCAATTGGTTTTATTATTGTCCCGTTAAAAAAATCATCAACATCCTTTAAAAACTTTACATGGAAATCAGCGTGGTTTTTATATCTCTGATCAACAAATTTCATTACTTGTTCATTACTATAATCTAAACTTATTGGTGGACAATCGTTATATACTAACGAAAGAATTTCCATTAGTTCGTTTTCGTGTATTATTATCTTATACAAATCTCTTATCTTGTGTTTAAGAATATTCATATTACGAGTTGAAAAAAAGTCATAGTAAAACGAACTGTATTTACGATCAAATGTTACATGTTCTAATCTTGTTGCTTTCTTTCTTATTTCGTCGTTTAAAAAACTCATTTTAAATTATAATTTAATTTAAAAATTAATAGAGATATTATTTATATAGATAATATATAAATGAAATGAATGATAATAAACTTTCCTCGAATAAAGCGGTTCATAGTGATTCCAGAGCAACGTTTGCAAGTGTAATCAATACAAAATTACAGGGATTGCGTGATGAACATGGTGTGAATTCTAAATATGAAACTGAATTTTTATTAAATTCACTTCCATACATAAAACGATATTATGATGAACGTAAATATAAACCATGTGAAAATGATGATCACGAAGATAATAATATTTCTCCAATTAATCATAATGCAAAACACGATTCATCTAAAACAGTTTTTTCATCTAACGAAGATATTGAAAAATTCATAACCAAAAAAAAAACATCGAGAAAAGGACAACTTTATAATAATTTCATGGAAGATGTAATGAAACACGTCTCTACAAATAATATACGTAATGAATCAACAAGTGTAACGTGTGATTTATGTAATAAAGAAATGCTTATCATACATGCGGAAGGTTCTGCTGTATGTGATTCATGTGGGTTTACAATAAGTTATCAGGATTATTCAGATTCGTATAATCAACATGTAAATAATCAACAGAATGTTATGGTCTTTCAGTTTGCTTATAAACGCATCAATCATTTCCGTGAATGGATTTCACAAATACAAGCAAAAGAATCAACTATTATTCCAGAAGAAATCATACATAAGTTACTATGTGAAATTAAAAAAGAACGTATCACAGATTCAAAACAGATCACACATGAACGAATTAAAAAATACCTTAAGAAAATAGGGTACAGTAAATATTACGAACATGTGCCTATCATTATCAACAAGATATCAGGAAAACCACCAGCAAGAATATCTTACGATGTCGAACATGTGCTTATTGACATGTTCAAGAAAATTCAAAGACCATTTGAACGTCATTGTCCACCAAATAGAAAGAATTTCCTGTCTTACAGTTATACTTTACATAAATTCTCTGAATTATTAGAACGTCGTGATCTATTAGTCCTGTTCCAATTGCTTAAATCAAGAGATAAGTTATATCAACAAGATAGAATATGGAAAAAAATATGCGAAGATTTAGAATGGGAATTTATACCCTCATTGTAAATAAAATTTAATTTAAAAATTGAATTGATTATTTAACATTATGACGAAACATGTGCATAAAATTAAACATGAATTGGAAAACATGTATCCATGCTTTGAGTTTACCATTTACAATGGGGTTTTGATAATGAAATGTAACCATTATATTATCAATTATAACACGTAAAATGTATATTAATTATATTAAAATAATAATGGAATTTATGGTACCGGGTATTATTATACATTATCAAAAGAATAACATGATAAGATTACAGAGAAATGTAGATATGTATCTCAATCTGCCAATTTGTTATTTTACATGCCGCTCACATGGACAAATAGTTTATGTTCGTTAGAATTGTATTTTTAAAATCTTTACTAATTTTATATTCAAATATACTAATGGACAGTCTTGATATAAGAGATCCGAGTAATTTTACATTCACAGAAGATGAACAGAAAGAAATCGATAAAAAATTAAATGAGGCCATTCCAGAATTATCAAATAAGAATGTTAATTTGGAAACAGATCATATCAAGATAGATGGGCAGAATTTTGCACTTATTAGCATCGTGGCTCCTGAAGGTCTTAATCAAAAAAGTAATAAGGTCTGTATTAAAATAAAAGGGGTTTTTGATACAGTGGAAAATGCACGTCAACATGCTAATGATCTGACTAAGCATGACCCAACGTTCGATGTTTTCGTAGTTTCGCTTTATGAATGGTTACTTGTACCTCCTGACATGGATAAGATTTCAGAACAGGAATATGTAGATGAAGAACTAAACACTATCATCACAGAATTCAAGAAAAGTCAAAAACAAGTGCAATTGGAATTCGAAACGCGAAAAGATGCATTAAGATCTAATATTGACATTAATACAACCATCATTAACGATGAAGATATGAATGTGAAAATGCTTCCAAATGAAGAACTGGGTGATGATTCTGATGGTGGTGTTGAAGAAACCAAAGGAGAAAAACATGTGTCATTCAGTAATGACATTGGGACATTACTGGAAAAGATGAACGGGACAGATTCATGGTGTAAAGATGAAGACGATGATGACGACGATAATGATGATGATGATGATATTAAAGAACTTAAAAATGATCTAAAAATTGTATAATAGTTCGAACTTTTTCATTACTTTGTTTTATTCGTCAGAATTGTTTTTAACTTTTGTGATGTTTTGGTTTTTATATCATCAAATGCCTTGCTTTCCTTTTCATCTTCACTAGCATCAGAAACATCTTCGTAATATTTATCATGCATCTTCCACAGTTTTTTATTGCCTATACGGAAATTAGGTAATGGGAAAGTAGCCCTAAACCAGAATATACATTCATCTATACGATTCGATCTCGACGTGTTGTCAAGAACAATCGAACCGTAATTTTCAGTTATCTTACTGAATGCCTGGTTAAAAAATATCTTTGACGGAAAAATACCAAAAAAACTCTTGTATAATTTTTCGACATTTTGAAGATTATTTTCTCGTAAACAGAACACATAATCTATATTAGATCGCAGACTTACAGGTAAATCCATCACATACTGTAAAGAGAGAATTAAAAATATTTGATAGTGACGACCATTTAAGAATATTTCTCTAATATTAATGTCTCTACCAATTGTTTTTGAATCATACATGCAATCATCAAGTATAATAAAAAAATCATTCGATGGATGTTTTCCTTTCTTTTTTATCAATTTCTTCTGACGTTTTATTATCTTTTTTATTAATTCTGAATCATATTGTGAATGGACGAAAATACCGGGACAGAAATCAGAATAAAAAGAATTTCCACTTTCTGTGGGCGATATTATAATACCCGATGGTATATCACTGTTACAAAACATTATGTTTTTGATTAATTCTGATTTACCTGTATTGCGCTTACCGATAACTACAATAATCGGTGATGAAAATTTACGACGTTTATCGACAACAGAACGATTATCGAACTTTTTTATTTGAAGTTCCATCTTATAAATACTAATAATATATTTGTATAATAATATAAATTGTTTCACTTATCAACCGAATATTAATAACCAGTATAGTACATTGATGTTAATTTACATCTTCTTTTCATAAATGATAAAATACCTGGAAATACCTTACGCATGCGGTTCATACCAATCTCAGCAATTACTTCCTTCCAATATCTACATGGGTTTCTGACCGTACAGTTATCTGAAAAATCAATCATTTTTGCCATATTGCTTTTAGTATCGATTAAAATGTTCATCGGATTACTATCATTGTTTGCTTTCTTATGTTTTATCGATAATGTTATTAAACGTTTAAGTGAATTTTCAAGTTTTTTAGGAGCACAATCTTTTCTATTATGTACATAAGTCTCAATATCTTGTGTGTTACTGAAATATGACATCAATACGACATTGGCAATGCGCTTTATAAATTTAGGCGTGAATTTGTGCTTATATAAAGATTTTAAACATCTTTCTTCTTTGCGTGCATCTTCTATATATTTTACAATTTTCATTACATATTTATTATTAGTGCTCTTGTAAGCAATACCATCTCTACCATATCCTAATTGAACAAATGCAATTAAATCACGTTTACGTTTATTTTTCTGTAATTCAAGCCCCGATACATTGATTTTTTTTAGATTTTTGAATTTAGTATTATATTTGAGTTCTTTTACACTGAATAAGTTTGACATTGTTTATTTATAAAGCATCATTTTTTTATATAGATAAATATTTAATACGTTTATACTTTTTTTTTATTTTTTCATATATAATTAAGATAAATTTATCTTTATATTTATGTATATAAATGAACGATCGGCCTAAAAGATCATCTAAGACGACAGCAGAACAGAAAATTAAATCTATTATTTATTACGAAAAAACCCCAGGTACACGTTTACATTCATCAGGAAATATTCATCATATAGAAAAAAAAGATGGTGAAAAAGGTAAGAAAGAAAAAAATAAAAACACGAATAAGAAATCGTCTAAAAAACAGTGTAATAACAGTATCGACACATTTCTAACAGATAAAGAAATAAATACCTTATCAGATCTTATAGAAATATGCGAAACGTATAATGAAATCAAACAGAAAAAAGGTAAAATATCTAAAAATAAAATATATCACGAAGGTATTGAAAAATTATGCGATGTGTTAGAATGGCTATATGAATTAAATAAAATGATTGGACTCAAACACGTTAAAGAAACAGTCGTAAATCAATTAATCTATATCATACAGGATCTTACATGCGATGAAGATCTTAACCATATACAGGTCTGTGCTAACCCGGGAACAGGTAAAACCACGTTGGCTATCATTCTAGGTAAAATATTCGCCGGGCTTGGTATGCTGAGCAATGGCGATGTGATCACAGCGACAAGATCAGATTTAATAGGTAATTTTCTAGGTGAAACGGCGCTTAAAACAACAGAAGTTATGCTTACATGTAAAGGTAATGTACTGCTTCTAGATGAAGTGTACAGTCTTGGTTCCCCCGAACAAAGAGATTCATTTTCAAAAGAATGCATCGATACAATCAACCAGTTTTTAACTGAGTTCAGTGATAACCTGTTATGTATTATAGTCGGGTATGAAGATGATATACAGAAATGCTTCTTTGATGTTAATAAAGGTCTCGAACGAAGATTTCCATGGAAGTATCGTATCGATGATTATACCATGAAAGATCTGAAAGATATTTTCTGTTATCAAGTAAATGAAATAGAATGGGAATTGGATGAAAACGTCCATTGTATCCTGGAAAATAATATCTTTATAGATTCCAATAAAGACCTGTTTAAAAATCAAGGAGGGGATACATTGACATTGTTAGGTAGGTGTAAAATATTTCATGCACGGCGTATATTCAAACAGGATGGTCAAGGAAAATTTATTTTATCAAAAGAGGATGTTTTAAAGGGTATGGATAATTTTAAAGTATATAAAGAAGGTTTAAGAAATAAACAAATAGGAAATATGATGATGTATCTATGATTTTTCTGGTTTATCGTATTTTGTTATTTTTCTGGTTTATCGTATTTTGTTATTTTTGTAAAATTATTATTTTATAAAATTATCATTATTATACTTGTGTTGTTGTTTGTTCACCAGTTTCAGTAGATGACCGTAAATGCTTTTTCAACAGACAATGTAGAAGAAATACGAAAGATACGAGAATGAAAACAGGTCCGATAACTATGACTACGATTGCAACAGTTACCAATGCCTTCTTACTAGAAGAATCGGTGTCATTTTCAACTTCCAAAGTGTATTCCTCACCTTCAACTTCAAATGTGACAGTTGTGGTAGTATCACCACTCGATAGACGACGACCGCTTGGAACTATCATCTTTCCGACAGTGTTAATCAACTTACGTCTATTACCTACAAACCCATTGAATTCAGAAGTAGCAGTTAGTGTATAAATCGCACCATAACTATCTTCGGACATCTAAGGAATAGATTCTTCAGAACAGAAAATTTAAAATACAACATATTTGTCATTCGGAACATTTGGGTTATGTTCGTCGTAATCTTTCCACATGACAACATTGTCACGAGATGCATGATTGGGCATTACGATACCACTGGGTGGTGGATAACCAGTTTCGATTAAACCCTGTCCCCCGAGTTGTTGATTACCAGGTGAACCACCGAAATTCCACATGTATGAAACAACATCGCTCTCATCACATGGGTCTTCCATGTTGTTATACATTGGTTCGACTGCTTCCAAATCACAGTCGCGTGTTAGAACTACATCGACCAGTTCAAACTCTGTGTTATTTGGTGCATCGTATGTTAGGTAGAAATACATTCTATCTTCGTAGGCAAATTGTGAATATTCAGATTCAGGTGCCATCGTGATATCTTTGTATACTCGTAGTTCGGTATCAACTACAAATGTTTCTTCTTCTGTGAGCATGACATTGCATACTGCTGGATCGATTTCGAAAGTTATCAGTGAATTACCTTCGATTGGTGGATTTTGCGTATTGCATACAACGTTCGTATTATCCCAACAGTTGAAAGTTAGGAAGATTTGATATGACCATGGGTCGCTAGTTCCGCATGCTGGAAAATATTCCTGTCCGATATCTTTAACACTCAGTATTTGAACACATGCAGTACCTTCATCAGGATCAGCGGGACTGCAAGAAGTTTCATAAGATGGATCTGTTTTGAGATCCATTACTTTAATTTCATTCCCTAATTCGTCTTGTAGGACAGTTGTGTCAATATGGTAAGGGTATTGTACGAACGTTTGAACTTCCAACCATTCCAATTCACCCTCATTACTATCTTCTGAATGGTCAATTTGTGTCGATACATAGCCGATTTCCAACGGTTCGCCAAAGATCTTCAGATCAGTGTCAGCTTCTAAATCAGTTTCGTATGACTTATAATAACACATCTCGATGTTGTACTGCTGTCTTTCTATGACAGATATCGATAGTTCTGAAAAATGTTTAACAGTGTCGTCGTATGATTTCACTTCTGAATCCATGTCTCCATCATAACTTACGCATTTCACCATTGAATCTAATGGGCATGATTTTATGGTTTTTTTGAAACCACATGATTCGACCTTTTCTAGTGGCAATAAAGCCTCGATCACCGCTTCTTCAGTTAAATCACATGTTACACCATCAAAAGAAGAAACGAGTTTTACATAGTCGAATTCTGGTGTATATGAAAGAACTTCTAAATCATCTGTAAGCGAATTAACTTCTAGTTTAAATTTACATGGATTTGTATTCGCCCCTAGAACAGGGTGTCCATCATCGTTCCAACTTACAGCGTGTATTCTAATGTTTTTACTTCCAAATCATCGTGATTGTATTTGACTCCGACAAAATCAACAGGAAACTGCATTAGCAATGCAGCTTTGTCGGCATTGTTGGAAACGACGTCGTAATGAACATCGGTACAAAAAACAGCGTTATCTGGAACACATACTGATTTAATAGTCCTTAAAAGAAAGGCGAATGTCATAAAATTGATCAAAAACTTTGTATTAATCATATTAAACACTCCCCACTCCAATTTACCTTAATAAAATATTATTTTTTCAAGAAATAAATGCAATAGAAATTAAATATATTAATCTATATTTAATAATCATTAATTGATACAGTCCATGTTATTTTTAAGAAAACTCGATACGAGAGATATTGTTATACTTTTGATACTGTTCATACTCACGGGAGTACTCACCGTAATTAAAATATACATCTTGACAGTTGCCATGTTAGAAACTTTGCGAAATATATGGCTGTATAAAGAAAAAAACAAAGCGATTAAATATACAGATATAACTTTTAATTCTGGTGATTTGATTTTTTTTAGTTATGATAAAGGACCGTTGAGTTTGGCAGATCTATACATTACGAGAGGTGCACCCTTAGTTTTATCACTTACAGGGTGGTATCATGTAGGCCTTGTTATCAAAGACGCAGATGGACAATTGTTCATAACAGAATTTAGAAAGGATGTCGATGAAACTGATAAAAATAGGTATGGAATAAATGTTATCATCACGCGTTTAGAAGAAAGAATCTTATTATACAGGGGTATTATTGGGTATAGAAAATTCATAAGAAATGGTGGTTTGAACAGTGAAGAGGAAAATGAAATACGTTCTCGTATAGCATTTATAAAAGAATCGAATATTATTGCGGGTACTTTCGGTATGAATTCGTCGCACATTAATCCACAAACTAGTTACGAAGAAATGATCGAGACCATGAAAAAACGAGGGCTTTATTGTGGTGCATATGTTTATGCACTGTTATACGATACAAGTGTTCATATATCATACCCGATCTTTCCTTTTCGTTTCTCAAAAGGAAATGATTCCATATGGGACAAAGTATCTATAATAAATATATAATTCAAATTTAAATTAAATTTAAAGATAGCACAGATAGCACATATAAAAAGATAACACTGAGTATGAGTTCTCAAAATAATTCAAATACAATCAGTTCATTATTCTTACGTGTATATGGCACATGTGGAATCGATTACATCAACACGTTTACAGTGCATGTTAACTAGTATAATTTTGTCTATATGTATAGCCATAATATATTTTTTAAGAATTAGTTGTGTTGTGTTTTATTTTTCCATTTCTTCGTAATTTATATTTTATAGGTTGTTGTATGAATATAGACTTCCATAAGTTTATATTTAATCGATCGTATCCAAGTACATTCATCAATTTATTTTTGAAATCCATCCATATAATCGTATCTTCATTATTATACTCGGTATCGATTATGTTTCGAACTATGTCATTGCATTCTTCTTCAGTCATTTTATTTTGTATCTCATATGCATTTTTACGCATGTATGCTAATTGTTTTTTTCTTCTGTATTCTTCTGTTTTTATTCTGATATGTTCGTCTAAGTCAAGATTACAGTGTGTTTTCATCAATTCACGAATACTTGGTTTCCAATATACATAAAAATACTCATTAATCTTAGGTGAGAATCGTTGTGTATATTCTAAATGGTTATATATATCTGGTGATAATATATTTCTAAACATGGATTCTGGAATTGTATACTTATATAGACAATCTGAACACGCGCGTATGTTATATTCTATTGTTACCTTGCGTGTTAATGGGCGTTGTTTACATATTTCGCAGTTTTTTAAACAGTATAAACTTATCAAACGTATTGTTGAAATATTAACTTCACGTTTAATACCAAAAACATTGTGCACTAAGTCGTGTTTTAAAAGTAAAGAATATCTACAATGTTTCCATATATTAGATGATATATTTGAGTATCTTGACGTTACATAAATACCAAATAATGCCTTTGGATCATTACATAGAAATTCATGAAGTGTATTATTTCTAAATACATTTTGCATGTTCAAGTTATTCATGATGGTTGTTTGCATCATAGTTATATAAAAAAATAATCGTAAACGAATTATTTTTATAATAAACATGTGAAAATATTATTTTAAAAAATACGTAGTTCTGATATTCTAACCATGTTTCGTACGAAAAAAAAATATATATTGACATGTTATGTATAAGTAAAATGTACAAACATATTGATATCATAGATTGTGATGATAATATTGGTACCACTACCAAGAATTCATATAAGAATGCCATCAAGTATCTCCTTAAAAAAATACCTCATGATACAGTTGTGGAATTATTGGATGATTATAATACCGTTTTAGATTATATCTCCACTAACATCGTAGACCCAAAAAGTAAAAATCAGTATTTGAGTGCTCTTTTAAAATATAGTGTTCATCATCACACCGGAGATCAATGTAAAATAACAGGTGTTTACAGAGAACATTTTAATTTAAATAGAAAACAGATAAAAACATCTCGTAATAAAAATAATAGAGAAAGAACATCATGTGATATATCAACTAACGAAGATGATAACTGGAACACTGTTCTCGAGTGCTTTGGTAAATTGAAGGAGAAATACTCAGATATATTAGAAACTGACGATACATATGTATTGGCTGAACACTACGAAGATGTTATGAATTATGTATTATTCGCATGTTACGTATTGCATGCTCCTAGACGTTCAAAAGATTATACATGTATGACGATAGGTCAAGTAGATCCCAAAATAAATTACATTGACATTCCCAATCGATGTTTCTGTTTCAGAGAATATAAAACAGGGAAACATTACGGAGAAGAAATAGTTCCATTGAACGATGAACTATGTTCGATCATACAGTGTTTCATTCATCGTTATAGAAAAAAGGGCATCTATCTTTTTTCAGAACAATTGAGTGCTAACGAACCAATAACAGAAAAATATGTAGTTAAGACACTCTCTATGATAGGACATCGTTATGGTATAAACATAAACATTCGAAAACTGCGTCATTTATATATTACACACCTGTTTAAAGATGAAATGCAACCATCTGTTATAAAAAATATCGAACGAAGTTTGGGAACTTCTATAAGCATGATCACAAATGTTTATAGAGATGAAAAATAAAAAATTAAAATCAAGTGTATATTTTTAAAAATATAACATGTGTTTTAAATAATGGTTTTTAATATTTTTACATTTATGTTGGACATCTGGAATTATGTATATATTATTTCCTCGTAATGAAATAATAACATATATTGCATTTATATCATCTATAATTGGAATTTATTTGATTTTAAAATACCGTGAAAAAATAGTGTCTCCTCCAAATATAATACAAGGATATATATTTACTCGTATAAAAATTTTAATTGTTTTATTTGGACATCTATTTATTACTTATTATATCATGAAACGTAAACTTAATTTTAGCATGTTTTCAATTGTAATAAGTAAATGTTTATTGTTATCTTATGTTGTTTTTTTAGATCTTAAAAAATATATTATAATTTAGATATTATTACGATCGATGTTTCAATGTTATATATTGGTATTTTTTTATTTATTTTAAAGTTTAAAGTTTAAATACAGAAAATATTCATTACTATTTTATATAATTACTATTAAAAATACTGGAAAATATGGGTGATACAATTTCGACTATAACGGGTATGGGTACAGAATCTTCATGTACTTCTGTTACAGAACTTATAGCAGGATTAAAAATATATTATGTTAAAATGAACGATATTCTATTACCCGAAGATAAAATACCACAAGGTTCGTTTAGTATAAATGGAACAATGTATTCTAACTTAGATCAAGTAGGTGTCTTTTTTGTACACAAATCGGTCATCGACACGGGTTTATATAAGAATATCTATTATTATTATTTACATCCACCGGATTCGAATACGGTTGTTAGTAAACGGCTTTTGTCAGGTGAGAATTATACATTCGATAACTTGAAATACGATACTTCGGATACATCACCATTGGGTGTTACGTTAATGTTACCATCGATCATACATGCAAGTTTAGATGTGAATTTTAAAGATAAACAATTCGTATCCAGAAACATTGCGCATATTATGAATAATATTCATGATGATTATCTTATTTACTTGCCGATAATATTAGATAATCTTGCTGCGTATGATCATATGCAATTAAGTTATACAACCAGTGGGTTAAAACTTACATTGAAAAATAAAATATCATGTGTTCATTCCGAATTTTTGAAACCTGCTTCAACGGAAACATATGTAACATTTAAACCATATGAAACTTTCGAACCAGTTAAATATAATCTATTCAGATAATTTCAATATGATTTTTCTGTTGTTATTAATAATAAAGAATTGATCATGAATCAGAATCAAAACCAGATAAATGATGATAAAACACAGGAATCAAAATTACAAAAATATGATGCGTCCATGTTAATGGGTTCAATTGCGTTAACGAATGTTGGGTTTACGTATAATAACATTATCACATTATTAACAGGTTTATCATTGTCACCTATGGGTAAATATGTACGCGTCGTTATCAGAAATATGGTAGCTGGAAATACTAAGATGCTAGGTGTTACGCAGTATTTTATATTGGCATTTGTAACGTTTGTTTGCTCGTTAATCATAGGATCTATTACTGATCATAAACGTCTTGAAAGAAGTCAATTATTAAGGTTTCAGCATCTTATCGTAAGCAATGCGTCTTATTTTATGTATAATTTATTGACGTGTCTGTTTATAGGTATTACGCTTGCTTCTACGTTGCATCAGAATGGTGATCTCGCGATGTTCTTTTCTATCTCGGTTGGCTCTGTTTTAATGCTTCCGTTAATAGCATCTGGTTTGTTTTTTGGTAATGTTACAAACGCACCAAAACGTTTTATGATCAAACAAAGACATTTACAATATTATAAGAATAAATTAGGACGTTCGTGTTTGTTTGAAGGATTTTCATCTGAAATCAAACTAACAGATATTATAGATGTAGGGTCTAAGAGGACTTATCTAATTCGTCATCATAGGTCAGATGGAAAATTTAGAGCAATTATGCACAAAGGACATGATGCTGAAATCATGAAATCAGCACACAATGAAGAAGGTTTTATTTTTGCAATAATACCTGCATTTAGTGGAAAAGTTCTGTACAGGTTTTCACCTACATATTTTGGAAAAACTTGGATACAGGGGAACTTTGTAAGATATTCGGATGGTAAAAAGCCAGATTTACCAAAAGAAACAATGTATTCTATAGATGTGTACAAGCCAATTTCAGATATGATTAAATTAGGAAAGGGAATCATGTGTAATAGTTTAATACAACGTATAAAAGAAGATATAGAAGATGTAGAATACGCTCAAAAGTATTTTAGACCTAGATATTTTAATGAAGCAAAAAAGAGTTTAAATTATCACTACAATATGATAAAAAGAAATAAATGTCCATTATTCGAAGGAGATAAAAAGAAAATAGAAGATACTCTAAAAAAAGAATATATAAAAACGGTAGATGAACGACCAGAACCATGTAAAATGTTAAAATATGAAATTGCAAGAAATATAAGGAGAATTAATAACCAAGCAGAAGGAACAAAAACATGGAAATCTGATCATATACTGTTATCAAAACGTTTAGAAGATCTCAAACAATGTGAAAAGAAACACGGAATCAGACATCGAGACGATAAAAAGAAAAAACAGAAATATTCACGTGCACCACCATATCATTCGCATAAACCAGGTGTTGGTGGGTTCATGCAGAATATTAATATTAAAGTTATCGATGGTGGTGATGAAATGGCTAAAAAAACGTATGGAAGACCACCAAATGATTCGTATAATCGCAAAGACACTGTTTATGCGAACATTTCACAATCATCATTACCATCCATAGATATAAATCTCGACGTAAACGACGACGATCGGCGTTATTTACATTCACTATCTGATACCTTGAATTTGATCGAACCTTATCATACAAACGTATGGAATAATGATAGGAAAGGACAGGTTGATAATTTACAGTTGAACAGTTCTAGAAAAGGTATTCTTAAGTATCTAATCGATAAACGATTAGCTGCTTCACAACGCAATGTTTCGAACCGTGGACTTCCAATAAAACCGAAATTAAGACATGGTAGGAGGTTCTTGGATTACCTTAATTCAAAACACATGTTCAGCCGTTATCTTGATAAAAAGAAAAAAATGAAATTAAAATACAAGGAAAATAAAAGTAAAAGTAAAAGTAAAAATAAAAGGAAGTTAAATAAAAAAGGAAGAAGACGTTCACGAAAAACATCTGTTAATTTGTGTAAATTTCGTTTAAGACAAGGAATGTATTCTCTTTTAAATTTCTTGTTTTCTACCCTTTTTATAGTTATTATATCTTATTTTACAAATTTATCATTTAAATTTCTTGTCAGTAAATAAAAATATTTATATAACTTAATATAAAAAAAGTTTGAACCGTCTATCATGTATGAATAGATTAAGTGTATCGCATGTGCATTTTTATCTCTAAATAAAAATGAATTTTATTACAGTGTTCATGAAACAAAACAGGAATTATTGACGAACATGAGAAACAACGCATCCGATGATATTATTATTCAATTAAGTCGTAAGATAGTTTTTGATAATGAACATCTTTTATCTGACATGTTTAATGTTACATCGTCTACAACTTCAGAATGTTATAAATATTTGTCATATGAACAGCAGAAAATGTTATCTATAAATGAAGAAGATGCTTCATTAATTGAAAAATATACATATGCATGTGAAAATAGCGAAATAAAAACAGCGAATAAATTTGAAGTTCTCTTTGCAAAAAGTATTAGTAATAAGTTATCAGAATTAGATCTTTTATTAACAGATAACCAAAGGTTTATCTTTAATCATCTTGTTTTATCTATTAAACCACCTTGTCATGTTTTATTAGGTAATGATTTGAAAACTTTAAACACTGTATGCTAAGAAAATGGAGACTTACATTTTCTATTAAATGGTGAAACATTTAACGTCGATCGTACAATGTTAAGTAATCAAACAGAAACATGTTTTTTGATAATATTGGTTTATCGTTTGTATATGCATTTTGTGATGATCATGAATCTAATTTTTATTTAAACAGTGTATATAATATTAAGGAAACAAGCAGCGAACAGTTTTCATTTACATTAATAGGTGATGATCATCTATATTCTAAAAAATATTGGAATGAAACGTTATATAAAACAGTCATTAATAACATTGTCAATGATAAACCAGATTTTCATTTCAGTATGGGAGACATGTTACTATTTTCAAAATACTGTATCGATGATCCAACAATAGAATGTTGTAATAAATACGCATGTGATGTAAGACGTTTCATACCGGAAAATATTCCTTTGTTGTTAGTCATAGGAAATTGGGAAGCGACGAATGCAAAAAATTCTGATGGTTCTGACAATGTATATTCAAAATATTCGTTGAGCACTATTTCAAAACATTTAGTAAAACCATCAGTCGATGATTGTTTTGTTAAAGATGGTGCATGTGTATATTACACATTCGTTCGTAATAATGCCATGATTTATCATTCTCGATGTTGAAACTTTTTCAAAATATCATAACAGTAATAGGTGGGATCAAACATTAGGGTTAGAACAATACAATTGACTTGTCAATGTACTTGAAAAAAGTACTTCTGAATTTCATTTCGTTTTAGTACATAGATTATTAGGAAGAAGTGGTGCATCGTTTCACTATTATGAATGGGGTGGTATCGTCCGAGAAACAACAGGTAAAGAGTATACATTCGAGGTTGAACGTCCGAATTTCGTTTTACCAGTTCACGAATTACTAAGAACTGTATCGAACCCAATCGTTCTTGTAGGACACGATCACGTATGGAATCGTGAAATTAAAGACGGAATAGTCTATTTAAGTCTTCCACAAGCATTGAATATGATCGAACACAGACGTGACATGTATCCATGTACATCATTTTATCATATTTCAGCAAGACATACCATTGTAAATGTTAGTCCAGATAAAGTTTCAGTTAAATATATTTATTATAATAGTACAGTTATTGATGAATTCGATGTTTTTAAGAATGGAACAATTTCATTCATAGATATAGAAGATTGTTTCAATTAAATTTGAGTCGAAAACTTTACATATGAACGAATACATTCGGCATCAAAATTTGAAAATTTATTTCTTATAATACGCTCTAAATGTCCATTGTAAAGTCTCCATTTACAATGGCAACATTCTGTCATGTTTTTTAGTAAACTATCTAAACAATAGTGACATACAATGCCAAAACTTAACTTGTGTACTTTAAATAATATAAAACCTAAAGAAATCATTAATTTTTGACGATGTTGAAATGGAATGTCTTGATAATTAAAAATTTTATTTCTAATAGATAAGTTTTTAAATACTTCATTCATCATTATATACATGGTTTTAGTTCTTATTTTTTATTTCGTTTTTATCCATGTCATTTATTTTTTTTAAACGTTAGGATTTCTTTTTTTTTTATCTATATAAATTATATTAGCATGGACAATATTATTAAATTTCACGATACAAACGAAATCAAAACAAATATTGTTTCACTTGGAAATATAGATAATGAAATAAAATCATTACAGGAACGTCTTAGAGATCTAAGAACAAAAAAAACAGGTTTATCTGAAAACATCAAACAGTTTATGCAAATTAATGAATTGGAAACATGTAAACTTTCTCCAGAAACACCTACTCATATAGATAGAATTAGATTTTGCACACGTAAGTATAGAGAACGAATGTCCGTTAAATTTATAAAGGAACATATCGGAACATTTTTTGCAAACATTGATATTGAAAAATTTAGAGATCTTACATCAGATGAAAAAACAGGTGTTATTTTCGAATATATAGATGAACAAAGGAAAATAAGTTTCACAAATTCGATATCTATCAAAAAAAAATCTGAACAGAGTATTAAATAATAATTAAATAAACATTGTTATATTATGGCCGAACTTTTTTCACAGTTAGAAAAGTTTTTAATTTCTAGTTTTCATGGCGGTGGAGGATTAAGTATGGCGATCTTTTTAGTTTCTCTTTATGGTATTAATTATTTATTAAAAAATGTTTCGTTGACTAATATGAGAAAGAAACTTATTCTTTCTGCAGCTGTAGCATATGTCATTGTATATCTCACATTCGGTATTTTTGTTAGACCTTTAGGGTTTGAATTCTTATATTCACCACCATCCACTGGGCGAGTATATGAAGCTAATTACTCCACATGGTGGCTAATAGCATACGTAGCATTGTTTGTGGGTATTGCAGCTGCCTTTTATTACTACTCTAAAATACTAACCAATTACGATATTAACGGTACAGACATAATAAGCACATTCGGACAAGAAATGGATTTCGAAGATGAAGATGAAGATATGATGTATGAAGAAGAATTTAAGAATACTGGACGTCACCGACGAGGTAATAATGCGTCTAAAAAAAGGAACATAACGGAAAGGTTTGGAGGTTTAGGTTTATTAAAAGACGGAGAAGATGAAGAATCATTCAAAAGTTTAGGTAAAGTATCTAATTTCTTTCAAAAATTAAAGTAAAATGTTTTCAAGTATATTGATAATATCCATATACGTTTTTCGCATAGAAACCATCGAATTACCACCAGTGATCAATATCTTACCAGTATGAAACATCAAGATTGTTTCATTATTCCATTTTAAATTTATACCATGATAAAGTTCAGGTTCGTATGTTATGTTTGTAGTGTAATTTTTAAAAATTTCTTTAAATACATAATCACGATCAATATTACGACCGATATTAAAACTACCATTTATCATGACAATTTTAACATCGGTTATTATCATTGATTTATTGTCACCAATAATTATGTTACCATGTTCATGTTCAAACGATGAAATCATAACACTAATATAAGTAATAATACGTTCAATAGCTTCTTCTGATTTACACCCTGTCACCTGTACACTACCACTTTTAAATATTTTTATGTTTAAATTATGCATGTTTTCATCTATTCTCATTTTTAGTTTAAACGATGTGCTATTAAAAAATACCTTTTTGTTTTTCATCTTAGCACGATCTTTTGATTTGAATAATTTCCCGTCTTGATTGTTATCAATATTTCTTAATTTCAAAATAGTTGATAATACATCAGTATCAATATTAACATTAGATATTGCACACAGTGTTATAGTAGAAATAGATATCTCTGAACATGAAAGTTTTGTATTGCTTTTGTCTTTGGATTTATTTTCCATTGTATCATGTTGATACTTAGTACTCTCCTTTATATATATTGTTTCATGGGTTTAATATTTAATTTAAATATACAATATATTTATAATTATAAAATGAATAACAATAATAACAGTGGCAAAATAATGTGTCAATGTAAAAAACCCATGTTTGTTTATACAAACGTATCGAGAAACTTATATATCAGTAAATGTTCGCATTGTAAGTTTATTTTAGATGATGTTAAGAACACAGGTGAATACAGTGAAAAGCAATAAATTAACTCAAAGACTATTCTGGGTAAAGAATAAAGACAATGGTTGTGGTTTAGAAAAAAAAAATATTTTAACCCATGAAAATAATATTGATAATTTATGTAAGTGATTTAAAGATTTGATGAATACTCAAAGTAAACAGAAACAAGCAGCAATGTCTCAGAGAAACTTTTCTTCCTACGATGATGTACTCGAATACTATGGAACAACCTATGGTATTCCTCAGAATGGATGGAGATGCTTTTCTGAGCAATACAGGCTCACCAAATCTAAGTGGTCTGTGATAGTACCTGCTGAATTCATCGACCTGTTTGTAAATATACACGACGTCTCAAAAGAATTTTTTTTTATGTTTCTACGTGATGAATGCACCATCATGTATGGTGACGTATCTGAATTATTCAATGAATATATCATTGATGATGAAGACACTGTTACCGAAACAGAAAAAGAAAACAGTGATAAGAAAAAAACTATTACTAAAAAATCAACAAAAACTAATAATACTGATAAAAAAACTATGAAAAAATCATCTAAAAAAAATAATAATAAATCTACTACTATCCAGAAGACTGGTGATGAAAAGAAGATGGAAGCACCAAAACCTGCACCTGCTCCTACCGAGGAGGTGAAGAAAAATGGAAGCACCAAAACCTGCACCTGCTCCTACCGAGGAGGTGAAGAAAATGGAAGCACCAAAACCTGCACCTGCTCCTACCGAGGAGGTGAAGAAAATGGAAGCACCAAAACCTGCACCTGCTCCTACCGAGGAGGTGAAGAAAATGGAAGCACCAAAACCTGCACCTGCTCCTACCGAGGAGGTGAAGAAAATGGAAGCACCAAAACCTGCACCTGCTCCTACCGAGGAGGTGAAGAAAATGGAAGCACCAAAACCTGCACCTGCTCCTACCGAGGAGGTGAAGAAAATGGAAGCACCAAAACCTGCACCTGCTCCTACCGAGGAGGTGAAGAAAATGGAAGCACCAAAACCTGCACCTGCTCCTACCGAGGAGGTGAAGAAAATGGAAGCACCAAAACCTGCACCTGCTCCTACCGAGGAGGTGAAGAAAATGGAAGCACCAAAACCTGCACCTGCTCCTACCGAGGAGGTGAAGAAAATGGAAGCACCAAAACCTGCACCTGCTCCTAATACAGGAGAAAAACGACCTGATAATATCGATTATAATTCTCTGACAGATTCACAGCTCAATAAACTGTGCAATAAAAGAGGTATTAAAAGATACAACATGTTATCCAGAGAGTCAAAAATTAAGAAGTTAATGGGAGAAAAACTGTTTACCACCAAACCTAAAACTGCTCCCATCGGAAATAAAGACAAGAAGTTAAAAGGAGAAGCACTGTTTACCGCCAAACCTAAAACCGCTCCCATCGAAAATAAAGAAAAAACAGGAGAAAATAAAAATGAACAAGTTGGGAAATCTTTCACAAATATGATAGTTTCTGACAATGAAGATAAAGATAGAAAAATGACACCGGTTGAACAACAGGCTGAAATGAAAAGTTCTGATACAAACACCCATGTAGTTGAAACTCCCATGAAAAATAACTGTGAAGATGGTCAGAGAAACATTGAGGAAAAGTGTAATGGTTTGAATAACGGCAAAACATGTAAAGCAAGAAAAGATCTAACTATACCATCGGGTGCGACATTCAAATACTGTAAGAAACATATTAACGACTGGGAAATCTTCGATATCAGAATGAATTACATATTAAAAAAGAAGAAAGGGAATAAGAAAAACGATCGATTAGATGATGAAACTATTCGAAAATTGGACGCCTGTAAAATTCCTATTGGTAAAAGAGATTTCGAAATTAATAATAAGGAAAACGATAATGATGAATGTTGTGGTGGTATAACAAAGAAAGGTTCTCCATGCACTATGAAAAAGGTATCACACCCACAAGGTGCAAAGCATAAGTACTGTAAGAAACACACCAAGAACTGGAAAGATTTCGAAGAAAACCAACAAGTGTATGACATCAACATACATCCGTTGGAAAATCATCCACTGGTAAATGAAAACGATGATGTTGATATCAATGACGATGAAAATATCGATAACATAGAAGAAGAAGAAAGCGTGTTTCCAGAAGATGAACAAGTGGATGATAATGAAACCGACGACTATGATGACGAAGAAAATAAAGATTATGGTGATTATGGAGATAATCTATGTGATAATGATGGTGGTGATATGCTAAGCGACTCGGATTATGATAGCATATAAACACATCACAGCACAGTATAAGCCCTAGAAGAAACTATAAGTCAAACGCATGCAACACAGCGCAGCACAGTATAAGCCCTAGAAGAAACTATAAGTCAAACGCATGCAACACAGCGCAGCACAGCACACACCCTAGAAGAAACTATAAGTCAAACGCATGCAACACAGTGCAGCACAGCACAAGCCCTAGAAGAAACTATAAGTCAAACGCATGCAACACAGCACAGCACAGCACAAGCCCTATAAAATACGTACAATTTTGTTTCTTAAACTGATTCCTTACATACTGGACATGTGTTATTGTATTTTGATAACCACTTATCTATACAGTTTATACAGAACATGTGTTTACATCTTAATTTACGTACACACGACCCTCTAAGTAATTTATCTAAACAGATATAACATTCTAATGGTTCGGAGATAATGCACTTTTCAATGTTATCGAGATCACATGCGTTCAATGTAGAATGAACAGTTGTATTATAATCCATCATATTATCTACATGCATACTTTCGAACGATGCGTTCATATTAGTGAACGTCATCGTCATCGTTGGCAATGTTTCGATCGACATCCTTACCATTACTTCTGGAATAGTTATTACATTACCACTATGTACTTGAAAATCCATATTATTGTACTGATGACTTGCATTTACCATACTGCTGTTATTACTATAATCAATCATATTATGGTCATTGAGTAATCTCACTTCGTTATTTAGAACATGGAAGATGTATCTTGAAAAATTATCATTGAATGTTAATAATGAATCATCGATGTATGCATTATTACTGTTACCAGTAAAAAGAGAAATAATATGCTCCATAGTTTATAATTATATATAAATATAATATTAATAATAATATACTTATTAATATTTTATTTGTTTCATTTTTTACGATTATTTTTTTATTAGTTGATACATTCTTTAAATTGTTTTAGATTATTATACCGTCTACATCGTGTATAAACGCTATCTGATAAACCCTTGTACATTTCTGCTATCCATTCATATGAAGCTCGTCTTTTTTCTGTTAATATATAAAGAACAACGATCATGATTCCATTAGAATAAAGAAATAATTTTTTAGAATTCTGAGGATTTATTTTAGTTATATTTAGTATAACATACACTGTATATATAAAAGCCTCGGTGAGTATCCATGTACGAGGAGGACGTACTAAAAAAAATAATACAACGAATATGAAATAAATCATTTTATTAGCAACATTTTTGAAAGTTATAGACGCTATCAATGTAGTCGCGTGAATAATTAACCAGATAATCAATGACCATACAGTGTCGTCGTTTTCACTATTCTTATGTTTAATTACATTAAAGTTATTATTAGCGATTATATACATTGTCAGAAGTATTAGTGCAATTTCTGTGTTGAATGCTAATGACAGTGCCAATGTTATGATAGATATACTTAATAATATTTTAGATATTATGGGATGTATCAAAAAATCATACCAGAAACTACCTTTCGAAAAAAGGGTATTTTTTAATAGGCTCAATAATGTTATGGATACCATGAATATAGAAAATGAAATCGTTTCACTTTGAGAACGCGTTTTCATCCACCTAAATATAGAACTAAAAAACATTATAAACTTATTCGAACTTTGATTGAATGGTTCTTTACCTTCATTTTGTTCTATGTCAGAATCGTATTCCATTTTTTTTACTTATAATGATGATAAAAAATATATAAATTAAAAAACATCGAGTATTTTTTGGTTTAAAACAGTGTTTATACCTAACATCCAATGAACAATAATACCCAGTCCCAAAAAGAACATGAAAAGAATAAAGAATAAGATAATGCTAGTTTTTCTACCTCTTGTCATTTTGATATAAAGAAAGTACGATGGAATCAATATACCAACTATAACATCGAATAATGCTACATCGATAACACGTATCGATCTTAACGATTCTATTATTGATAATGACATGTTTATTATATTGTATTTATATTTTAGCTTATATAAAAAATAATATAATACAGATGTTTCATGAATGCAACTATTATATCATGCATGCACATGTATAGTTGTATTCATAAAACACGTTTCTGATTTTTGTTTCAGTGTTGTAGTTTTTATTCTGTATTGCATGTAATTATATTTATATTTATATTTATATTTATATTTATATTTATATTTATATTTATATTTATATTTATATTTATATTTATATTTATATTTATATTTATATCTTATTTTTTTTATTTTTTATTTTTTTTAATTAGCGGGTGGCCCGGATTTTACTTGCTGTTTTTTAACAACTTTCTTTTTCTTTTTAGGGGCGACGGGAACGGTCTGAGGAGTAGGAAGTTTCGAATCTTCTTCAACTACTTCTGAAGATTCTACAGACGGAGGAGGCGTCTGTGGTAAATGCATCTGTGTGGCAAGATCAGTAAGTTTTTTCTTTGAAATAAAATGACGTTTTAGGTATGTTTGGAGATTGAAATAACCTACTTCGTTTCCGTCTTCTACACCCAGAAGATTTCTTATCAAGACGACCTTTTCATTATCTGTATCTGTAAGATCGAACATGCGGCCATTAGTTTTATTTCCTAGATTGTTTTCTTTAATGTAAGTAACAATTCGCTTTGTTACAACTGTCCTAGGGAACATTGCTCCTTTTTCTTCACCTAGGAAATCTGCAAGTTCATCTGAAATTAGAATAGGGCTTACAAATCCAGATGGTTCTCTCTTCACACGATTTGGATCTACATTTCTCTTCTTTTTCTTGCGAAGAGATTTTAGTACCTTAGTGTGTGTCTTCTTTAATGTCTTGACTTGATTATTTACATTTCTAATCTCCTTATACAAAAAATCTAATTGTGATACGATCTCGTCGAAACTAACCATTAATGTGTCATCTACATTTTCTTGGGGAACTACCTGTTCAGACTCAACTAGTGTTTCTTCTACATTTTCTGTATCTGTGTTCATGGGAACAGTAGTTTCTAGATTTGTTTTTGCCTCAGATGGTTCCATGTTTTTAATAACCTTATAAAATATTATTTTTTTTTGAAAATAAACGCATTGTATTTATATAGAAGATGGTGTACCATCATCTAAAAATAGACATTCTTCTAAATCCATGTTTTCAGACATATCAGATGATTTCAATAACATGATTTGAAGAATGTTCCATGATACACCGATACGATTACTACTATTCCAAATAGAAGAACTTTGGAGTAAGACTTGAATACGAGAACCTTTTACGATCAATGACTGTAAGTCTTCGAGGGTATTACATTGAATTCTCTCACGGTCTTCATTGAATATTGTGAATGTGGGTCGTCCGTCTTTAAATTTTAGTTTAGGACGAATAGACGGATTATATCCATCAGTTTCTTTAATCATCGATACATATTTATCCATTGATATCAGATCTTTTTTCGTACAGGTCAGTTGCTTGTTAAACCACTTACCAGAATTTGGAATTATATTGTCCATTATTGCATCATCAATACTATTAAATATATGAATAAAACTATCCATACGATCTTCAAAATTAAGTAAAAGAGTAATGTTTTCAGTATTATTACCAAATACCTTAATACCAGCAGTTGTTTTCATAGGACCTGTTTGAAGTACCATACCACGACGTTCTTTATAAAAAAAATTTACTAATTTACAACCATGGGGGGTTGTGTATACATCATCAGAAAATACTAATTCATCCGCATTGAATGGCCTGTTATTGGTAATAATCGTCTGCATATTAAATTTCTCTCTTTATAATTAATATATTAATTTATTCTTTAAATTAAATGTTAAAGAAAAAATTTGTTAAATTCAAAAATTGCAAAATTTTCATATACAATGAAAAGAAAAAGGATAAACTGTTTCAATATTTAGATGAAATCTTTAAAAAGGCATTAAAAAAGGTAGGTGCAGAATCTTCGAATGCATATGCTATGATAGTAGATGGATATGTAAATAAAAAGTATATCGTTAAAATACCACGAAAAAATAACGGTAAGGTGGACTCGTTGTTATATGAATATATAACTGGCATGGATATACGAAAAAATATCTTAAATGAGATACCTAACTTTAATAAAGTTTATGGTTACATGTCAATGGAATATCCATTGGATATGATAAAAACAAACGTAACTAATAAATCACCAAAGGAATTTATCATCTTAGAACGTATTTTTTCAGGTAAAACATTGTACGATTTATTCGATGAATACTCTGGGTGTAAGATAGAAGATACACCTGTTATTAAATCTATTATCATGCAGGTCATGGCTGCGTTACAGTATGCACAAGAGAATATAGAGTTTGTTCATTATGATCTTCATTTAAATAATATCATTATAGATGATTGTTATTACAATAAAAAATTCATCGAGTATAAACTTAAAAAAGCGGGAAATAACAAGAAAATACGTATTCATGTAATAGACAATATTGTACCTATTATCATTGATTTTGGACGTTCACGTACAAAACGTTCATCAGAATTTCTCAAAAAATTTACTGACTTATATAAAACATCATATAAATTTCTTGAAAGTCATAAAATAGATATTAGAAAATTTGATAAAATGTGTGATGTAAAAAGATTTTGTACAATTACTAAAAAATACTTTCCAGATTTTGATATTAATTTGAATAAAGTAAAATGTCCATACGATGTTATATTATATTTTAAGAATAATGAATTTAAAGATTCGTGTATTTAATTCTTAACGAAAGTAGTCATTTTAGTGACTACAACACATAAATAGTTCTTACCATCATGCCAGTGTACACATGTACGATATGCAAATATGAAGAAAAAGTTATCATCCAAAGAATACAAACATCTATCACACATTGTGATAGATGTTCAACCTTTATACATGTTTCATGTTTGAAAGATTATTTATCACATGATAATAATAACACAAATACATGTTTCGTATGTAAAAGAGGCTCGTTTATAATTAAACATGTACAAGGAGGCACATGTTTAAACATAAACATTTTAATGCAAAGAACATGGAAAAATATTAAATCTAAGTTTACATTCTGTTTAGATGTTTATAGACTGATTCTAGTAGTGCTTTTTCATATTATATTCATGATGAGTATATTAATGATACTTGCATTACTTATGAAATTGCTTCGTCTTCTTTTTGGAATTAATCCTAAGTTTAACAATGTTTCTTCGTATTTTTTAGATGCACTTTTGTTTTTCTGTTTAGTTTCATGCTTATGTGTAATAACAATTCCAAATGCTAGTAATAGGATATTCCGTTATCGCATGTAATTATTTAAAGATTTATTTGATTATATACTATATAGTTATGAATACTAATCACGACGTCTATTTAAGTTCTGCTGCAAAACTTGCATTCAAAAGTGATAATAATAAACATAAACATGGATGTATTATTATTAATAATAAAGGACATATTATATCACAAGGTATTAATCGAAATTATAAAAATAACCCATTTCTCACCGTTCATGCTGAACAGGATGCGCTTTTGTCCATAGATAAAAAAAAACTCAAAAAATACAAATGCTTATTCATGTATGTCGTAAGAATTAAAAACACAGATATTAATAAATTAAAACTATCAAAACCATGTGATTCATGTCAGCGTAAAATATTGAAATTTCCAAATATCAAGTATATTTATTACTCATAAAGAATATGAAATTAATTTTATCGTATTACCAAATTCAAAGTCATGTTTAAAGTACTTATCATTGTGTGTTTTGATATAAACTTCCATACCATCGTAAATATTATCAATACCGATAGCTTGATTATTACTTATAGAAATGAGCGTTAAATGTGTTTCACTGGTTTTACCCCCATAATGTGTAATACTCGAACCATTAGAATGAACACCAACATAACTGTTCTTTCGTTCATTATAAAGTGTTATTTCGTTTGCAGTTGTTGACGCTTGGATATCAAATTTAAAATAAACCCTACCGGTTTTAAAATCATTGTATAATTCTATTGATTTACCATATACATTTCCATTAGGATTAAACATGAGAAATGAAGTCATCAACGGACAGTAAATAGCATATGTATTATCTAATATAAGTTTAAATTTAAATATCATAAACTTCTTTTCCTGTTCAATCTCATCATAAATATTATATTTTGCATTTAATTTTTTTGTTATAGTGCTTATTTCATTATAAGTTAGTGGTATATCGTACATGATTATTTCACATATAACAAAGTTAGATTTCTCACTGTATTTATTACCTGGATTTCCAATATTGATACCTACATTAATATCTACATCTTTATAAACACCAGGCACGTTATTTTTCAGCACACCATTCACAAAAAAACTGTCTTTCTGATCTACACAAATAAGCAATGGTTCACCAGTTTGATGTCCACGCGTGATCCATTTACCATGATATGCAACACCGCTTTTAGAAGAATGGAAACCAGATAACCAATTTACATTGTATCCAGTGTATATACGGTTTTTATTAGCACTATTGTAATATCTCGTAACATGAATAAACGTTCCATTGGCTTTCAACATAGTCGGTAACATGAAATTTGAATCTGTTAAACCATAAATATACTTTTCACCATTATTCAATGTTCCAATACCCATTGTACCGTTAAGCGAAATGTACTCATCGGAATCACATAAATTATACAGGCGCATGTTCTCACTGTCAAACCCAGATGCATTCGTATGAAATGTTATATGACGAGATCTTGGAAAATCCATACCTATACACTTTCTGCTATTCTTTATTAAGTTTTTAATGTAATCCTTGAAGTCAGTCGTATCAATATTAGTTATAGGAACAATTTTCGATGCAATCGTGTCGTACGGTAGTTTACTTATAATATCTTCTATATTCACAGACGGTACGATCTGTGATGATAAAGCCGCTGTATCCAAATTTACAACGGGTGTCGGAAGTTGATTCGCTAACGCATCTGTATCGATATTCACAGTCGGAGTTATATTTGATGCAATAGTTGAATAAGGTAGTTTGTTTACTATACTATCAATATCAACAGTAGGTATGATCTTAGATGCTAATTCATCCGTATCCATTGTAACCGACGGTGTCGGAACATCGAGTTTTGATAAGTCGAATTCCACAGTAGGTGTAGGGAGCTGACTTGCTAATGCAGCCGTATCGATATTTACAGTCGGGGTTATGTTCGACGCTATCGTATTATAAGGTAACTTATTCACTATACTATCAATATCAACAGTCGGTGTGATCTTAGATGCTAATTCATCCGTATCCATTGTAACCGATGGTGTCGGAACGTTGAGTTTTGATAAGTCGAATTCCACAGTAGGTGTAGGGAGCTGACTTGCTAATGCAGCCGTATCGATATTTACAGTCGGGGTTATGTTCGACGCTATCGTATTATAAGGTAACTTATTCACTATACTATCAATATCAACAGTCGGTGTGATCTTAGATGCTAATTCATCCGTATCCATTGTAACCGACGGTGTCGGAACGTTGAGTTTTGATAAGTCGAATTCCACAGTAGGTGTAGGGAGCTGACTTGCTAATGCAGCCGTATCGATATTTACAGTCGGGGTTATGTTCGACGCAATAGTTGAATAGGGTAATTTGTTCACTATACTATCAATATCAACAGTTGGGTTGATCTTAGATGCTAATTCATCCGTATCCAATGTAACCGATGGTGTCGGAACATTGAGTTTGGATAAATCGAACTCCACAGTAGGTGTAGGGAGTTGACTTGCTAACGCAGCCGTATCGATATTTACGGTCGGAGTTATGTTCGACGCAATAATTGAATAGGGTAATTTGTTCACTATACTATCAATATCTACATTAACTATTGGTATTATCTTAGATGAAAGTTCATCTGTATTTATATTTACGACAGGTGCTGGAATGTTTAATTCTGATACATCGAAATCGATTTTTTGAGATGCTAATTTAGCAGAAATTTTATCTATATCAATAGAAGATAATTTCGTCGACTGTGATTTTATTTTTTTTAATATGTTTTCAATATCAATATTTTTATTTATATCATCAAGTTTCTGTAAAATTTCTTTTAAATCTTTATTTTGATTTTGATTATTATTAGATGGACATTGAACTTTAATTCGCGATGAAATCTTTTGCGCAAGTTCGTTTGTATTAAAATTACTTACATTGCCAATATTACCACTTTTTTTCTTTTTTACTAAAATATACAGAATAGTTGTCATTAACAATAATACTGTTATAAGTGTAGAGTTTATAGGTTTAACCGTTTCTGATGACATTCATTTAGTTGTTATTTATATAATATTTTATATATTTAATTTGGTGCTAACGCACCGATATTGCCTAAGAAATATGAAGATGTTGATTTATATGGAATTGTATCGCGATTTTCAACTGTTATCTTTTCTTTTGGTTCACGTACTAATATGTTCAAATTAGGATCTGTACGATAATTTTGATATGTATGAACAGAACGATTCTGCAGGGTTTTAATTTCTCTACCACCACTGTGATCATAATCACGACGTTCACGGACATCTCCCATCTGTTCCACGTAATCACGACGATCTATTTTAGAATCTGCATGTGGTGTATAAGAAAACACCGGGCGTCTTGAAAGACGAAGTAGTTTCTGTGTTCCAAAACGATCAGGATGACGTTTTGTTTTACTCACAACATTAACACGATCGTCTAATACATTGTTCAAAACAGTTTCTTTCATTGTTGTTTGAGGTACATCATCATATCTCATACGTTTACTCGAACCGTAATGTGTCATATTACCCATATATTCTTTATTCGCCAAATCTTTCATCGTTGTTTCTAATTCCATTTCAGGAAAACGTAATGTCTTACCAACAGAACGGCGGAAAGTATTACCTGAATAATTGAACAGTGGTTCACCTTGACCTCGTATTTTATCTTTCAAGAAAGTTTCAGGACGATATGATTTCCCTATTTTGCCTTGTTGATTCAAATGTTCAGAATTATATTTGTGTTCTGTATTAATCTTATCATTTGTAGAAATCTCAGTATCTCTAAATATACCATCATGTGGAAAATATCGTTGTCCTTTTACAGCTGTTTTAAAATCTAACGAAAGACCTGTTTTTCGTGGTAAATTCACATTTTCTGGTAAGTCCATGCCTATTCTTGTCTTATCGTTTACGACTTTCGATTTAATACCTAACAGGCCTTCAGGAATACGCGTACCTGTACCTGTTTTATCACGTTCAGCATTACGATCATATCGCATCTCCGTTAAGATAGAACGACTATTATTACCAGCTAAATAATGTTCGTGGCCAGTAAATTTAGAATGCTGATCGACAACGAATGATTCTTCGTACATTGATTCTGGAACTAACTGTTTTCTTACACTGGTCGTTTCACCTGGTCTTTCGAACGTATTGTCGAATACTATGTTTTTCGTAGGTTTTCTTTTTACAGCGTGACCAGCTTCACCCGGCAACGTGTTTAATTTATACGACCAATAATCATGATGAACATCACGAAACATTGGATGAAAACCACCACTTGCTGCAACATCGGGTCCTACATTGACACCTTTGCCTATAATAATATTACTATGGTCTGGAAATTCATCCTTTATTTTCAAAGAATCTGAATACCTTTTCTTATCCTCTTCGCGTTTAAAATTTGTATTCGTATTAAAACGCCCAGATGTTGTTAGTTTACCAGTTATTTTTTTGTTCTCTTCTGATGGTTTAAAAAAATGCTCGACTGTATCTTTCTTCTTATAAAACAAAGGATCACTACCGGTTAACTTTCCACTAAAATGATAACTGTGATCTCCAAGTTGAAGATCATTAGGCATTCCAGTATTTGCCATATTTTGTTGTATTCGAGGACCAAAAAATGGCACCGTATTATTACGACGAATATCACCATGTGTAATTTTTTTAGATATTTTAACCTTGTTATTTATTTTCATCGTTTCTGTTTTCTGTTTTTTATTTTCCTGGTTTTTATTATCTACATTATCTTTATTATCATTTTCATTTTCCTGTGTAAATCTTTCTTTCTTTTTATCACATACATCGCCAGTCATTAAATATGATAAGACACCACCTGATGTTGCTAAAAATAAAAATACATCCATTGAAAATAACAGGTGTTAATAAAATTATTATGTTTATATTTAACCCAAGAAAAGAAATGACAGGATAATTTTAAAGATGGAAAAAAGACAGGAGAATATCATGGAAGAAACATGCTCTGTATGCAATGGTTCAAATCTGCTAGTGGATATAAAACATTCAATTAAGATATGCTCTAATTGTGGAAAAATACATAAAATACAAAAAACAGATAATGTTATCGATGAAAACAATGACATGGAAAATGATAACGAAGCATGCATCACATGCGGACATGTGCATTTTGTTTCTATAAATGTTGAAGCAACAATTGTATGTGATAATTGTGGAACAGTGAAACATGCTAGTACATTTATAGAACAAAAAGATGAACATTTAAATTCATTGAAATCAGATGATCATACATTTCAAAGCCCATTCGATGATAATTGTGGAAACGTTATACCAAAAAATTTTAGAGCACATGTCTATATTGATGGAAAACTTACAACACGATCGATGGATAGGTATAACGTTTCGTATTCGTATAATCACGAACAGCGTGTATATTATAATTTTAGCATTGTTGTTTCATCATTAAACGAACAGTTGAATTTAACTGTGGAATCTATCAACACATCAAAGTTTATTTTCTGTGAATTCATCAAATCAAAAAAAATAATTCGTGCTAATGTACGAATAGGTCTCAAAGCAGCGTGCATTTACATTGCGTGCAAAATACACAAGGCGAAAAGAGACAAGAAAAAAATATGCAGGTGTCTTAGCATTGAACTCACAGATTTTTATAAAGGGTATAAAATTTTATACGAATTTATGATGTCTAACGAAAACATTAAAAATACAGGTTTGTTACAAGAATTAGCAGATAGTAATACAGTTAGTGATAATGAAAACACGGCCTCTTTGGTGAATATATGCAATACATTAAATCTTTCAAATTCTATCAAGAACAGATGTATCAATTTAAAACAAGAATATTATAATGATTTTAAACATATTATGATAAAAACATATGATACGATGATTATTTCATACATTGTAAATTATGAACAGTGTATGAAAAAACCATCAAAAAAACAGATCTGTGATACAACTAATGTATGTGTACCTACATTAAATAAAAATATCAAAATGTTTCAACAATTAATACTAAGTAAAAAATAGAATAAATAATTTAAAAAAATATGTTATAATAAGTAAGTCAAGTAGTGAATATTGAATTACAAACAAGACAGTAATGGCAACAATGGATTACTACTCTACAATAGAAATGTATGTCAATGATAATCTCGAAGATTATCATGACATCGAATCATACACGTATATTAAACATGTGCCTATTATCGTCTTAGAAAAATTATGTATCAATACAATCAATAAACTACCCCAATATGGGTCGTACCCAGAAGAACATCCAGAACACGTTGACGAAGAATTAGCCGATTATTACAATATTCTCAAAATATTTACTGAGTATATTACCATTAATCATCTACAATATCTTAAAGACAGTATTATAAAATATCTTAGTGATAATAATATATTTATTGCTCCACATGACTACGAGATGAAAATTATCAAAAAAGGTGTAGAAAATAAACTAGAATGTAATTTAAAGAAATAACGAATACATAAAGCATACAAAGTGATAGAGTGAGTGAGAAAAAATAACATGGATTCCCCAACAAGACAAGAATACATCGTTGAGGTTCTCGAATCTCTCAAAGAACAAATGTCTCTTATTGAAAATAAAATTGACAATGAACTTGTCACTACAAACACTCTACTAAAAGAACTTTTGGATAGAATGGCACAGAATGCGACCAATGTTTATCCACAAGTTGTAAACGCACCGGCACCAGTTAACGTTATGCCATCACGTGAAGAACTGTTCTATACCGTCAGAAAGTGCAAGAATGAAGATGGTTTTGAAATTCTCATGGTTGCTGGAAAAACATTCGATATTAAAAACACGCTCAAATCTGATTTTTCAGCACAATGGGATAACGATAAAAAGACATGGTGGCTCGTTTATTCCGAAGAAAATCTTGTAAAACTAGAAGAATATCTAAGATCAATCTCCGATAAGGTTACGATTGTATCTGATTAAATTTATTTAAAAACGTGTATATCTTTTTAAAATTATATGCAATATAAAGATTTACTCCAGTTATAATTATTATACATATAAATAATACACGGCATGTCCAAGATATCTGAGAAAGAAAATTCATCGCTATGTTTTACAGATAATAAAAATAATAAAAAAAAGATAATATACGAAGAATTCATAAAAAAATATACACCTAACGATTTCCGATCTTTTGTAGGAAATCGAGAACATATAAAAATAGTGCGTGATTTCATTATTAATTATTCAAAAACAGATAACAGCAAAAAACAGATGTTAATTATCTCTGGACCATCCGGTATAGGAAAACATTTAACTCTTTCTATGATATGTTCTCGTTATAAACTTATCGCACAATACTTTAACAAAAATGATACTACATATAACACATCCGTAATAGAACTCATGACTAAAAAAACATCTATTATGACCTTTTTATGTCAGGACGTCAAAGCATCATTTATAGTACTTGATAATCTAACCAGAGAAATTTATAGTTCATTCATAAAGGTACCATCAAGTATTCCTATTGTTATTGTCTCTAACAATGTTCACATATCAATGAGAAAAAAATGCATTGAAGTCAAATATGTATATCCACAGAAACATTGCGTTGCGAAACTATACAGGAATATTTTATTTAAAGAAGGTAAGTTAATCGATAATCATTCTGCAAATGAAATTGTCATTAAAACCTTTTATGATATGCGACATGGTTTGAATGTCATATATTCTATTTTACTCATCTTTTGGAATAAGAAAATTATAAACTACAATGATATTAAGTATATATTAGACACTTTTTCATGCAAAGATACATTTCAACACTTTCACGATAATCGTACCATGGTGTTTAAAATGATTAAAAGTGGAGATTATGATGAAGAGAGTCTTATTAATATGATTAGTGGAACTATTTCTGAACACATTGTATATGAAAATTATACCAAGACTGTGATTAACAATGATATACACTTAACTTCTAAAATCATTGATCTCTTCTCTTTCACAGACACGATGAAAAAATGGGAACTTCCAGATTGGTATAATAAAAAGATGCGTGTCATAGAACCGGTTAAATACATAGATAACATCGATAAATTCACTTTTAATAATTATTTAAAGAGTTTAGAAAACAGGTGTTCTAATACGATTAAGAGAAAAAATAATACATCAAAACACTCGATGGATTGTATTTATATTGAAAACAATGCCCTAAATAATAAAAAAACACGGTTCAAACTTTGATAATATAATGTTTCTTTCATTATATAACAATAAAATGACATACGAACACGTTTTTAACACCGCAAAAGATATACGTTTAGATATGGAGAATATGACAGGAAGAGAACTGTCCGATAAGTACAACGAGTTCAAGGAAAAGTATCCAAAATTGTACGAATACGTAACGACAAGTATCAATGATGAATACGACGAAGGCTTACTCGAAAAAATGCTCGTTGTTAAAACTAACATCGATAACGGCACCATGAATAAGTTATCAGGTGAGGTCGTCTTCGGTGAAATACTCGCCAAAAAGTATATTTACACACACATAGACGAACCTTCATTAGAAGAAAAGAAGATAGCCCTCGAAAAAATAATCAAACGAAATAACACGACATAATGTAATTTAAAAAAATAGCATATTGATAAAGTATAAAACAATGGCGTATATTTACATGAATAATTACATGCATGATGACTGTGAAATTACAGAGGATATTTCAATAAATAACCCAAATCATAAAGAAAACTGTTCTGACATTGAAAAAATGAAAATTAAAATAATTCACTTAGAACTCCTACTTAATGTAGAAAAAGAAAAAACAAAAAGACTTACATTGTTTCTTAAACATCAAAAGATGTTACTCGACAAATACTTTATTCTTGAGGATGACGAAACATAAAACCAAAAAAATAGGGAATAAATGTACGTAATATACATGGAACTAATATACATTTTATTTTTATTTTTATTTTATTTTTATTTTATTTTATTTTTTAAAACCCATAATATTTGAGATCAAACATGTCGAAGTATCGTTTTATAAGATCGATGATGGTATATTGACCACTTTCCATACATGTCATGAGATCATGCTCATCCACTGATACGTTCGGGACATTCATGGCGATTTCATTAAACCAGTCTTTGATACGTTTGTTAGGGTTGATTTGAAGCTGAACACCTATATATCCACGGATCATCATATCGAAGAAACGATCATCCGTTTCCATGTATTCAGTTTCATCCGTGTCGAACCTGTTTATCATAACGATGAAGTATTCGTGCATGTTATCAGACACGCTTTCTGAGATTGTCATATCGAACGATGCAATCATATTGTAGTTTTCCATGCGACGTTCAAAAATATTCTTGAAGTCTTTGGAAATATGATTTCCATTACCAATAAGATACTTAGCGATGTTGTTAACGACTATCTTGTTGTCCATGTTTTTCTCTTGTTATCATTGTATACATCAATATTTTCATGGGTTTAATTATTTTATGATATTCAATCACGTTATTCAATAACGCGTTTGAAAACCATAACGATTTTCTATGTAAAAATTAAATAAAGTGAAAAAAATGAATATACAAGTATTAGTAGAAAATAATTCTCAAATTCAAACGCTTATTGATCAGAGTCCAGATGAGATGATTTCTTTGAATGATTTTAATGTATTTAATTTAAAAATAAAATGAATTTAATGTTATTTGTATAACGATAATGAATGAATTTAATATATTCATTCAAAAAAATAATTACAACATTGATGACAAGTATCTCGATTTTCTATGGAATTCATATTATAAAAATAACACGAAATGGATCACGATAGATGACGAAATGATTAAATACATCACTGGTTTCATTGGAGATGTAAAATCACGTGAATTTTATAATAAAAAAAAGGATTTAAAGACATATATTCATAGAAATTATATAGAAAATGAAGATTACGTTGAAAAAAAATCACAGGATATAAAACAGCACGGTGGGCAAAATAAAAAATACATTTCAATGCATATTGACGCATTTAAAGGTTTATTAATGAAACGTGATAAGAGAATTCGTGAATATTTTAGTCAAATAGAACATCTCTTGTATAAATTTTATAGAACAAAATGTGATAATTACGAAAAAGAATTAAACGAACTTAGAAATATGAATCACATTAAGATTTTTACATTTGAACAAGATAAAAAACATGTTATGTTAGATTGTAATATTAATATAGGGTATGTTTATTTTATCTACGAAGAAAATAATTATAAATATTTCAAAATCGGGTTTACTAAAAAAACCGTTATTATGCGATTAAAGCAATTGCAAACTGGTAATAGACGTAAATTATATATCTACGAAATCATAAAAACATACAATCCTAGATTATTAGAATATTCATTACATTTGATTCTTCGAAAATATAGAATAGATAAGACTGAATGGTTTAATATAAATTGTGATGTTATAAACAATCTAATCACTAACATGTCATATTATAAAAAAATAAAATAATATTTTAATAAGTTTTAAAATTTTAAATTAAAACATGTCTAAGATTATAATTAAATATAAAAATGGAAAATTTTAAAAGTAATATAATAAATAAAAAACAAGATAAAAATCATACCTTAATAAGAAGGAAATCAAACATGTGTTTTTCGTTAGGTGATTTTTTTACAGATAACTTAGTCGTATTTTTCTTAGGTATGAACAATGTCTTGCCGTGTTTTTTCAAGAATTGTTCGTATTTAAGATTGCCTTTTTTCTTTTCAATTTTAAGTTTAGAAGGAATGGTTTTGCGTTCGTTCCTTGTCAATGCATAAAAGGGTATCATTTTATACTGGTTCTTATTAAGCTCTGTTATTTTTAAAAAATAGTTGAGGTCGTAATTTATAGGAAGTTTGAAAACGAACAGTTTACACTTATCGTAGAACTTCAAGAAAATATCCGATAATTCTAAGTCGTTCAGGTACAGTTTTAGTTTCTTATATCTCTTATAATCGCGTCCTCCCCATGGGGCATCAACGTAGATAACATCTTGTGTTAACCCATGAAGTACGTCTATCGAATCACCATGGAAAAAATCTACATTGTTAAGACCATACACCTTACAGTTGTTTTTTAACGCGGTGAAATTGACACTGTCCTTTTCGATCGCGTTCACTTTCATGAATTCTAAGGCTAGAGCTATGGTGTCCGATCCGATGTTAGCGGTAGCATCGGTTACGGTCAAGCGTTTTGATTTCTCAACAACGAAAGATTTCGATATTAACTGCACGAGTAGTTTCGATGCCGTGTTTCGGCTGGAACTGAACAGTGATTCTTCAGTAACTATCAAACGTGAAAAATTAACACTGTGATCACGTGGTGCTATCGGAAACATCTTTCTTTTAAAATTATTACTTACAGAGACGATGTTATTATATTTTATATGTTCAGGTGTTTTTTTCTCTTGGAATACCCACCTGTTAAACGTTTCATATAAACTTTCAATGTTTCGTTCTGTTATGTTTTTCATGTATCTTTTTTCGGTAAGTCCTTGGATGTTTATATTATAAAACCTTTTTATGTAATCTATGATCTCAATGAGTTTTTTGTTTGGATATTTACGCTGTGTTATGTATATTACTATCGTTAAAAAGAGTTCCACAGTTATCAATTCTCCTTGATCATTACGAAGAAACGATAACATGCTTATTATCTTACCTTTTTCTTTAATGAAAAATGGTAAAGACATTGCTGTTATCAATTCATCAAAGTTGTTATCGTAATGAAATTTGAAAATGTTATTCAATGCTCTAAAAAACTGATCGATATATTCATCAAATTCAACTGTCTTTTTTAATTCATCATGTGCATTGTTAAAGAAAAACTCTATTAAGTATCGAAATGTTCGGTTTGTCTTCTGACGTATACATACTAACAAGAGTGCATCACGAATACCTTTATTCAAGTTCTTGTTTACACCTTTATTCACATATTCGTTATAATCGTATTTTAATTTCTTGTAACACGATGTGATCAAACTCGTATCGAATGTTCCTCCTAGTTTGTCGTAATAATGTACGATACCCTTTTCAACTAGTTTTTCTCTTAAGGTATTATTAACAAAAACATAGTCTGGATCGGTTTTCTCTTTGATTTCAGTATCTTTTTTTGTGAATTTGATCTTTCTCAATATTAACAGCAGTTAAGAACTCATGGTATCTGATTTCATCCACAGTCATGTTCTGGTGGAATTTTACATCAGTTCCACCCAATGGTGTGAAATAATTGTCTATATAATTTTCTCGCTGTCGATCTTCATCTGCATATTCGTTTTCATCATCTTCGTAGATATTTACAGGTGTTGTGATATTCTCTTCGTATATCCTCGAAACATCCTTATATTTTGGTTTTTTTAAAACCGGGTTTATTATAGCACTCACTTCGTCATCTCCATCATATATAAATTTCTTGATTTGTATATACGGATACGATGTATCCTCTATAAAAAAATCTAAAATATCATCCATGCTCATACATTTGAAAATATCTTTTATCTTATACTTGTAAAAATGAGGAGCGATTACTGTTCCAATGTTCATATTATTTACATAAAAGCGTATAAAAAAATAAAATCATATTATAGAGTTAAATTAAATCAAAATTTTTAATAAGTTTTTAATTATGCATAAATGCAATGTCTATTTCGTTGGGGTTGTTTGTGTTCTCATGATTATCATAATGATAAAAGGTAATCAAATAGATACTTATATCAATAAACGGTTCTCAAAAAATTTAAAAAATAAAAAAATATTAGATATAAAAGTCCCAACACTTTTTAATTCTGGAAAAAATAATAAAATAGCGTTCGGTCAATTATCAAATAAATATTAAATGTTCGTTTATTATGCGTTCAATTTACATGTTATTAATCATTGCTTAAAGTAAGAATAATATTTATTCATGTATTTATTTAATGAAAACAAACGCGGAACAATATTATATTTCAAGTTTAAATGAATATTCATCTGAAAATGTTCTTCTTTCCGTATCTCTCATGAGACATGCCGCGATGTTATGTCCAGAAAAATATTCGACACATTTAAATTCACTATGTATTTTTACGATGTTTACAGATAGAACAATTAAACCAAACATAGATTACATAAAATACAGGCTTAGATTAAAAGACTGTATGGATGAATTGCAAGGTATAGAAAGAACTGTATACAACAAAGTTTCTATAATGAGAAATACAGGTAGGTTCAGTAAAGATGTTACAAAACAATATTGCTTTCTTATGCATAATCCATTAGATATTATAAATGAAGAATACGTTCAATTAAGTAATATAAAAATAAAATGTAATATAAATTATACAGAATAAAAATATGGAACAGGAACAAACAAATATCTCTCTTCTTTCAAATATCATCATATATATGAAATATGCTAAATACACTGATGATGAATTCAGAGAAAAAGAATCATGGAAGGATCTCGTTGACAGGAACAAACAGATGCATCTTGACAAATTTCCGAATTTAGTTGATGAAATCGAACAGAACTATCGTCTTATTTACGATAGGAAAGTACTTCCGAGTATGAGATCATTGCAATTTGGTGGTAAAGCAATTGAGGTCAATCCAACAAGGATGTATAATTGTTGTTATTTAGCAATAGATAATCCAAAGTGTTTTTCGGAGATCATGTTCCTGTTATTATCTGGATGCGGTGTAGGATTCAGTGTACAAACACAACATGTTGCAAAATTACCTTATATTAAAAAACCTATAAAAACAAGGAATAGGCGTTTTCTTATCAATGATTCGATCGAAGGTTGGGCAGATGCGATCAAAGCATTGATGAAATCTTATTTTAACGGAACATCAACTTTGGTATTCGATTATCGTTCAATTCGTCCAAGAGGAAGTGTCTTAAAAACATCTGGTGGGTTAGCACCAGGAAGTCAGGGATTGAAAGAAGCTATTCTTAAAATTACGGGAATCCTAGAAATGAAAGAAAATGGCGAACAGTTATCGTCACTCGAAGTTCATGATATTATTTGTCTCATATCAAGTGCGGTATTAAGTGGTGGTATCAGACGTTCCGCTACCATATCGCTTTTCTCAAAGAACGATGATGACATGTTCACGTGTAAAACAGGTGACGACTGGTATTCAACACATCCTCATCGCTGTCATGCGAATAACAGTGTCGTTCTAAACAGGAATGATACAACAGAAGAAGAATTTAAACTTATATGGAAAAAGATCTTTGCTATCAATAATGGAGAACCTGGGGTATATCTCACAAACGATACAGAATTGGGTGCAAATCCATGCTGTGAAATCAGTTTGAATTCAAATCAGTTTTGTAATTTGGTAGAAATTAATACAGGCGATGTATTAAACGAAGAAGATTATATCGAACGTTGTAAAACAGCGTCGTTTATAGCGACGTTGCAATCATCGTATACAGATTTTCATTACCTGAGGACATGTTATAAACGTGTCACGGAAAAAGAAAGGCTTTTAGGTGTCGGTATGACAGGATTAGCATACAATAAAGTAACACCTAAGATGATGAAAAATGGTGCCAAAGAAGTTATAAAGGAAAATAAGAGAGTGAGTGAATTGTTAGGTATCAACGAATCGTATAGGACGACAACAATTAAACCTTCTGGAACAAGTTCTCTTGTTCTAGGAACATCGAGTGGAATACATGCCGCATATGATCGTTATTACATTAGGCGTGTTAGAATAAATAAAACGGAACCCATATACGAAAAAATACTTTCTATTGTACCCGACCTGATCGAAGATGATTTTATACGAGCACATGATACTGCTGTGTTAAGTATTCCTATTTTCACAGATTCAGATACTGCTATATACAGAAATAATGAAACATCGTTGGAGTTCCTCGAGCGTATCAAAACCACATACATCAACTGGATTAAACCAGGACATCGTCGTGGTTCGAATAGGAACAACATATCATCAACGATTTTCGTTAAGGAACATGAACGTGACGATGTTATTAATTGGTTATATGAAAATAAAGATTTTTATAATGGTCTAACAGTTTTCCCTTATATGGAAAGTGATGCGGTATATGTCCAAACACCGTTCGAAAGCATCGATGAAGAAACCTACCATAGGCTCAACAGTTTCATTATAGAAAAACAGTGCGAACTTAACAATGTATTCAATAATATGAGTGCTCCTAATAGTACACACGGTGATGAGAATTTCATAACTAACGATTATAATCTATCATTAGAACCTGCGTGTTTCGGTGGTAAATGTGATATGTAATGGGTATAATTATATCATCAATGTCCGTGACGGAATATCGTATAGATTAAGAATATTATGCCAATTAATATACTTATTATGCATTTTAGGCTTATAATATTTTATTTTAGGATTTATATATTCATTAAATATTGATTCATTTTCACATATATTGTATGTTAAAACATTATAGCGACTACATAATATGAATTCATAATTGCTTTCGAACGCTTTCATCGGAAATGAATATCTGAAAGCATAAGGGAATACGTCTGTTAGGAGATCATAAAAAAAGTCCGAACCATTTTTTATTAAGATACCACGATCTTTGAGCATATTCTTACATTTCATATAAAAATTGACGTCGTCTATGTTCGTGTTTATATCACCATCTTCTGTAGTATCTATAATGATCATATCAAAATATATTTCTTCTCTTAATAAGAAATCTATCGAGTTTCTTGCATCATTGATTATGATCTTTACACGTGGGTCTCTCGTATATGGATTAGAGCCTAAGTATTTCACACTGTTATTGATCACAGCCTTATCAATTTCGAGTAAAAATACGTTCTCTACCGTTGGGTACTTCATGACTTCACGTAGAGTCATCAAATCGCCTCCACCAACAATGAGTACGTTTTTTAATTGTAGATTATATATGTAACGAGTTGGAAAATGTACGATCATTTCATGATACCTATGTTCGTCGTATTCACATAATTGAACTTCATTGTCTAAAATCAAACACTTACCTAATGGGAAAGGACGACGAATATTAATAATATTCAGTTTCTGGTAAGGTGTTTTTTCAGAATGTATAGTATCGACGTCTAAAAAATCAGAATGTTGAATACGAAAACCTTCTGTTTTACCAAAACTACAGTAATTTTCAGATTTAGTTAAATAAACTACTAATACAAATAGTATTATTAAAATAGTCGTTTTATTAATTTCCATGTTTTTATTAAATTAATAATATCATATATTATTTTATTATATTTAATATATACAATGCAAAAAAATTATAACGGAACACATCTGATTTTTGACATTAATACCAGTGAAGATAATATCATAGCACTTAATGCAGAATATGGACAAAGATTTTTGGAATCATGGGTAGAATTTAATAAACACACAATTATGCACCCACCAGTAATTGTTAATTTTCCAAACAATGTAGAAAATATTGAACAGGGTACTGGATATACAGCATTTATCGTCTTAGCAGAATCACATGTGTCTATACATACATACCCAGAAATGTCATTTATTTCTGTAGATTTCTTTTCATGTAAGTGTTTAGATTTAGAAACTAATAAAGCATTTATAGACAGTTATTTTAATCATAAATTAAACTATAAAAGAATATTAAAAATAGATAGATCAATGAATTAACTTAAACCGTTTGAATTTCTATTTTAAATAATCAATCGAATTAACTTTTATTTTATACACGCGAAATATTGCTCCGTATAGATTAACATCAGTATTTGTAATGAAAATGAGATGACGATGATAACACTTTATACACATGTTAAAAACATGTTCTTCTTTATTTTCTGAACATGTTTCACAGTTTATAATTACGCATTTTCTATTTATTTTACCAGTTAAAATAATATATTGGTCATGTCTTGATAAATCACATAAACACCATATACAAGAAGCCACAGGCGGCATCAGTATTTTAGGTAAGTTTTCGTTTTTAGTACCATCTTGATACTTTTGCAGACTTTTGAAATAGAATACACTGTGTGCCATTTATCTTAATCTACATTATATTTTTATATTATTTACATGCATATTAATATAAAATATTCTTGTAAATAATAAATATTGTTATAATAATAAATTAATATTATTCTAAATAGTTATATGTATGGCTAATTATCATGAATTCTCACCATATTATTTTTCATTTGAACCATCTTTGGCTGAAGTAGGTAGCGTATGGACAACGAGTGAAGATGGAAGTTATATTTTTATGGATCAGATAGTTGATGTTAAAAACATTCTTTTATCAGATACGCTCAAATCTAGAGGCACTGCCATATTCGAAGATAATGTCGTTTTCCAAACATCGATTAATATATGCGATACAATGATAAGTTCAAGTGGCTTAGTCAATGTTTCCGGTACTATATATACAGACAATGTTTGCGGGACATATTTACATGCATCGGAAACTGTAACGTCTGTTAATGCATGCACAGTTAATTCGACAGTTACGAACAGGTTAAACGTTCTTAACAGGTTTACAGGTGATGACGTCTATTTATCATATGTTAACGTTTCTTCAACAGCAGTTATAGCTAATGAGAATGTTGTTAATTCAAGTATTACATATGGTTCAATAGATAACTTAAACACGTATGTATTCAATTCATCATACATTGGTATAACAAACGCATGTATTACAAACATGACTTTACAAAATGCAACGTTTGATGGCTTGTCAATTAATGACGATCTCGATATTGGCCAAACAATAGTTGCATTAAATGCATGTTTTACAGATGCTACGTTCATCGACGATGTAGATATTCAAGATAAACTTAAAGTAAAAAATGCATCAATAACAGATGCTTCCGTTTCCGGAACACTTACAATTAGAAATACATGTATGACGAATGCAACTGTTACAGGGCATTTAAGAACGAATAATGTTTCGATGTCTAATCTTACAATCGCTGGAAATTTGGAAACGAGTATTTTAAAAGTTGGATTTATTACTATCTCTGATACAATAGCAGACGTTGGTAATTTTACGAATGTCTTGGCATTAAATAAAGTAAGCGCTTGTAATTTATTAGAAACTTATTCTGTTAGTTCTAACAACGTATCGTGTTTAAATTTAACTGCTGAAAATAGAGTCAGAGTTGACGATACACTCGTTGCTTTAAACGCGTGTTTTACAGACGTTACCATAGGAAGTTCCTTGACTTCTGAAAGAATAGAAGTTTTAGACATGCTCATTTCACAGAACACATGCTTTGTTGATCAAAGTATAAGCGACATGTTAGAAGTCAATAACACTGTGTCAGCAACAAATGCATGTTTTACTAAACTTACGATCGTCGACGATGTGACATTTCCATCTGAAATATATGCAGAAACTGCAAGTTTTACTAATTTAACCATATCAGATGACGTCGTTATCGAAGATATGGCAGTCGTTGAAAATATATCATGTATCAATGGATCGTTTGTTGATCTCATGGTAGAAAATAACGCAGATGTTACTGAAACACTCACGTGTAAAACATTGAGTGCAAGTAATATAAACATAACTACCAGTGCTCTTTTTGATGTTCTAAATATAACTAACACCATAAATGCATCTACTGGTTCTTTCACAACCACTGAAGCTATCAACGCGTCAATGAATCATCTTTCTATACATGATTTTTTAAATGTTTCACACTTAGCATTTATAGGTGATGGTTCTAGTACATATAGAAAAGATAAATTTTACAGGTCATTATTAATCGGAACAAATCATACTATTGAACCAATGTATCATATGTATGATTCACTATTAGTCGGTAGAAATATTTTTATTAATGCACGGGGATATTATTCGATAGTTACAGGGAAAGATATTTCATGTATAGATGGGCCTTATTATTCATTAATAAGTGGTGAAGATAATCAAATTAATTATAAACATACGCATAATTTTATATCTGGACAAGGTATTCATACGAATAGGAGTCATTCTACGATAGTGGGTAAATACAATGCATGTGATACAGGTCAGTTGTTTGTTGTAGGAAAAGGAACAAGTGACCTAGTTCGATCTAATGCGTTCACTGTCGATGATACAGGATTGATAACAACATTATCCGTTTCTGCTGTGAACGCGTGTTTTAGTAATAGGTTATATGTTCCAAACTGTAGTCATACGAACTTGTTAAGTACTAATGCATGTTTTACCGATGTGACAGTGAGTGATAATCTAAAAGTGTATAAGGCAACACCAGAAATGAACATTCATTCAACGGATTCAACAGGTGCTAATCTGAAATTTACGAATCTAACTACTGGTATTACGGGGACTGATGGTTTAACAGTTGGATTAGATGCTAATGAAAACACTGTCGTGAGAAACTACGAAAACACTGAAATGCAGTTTTGGACGAATAATTTGGAGAGGGTTACAATCGAAGCCGGTGGTGATACAGATTTCAATACCTTTAATATTAAAAACATAACCACAGCAACTGCTGTTAATGCGTGTCTCACAGGGTTTACAGTGACAGATGCGTTTGCTACAAACTGTAGTCATACGAACTTGTTAAGTACTAACGCATGTTTTACCGATGTGACGGTAAGTGATAATCTAAAAGTGTATAAGGCAACACCAGAAATGAACATTCATTCAACGGATTCAACAGGTGCTAATCTGAAATTTACGAATGATACTACTGGTATTACAGAGACTGATGGTTTAACAGTTGGATTAGATGCTACTGAAAACACTGTCATACGAAACTACGAAAACACTGAAATGCAGTTTTGGACGAATAATTTGGAGAGGGTTACAATCGAAGCCAGTGGTGATACAGATTTCAATGCCCTTAGTATTAAAAACGTATCCACAGTAACTGCTGTTAACGCATGTTTTACTGTTGTCACTGCTTCAAGCAGATTAAATGCACTTGGATATGTCGTTGCTGGTATTGGTAGTGGTGGAGTTGCTTTGACACATGACGATGGTTATGGGAACGCTAACGTTACGTTTAATCACACAGCGGGTACGCCGGNAACAGACGGGAAGAGCCGGAAGAATTGAAGTCAATTGTGATGGCTCTGGATCAACTGAGGCTTATATGGATTTCGAACTGAAATCAGTCAGTGAGGGAGTTACTGGTAATCTAACTAGTATAATGCGATTACAGGAGAACAGCGGTATGACGGTATACAAAGACGCTACATTCAATGCTGATTTAACAGTTGATGCTAATGCGAGCATAACAGGTTATACTTCGTTTGGTGAAAATGTTCATCTGTATAACGCTGCTGGAAGCAGTTTGTTTATTGGTCCGTCAGTTGGTGATACAGGTTCGAATATGAGATTAATCAATACCGGAACGGCGAGTTATATTCAAAGCAGTGTTGGTTCTTTGTATTTTAGGTATCAGGATCGTCAAGATGACGATCAATCCAAGTGGTCAATTCGGTATTGGGACGGTATCACCTAGTGCTCAACTCGATGTTGTAGGAGATACAGAACTAAATGGTGATTGCACGATTACAGGAGACATTAACGCTGTGAATGCTTGTTTAACTAATGTCACTACTTCGGGTAGGTTAAATGCAGTTGGATATGTCGTTGCTGGATTTGGTTCTGGTGGAGTTGCTTTGACGTATAATGATGGTTATGGGAATGCTAATTTAACGTTTAATCATACAGCAGGAACACCGGAAAAAACAGGTAGAGCCGGAAGAATTGAAGTCAATTGTGATGGCTCTGGATCAACTGAGGCTTATATGGATTTCGAACTGAAATCAGTCAGTGAGGGTGTTACTGGTAGTTTGAATAGTATAATGCGATTACAGGAGAACAGCGGTATGACGGTATACAAAGACGCTACTTTTGATGGAGATTTAACAGTCGACACAGATACACTATATGTTGATAGTACAAACGATAGAGTAGGGATTAACAAATCGAGTCCGGTTAGAGCTTTGGATGTTTTAGGACCTGTACTTTTTACTGATAATGGTGGACGATATCTTAACTTTGGTCAAAGTAATGCGGGTGGTTTACATCATTTCGATTATTACTCGGGTGGCACACAGACTAATCCTTTCTATATTAATTATTACTCAGGAGAAGACACTATCATAAATGGTAACGGAGGTTCAGTTCGTCTAGGAGGAACATTACCGACAAGTGATAAATTACGCGTTCAAGGCGATGCAACAATAGATGACCGATTAAGCGTTACGACACTAGTAGGAACAAACGCTACATTCAATGCTGATTGCACGATTACAGGAGACTGTTATGCAACGACGTTCATTAGTACATCTGATGATCGTTTAAAACATAACGAAGTTACATTAGATGATCCGTTTATGTTATTAAATCAAATCAATGTTTATCAATACGATAGGACATCGACATTGCTCGATTCGGATTTTTACGATGATCTTAGTGATATTAATTATAAAACTGATATTGGTGTGATAGCACAGGAATTAAATGAAACGGATTTAAGTTTCTGTGTAACTGAAGGTGAACCCGTATACGAAAAGGATGAATCTGGTGAAGAAATAATAGATGAAGAGGGAAATAAGAACTTTCTTTATATTGACACGTATTCTATTAATTATAATGTCTTGTTCAGTCTTAACATCGCCGCCACGCAAAAATTATACACGGATTTAGAAGCGGCAAAAGTAACGATCGCTTCACAGCAAGAGCAGATCAATGCATTATCTGAAACGGTTGAATTATTAAGACAACATTGTGGATTATAAAATTTAATTATCCAAAAGTTCAAAAAAATATATATACGTATATATTAATAAATTATCAAACGAATATCATGATTAACAATCTTTTAACACCATGTATGATTTCTATCTTTGTTGTTATCTTCCTGTTTATAACTAATGGTAGAGCATTAAGTCTTAAACAACAAGATTTTAGTTCCATTCTGAAGTTTATAGTAATCGGGATTATCATTGCAGTAGTATATTTTTATTGTGCAAGGAAAAATGGTTCAGAAGTATCCTTTTTCGGATTTGGACAAGATGATGACGATGATGATGATGATGATGATGAAGAATATTTTGGAGAAGATGATTACGACGTCGATGATGATGATGATGACGACGATGAAGAAAATGTAATGTAAAAATGTATATTGATGTGTTTTAACATGTCTGATTAGTTTTAGTTTTTAAACAAATTAAACCAATTTGAATTATAAAAACATTGTAATTTAATTTAAAAATATATTATAGTTTAATATAAGTTATATGTCAAGATGAACGAAGAAGATTCAATTCATAATACGACCACAAATATATTATCATACTTAATTGGAGTTATAAATATGATAATATGTATGTATTATTTCATATGTGTTTTAACCAAAACGATCATAATAAATAAAAAAACAATGCATGTTAATTTACATTTTTGTCTACTACATGTAATAAAAAACGATTTTTTGAACATAGTGTTGTTATCAATAACTCGTCAATTTCTGATGATGAAATACTATCATTTTGACGACGATTTTGGATTTTGAAGATGTTTTTGACGACGTTTTTTGGATTTTGACGATAAAAAAACATTGCATGTATATAACAATGATATTTTAATAATTGTTACGTTATAAAGCTGTAGTTTGTTGCATGGCATTGTTAGATGGATAAAATCGCATCATCTTACCCAGTTGTACCTTAATCAAATTGTCTGAAGATAATGAAGATATAGTTGTTAGGATAGATATGGTTGGAATAACAACGATGATCACGGGAAATAGTAATGGTTGGTTTATTGTATATCCTATATATATCGATATAAATATATACAGTGTGTTAAAAAAAAGAGAAATATATCGAAGTTTCATATCTTGGTTTATTTTTATACTCGTTGTTATAAGAAAAACAGTTAATATTAAAATAAGTATAGATATAATAATGTTTCGGCATAATATAAACTTATCTCGTATATACACCTTTTTTATTAATGGAGAAATGCGGTATTTTTCATTTTCTATATAATGTGGATAATTTTCACTGAATGGCTCGATTGGTCGAGATATGATAATGTCCTTTTCGTCGTTTAAATTATTCATATAATAACCAGGTGTTTTAATTAATATTTGAAGATGAAAAAAAATCTTGAAGCATACGTTATAAATTTAAAAAAAAGACCAGATAGGTTAGAAAATGCTCTGTCCGTATTGAACGATGTTGATGGTTTGGATTTCAATGTTAATGTTGTAGAAGCATTCGAACGATCGAATTTGCCCTTTTTTAATAACGATAAGTTATCAAATGCACAGAAAGGGTGTTTTAGAAGTCATATAGAATGCTGGAAATCGATTATTGCTTCGGAGAAAACTGATGATGATACAATGTTCTTCGTTTTTGAAGATGATATATGTGAAGATAAACAGCGAACCAAAGATGAATGGGAAAATGTGTTCAATTTACTTGAACATGAAAATGCCGATTTAATTAATTTGTGTATTCACATAAAAGGTTCAGAAGAAGTAGTTAATGATTTCAACGATTATCCTCTGAGTTCTAATCTTCGTAATACTATTAGAAAATCACAAAATAAGCATATTTTTTATAAAAATAAATCTACCATGTTTGGATTATGCTCTTATATCTTAACAAAAAAATGTGCGAAAAAAATATTAGAATATATATACATGCATGAAATTCCGATTAATTGTCCAGTCGATGTCTTCATTTTTGAAATTAGGTACATGTTGAACATTTATCTTAGTAATAAGAACTTCTTTTTTCAAAATAGTGAATTCGGGAGTGATATTTGATTTGGTTTTAATATTTATTTTATTACATTTGAGAAACAATTGTACGTGTAGCATTTTGTATATCTTCATTTAAATCGGGTGGTAATTTAGTTATTATGATGTGAATCATCTTGTCTTGGATATCTTGGGGAACACCTTCACGAACACTATCGAATGCATTGAACATCTTCATCACATCTTGGCCGATTTCAGAGAATTTTTCTTTACCTGTAAGACGGAATGTTTCTGAAACTGGATGGTAAGAGTTTAGTTTAGAATATATATCATTACGTGCCATAACCAATTGGTTGATGTAAGATCGAACAGTTTCGCGTTCTGACCATAACGTATTCACCTGTTTGTTATTCTGCGAACGTTCTTTCCATAATTGACCAAGTTTTTCGTATATATCTTTCATATAACGCATCTGTTGACGATCAGCGCCCATGTTTTTGATCTTAGACATTTCTAAACGTTCTGCTAGTTCTAAAATACTGCGTTCAATAATGTTGATTCTATGAAACATGTTGATTGCAACACGGCGAGTAAAAATGAATCCAAAGTATATAATTAAAAATCCAACAAGAGTAAACGGGATGAACGATTGAGATTCGATTATATTACCAATAGACGATCTTTTCTTATTATTATACATAGAATCTCGTTGTTTAGATGGAGGAGGAAGTGACTGATTATCATCAAAGACTTGGATTCCTTCACCTGCACCTACATCTTTATCGAATAAGTTAGGCATTGTTTCAACAGAAAGTGTTTCTTCTCCGAAATTTAATGAAAGTGGATCTATTGATGTTCTCTTCGACGAATACCTTGATTTTCCTTTTGTCATTATAATTTAATTATTTAATATATTACTTTATTAATATCATATATATTTTTTTTATTTGTATTCAATAAAAATAAACATGTGTTGTTAATTATTATTTCCACATTATCAATATCTTATTCATAAAATGGTCAGAAATATCTTTTATTACAAAACCCTCTTTTATTAGTGATTTCATAATGTATTTTTTTAGTTTTAACTGTTTGTTGTTATTAAATAATGGCAAACCGTTATAATTAATATCTTTGAACTCGTATAAAAAAAACTTCAGATTGTTTTCGTTAAAAAATACTATCTTGTTTCGTATATTAAGTAATATTCGTTTATACATTTCACGCTTGTGTTGCTTTTTACGTTCATAACGTTTTACTATTTCATTCATATTGATATATATACTAAAAAATTAATAAATTTTACTACGTCTTAAAAACGTATTATTAACGAGAGAGGGGTTTAAGATAACATGTTCAATATTATTATAAACACTGACTTTAAGTTCATCATAAAACATAGGTGGTATATTACTCGGTGCTTCGTTACCGTCTTCTTTTTCTTCCAAATTATTAATTATGGTATATTCACTAGAAGATATAGGTATGAAAAAATTGTCTCTTAAGTGATGTTCTAACATTATATCATTGTCGTCATGTGTATCCAAATATGACTGTAACCCAATACGATTAGTATAAGAATTAACAGAAAATGATGGAACATGTGTATTATGATTTAGCTTTAATCTTAAAGGAAGAATGCGCGTGTAAGGAGATATGTTTAAATGCACACTGTCAATACTATATTCAGTTTTTAGTTCGTGTTCAATAATGTAGGAAAAACGCCGATTTATGATCTTTTTGAACATTAATATCTTATAAAGTTTAAAACGAAGTCTTTCATCCGGTATATATTCCACATTCAGTATTCTTTTCAAAGTAGGAATGTAATGTGAATAATAAACCGATACTATCATATTTCCTGATGAAAAAACACCCAGTATACGTTCTATGGCATGAATAAAACGATCATTTTTTACAAAATGAATTCTTCTGTATTTCTGTTTAATGCCATGTTTTAAAAGCATTGATTTATATGCTAAATACCTTGCATATAGAGTATCGTATTCTGTTTTTATCTCAGTAGAAACGTGATAATCATAACACCAATTGTATAGTTTTTCATCGATTGAATATCCATCACTTTCTATGGATATGTACTTAAAAGAAAATATCTTGTATAGTTTTTTAAACTTATTATAAAAATTCCTTAAAATAAAAGTCCTTCTGTTATCAATTTCATCTTCAATGAGAAAACTCTTAATGTTCTTCCAGATATTTACAGTGAATAACATTATGTTCGTATATAATACACATGAGGTATTGTTTAATTAGTAATATTTTTTTTTGATAATTTAAACGTTATAAGTTTTTTCGAAGAATTTAATTTAAAGATTTAAGTTATGAGTAAAGCAACCAACAGACAATGTCTTCCAACATGGCAAACAGTGCGAAATATCAAAAACTGGATCATCGTGAGCATGTCTTGAAGAGACCACAGATGTACATTGGAAATATTAACAATGTTCAAATTGAAGATTATATATACGAAAATAATATCATGACAAAAAAACAAATTACATATAATTCAGGTATCTTGAAGATATTTGATGAAGTTCTAGTTAATGCAATTGATCATTGTGTAAGAGATAGAAGCGTTACATTTATTGATGTAAAAGTAAAAGATAATGAAGAAATTACTATATCAAATGATGGAAATGATATACCGGATATTGTAATGGATGAAACACACGGTATATATATTCCAGAACTTATTTTTGGAAATTTACTTAGTTCGAGTAATTATGATGACGATAAAGAACGTATCGTTGGTGGATTAAATGGTTTAGGTGCAAAACTAACAAATATCTTCTCAACGAAATTTGAAGTTTTTATTGAAAAAGGAAACATGAGATATAAACAGGTGTTTTCACAGAACATGTCAAAGAAATCAAAACCTCATGTAAAAGAAATTCCATCTAAGAAAAAGAACATTATAAAATTTACATTTAAACCAGATTTTAGTAAATTTGGTATAGAGTGTATCGATGATCAGACATTGGCAATGCTCAAACATAGAGTTTTTGAAGCATCAGCGTGTACAAGAAAGAATATTATCGTGAAATTTAACAATGAAAAAATTCAATCAAAAGATTTTATGACGTTTGCAAAACTATTTACAAAAGATATTGTTATTCATGAAAACGAACGTTGGAAAGTAGCAGTTGCTAAAAGTATGAGCGGTACTTTCGAATGTATCTCATTCGTTAATGGAATACGAACGTATAATAATGGAACACATGTAGATAACGTCATCACAAAACTTATCAAGAAATTGACGGAAGAACTTAAACGAAAAAATAAAAACGATGTCAACATACGTTCGAATTATATCAAAGACAACATGTTCGTTATTGTCAATTCAACCATTTCAAATCCGTCATTCAGTAGTCAAGATAAAGAACGACTGATTACAAAGTCCTCACAATTCGGTTCTACGTTTAATTTCGAAGATACACACGTCAAGAAAATTATCAAGTTGGGTGTTTTAGACGATGTTCTTAGAATAGCCGAAATAAAAGATATAGATAAAGCAAACAAGGCGATAGGAACGAACAAGAAACGATCACGAATTCTGATTGAAAATTTCGACGATGCTATCTACGCTGGAAGTAAAAAATCGAACGAATGTACGCTTATCTTGTGCGAGGGATTATCTGCTAAATCGATGGTTATGTCATCGTTTGGAATTATATCAAGACAATTGTACGGTGTATATCCATTAAAGGGTAAGATACTTAACGTAAGAGATACAAGCACTAAAAAAATCATCGAAAATAAAGAAATTCAAGATATATGCAAAATACTCGGACTTAGTATCAATGATCGTGATAAAACTGAACATCTAAGATACGGACGTATCATCATCATGACAGATAGTGATGTTGATGGGTTTCATATTAAATCATTACTGTTAAATCTTTTTAATTTCTTCTGGAATAAAGATACTATTGAAATTACATCATTACTCACTCCGATCGTTAAGTGTCTTAGAAATAATAACAGTGTTGAGTTTTACGACATCGATAGTTTCGAACAGTGGAAGAAAACACTGTCAGGACGAGACCTCGAAAAATATAAGATCAAGTATTATAAGGGGTTAGGCAGTTCGACAAAGAACGAAGCACAACAATATTTTAGAGATATGAAACTTTTGTCTTATAAAGTGTTAGATGATGAAAAGGATTATGAAAAATTAGAACTTGGATTTCGTAAGAATAGATCAAACGATCGTAAGAAATGGATACTTGATTATTCGAACATGAAAAAGATTAATGATGCTAACAGTGTTGATGCTAATACAGGTTCAGATTATTTTAAACAAGGTATCGTAAGCGTTCATCAATGTATAGATAACGAACTCATACAGTATTCTATGGATAATATCACACGATCGATACCGTCAGCAGTAGATGGGTTGAAACAAAGTCAAAGAAAAATACTATATGCTGGGTTTAAGAAAAATCTTAACTCAGAAATTAAAGTATCGCAGTTTTCTGGATACGTAAGCGAACAGACGAGTTATCATCATGGTGAAATGAGTTTGAACGAAACTATCATAGGTATGGCGCAAACATTCGTTGGATCGAACAATATCAACCTGTTCGAACCAGTAGGACAGTTCGGTAGTAGAATTAACAATGGTAGTGATCATGCATCACCAAGATATATTTTTACGATGTTAAACCCTATCTTACGAAAAAAGTATTTCATCGAACATGACGACAAGATTATCACGTATTTAAATGATGATGGGTTCAAAATTGAACCGGAGTTTTACATTCCAACGCTTCCTTTCTTATTGATCAATGGTTCGATAGGAATAGCAACAGGGTTTTCGACAAACATTCCGTGTTTTAATCCTGACGATATCGTCAGAAACATCAAACTCTTGAACGAAGGAAAAGAAATGAACGAAATGACACCATGGTATAAAGGATTTAAAGGTTCTATCAGAAAAATAGATTTTAACAAGTGGCAATCAGAAGGTGTTCTTAATGTATCAACGGCCAATGTAATCACAGTTACAGAATTACCAATAGGAACAAGTATCGAAAATTATAAAGAGTTTCTCACTAAGCAAGAATTGGAAAATAAGATAATCAGTTTTGAAAATTACAGCACAGATACGGATATTCATTTTGAAATAAAGGTTACCGCAACATTCATCCAGGAAAAACACGATCAACTCTTACGATCACTGAACCTCGTATCGAACATCAATGCGACGAATATGCATGCACTCGGTAAAGAAAACGAAATCATAAAATTTAATACAGCAGAAGATATACTCTTGTATCACTACAACATAAGAAAGGAATATTATGCCAAACGTAAAGAATTCATGTTAAATGTTTATAAAAATGAAATTAGAACCTTAAAAAACAAGCGCAGGTTTATTGAAGCGGTTATGAACGAAAACGTTGTCGTGTTCAGAAGAAACAGAGCGGATATAGTAAACGATATGAAAGAACAAGAGTTTTATAACATCGATGATTTACTCAATATGAAAATACACACGTTTAGCAACGAAAAAATTCAACAACTCGACCATCAGATTACGCAGAAAAGAGACGAAAGAAGAACATTGAAGAATATTACAATAGAACAAATATGGTTAAATGACCTGGAAAATTAACGTAGATATTTTATTTTTTATAATTCAATAAACATCAATGTCCTCAAAAGATATACTATACAAAACTAAAAACGAACGTCTCGAAGAAATTCTTTCAGTGCGTAAAGATTTACATGGACTTGGGTATCGTAATACACATGAAGAAGTTGATAAACTATTCAATTGTTTATCTGATTTTGTTCAAGGTGGATTCTATTGTAAGAAAAAATTTACAATTCATGGTTATGAAAAAATCATATACGTTGAGTTATTTCCAACTAAAAATAAAGATAATAACATTCTTATTAAACACGTTAAAAACGTTTAAAATATACGGTACTCATGTATATAATAGTATTATAACAAATGGATATACATGGACATAAAACAATTGGATTAAAACGATTAGCAACCGATAAATTCTTCACAAAACTTAGCACTGTCCAAATATGTATGGATAAGATCACAGATGTTCTTTTAATAGATAAAAATAATGATATTGTAGTAGAACCGTGTGCAGGTAATGGTTCGTTTATACCCAGTATAAAAAACATATGTAACAACTACGTATTTTATGATATAGAACCAGAACACGATGACATCATAAAAAAGGACTTCTTAGACGTAAGACGATCGTCCTTTAATAGCCAGTATTCGAAGATACACATTGTTGGAAACCCACCATTCGGACGACAATCTTCCTTACTCTTTAAATTTATCATGACAGCGTGCATGTTCTGTGATACGTTCTCGTTCATATTACCTAGAAGTTTTAAGAAACAGAGTGTTCAAAAACGCGTTCCAAAAAGATTTCATCTGATTGCAGAAATAGATCTACCGGACAATTCCTTTACAATAAACGATAGAGACCATAACGTACCGTGTATTTTTCAAATATGGGAAAAACGACGGTACGAACGTAAGATACACCCTAGAACAAAACCGATACACTTTAAATTCGTTAATAGCGAAGAAATTGCAGATGTATCGTTCCGTCGTATCGGTGTAAACGCTGGATATGTAGATACCAATACATATGGTAAAAATCACCAGTCACATTACTTTATAAGGTTTAAAGATAGAAGTATAATATCAGATAATGAAACCATAAATAAGTTGAAAAGTATAGAATTTAAGAACAAGAGATTTACAGTAGGACCAAACTCAATATCCAAACAGGATGTTATCCATGAATTCGATAAGGTATTATCAACAAAGAATACATGTGTATGATATTTATAAAATAAAAATTATTCTCGTAATAATATTTTTTTTATTATATTATTATAAACTAATAATTTATATTTTATCCTATATGCTCTAATTTTCAACAATGTTGTGTGATCTTTATATATTAACATTAGAAAACAATAAATTTTATATTGGAAGATCAACGAATGTATATAAAAGAATCAACGATCATTTTAACAACGACGGTACACTATGGACCCGGTTATATCATCCAAAAGGTTTCAAAATAGTCGAAGACTGTAAGAGTTACGATGAATTTGAATATACCATAGAATACATGAAAAAATACGGAATAAATAGTGTCAGAGGCAGTATCTTTTGTAACATAGATCTTGAACCAGAAGACGTTGCCTTCATAGAAAAACTCATTAACTGCACTGAAAACAGATGTTACAAGTGTAAAAATACTGGTCATTTTGCAAGCGAATGTTTATCGTTCAATAGCAGATGCTTTCATTGTAATAAACTAGGACACATCAAAAAAAACTGTCCAGATGTGAAGTGTTATAGATGCGGTGTTCATGGACATTATTCAAGTTTTTGTCCGACGTCGTTTTGTTACACATGTAAAAAATATGGACATTATAGTTCGAAATGTGATTTAAAAATAAATTAAATATAAAATTAAGTCTGACTACACTATCACAACAATGTATCAGTTTGAAAACATGCTCAGTTCCAATACGTTCATTTTTTTCTCAGTAATCATATTTTTTATTTATAGAGAAATCATGCTGTATATTAAATATACTAAACTGTCACAGTTTTATAATGTCATATCTGATATAGTCAATGAAAACATCAAACTCATAGAATCGTTATTCTATGATGAATATAAACAATGCATAAAAAACATATTTGATAAATATGATCAACGATTGAGTAATGACATCGACCAAAAAATAATTACATTCAAACAAGAATACGAAGAAGAACTCAATAAATTACTACGTGAAAACATTGCTATAATGCGTAATGTTTCGGATACTGAAATTCAACATATAGAGAATCCAGATATTGGTGATGTTCTTCGATTTAAAAATAAGGACATTATCGTTTGTGGATTAGATAATATTTATCCTGAGAAAAAGGTATGGTATAAATTTCAACCAAATAGTAAAATTTATATATAACTAATTACAAGTTTTGCTTCTTTTTCCTTTTCCTTTTCTTTGAGATTACTTGTTCAAATACTTTATTGTACACGGGACCATCGATCTTAATACAACGTAATGTTCTTGGATTACATGTTTTATTAATCGGGCATGTTATATTTTCACACGAGATCTTCTTCTTCTTACAACGCCCCGATAAAGGATTACATACCTTTCCAGGTGCACATTGTTTTGTCTCACATGGATGTTTTCTGTTAATTAGTTTTTTCTTTAAGCGTTCTGTGTATGTTTTTGCGTTCAAGTTAATACATTTGTTCGTTTCGATATTATACACTTGACCCTTTTTACAAGGTTTATATCCCTGTGGATTTTGTGCTTTACATGTTTTTTTCAATGAATTCTTTAAAATACATAGACCATCTTTATCACTACCCTTAAACAGTGTTTGGGGAACCTTGTTATACTGTGCTTTATATAAATGAAGCATATTTTGACTGTGGAAATCACCAGCCAAAAAAATACTTGTCTTACCCTTTACCATAGGACCAAATAGTATTAAGTAATTATACATATCGGATATTGGTACAAAAGTCAATCCAACAATGCGGTATGTATTGTTAAAAAAACCACTCGGGTGTTTCCAAAAAAAATCATCATTATAAGTTTGTATTGCAGTTTTTAAAAAATCCATCATGAGATAATTGAATGCGAAATTCTTGAAAAAAATCTTATTGTAGTCATAAGTACGGTCATATCTATCGGTTATATCATTTAAATAATCACTATTATGTTTAATAAATATATTTTTAAATGCACCTGTTATATATTTTTTCATGATACGTCCTGGGCTCTTACTGTTAAAAATTTTAATTAGTAATGATAGATTAGAAGAATCATCATTCATACCAAAAAAATCATTAATAGATTCCACAAAAGCAAGTTTTCGAAATTTCATAAGTCTTTGATCAAAAGCCATCAAACCTGAAAATTCCCCTCTGAAGTTTTCTTCAGATAGTTTAGAAGCATAAATATTCACAAAATTCATCTCAATATGACCACGTATATCCCATGTATGTAAATCTACATTCTTTATCTTATTTTCTTCAAAAAAATTCATTGCACGAACCGTGTCTGTATTTTGATAAGATATGTTTTTATAATCACCACGATTAAATACAGGAATTCTTATTTCTGTTAAAACATTGATCTTTTGATACGTTGCTAATAAACGGATAAATTGAATTAATAATTCCTGAACCATAGAATACACACTATAACCTATTTCTTTTAAAAAATTACGCATCATCTCATATTGTGTATTTGAGTACTCAACAGGTCCTGAATGTGATTCGCCGATAATGATGATATTCTGGTTATTTTCTGGTATTTCCAATATTGTTATTCTGCATATCTGAGGTATAAATTGGTATTTACATATTATTTTGTATATCAAGTCTATAATTTTTTTAGTTTTAATCATCTGTTCTTAATATCTTGTTATTTTATATTTATTATATACACATGTTTTTTTGTTTAATTGATATTTGATTTAAAAATGTATATTATATAATTATAAAAGTGAAAATGAAAATGATTTCCGATACATACAACAACGCCAGTGATAATAATGCTTATATTGATGATGATAAACGCTTCAGATACGTGAAGATTTATGATGTGGATATGATTGAAGATACTGAAAATGGTTTTTTGAATGTGACACAGTTATGTAAGGATTTTGGTAAACAGTTGATTACTTATACGAAATCACGAAAAAGCAAGTTATATAAACATGAAATGAGCATTGATATTGGAGGTATAATTGAAAAACAGGTCCGTAGTGGAATTTCTATGCGAAATCTACAAGTTTTGGGAACGTATTATCATCGTGTTTTAATTCCAGAATTGATTAGATGGCTTCAACAGCCAGAATATGTAAGTATAGAAAAACAAGTGCAGCAAAGGTTATTGGATGAATTGTGTGATGAACATCCCCAATGTGAAGTAAAAATAGAACATGTTCCTGGTATCATAGATATAATCACAGATACACAATTGATCGAAATAAAGAACATCATTTCTTGGCATCATGCACTTGGACAGGTGTTGATATATTCGAAATTTTACCCGAATTTACAAAAACGTATCCACTTGTTTATGAAGAAACAAGACATTGAAAAAATAAATTTTATTAGATCGATGTATAATGATTTTCAAGTTATCTTAACACATGAGATAGTTTGAGCTTTGTTATCTTGTTATGTTATACATGTTTATATTTTTTTAGTTTTTATATATTATTCAAAGCCATTCGTTCATTTGAACGAGTGGCTTTTTTGCGTACGGTGTGATGTCACTGATATATATATCATTCTATCAGCGATGGTTAATTACAAGTTAACATGTACAATCTAGAATTATTTATCCAAGATGTTTTAACACTGGGTACTTCTCGAATTGAACATTCTCTTTTCATGCATGTTAATTTCTTACTCGAAAAAACAATCGTTCCTTTTTTTACTTCGTTTTCTATCTTAGTGGAAAGTCGTTGGTTAACTCTATTAGACATGCATAGATTACTGATATAAATAATATCACAGTCGTTTAAAGGAACGTTGAACATGTCATCATGTATGAAACAAATTGTCGCATGCTGTTCTCGACCACGTTCATCGTGTATCTTTTTTAAGTTCTCTATTGATGCGATATGGCGTGATTCTGATAATTCAACGCCTCGTGATTCTCTGAGTTGAGGAAAATAAAACGCTGCGGTAATAACAGGACGACCTAATCCACTACCTAAATCAATGAATACTTTATCTTTGAGATCATCGCTTTCTAAATTTTTAAACATTTGTATGGTACCTTCTTCTGTAAGTTCACCGTAAACTTCACTGTATCCACCTATCGAGAACAATGAACTATCTTTTGATGTTATTTCTTTATACATTTAAAAATAAATAGTATATTATTAATATATACAAATATATTATATCATTATATTAATTAATCGTTTAAATTTTTATTTTATTATATTATATATAAATAATTGCGAAGAAAGAATGAATCCAACAGTGTTATCTCAAACCATATCTGATATGAAATGTGTTTCATTTGATGAAGCGGTTGTTTGTGGAATAAATTATTTTGGTTCGAGTATGCGTTTATCTAATTGTATCAATGATGCTAAGGCAATAGCATCGATACTAAAAGAAGTTAACAAAGCCGAGAGAGTTCGTCGTTTAATTGATACACGCAATAGTAAATTACAACCAACATGTGCTAACATTCTTTCATGTCTCGGAAAAATGCTAAAAAATGAAAACAATGAGACGTGTTTTTATTCGTATTCTGGACACGGGACTTATGTACCCGATAAAAACAATGATGAAACTGACGGTAAAGATGAAGCGATCGTTCCAGTCGATTGTAGTCTAATCACAGACGACGTGTTTTATAACATGTTCAATTCACCTGAAAATAAAGTGAAGGTGTTATTCACTCTTTTTGATTCATGTCATAGTGGTAGTGTTGTTGATCTTCCTTACAGTATCGATTGTGATATGAATACATACGTGCATAGTAAACACGAACCACTCAATGTAAACGACGATCGTACAACTGTTATCTGTCTGAGTGCAGCAAAAGATTCGGAATACGCTTCTGATTCAACTATTAATTTTCCTAACAATGGGGCTCTTACGGGTGCATTTATCTATACGATTCGTTTATACGGGTTTTCTCTTACGTATGAACAGTTGCTCACATCTATTTCAAATGTTCTTTACGATGCTCATCAAACAGCGATATTAAGTTCGAATAAGCCATTGGATGTCAAGAATTTCTTTTTGAAAGAGGGAAAATTTGTGGTCAATACGTAATTGTGAATAAATAAAATTAAATGTATACTATATATAACATGGAAAATAGCGTATATGATAATAACATTGTGATTTTCAATGATGATATATGGCATAATATTAAGACCTTTCTTCTAGGTGAAGATCTCTTAACATTTGAAGACCTTGCTTATGTTAGATTTTTTAGTTATGAAAAGTATCTAAAACAGAGTGTGTATGATCACAAGTTCGCGTGTACAGAATATGATGCCGATAAGTTTATAAGAAACAGGATACAGTTTTATACGAATAATGGTATTTTATTAAGAAGACTTAAAAAACGTTTTCCAAAATTTTATAATCAGACATTACGATGTCTATCCTATATATCTTATAGTTTAACGATACACATGAAAAAGGATGTATTTTATTTATTTCAATTCATATACAATTTTTATAATATAGATATTCATGATATAACTATATTATTAGAAGATGTAATGATACCTTTTGTTCTTAATAATCAAACACTGTTCAAAGATGTATACATAACTGATCCAATTATACATGCGAGATCTAGTTGTATAGATGTATTGACAAATATGACGTCATGCATGTTTTTTCGTTAGATAATAAGATAAATATATATTGTATGATACATAGTTAAATAAAATGAATATAATTAAAAAATGTATCGTGTTGTCATTATTGTTCATGTCAGATCAGATTAACAATGTACAGTGTGTTCACAATGAATATTCATTGAACAACAATGTCGGCATGCTTAAATTACATGACATCAAACGTGTTGGATATGGACATTATAAATTCAAAACGTTCGTTGATAATACCAAACACAACAAGTTCACACATGCGATGTTATATGTTAAGATGGTCGAAGAGCTGACTTCTATTCTAACACCGAAATCGAATATTAAAAGGTTCGTGTTTGAATGCAAGAATATGGAAAACATGGACAATAACATGATGTTCGATGTGTTTATAGATTATAATCAAAACGAGATCGTATCGTCGTCATCATCTGTCTATTTTAAAGTGGAATTGGATTTGATACATGTGAATAGGAAAAATATCTTTAATTTTTTGTTTTGAGTATATAAGATGCAATCATGTGTTTTTGTATGTCAAAAACCATACTATTTATAATAACCCGTGAAAAATATAAACCTGATATATGTACATTACACCAAGAAAAACTTGAACGTGAGACATCTGATATACACGACAACAAGGACAGAGTAGTTATACATTACAGTTCATCATTATATGTACTCAGGTATTATCAAAAAAAAAATAATACGATAAAAAACATGGAGATTAATTTCGGCGATTTGTTAATCCTTGGGAAAATTGGTACAGGTTCGTTTTCTTTTGTATATGAAGCAATGTATAATAATGAACGCGTTGCGGTAAAAATCTTCAAAAAAAAAACTAAAAGAGACATGTTTTTTTTTGAAAAGGAAAAGAACATTTTGATAGATATCGATCATCCTAACGTAGTCAAACTCCTAGCATATGGGTATAAACCATCACCATTCATAGTATTTGAGTATATTGAAAACGGTACACTTAAGCAGTTCATTAAGAATAGAAAACATGAACAACAATATCGGATGAGTGATGAAAACATACTAGACTTAGCACTTAAAATTGCAGAAGTTATGAAGCATGTGCAATATCATACTTATGATAGTCAGCATATAGTTATTCATAGAGATTTAAAACCTGAAAACATTGGTTTTAGTAAAGGAATGGTTAAAATCTTAGATTTTGGTCTTTCAAGGGTGTTTACAAGGTCTAAGTATAGTATCAGAAGAACGTTTAAGATGTCAGGTGAAACTGGAACGTTTAGATATATGGCACCAGAAGTCATCAAGTGTAAAAACTATAATGAGAAAATTGACGTGTATAGTTTTGGTCTTATCATATGGGAGTTGCTAACTGGAAATAAACCATATAAAAATTACAGTCTCGAAGAATTTATTGAAAATGTTGCAGAGAATCATGAAAGACCTATTATTCCAAACGACGTCTCACCTAAATTACGCGAACTTCTGTGTTTAGCATGGCATCCTAACATCAATGTCAGACCATCATTTGATAATGTTATTAGTTTTATCAAAAACGATAACCAACAACATGTTGCCGTACTCTTGCAAATGGTCAAATCATACTTTTATAATACAGACAGGAACATTTAATCCAAAAAAACATCTGTCTTCTTATCGGTATTAATTTATCGTATAATCGATGAATCTGTCTAAAAATTATATCAAATTCCTGTTTATTATCGTTACCTCTATAAATATCTAAGACGAGTTGTTTGAAATATAATTCGTTGATAAGTTTTGAAATGTTGAGATGTTGATTAACTAATTTAATAATAATGGGTGTCTTACACTTTTTATGTCGTTTATGGTATTTGGTTTCATAGAAAGATAATATTCGATCACTTTCGATAATAAAATTATTAATTTTATAATCATTACCTAAATTCTTATATTTTGTATCAAAAAAAATATATACCATGATAAGTAATTCATCAGTTTTTGACGCAATATACTGTTCAGTATTAATCATAAATTCTTTTATCAAATTCCATACTCCTTTAGAAAAATACATGCGTTGATTTATTTTTATAATGATAAAAAATTTATACATAAAAGACACGTGTTTTAGTGTATTAAACTTAATTCAATGAATTAGTTTTAATACAATAAACAATGAAGTGCTCCGTATGAGGTTTGAACTCATGACCTACGGCTCATAAGACCGTCGCTCTAACCACTGAGCTAACGGAGCATGTAGCTGGTGGGATTCGAACCCACGAACACTGAGTGAAAGGATCTTAAGTCCTTCGGATTTGACCGCTTTCCTACAGCTACACTAACTTGTTTTATACTTACTATAAATATATTTAATTCTATGATTTAAACGCATTATTTGATATTAAGCATATTATCAGTTCGATTGCAAATCTTATCATCATCGTTATAAATAACTCTACTCAATAAAAAAGACTATCAGAACTAACTATTTTTAAAAACCAAATGCACATTGTAAAAATCGCGTATTTGCATTTATATTTGATCCTATACATTTAGTTGAATGAATACCTGTTATTCCTATTTATATATTTACAAAATTTTCTATGCCTGTAAACGCATCAGGTGTCATCTTATTCATTACCTTAGTTAGTACACCTGTTTTAACCTTCGATGGTAAACTTCTAAACGTGTTGAATTTATTTAAGAATGTTGATACCGTTCTTTTTTCAGGTGATATGTTAGGACTATTGTTGTTAGTACTTTTATTTTTAAAACTCGAGAAGTTCTCAACAGTGTGTTTATTCTTCAATGAAATTAATTCGTCGTATAATTCTTCGAGGTATATTGGTGTATTATCATCTGGAAAGATCTTCTTCCATAATCTGTTATGGTTCTCCATAACATCGATGACTTTTCTATGTACAGCAGAATTTACATCGTTCTTATACCTAAACGTTCCCATTTCTTTATCGATCATCTTCAATTTCTTATAAATATCATGTATGTATTCCAACATTGTATTGTCCGCACCGTAAGATTGTAAGTATTGACGTTCTGTTTGTTCGGACATGTTTAAGATATGCTTTTCTATCTCGTATAGTCTTTGATTTGTTTTAACATCTGTTTGCTTTATTATTCTAATGGTAATAGTCATAAATAATATACTAAAAAAAATAAAGTAATATACATTATGATCTATATGCATCGTTGTGATAAAAATGATATATAATTAATGTTAATGTTGGAAAAGAATTTATATCATTGTGATTTTATTTATTTTTACTTAAAAATAAATAATATGTCTTGATGATATATTATATATTTTATTATTACGTTAATATTAAACACTTGAATATATATTGAAATTATCTATATGACTGTAAAAAGAAACTATCTTAACGTTTGTTCGTTGATGTATCCAGTAATCGGAGATCCAAGACGAATGAAGTGTTATAAAATACAGATCACTTTCTTTGTCGGGTTGATAATGTTAGTTATGCTGGTAGCTGGGTTATTGAGATTGTTTTCACCATTGCTCTTTATAAAGATATTTCCACCACATAAATCGTCACGTGATAAGATCTTAACAAATATGGAGAAGAAAGGCCAGATACCAATATCAAAAAAATCTGTTAAGAAGGAACCAGTTAGAAAACCACGTAGTAAAAAACGAAGTAGACTTATGCATTCTCTCATAGGATATAAGGGGCAATTTTCACAGGTTAAGTTACCATTTAAGAAAGAAGAAATACCAATTTATTTTACAGTGATAATAATATTCATTATGATTTTCAAATTCATGAATTATTCGTAATTTTATTTTCGATTAATTAAGCCGTGAAATTATCATATGTTATATATAACAAGAAAGAAAATAACATTCAGACAGTGCTTTACCACAATGGAAAGACAAGAACAAGAACAGCAACAGAGACCTGATATTGATGTCAGAGCAATTATCAATGAACATAATATTATTAAGAAACATCTTTATGAAGGAATATACGTAGATATTCCTTATAGATTTCCACCTGAGGAAATACGTTTACTCGATCTCTCAACAGGTCATGGTAACGATCTTCATAAGTGGTACTTTTCTAATTATAGACATGTCGTGGGTATTGATATCTATGAACCAAGTATCAGAGAAGCAAAACAGCGTTTCAAGAACTTATCGGTCAAAACGTTTCGTAATCCATTCAGTGCGAATTTCATACAAGGTGATCTGAAAAATGAACAGTTTGTAGATACGTTTATAGAAAATCATTACGATATGAATAAAAAATTTGATGCCATTTCAATGAACAATGCTATTCATTATTTCTTCGATAAAGAGAAAAATCTTGAAACGCTTATGTCACTCATAGGCAATGTTATCAAACCAGGTGGATACTTTTTTGGCCTGGATCTTGATGGAAAACGCATCATCGATATATTAAACGAAAACATCGTCTCTAAGAATTATAGTATCGAACCATCGTTCAATTCTAAAAAAGTTTCCAAATCATATGGAAACAAGTACATGTTCACGTTGAACACAGATGATGATAATAGATCTACGTATTTTTCTATACGTGGTAAAAGTACAGAATATTTAGTTGATATTGATGAACTAGAACGTGTTGCAAATAAGTTTGGAATGAAACTTTTGAAAACGTTTCATATCTCGGAAAATAAATCAGATGATTTGTTCTATATAGATGTTATATTCATGTTTCAAAAACATGTTTAATTTAAAGAATAAATATATATAAATATATAAAACAGAAAAAGAACAAGGGATAAAAAGATGGAAACATATACTGTTTCTCAATTCGCTGATAGGTTCACAATAAGTGAACTAAAAAACATGTGCAGAGATAATGAATTCAAGGGATTTTCTAAATATAAAAGAAAAATGGAATTATGTAATTTTATTGTTCGTTCCTTTTCATGTAGGTTACAGGAAATAAAACATCAAAATATTAATATTATATCAGAACCATCAGAATGCAATATATGTCTTGAACTTACAGAAGTTGATAATATTGAAACATGCTTCTGTTCCTGTTCATTCTGTATATGTAAAAACTGTTCATCTGAACTAAGAAATAACGAATGTCCTCAATGTAGAAGGATTGTTCGTCCATCAATTGAAAGATCAAGGAAACAAAGGCTAAGACGTATGGAAGAGTATGATAATATGGTAAGAGAACGTGCTGCTAGAAGACAGAGATTAAACACTGCACTGGAAGAACAGAGAAGGATTAGAAATATGAATAATGGTAATAACAACAATAACAATAATACCAGCGATAGACCTAATAACATGCAACAAACATATAATGTAACTACAATCATAAATGATGATGACCAAACTGTCATCGATCTTAATCCTGAGGAACTTGCAGAAATTGTAGAGTTTATGGAACATATAATCGGAACTGTAGGTATTGAAGTAATTAATAATCTTTATGATGAAGACGAGCATCTGATATAATTTTTAACGCCTATAATTATCACGCGCTTCTAATCTCGTATTCTTCCATGGATTTAGTTCGCGCTCAAAAATATGACGATTTTCATCATAGGGGGATTGTAAAGGTACAGTCCAATAATGTTTCTCATCACGTTCAGATAATTCCTTTGTTGTGTAAGGACGATATACAATGTCAGCACTCTTTGTGAATTCATACATATTAACATCCTTATATCGTGTTGAATCTAATTTTAAATCTTCCAATGATAAAGGTTGACGTTGCTCTCTGATAAAATCAAAAATACCTGTAGGATCAGTCGTTAGATTTGTTGGTTTCATTCGCCGCATAAGTAACTCGGTTTCGATTTCTGTTGATCTTGTTTCACGTTTTTTATTTATACCGGGATTATCAAAATGATATCCAGCAATATTCTTTTGATAATCATCAATGAACGTTCGGTTGTTTTTTTCATCGGTTGCCATGATTCGTTGTTAAATAAAATATGTATATTATTTGTATTTAATCTTATAATATATATTTTTATTTTAAACTTACGTATAATGTGTTCCAATAGGTCTATCGAATACAGGGTTCAATGTTCGCTGTTGAGGTATAATCAATGCTTTTCGTTGATTCATTTCATCTATATCATTGACTAACACAGGTTGATTGTTAATGTTCGTCTTACTCGGATGATGGAAAATTAACCTGTCTGCATAATCGTGTTTATCCATTTCGCTACGTTTATTTCTTAGATTAAACCACCCGTATGCATTATCCGTTGCTCCGGCATTGACATTACGAAGAGCTTTATTCTGCATCGTATGCTTGAAGAACATCTGAGGTTCTTCTATTAATTCATTATTGTTTGTTACCTTACCAACATTCGATGAAGATTTCGTATGCCGATTAGAATTTACACGCTGATAACCATGAAACTTTTGTTCCTTCTCAAAATCAAGTGTTCGCTGTGGTTGAACGTAGCTTTTATCATACGTTCGATAATCTCTCAGGATGTTATTATTGGATAAATCAACTCTCTCTGCAAACGTTGTTAATTCACCATTGTTGTCAACGCGTTGTCCAAGTATTCTTCTGAAACCTATCTTGGTAAAGTCTGTTTTTGGCATTGGAAAAAACGATATGTTATAATTGTATTGGTTTTCTGAAATCTTCAAACGATCTTGATATTTTTCATCATCGAATGTTGTCATCGTAGTTTCATTAAAATTCACTTGTGCTGGTTGTGATGAAGTCATTTTTTTACGTTGTTATTTATAGTATATATAGAAATTTAATTGGATTAAATTATAGTTCTATATTGTTCTTTTTCTGCTCTTGTGGATAACAATCTTGATTGAAATGACTATTTCGATGTATAGATCCATGCTTACAGTTATTAGATGGAAAATCTTTCATCATAAACGATGCGAAGTTTTCAAAATCGTAATCTGGTAACTTAGTCTCCAAACGGTCATTCATTACAAAATCAGATGATGAATCGTTAAAAATACGCTCGGTAGTGTAATCTGATAATTGACGTTCATCAGTATTTCCATATGTATCTTCTTCTTGTACATTTTCGTATTTTTCTTTCCTAGTATTTACATTTTTAACATTTCTATTCTTACTGTCACGCCAACCTTCTGTATTGGTATTAGTATTATTTACATCTGATACTGTAGTATTCATTTGAGAATTTTTCGATGATGCATTGTTTATATGATTAAATATGATTACGTTAGAAACAAACATGAAAGAATAAATAATAAACCAGTTACTTGGTGATAATGAATTGTTGTTCTTATTATAAAATAATACTACGATTAATGCAAAAATTGCATTATATAATAAAAAATATCCTTTCGTTTTATTATTATTAAACTGTAAGTTAAACATGTCTGTCTATTGTTTGTATTAGTAATTTAATAATATTATTTATTTTATTTTTCGACTTATTTTATTTATTTTTTTCTTATAAGTCCATCTTTTTCAAGGGCATCAATTATTTTGAAATCGTTTGTTAGTTCTTCAATGTTTTCCAAATCCATCCATTCTTCAGGATTTTCTTCTATGAACGATGAAACCAACAGTAAACGTTGAATAAAAAACCAGACGATTTTTTTCCGTTCAGGCGTCATATTATACCAATTTTTTTTGAGTGTTTCTTCTATGACAGCACGATTACGTGTCTTCGTTATCGTCACTCCTTCATCGCGCATGAAATAAGTATCGTCGGCTTCGAAAACATGCTTGCTATGTGGTCCAACGCTAGATAAATACAGTTGTGCTGGAAACTTATAATTTGCCTTTTGTATGTTCTTGAGCAATTCGTGATAAAAAATAAGTTTCCTGTATTCTGGAAAAAAATCAATCATTTTTAAAATAAACTGTTCGTACATTGCATTGAATACTTTGTATGGATCTCTTTCGTTAACATTTTCCTGTATCTCTATATTTGTATATGTTTCCATTGTTTAATATATTATATATTAAAAGAAACTTGTACTATCATTTTTACGCAGTTTTTTTTTGACGTTTTTTTTCGTTTTAATAGTATTTTTTTTCTTTGCTGCTTTCGTTTTTTTCTCAGAACTCGTTCCTTTTTTCTTATTTTTAACACGTGTAGATTTTTTACGGTTCGTGGATCTTTTCTTTTTAGTATTTATACTTGAAGTTCGAAGATTGTCATCGTCTTCGTCTTCGTCATCGTCTTCGTCTTCGTCATCGTCTTCGTCTTCGTCTTCGTCTTCGTCTTCGTCATCGTCATCGTCATCGTCTTCGTATTCGTCATCGTCATCGTCATCGTCTTCGTCTTCGTCTTCGTCTTCGTCATCGTCTTCGTCATCGTCATCGTCATCGTCTTCGTCTTCGTCTTCGTCATCGTCTTCGATGTCGTCATCGTCATTGTCCGATGTTTCAGTAGAAATAGATAAAAGCTTGTTTTCATTATCATCTTTAATATTATCAGTATTATTCACAACGCTATTCGTATTATTTACTTCACAGTTGTTTACAAAATTATTATTAGCACTATCAAAATTTATAGAATAACTAGCATCTTTTAAAGTTGAACTTTCATTAATAGTAACAGTGTTATCGTTGAAATTGTCTCCGATTACACTGTCAATACACTTGTTGTTATTTATCAACGATGGTGATGTTATCTCGTAGATGTTTTCATCATCGATTACATTCAGTTTAGAAAGCATGTCATCGATAGGGATGTATTCGTTCATTATCTTCTTTATGGTATTATCAACGATATCGTATTGTTTTAATCTATGACTACTGAAATTATCAGAAATCAATTCGGGATAATAGAAAAATTCCTTTGCACTGTTACAGTATACCTTATGAATAAAATCCTTTAACTTAGGTGTCTTCGAATCTATATAAATATCATTCAGTTCGATATGATGATGTTCTAATATAGATAGTATTTTGATATTTATATACGTTATCATTTTTAATAATTTCGTTATTGATGGAAATAAATTCTTTATACGTTTAACTTCTGAAGTCAATATATCATCTTCCCATTGTGGTACATCGTGTAAAAATAATTTTAACTGTGTTGTATACGGTACACCATGTTTTAACGATAAATCTTTTGCATCTTCCATTAGACTTATAAAACCATCGACGATATATTCAGATAAGTTATAACATAACGTATTAATTAATTCATCTTTTACTATTGCGATATTATTCATTATAGAACTGTTTATTATACTTATATTTTATATTATTATAGTTTTTAAAAATAATCATTACAAACGAAAAATATTAAGTATATTATAAATAACAATAATAAATAATTTATATTATGTCAATGGAAATCGTACAATGGAAAATTAAAAAGCAAGATGCAAACAAGGTTTTGAGAACTCTAATACATAATAAATATGAAGAAGGTGGTTCTCTATCATTCGATGATAATTACGAAACAAATAATGTTGAAATCACGAATATCGGAAATGCGATGAATGTAAAAACACCGGATGCATTAGTCAATTTTCATACACATCCTCTTATATCTTATCAACAAAATAAGGCTATATTCGGACATCCAAGTGGAGAAGATATGCGTGAATGTATACGATTTGCAATGGTTGGAAATTCATGTCATATCGTTTTTACACTAGAAGGTATATACACTATACAAGTTCAACCAAAAATTATAACGATCTTTTCTGGTATGAAAGATGAAGAAAGAAGTTTTATCATACATATTATAGAACTTTATTTTAAACAGTTTCATAAATATCGTACGATATATTATTATCAGAGAAAAACAAAAAAAAAATGTACATTGAAAGATTACAATCCTTTTATTTTTGTTGATAAGTGTAATTTATTTACAATGAACGAATTAGTTAATTTTGTTAAAAAGCATAAAATAAATAATATTGATGAGGTATATACCATTAACAGTTATGGAAAAACAAATAAAAAAATAATGAATTTTGGAAATGTAAAAGGTAAATTAACTAAAATTATTAATGATTATAAACTTGCAAATGAACGTTTATTTTTTATGATTTATTATGTAGCAGATAATATGTACGACTTAAATTTGAATACACCGGAAAAACGTTGGCGTTCTATTAGAAAGAATCAAATCAATCCGTATTATTCAGACGATGATATAACTTTTAAATTTATAAAAATAGATCAAAACAAAAAAAATAAAGAAAAAGAAGCGTTAAAAAGTATTATGGAACATTTTAAATCTAAATGATCCAAACAAAAAATAAAAAGTGTTAAATAATATTATGTCATATTTTAAATTTGAACGATAAATATTTTTATATAAGTTTTAGATTATTTGATTCATACCATACAAATTTTTCAGTATATATTTTATAAAATGATTGAGTTTCATAATATCTACGTAGTTTGATCGTGAAGTAGATTCTAGTTCAACTTGGAAACAAGAACTATTATTGCATTTACCGTTTCTTGATTCACGATATTCAGTCATATCAATTCTGAAATCATCATCTACTCTAAATGATGTTCTCATCTTATTACGTGTAAATTTCGCTGTTTCTAAATCAACTTTTTTGTCAGTTTCATGTTTCTCAACAGCTATAGATACACGAAAACCATATTTATAAATACTTTGAAACTCAGAAATGTTATTGTTCTCCATAGGAATTTTTGTTACAGTGTTCGATATCTCTATTTCGTCGTTCTTTTTCAAAAAATACGTTGTTCTTAGATTATTATCACCAAATGCATCAACTGTTTCAGAATAATGAAACGGTACTCCTGCTACTTCAAGTGATAATTTTAACCAATTAAAATGTCGTCTCTCGATAATGCTATTGAAACGCCAGTCATTATTTGGCATGGTCTTATTCTGATGAAAAATTCCAAACCTTATCTCGAACTCATGCTTAATATCACTATTCGTATTTTTCATAGACTGTTTGTTATAACGCTTTATCATCACATCATTGACATCGATCAAACTAATTGATTTACATTCAAGTGCTAGTTGTTTGGTTTGGTATTCTGTAAAAATGTTTGAAATATCACGACTATAATGTTCTTCATTGATCGTATTACCTTCGTAATAGTTAGGAATAATAAACGGTAGAATATTATTAATATTTATAGGACTATTGATCAATTTCCAACTATTGTTTGCACTTGATACCGTATTTGGTACATGTTTATCAGGTCGTTCACGAATGATATCAAACGTGTCCGTCGTTTCGTTATATCTACATTCGTATACCTTATCCCTATTATGATTCCTTAAACCGTTAATACTACTGTTCGATATTTTCATCTTAATTGCGTTACGTCTGTTATCATATACTTTCCAAGGAACTCGTTTTCCAGTAGCTGAAAATACATGAGCGAACGTATTCGATTTCCCTGGAAATGAAAAGTCGATGGTTTCGTCATGTGCTGGTTTCCATTTGAATAGAACGTTGCTTGGATATTTCCAATTACCACCAACGATATATTTCGTAAATCTAGGTGTGAAAATTAAGCCATCAAAAACATATTCATTATTATATGTTTCGTTAAAATACTGTTTGATGATTTCATAAAGATCCATGCCTGGAATTTTCTTGAAGAATTTAAAATCAAAGTAAAGCTTATACACAATGTTCAATTTCACAGTGTTAAATATAGGTAAGATAACAGATTTAAAAAATTTATTTTCTCTATTGAACAGTTTCTTAATATTTTCGTATCTATCAACGAACATGTAATTATACACAGGTTCGTTGTTATCTATGAGAATATCGAACACGAAATATGATACTGATACTGTATCACCATTGGAATTTTTATGCTCGTAATATTCACCATCAAAAAGATATACACTATCAATAGAAAATTGAGAACTGTATTTTTCATTAGTCGTCTTATCGATTACTTCAAAAAATGATACTTTACGATCAATGAAGATCACACCGTGACTAGGGTGAACCATCATTAACATTCTGACACCGTCAAGTTTAGGTGTTACATTGTATACTGATTCATTATCCATGCCATGCTTTATAACCATTTCCAAAGAATCTTGCATCATGCTTATCACTGAAGCACCGTAAAAAATCATACCAGGGTTGTTTCCAACATTGATAAGATTGTTATACGTATCAGTAATAGCATTGTCTTCAATCTGTCTCAGAGTAAAAGCTGTTTGCTGATGAGCCATGATTGTTACTTGCTGGTATGCTTGTATGTATGTTTCTTACTATAATACTTCTATTATATTTCATGGGTTAAAACAGTTCAGAATTTTAAATGATATTATAATTCATAATTTTTAATATTCATGAATTCTATAAGAGAATTTTTAAAGTCTAAATATTGTATGAGCGTTTTCTTTATAAAACGTTCATACATCTTGAAATCCTTACCATGATCATCTTCTCTGTATTTAACATGATTTGCAAACGTATGTGCAAGTTCATGTACAACAAGATTGAACAGTCTAACAGGGTCTCTGAACAGTTTTAACATAATTACACGACGTTCTGCACGAAATATACCATCTTTACCTACTGGTAAAGTTCGTTCACGTTCATAGATATTCTTTGGTTTATTTAACCCATTAAAATGTTTACCGTTAATTTCCATGATCTCATGAGGAGTGTTTATATAAATACAAATGCCTGGAAGCAAATAACGATACTTTATTTTTAAATCATCCTTCATTTCATTTAAGATAGTCTTGTATACTTTTAAATTTAGATCTATAAATGCTAATAGTTTAACATTCTGTATTCGTACAGTCTCGATGTTATCTTTAAGAACTTTATATTGTTTATTGTTATACATATACACGTTGTATTTTTGTTCTTCATCTATATCCCAAAACTGACGATTCATTGTTTGAATATTAATTCTTTATATTAATTATCTACAAATATATCTTTTTTCCAAGTATTAAAAAAATCAGGATCGTTCAAATAAACTTCAAATGAATTACCACACATATCTTCAAGATTAATAGAAGGCGTGTTTTTTATAGGATGAAAAAAATCATTGTTACTTAATGACAGCATGCTTTCCCATGATGTGACAATGTACTCGTTAAAATAACAGGATAGAAATTTATGAAAATCACAAAATGGACCTAGAAACATGTTAAATTCATCAACATTGATGATTTTTTCATTACTCGAATATAACAGTTTATTTTCAAGTATAATGTCATTACTATTTCTAATAATATAATCAGTTAAAGCAAAAATAAGTTTTTCTTCGATATCTTTAAAAGAATATCTCTGTAATATTGAATCATGTACTACAAACCTGTAAGGTCGTGATTTATACACGTATGTAATAATAACATTGTTATTGTTAGTTTTATCTGTACGATTAAGAGTTCTATGTATACATTGACTGGCAATATTCGGTTTATTAATATCTACGAGATATATCTCGCGTTTATTACCAAAAAGTTCATGTATCTTATGCCGACAAAAGGTTAAAAAATAAATAAATAGGAATTTTAAATTTGGCATCTTTTAATTTAAAGATATAATCATATTAATTACTAATATAAAACGAGATATCATATATGGAGAATAATAGTGACATTCATAATAAAGATCAATTGTCTAACAATGTGATTAAAAAAAAGAGAGGAAGGAAAAAAAGATTTGAATACACTGATATAAACAACAATGTTGATAACCTATTTCAAACAAGAGATGTAAAACAGGTTGAAGATGATGTTCGTGGAGAAATTAAAGAATCAGAAAACGAGACATTTAAAACCATTGAATTTAATAATAACCTAGAACATGATTTTTCAATAGAAAATAAAACGTATAAGGTTTCAAATGTCTCATTTGGAAATTTACAGATTACAGTTAATTCAGCTGCATGTACAGATGTAAAAAAACTTTCAGAAACACTATTTAATTATGATACATCTTGTGAGGTATTTACAAATAACAGTACATACAAAAATATAGATGGATTATCAACGCGTGAAAAAATAAATGATAATACTATCATATCCATGTTCGAAAATAAACACGAGGAAAACGTTATCAAAACAAGTAGAAAAAATAAACAGTTCAATGATAAAAATAAAAAACAGGATGATGATACATTATTATGCATTAATGATACCAATGCATATCATTGTGAGAACAGAAAAAAGAATGATTTTTATAGTAATGTACGTAATCAACACGGAACAGATTATAACAAAGGTGAAGATAAAAATGATACCTTACAATATTGTTGGTGGTGTAAGTTTTGTAAGATAGATTTACAAAATTATAGATTTATACCTACAAAATACGATTCCAAAAGAAAAATATATACAAAGTATGGGTTTTTCTGTTCTTGGTCATGTGCGAAAGCGTTTAATTTTGATTCATCGATAGGTACCAAAAAAATACAGGAAAGAAATTATATGATTTTAGATATATGTAAACATCTTTATGGTAACAACGTTTATAGAAATATTAAACCATCACCACATTGGTCTTTATTAAAACAATATGGTGGAGATCTTGATATTAGAGAATTTCATCAGAATACAAGTTTTTAATTTTTTATTTAAAACATTATCCCAAAGGAGGATGGATCTGTTGAAGTCATTGTTGCTGATGGTGTTTTGATCGATGAAGTGACATTGTTACCAGTTCCACAGTTGATGCATTCTTTGAAATGTGAAAGATATGGAAATACATTGTGTGTGTTATCCCGTTGTTTCATTAAATTAAGAAGTAATAAAATTATGATAATAAATAGAAGCATGAATAACACTGTTTCGGATTCATTTGTCATTACAGATGAAAAAAAAGATTTCTTATTTTGTGAAAATGTTTCCGATGATGTTGGAACATCGGGTAAATTCGATGCAAGAACATCAGTTATGTTTAAATCAAGATTGTCAGATATTTCTTGTCCATCGTTATTTTCAACAAGTGTTTCTTGTGCTGATACTATATCTTGACTGAATGCTTCAGATAATTTCGTACTACTGAGTTTATTAAAATTACTCATTATCGATATTTATGTTATTAATTACAGAGATTTTATATTATATTATTTTTTAGATAATTAATTCGCGTTTATTTTTAACTGTTTTTACAACGTTGTTTGAACGTCTTGAAGTTTTAGAACGTTTTAAAGGATGTTCTTTTTGAATAATTAAATTATCGTTATAGTGATCGTTACTTACACTGCTAGAAACTGAAAAACGTTCGTTTGTATCACTATCGTTGTCGTTTAACATTGTCTTTGAAAAATGCTGCTGTTGATTCGTCATAGGATTTAATGAATTCATCGTGGGTTTATTCTTACCAATATTTGCATTAGCAGGTAAAGGTTTTTCATATTCATCGTCGGTTGTTACGGATGATTCATCATCATTGTTGTTACGGCCTAAAACAGAAGGCATCATCATGTTTCCAAATTGTCCCATTAACGCACTTAAATCAGGTAAGCCACCCATAGCATTATTTTTTTTATTTTGGCCTTGTTGATTTGATATATTCGAATTTGCCGATGCCGCTGCATTTCGAACAGTGTTCTTTAAATTTGCAAAATCCATAGGATCTGTTGGAAGAGATTTCTTAAAAAGTGTATTTGTTAAATTAAACATGAAAGCTGATCCTGCTAAGGCCAACATGAGTTCTAATTCAGGAGCCATTTCATGTTTGCTACAGTATTTATCGTGAAGTTTCTCGAATATAGTTGAGAAATCGTCGATGTTTTCGAGAATGTTTTCTGACCATCCTTCGAGTTGAATATCAAAAGGATCGAAACGTTTATTAAGAAACTCGATTGCAGATACTGCAGCCATTAACATCTTCTGTTGGAATTTTATACTTGCACTGATTTCTAACGCACGAGTAACACGATGATATTCAAGTTTTATATCCAATGTACGATCTGATAAGTTGAAATCTTTAACAACGTGGCCATTATCTTTTAAAATACGAAGCTTTGTAATATAATCGAGTTTTTGACCTTCATCTGATAATTCAGAAGCTACGGCTGTACTTTTAGATCTCTGTGAACCTGTTTCATCGTCGTCATCATCATCGATTTCATCATCGACCGTTTCATCATCATTATCATCATCTCCGGATAATTCATTAGAAAAAATATTGGGTTTTACTTTATTAGGATTCGCAAAATTTTTCAGTTCATCGTAATTTTGATCGTTTTCAATATCATCACCGATTAACGATACAGTGGAATCACTTTTCACATCGTCTATAAAATCTGACTGTTTAACTTCATTATCTCTGTCTATGTTATTTTTGGTATCCACTTCGTTAAATAGATTAGGATGTTTCTTCATTGTATTAATAAAATTACCATATTTTAAAATATTGATTTTTAACGAACAATGATTTTTTTATCTATATTATATATAAATAATCATTTGTTAATATAATATAAATTATAGTTCAATGGCAGAAGAAAAAACAGGTGTTTTTAAAATTGAAGGATATGATATTCCAGATATTGCACAAGTTATCGTATCAACTATTTTATCATGTATAGGATTCATGTCAAACAGTTTGACAACGTTAATTGGATCTATGCTTGTTTCACCATTGGGTAAATACACGCTGTTTAGAGACTGTGGGAAAGATTTTTCTCGAAGTATTGCGAAAAATAATAACATTATTTTCTTTGTTAATTCGATAATTGTACTTGTTACATCTTCTATTATAGGTTATCTAATGGGTATGCGTTATAAGAATTCAGGAAACGATCCTGTTAATCTTTACACGGATGGTTCAGAATTCATGTCACGAGCTTCTGGAACGTTTGATAATACTACATTGTATACACAAGCATCCATTGCTTTAGTCTTAGGATTTATAAATTCACTTGTCAAATGTAAACCAGGTGATAATAACACTGAAGTTCCGTCGATGGCACCCGATGTTATCGTTGGGTTTGGTATCGCAACATCATTATTGCCACCGTTAGCTGCATGTGGTTTCTCGTACGGTTTCAAGAGATCATATACTAATACAGATTACAGTAGTAATTTTGATAGTATTAATTACATGTATCCATTAAAAGTATGGTTTGTTAACTATGTATGTATTACTGTAAGTTCTTATTTTGGAAGAACATATTTTAAAAGTTATTGATTAATTTTATAGTTTTAAACGTTTGAATTTTTTAATTTCATATTAACTTTTTTTAATTATATAATTAATAATATAAATAACATATAATAACATGTCTTATTCTAAAAGTCTCGTTTGGAAAAAAAGCGCTGAATATAACGGTATAAAATATAAACGTTTTCCACGCTCGAAGGAAAAAATACATCAAAAAAATCTTAAAATTATAGATTTAAGTAATTGTTCGAAAACAAAGATGTCAAATTCAGAATTGGTTGAATTTATCTTATCGACTATTCCGTTAAAAGATATTATCAAACGAACTGTTAGTGATACATCGTTGCATTCTAAAATCAAGAAAGAACATATAGCATTACACATGATGAACTTACCAGGAAGTCAACTTAAACGTATAGGTTCTAAAATGGGTAAAGAACTTTTGAAAAAACATGATATTAAAAAAAGTAATTATAAACGAACTTCAAAAAACGATATTAATGGTATAGTCCTTTTCGGTAAAAATTACGCTATATCATGGGTGTCGAGAAACACTGTTAATTGTAATCTTACGACTAAGATATGTAAACATAAGGGAAAATGTAAATGTCTATACAAAGGTGGCTGTGGAATTTTAAAACGATGTCCACCAGAATTAAAGAAAAAAACGCTCTAAAAAACGTACGACTAAGAAATCATAAATAAAATAAATTGAGAATCATTACTAAGCATAGTAATATATTATTAAAAATATAAAAATAAAACAGCAGATAATTGAATCAATGATAACACATCATTGAATATGTTCATCTTCATCCATCGTGTATTTATTTTGATGATTTTATATCAAATATATTTTTAAATTTAATTTAAAAATATACTTTATATTAAAATATATCAATCAAGAATAATATCAAACAAAAACAGAACATATGGTGTGTGAAATCATGTATGATATTTCAATCTTATCATATGACGATGATATTGGTCAATCTATATGTGAGATTTGCGGAAAAGAAAATAATAACATTCAGAATTTTATCTATAAAGGTATACATGAAATAAATATTAATTTATGTGATGAATGTATTAAAATTGCAAATTCACCGTTTATAACATCACATCAGTATTTTTATTATAATGAATACATGAGAATTATTAAACATAGGGAACGTGAATATTTTATCACAGAAATTAATAATTTAAAAAAAAATAAATTGAAGCGATCACTGACGTTTTAATCACTTTGTTTTCGTTGGTTATAAGTTCGATTATTACAGGTGTTTTGTTTACGTTGATTTTTAGAAAACCTGGTGTTATGATTATATCACCCGTTTCGGTATAACCTTTTAGGTAAATCTTTTCGATATCATCTGGACTGTTCGAAAACGAAGGTCTTGGACCTACTATATAATGAATGCCATATAAAACATCGTCGTAAAAAAAATGATCATGACCATGAATAAATGCTGTCACACTGTTATCTACCATATGTTGATGTATCGATTTATTTAACCAACCTTGACGTTGTGTATCAAATTCCCATGTATTGTTTATACCATATCCCCCGTGTTCGAAATATTTTGCCCATTTAATGTTACCAGTACCTGTGTATACACGATCGGTTGTCGTTTGATCGTTTTCATTGAAACAGCCTCCTATTAATTTATGTGCAAATACAAATTTAAATGTACTATTCGATTCTTGTAAAGTGTTTACAAACCATATAAATTGATCATGACCTAAAGTAAAATACCACCCTGTTTCGGAATCATCAACTTAACCGCTTTTTTTGCTAGTGAAACTAAACGCATCGAGTATGATAAATAATGAATTACCCCACATAAAAGAATAATAATTTCCTTTAACGTTATCATCTGATAATAATGGGAAATAGTTTTTACGCGTTTCAATTTGTTTTTCTAGGAGTGTTTCGTTTCCTAAGAAATCAAATTCATGATTTCCATATACAAGGTGTATGCTTCCGTTAAATCTCGAGTATAGTTTAGAATAAAATAACTGAGGAATATACAAGTCTTCTTCAGTATAATCGAGTTTTTCATACATGAACGTATCACCCATGTCAATAATGAAATCGTTTTCATTATTAATTAACGATAACATTGTCTGTGAAAAAAAAATGGGCGAAAACCCATGTCATTATAATGTGGATCGGATATGATAGCTAATGAAAATGACTTATCATTTTTTCGTGTAGTTATAAACGATTTATTTTCACATGTAAGATTGTTTGTTATAAAATATACCGTGTTCGTCTGTTAAAATTATATGATATTATATAATAAGATGTATCATAATCATAATAACTGTTAAAATTATATGATATTACATTCTCATTATAGATTGGAATTTTAGTTTCATTTATATATTCATTATCAATATGTTTTTTGTGTTTATGTTCGTTTTGTTTAATAAGATTCTGATTATCGAGTGATATAGGTAAGACTTTTTCTGGTAATTTTAAAAACAAAGAACTGATTATTATATATTTAATAAAGTTCATTTTAAAATATCATTTATTTAATAATATTATTAAATAAACGATATAACGTTATAATATATAATATTGTTGAATACTTATAATATATTTTTTATTTATCGATAGTTTTATCATTTAGCATTATTAGATACATATTCATTTACATTTATATATTCCTCATACGATTTCCTATCTTCGTCATAATTATCATAGAACATCTTAATAACTATTATTTTATTCACATCTTCGTGTTTAATTTTTGTATATTTTTTAGAGTCATATGTAATTTATCAAAACGCTTATGAATATGGAATAATTCACCATATACGTTATTATCTAAGTGATTTTTATAATTATCGGGGTTTAATCTGATTACTATTAATGGCATTCCGCCTAATTGATGATGTATATTGATTATTCTTGTCGTTTCACAGTTGTAATTGGTATGCTGATGTTCGTCGACTTCAAGAATCACATAATGACTTATGCAATCGAATAGAAAATCTGGTCGTTCGAGACCACACTGTTTGGTTTCGATTATTTTATTATGCACGAAATTATATCGATATTTCGATAAGAACTGCTTAACGATATTTTCCTTTGATTTGCGAAGACGTTTCAGTGATAATGTGTCAGTACAATACATACAATGACCGGTTTCGTCTAAGATATTATAAAGATCACATTTTTGACATTTACGTTCGATTATGTTTATTTGATTCTCTAACATGTGATGTTCACAATGTGTTGGTTTTAAACTGTTACTGTACAATGCTAAATTATTACATTGTGTTTCTAAACATGTTTGACAAGGATATTTTAGCATACCGTTTAATTTGTGTTTTGAACAATGTGTTAACACGTTTCCTGATAGACCGTATCTTGTTTGACTTGTACAATTTTCAAAAACGCATATACGATGTTTAACATTGACCATGTCAGTGTGTTTATGAAGAGCACAGAACAAGCCTCGTTTTTCACCGATATAATTATAATAAGGAATTGTCTTACAATTTTCAAAAACGCATGTACGATGTACAACATCGATTATGTCATCATGTTTATGAAGAGCACAGAACAAGCCTTGTTTTTCACCAAAATAATTATAACAAGGCCGTGTTTTACAATTTTCAAAAACGCATACACGATCTTTAACATTGACCATATTTTCTAATGCATGTGTTTTGCAATATATAGGTTTTTCATTTTTATAATTGAACGATGTGCGTTTTTCACATGTATCATGAATACATTTTTCCCCATAATGTAATATAATACACTATGATCGTATAACCGTAAGAAAGATAAATAAAACATGAAATAAACGCGGTACGCATTTTTATGGGAGTTTATGTTTTATATGTTTTTTATTTTTTTATTATAATAGTAGATTTCTTATATTATTTATAGTATTGACTACAGCGTGTGATAGATGTTTAAATATATTTAAAAAAAAATCAAGCATGTTTTTTTCTTTTTTGACACATTTATCTTTATTGTTAAGAATATCGATTGTATTTGTATAAATTTCATCACATGTTTTGTCATCACATACATGATGCAAATTTTCATCATATTTTTCTATTCCTAAAATACTAGCAATATTATTATACAAAATTATTTCATCTTCATCGTCTTCTTCATCTTCATCGTCTTCATCGTCTAAGAATCTATACAGTTCATTACTAGATTCATAACATGTATAATATTCACTATCAGAATCATTGAATATTTGATCGATAATATCAAGTTCTACATCTTTATCACTATATTCATGGACATCTTCAAAATCTTCGTCAATTAGATCTATATCTACTTTTTCAATAGTTTCACACAATTCTTCATCTGTTAGATCAAATGTTTCGATGAATTCATCGATTTCAACATGTATCTTAAAAAGATTCGAACAATCATTATTGATAGCCATTCTGTTAGAAATATTCTTTCTCAAGATGTCAGTTGTTTTCAGATTCTCAGTTTGTATTATCATTCGTTTCAAGATTGTTGTTTGATAACTAATTAATCCTTCTAATTCTCATGGGTTTTAATATTTCGCGAAAAAAATAAAAGATTAATATCAAACATGTACGTTTAAAAATACAACTACTAAATAAATTTCTTTAAAGATGTTTTTATATATTCTATTTTTATGTATCATTTGGAAAACTGTTTATCGCTGCTACAAATCAATTGTTTCTGTTACAAATTCTTCTAATGTAAAAACAATTGCTAAAGTTCTTACTCGACAAATATCTCGATGGTCTTTGGCAGCTACTCAAGATAAAAACCCTATGGTTAAACTACTTCATGCAAATTATGGAGCGGGATATTTATGGGCTTTAAAAGATATATTAACCGAGAAACAAATCGAGAAATATACAGGTATTAATCTAAAAGAATTCGAACAAAAAATCGTATCTATTCAAGACGAAGCAACAAAACGAGTTTCAAGTTTATGCCCAGAGTTTATTGGAAATGATTTAGATGTCGAATTAACAAATTTAGCAGGTGATACTACTTAAAAAAACTGTTCATATCATTTGATATGTATACCCCTGAAGAAAACAATCTGCTAGATCATCCTGTTTTTTATGACTTAGAAAATGACATTTCCATGTAGGTGAAATGATAAGATTCTTACATAACGAAATACTCAGACATTTTCGTTTATAATAACTATCGATGTCAAATTTTATTATACCCAACGGTTTCCATTTTTCATTTGATGAAATTTTTTTAACGTGTAATTTATTCGAATTAATATTAAGTGTTTTGAAATACGTTTCTATAACTGCAGAAATAATTCTCATTTTTGGGTTATATTTGGGTTGTTGTTCTAAAAGTATACAATAAACCATGTTATTAACACAATTATTTATTAAATCTAATTTATTCAATTTTGAAATAATATCATCAATTTTACCATTTGTATTTAGTAATTCCCAAATAAGGATATCTTTTTTAGAATTCATTTTACAAACGGCTAAATTTTTTATACCAATGTCAAATGATATGATAAAATCAAAATCTTCCATTTTATTTTATATACAAACGAATGTATTATTTTGAAAATATATACGATCGTTTTATAATAATAATAATATATACTATATATCAATTAAGATAAAATGAAATTAACTAATATATTTAAATATATATCAACTATTATTATGATAAAGAACATATCTACTGTGTCATGCCTTACGATAAACGATACGTTACGGTTTAATTCGATTAAAAAATCTATATATGCTACTGGTTTTTCGTGGTTAACAGGTGATTTTTGTGAAGATACGTTTTTCTGTCCTGGAAAAATAATTGAAGAACACGGACAATTCGTTCGTGATAATTATTTAAGCATCGATGAAAATGGAAACAATATTGGATTCGGACATTCGAGTGAATATGGTCTTATAACAAGTTCGTTAGTATTTCATTATCTTAACGAAACACAGATCAACATGATCATTGAACGTGTTAAATTAGAAACTAAAAACAACGCAGGAAATTGTTTTAATAAATTATCTAAAAATACACTTGATGACATTATATGTAAACGTTTGTAAATAGAACGTATATTAAGAGGTATTGATAATTTCAACATGACAAAACTTTATGAAATAATTGAAAACATGTTTGAATTCGAAAGTTTACTTTATATTGAGCGATTCAAATTATACGATGAAATAATCGATATGTTCAATAATTCAGTGCTTAGTTATTTTGCATCGTTAGGATTCGAAGGAACTAAATGGCCTGTTTATGAAAAACCATCGGTTAAAACATATGGTCTTACAACAAAAATTGAAAACACGGTGTTTACTGAAATTCTTTTTTCGATATTCGGACGTTTGTTATATCAAGAAATTGATATAGAAAAATCTAGTTATTATTGTTTTGAAAAAATAGCATCCTATTTTGGCCTATTTTATTATAAAGATATTTCGAGTGTTATAACACATAACGTAACAATCGATGTTGATAAAACTAAGGACATGGGAACGTTATTCGAAGAAATATTATCAAACGAACAAAATGATTATATGATATCAATGATAGAAGATCAAATGTATTTACAATATGAATTATACGAAACGCATTACGAACTAATGAATGCTTTATATTTTGATCGTTCGAATAAATCATATATAACATATCTCGGTAATAAAAAAGGTTATATTGATATGAACATTACGATATTATTCTACAAAATGTTTAGAAATATAAAAAGAACATTGAATGAGAAACACAGACAGAACAATTAATATTATACCGTAATTTAGACGAATATCCATGTAACCATTTATTATATTTTTCATACCCGATATACGAAACATGTGAAATTAAAAATGTTTAGAATGAAAACGATCGTTTGAAATTTAAACTTATATGTGATCGTGATTATACGACATATTATATAAATTCTCATCCTGTAAGATTCAATAGTAACGAATAAAGTAAAGATATCGATATTCCATTAAAATTTGTAAATGATTATATTTTGATATATGATATGGAATTTAATGAACTGTATCGTTATTCATTATTAAATATGACTTATTTCTTATCAGATAATCATCAGATACTAATAAATACAAACATAGTAACAGATGAAAGTGTTACACTTAGCATAATAAATTTAGATAAAAACAGTACTCATGTAGAAATCAGTTTACGTGATAATAACAGTGTGAAACTTCAAAGTGTAGTGATCAAAAATCCTAAGAATAGAAAAAACCCAACACGTGTAACATTCAATAATTTACAGATAGCACAGTTGACTAGTTTGTCTCAAGTCGTTACAACGTATGTTTAATTTAAAGATTTTTTTATATTATCCATTATATAAATGGAAGTAGATTATGTTACAACGAAAGAAGCTTGTCGAATTACAGGTTTCAAAGCTCCAACTTTACGTGGCTGGAGTAATGTTGGTAAAGTCAAAACTACCAGAACACTTGCTAATCAGCGGTTATACGATAGACAGAGCTTGCTGTCTTTTATTGGTGGTGTTAATGATGGTATTGAAAAAGAAAAAATCATTTACTGTCGAGTTAGCTCCAAAAAACAAAGCGAACATTTCGAACATCAGATCGAATTCTGCAAATAATACTATCCAGATTACACAGTTATTACAGATATTTTTTCGGGAATTAATTTTAACAGAAAAGGTATACAGATCGTTTTGGAATCGGCGATGCGCGGAGATCTCGAAGAACTTGTGGTTGCCTACAAAGATAGACTGTGTAGATTCGGTTACGAACTTATCGAATTGATCGTTGGAAGATACGGTGGACGAATCGTCGTTTTGGATGAAAAGACGTTCGAATCCGAAGAAACCGAACTCGCAAACGATTTATTATCCATTATCCACGTCTTCAGTTGTAAACAATTGGGAAAAAAACGTTATAAAAAATCTAAAAGTAAGAATTTATCCAACACCAACTCAACGTAAGATTTTTAAAGAATGGTTTGGAACGACACGTTACGTTTACAATCGAGTAATCGATGCCGTTGAAAACAAAGGCGAAAAAAATAACGCTTACGAACTGCGTAATAAATACGTCACGAGTAAAAATAATTCAAACGTTAACGAATGGGAGAAACGAACACCGATGAATGTACGGACCAATACCGTCTTAAAATTATCTTCGAATTATAAATCAGCTTTCTCGAACCTTAAAAACGGTAATATCGTTCGTTTCAAGATGAGATTCAAATCGAAAAAAGACAGGTCGCAAGCTCTGTTATTACCCAAATCGTCCGTAGAGATGAAAAACGGATCCATGACGATAGGAAAGCATTCGATATCTAAATTTTGGTCATCGGATCGTAAAGGCGATAAATACGCATTCAGTAAATTCAAATTGAAAGGTAAAACTAAAAAACGCGATATAAACATCGATTCACAGTGCACATTGACTTACGACGGTTTATATTATCACGTATTGATACCGAAAAAAACGAGACCTAAGAAGGTTCAGAAACGCTGTGAAAACACAATAGTCGCTCTAGATCCAGGCTTGCGTAAATTTCAAACGGGGTTTTCACAGTCTGAAATATTCACAGTCGAACGAACGGCAATGTTAAAAAAATATAACAAGCGGATAAGTTACCTGCACGGTAAATTTCAACGTAACAACACCCGTAAGATCTTGAAAACATATCGACGTTCTGCGAACATCGTTTCCGATATTCATTGGAAATTGATAACGTATCTCACGGATAATTACGAACACGTCTTGATACCGAAGTTCGAAAGCCAAGAACTTCAAAAGATCACGATGTCCAAACACAGTAATCGTTTATACGATACGTACAAGCATTATCTGTTCAAGCAGCGTTTGATAGAAAAATCAAAGGAAAAGATAAACACGCGAGTTTACGTGGTGAATGAAGCATACACTTCGGTCACATGCACAAACTATGGAACGATAAATGCTAAAACAAGATCTGAAATGTCAACGTGTAAAACGTGCAAGTTACTTTCAGACAGAGACATCCGTGGTTCTAGAAACATATTCATCAAATACGTTCAATGAACTAACGAACATATTTTACACACGTTGATACAGGCGTGACGATTTCCTATCGCGAATTATAACTTTACAGTTCATTGCACTAACGAATTGTAATAGTTCTATATCAGATATATCGTTTGAATCAATGGGCAATATGATAGATTACGATCAAAATATCATTACAAGTATTCCTAATATAACAATTATAAAAGATAACCAAACAATGTCAACGACTTATTTAAGAACAAACGAATCAAAATCAGAAACGAAGATTAAAATAATATGGAATATGAAATTAACAGGTTAGAAATTTATCTGATTGTTATCATAATAACAGTGATATTATTATTATCAATAATAATATTATTTATATTTATAATAGCATATCGTTTAAGAAACATTAATATATAAATTTATTTATTATCTAATAATTTAACAACTGTATTTAAAATATCAATTATTATATCCATTTTCTCAGAAATAACACGAATACCGTTTGATCTCATATATATATATTCTAATTTTCAATATTTTCACGTTCTTCAATCTCAAATACATATTGATCAAAAATTTCAGGAATCTCGCTTAAGTGGTAATAATCTAATATCGTTTCTTTATCATCTGGAAACCGTTTATAATATGTATAAGCTTTTCTACAAAGTTCAAAATTTAAACGTTCTTCAGTCCATTTGAAATGTTCCATAGCAACAATTTTAGGATTCTTATAATTTTCATTATTCAAAATGGTTAATAAATAATTATCATCTTCAGGTTCTGAAGTACTATTAATAATATCTAAAAATCCAGATAAAGATCGTTTACCATTATATTTCTTTCTTGTATAATGTTTGCTATGCTCATTATTTTTCATTTTTCTCTTTCTTGTTTTAATAATTTAATATAAAACAAATATTTATATTAAATTATCAAATAATTTTATATTCATATATATAATAAATAATGTTAATATAAATGTCATTTAAAGAAAAAATATTTAAAAAAAACACCAGAATTTTTAAATGTACAACACAATATTAAAGCCCAAATAGCCAAATTAGAAAACAAAATTAAAGAAGTTAAAAAGTCGGCTAACGATGTTATAGAATTGAAAGATACAATTGACGGTTATAGAAACGACATTGATAAGTTTTCTAATAATAGTGTTCTTGAACAAAATATAGAACATATCAAAACCTTATATGGAAATTTAGATGGACAGAATCAGTCATTCGGGTGTTCAAATCATTCGAGACGAACAAAACGAACAAATCAGATGCAACGACGAAATAATATTTGCAGTACATGTGGTGGTTTAAAAAAAAATTAAAATATACTCGTAATTTAATTATCTAAAATATTTTTTAATAAACAGAATAAAAACAATGTTATTAATTGCACATAGAGGATGCTCAAAGGTATATCCAGAAAATACAATCGAAGCGTTTAAACATGCTATTAAACAAGGTATTACATGTATAGAATTAGATGTTTGTATAACGAAAGATAATGTTATAATTATCGATCATAATACGTTCTCTAAGAAAAACAGTGTTCATCATTACGATATATCTTATAACGAAAACAAAGATCTTTCGTTATCTAAAGTGTTTCGATCATTGCCAAATAATATAACATATTTTATTGATATAAAAGACAATCGTTTAGAATCCAATATCGTTAAACATGTTGTTATAACGATGTTAGAACATGATGCAAATTGTATCTTATCATCGTTCAGTGAAAAACATCTCGACGATATGTTGATAATGGAACAAGATTTTAATATCAATATTAGTAAAGCTTACATTACAGGAAATTATGATCTGGATATGTTTTCGTTTAAAATGAATAGATATAATTTATCATATTTAATACTTTATAAATTTCAGATAAATAAAGAAACCGTCGATTATACACATGTTAAAAACGTTAAAGTGATTGCATACACTTGTAATACACAAGGATTATATGATTATATGGAAAATATGAACATCGATGGTATCATGTCAGATAATCCGGAAATCTTTGTATTTTAGTTTTTAGTTCGTATACTATGCGTTTATTTAATTTAAAAATTTAGAATATTATAAGATATAAAAACAAGACAGATTCTGTTATTATTCACACGTATACTGAAATCATGAATAACAGACATCTCAATTTTGATGAAGGTGTTGAAGAATCGAAAAATAACAGTGTTACTATTTTATCTGATGTTAACACCATAGTTGATATAAATAAAAATAAAATGGTAAATAAATTATCGTCTATCTTTAACGAATATGATAATAACATAGACGATAATATACTTCTTGCTATTGATATTATCAACGAATTATATAGAATTCAAAACGATGTTGAACGAAAATATACGTATTGGAAGATTATATCTAATATCAAATTGAATCCGAATAAGTATTACGTTTTAAATTCATTACTGAACGATAAATTATGGACTGCTGAACAATTCGTTCATCTTACACACGATGAATTAGATCCTTCTATGCATGAATGGAAAAAATACGTTCAGATGAAATGGTTCGACAAGTACAAACAGGATAAAGAAAATAACGAACAGACGAATCAAGAAAATAGTGGATTACTTCAGTGTTCAAAATGTAAAAGTAATAACACAACATATAATCAATTACAGACTCGTCGAGGTGATGAAGGAATAACGAACTTTGCTTTCTGTTTTTCGTGTGGAAATCGGTGGAAATTTTGTTGATTTATGTTTTTATACCTCATTTTCTAATTCTTGTGCAACCCATTTCTGTTGTCCTGAAGACCAAACTAAAACACTACCTTCGGTAAGTTCTGATACATTGACATCTGTTAACGATGAAAGCTGTACAGTTCGTTCTTTTAGTTCGTTTAATTCTTCTCGAAGAGCTTTCAATTCGGTATACACATCAAGCCCTTCATCGCTAAATAGTTTATCTGCGTGTAATTCGTTTACATGCGATGTTTCAGCTCTTAATCCAACAAATGTTCCTGAAGAAATGGATGATTGGCAGTTTTGTTTATTGTTGAGAAGAGACATGTTATTTTTATTTTTACTTACTGGATATAACAATAATTAAAATACAATTTAAACGCATTGAATTAAATAAATTTAATTTAAAGATACATTGTAGAATAAAATATTCAAATAAGAATTCGAATAAAACATCAAGAAATACATCAAGATGTTTTCTCTCAAGAACAGGACTGAAAAGAAAAACAATGCTCTTATTACGTTTTTATTTAAAAAAAATATTCTGTGTAATAAACCATGTGAAGAAATGACGAACATTGAACAAATTAAAACTGTAAGACAATGTAAACAGAAATCTGTTGAATGGTTAAAACAACGTGAGAGTTATTTAACAAGTAGTGATCTCGGAACAGTTTTAGGATTAAATCCTTACAGTAATGCCGAGGAAGTTTTATTTAGAAAATGTGGAATTTCTGACGGATTCAAAGGTAATGTTGCAACACGCCATGGTGAAGCATACGAAGATGTTTGTGTAGATCTTTACTGTAAACTAACAAATCGTAATAATACCGATGTTGGATTAATTCCATTCTCTGCATTGAACGAAACATTTATTTTTAAATGCGTTGTTAACGGTGAGATACGTAATATTGATGCGTCGTTTTTAGCAGGTTCATGTGATGGTATAACAGTGCATAATAATACTGGCGAAATTAACGTTCTTGAAATAAAATGCCCGTATAAACGAAAGGATATTTCGAAAATACCGGAATATTATCTTCCCCAGTTAATGATGAATCTTCATATCATGAACATCGACAGTGGTGATTTTATTCAGTATATACCTTCTGGGCATTTTAATAATAAAGGTGAGTTATCAATTAAACGCATTAGAAAGGATAATCGATGGTTTTATGAGAACTTACCTAAACTAAGAGATTTTTGGGATGAAGTTTTACATTATAGAGAAATAGGTATTGAGAATCATCCAAAATATGAGTTTTATTTAAAGAAATATAATATTGATAAAGTATAATAATATCAATTATTATTAGAAAAAACATTTTCTTAACAATGGGAATACGTGGTCTCAATAATCTAATCATTAAGAATTCACCTGAAGCAATCAGATCATATCCATATTCACGTTATAGACAGAAAATCTTTGCATTCGATACGAATATTCTATTGTATAAGTTCTGTTATATGTATCCAGATGATATGGTCTCATTTGTTCTATGTTTTGTTTATAAGGTAATATCTTTATTATCTAATGGTATTTTACCAGTATTTATCTTCGATGGAAAACCACCGCTTGAAAAAAACAGAGTTATCAAGAAAAGGTTTATTAATAGGAAACAGATAAAGGAACGCTTACAAAGACTACAGGGTATCCCGTTCAAAGATAAGAAAACAAGGGAACAGATAAACAGATTACAGAAGCAAAATTTTGTTGTTACGCGGAAACATCGCGAATCCGTACAAGAAATTCTCACTGTTATAGGAATTCCATGGTTCAAAGCACCTGGTGAAGCTGAAGAATTCTGCGCTTCATTGCAAAAACGAAAACTCATCGATTATACGGTGTCCGATGATACAGATACATTCGTTTTTGGATGTAATAAAGTCATACGTCTAATAAAGAACTCGAACACCTTTGTTAACGAAATCGATTTGAATGTTATTCTAAGGAAATTTGGTCTTACTCATCAACAATTTGTTGATTTCTGTATTCTTTCTGGTTGTGATTACTCTGAAAGTTCAAATGGTATTAACATCAAAATGTGTTATAACTTAATGAAAAAATACGGAAATATAGAAGATTGTATCGATGAATTAAAGAAAAAATATTCATTTCCTGAAAATTTTAATTATGTCCGTATTCGTGAAATTTATAATAATGAAACTGAATACGATTTTGAAGAAATTAAATCAAAAATCATGTTAAATGAATTTAATGAACGTCATTTTATTGATATTTTATATAACACTTATAATTTACCAATGATAGAAATCAAAAAATTCATACTAAAAACTAAATGTGCAAATAGAGATTTTTTTATATATACAAAATAGAAAAAATAGAAAAAATAGAAAAAATAGAAAAACATGAAAAACAAACAAGTAAGAATAAATTACATTGTTTTAAAATATTATTTACAGTCTTTCAAATTTTTTTTTCTAACATTAATAAATAATATAATAAAACATAAGAATTAATAAAACATGGAATCAGAACCCTTTTTAAATTTATTCGGAGATGAAAACACTGTTTCGTTTGGTGCTAAAAGTAAACGCCGATCTGTATCAAGGAGACGTTCTCCTTCAAGGAAACGCAGTTTAAGTAAGCGTAAAACATCACGCAAATGTATCCGTAAGAAAAAATCTGGTACTAAGAGCTGTAAGAAATACGGAAATGTGAAGGTAAGTAAGGCAGGAACTGCTATTATAGGTAAAAAACGTCGTCAATTATATTACCGTGGAAGTTCGAAGACATGTTGGTACAAGGTTCGAAGCAAAGTAACAGGTAAATTTATATGGCGTAAGGCATCAGCTAAATCTCTAAAGAAATCATCTAAGAGACAAAGTGTAAAACGTCGTAGTACAACTCGTCGTAAATCTTATGCACGTCGTAGTTCTTCTTCCGGGAGACGTTCAGCATTCGGGTATTGTTCATGTGGTGCCCAAGACAGTTACTCTGGATTCGGAGGTGTTCATGGTAATGCATCTAACTTAAACCAAATGTATGGTCCTGTACTAACAGGTTAAATTAGATTAAATAAACTAAACTAACTTAATTAATGACAGTTTAAACAGTGAGTAAATATAAATAATACCAGGTATCGTCTTAATATATATATAATTTCATATAATAAAACTATTATACTAAAAATGAATAAAATACGGTTAAAAACTTTAAAAATAATAACATGTAGAATCAAAATATATAATTATGATTTTTTATATTTAAATCGTAATTATATATTCATTATGAAATTTAAATACGTTTTGAAACGTACGTTATTCTTGTATATTAAAATAAACACAGATCATTTTGATTTGGTAATACAATATAGGCGATAATTTATTATGTGTGGAATTTCTTGTCATATAATATCACAGGTTCATAAAGGATACAAAGTATCCAAAATACTTAAAGATATCATTTTGTTAAATAACAGAGGGTACGATTCGTATGGTATAGGGTATTATTGTTCGAATGTAAAAGATTCTGAACAGCAAGGTGAATTAATTGTCAAACGAGCTGTAAATGATGATGAGATTGTATTAGATAGTACGATATATTCGAATATTGTTTTTGGACACACACGATGGTCGACAAATGGGAAACCTTCGGTTGAAAACTCTCATCCACAGAGGTCATCGGATCTTAGTTCGATAGTTGTGCACAACGGTATCATTGAAAATTACGAAGAGTTGCAGAAGTATATATTAGAAAATAGTGATGGTAATATACATTTTAATTCGGAAACGGATACTGAAGTTATCGTTAATCTGTACCAATTGTTAAAACATAATATAGACGATACATGTAATATGTTACTCGGAACGTTCGTTTTTGTCATGTTTGATATAAATAATCCTACGAAAGTATACGTATACAAACGAAATAAACAGCCTTTGTTGATAGGGTTTTCTAATGATAAACAACACTGTATTTTAGCATCTGAAAGCATTGTTTTTTATGAATATGGGTTCGAACATTACATGGATATAGAAGATGATAAGGTACTTACTATCAATTTATCGTCACAGTGTGTATCATCATCTATTGATTATGATAACAGTGATAAAAAATATAAAGTGATAAAAAACCATGTTAGTTTAACACCGTATCCATTCGATTCATGGATGATTCGTGAAATTATGGAACAGGCGAACACTGTTTCAAAATCTACGAATATGGGTGTTCGTATAATAAGCGATGATGAAGTTTCACTTAATGGTATTAAACATTATTCTGATTTTTTAAAAAATATAGATACGTTGTATGTTTTATCCATAGGTACAAGTTATAACGCATGTTTGTTTTTCGATAAACTTATTAGAAAATATATAGATATTAAAACTTTTGATGCGAGTGAATTCGATATAGAAAATGATATAACATTTACAGATTATAACGGTAAAGATAAAAAAACATGTTTTCTATTCGTAACACAATCTGGTGAGACTATGGATCTGTATAATGTTATTCGTAAAATAAAGGATATACGAACATCAACTTCATTAGAAGATAAAATCTTAATCATTTCGATCGTTAACGAAGTAAATTCATTGATCGCACGCGAATCTGATTGTGGTATCTACACGAATGCTGGAAAAGAAATCGCTGTTGCTTCAACGAAATCGTTTATTTCACAGGTCACTGTTCTATCGTTATTCACTGTATTTCTTTTACAGATACATGATGCAGAAAAAGATTTACGAAGACGAATCATAAGTTCAATACGTGAATTTCCATTAGATATAGAAAATACTATAAATACAAACACGTGTCAGATAAATACACTTATTAATATATTAAAGAATCAATCGTCTTGTTATATTATAGGTACACCCTATTCAGCAAACGAATCTGCATTAAAATTAAAAGAAGTTACGTATATACATGCTGAATCTTTAACTATAGGTTCGTTAAAGCATGGTCCATTATCATTAATTACGGATGATATTCCCGTCTTTGTCATAGACAATCGTACATCGCGTGTTAAAACTGTTATTAATGAAATTTTAACACGTGGTGCACATGTGATCTTACTTACATGTGAAAAAAATAAATATTATAATAATAAAAATAAAAATGTCACTATCTTATCCATTTCGGATAATGATATCTTCAATGAAATCTTATGTATCATACCCATACAGTTGTTAAGTTATGAATATGCTAAATTTAATAACTTGAATCCAGATAAACCTAGAAATTTAGCTAAATGTGTAACCGTATTATAAAATTAAATAAAATCAAAAAAATATATCTTCTAACTTAATATTTTCTTTATTCATACAGAATACCTGTTCTATAATACGTAAAGTATCGGCTTTTATCGTATCGTCATCAATTACCTTGCATACTTTAAACGTTTCGTTTTCATTATCGTAATTCATGTAGCATACTTTACCATCGATTGTCTTTACGTCAACGGTATCAAGAATTTGCTGTCCACGGTCACAATCGCGTTTTATCGTTGCTATCACGACATTGTCTTTTTCACTAGTATTACTGCATGCAGAAAGGGTTATGGTCGTATCATTAACGTTCATTTTCAAAAACATGCCTGGGGTATGTTCCCAAAAAAACATCGTACGTTGTATATTAATACCTATTGGTATAGTTTTTGGAATAAATAATAACTTATCAAAATCTAACAGTGGCATTTCTTCACCTGATTCCTTAAGATTTTCTTTGAATTCATTATAATCATATACTTTATACATTTCTAAACTAATGCATGTTTTTTCTTTATCAATATCACCAAGTAATTGAAACATGTATTCTTTTCTAAAACCAGCATATACATTAAAACATGGCTCGCCTTTATAACAGAGAATATCTCTGATCAGTAATTTATCTTCATTTACAATTAAGTCACAATCTAAAATAGTAGCATTGTATACATCGTCTGAGAATTTGATCTTATTCGAATAATCATAATACATGCCTTTCTTGTTGAATAAAACGGTGTAATTTTCATTATTGTATTTAAAACACGTGACCATGACACGGGTGTTATCATATACATTCGATATCTTCATTATTGAATATTCAAAACGACGAATGTTGTTTTCTACCATTTCTCTTTCTAAAGGTATAGCAATCGGTAATGCAAATATCGTTCGTTGAGTTTTTATGTTCCTTTTGGAATTTATCAAATGATGCATATATGTAATCAACTCATTATTATCTAAAAATTCCATTATTAGTAGTTAAATAATTCTTTCCAATATATGATTTATACAAACAATTATTAAATTGATATTAAAACGCACTATTTAAAACATTTCATCCATATTCTTTATTCTATATCCTACCCAAACTTTTTTGTATGTTCGGTTATTATCACTATCATGATATGTTTCTAATAATGGACCCAATCTCTCTTCTAATTCCTGTATGAAATCGTTAATACTTCTATATTTATTACGCATGTTATTATCTCGCATTTTCGATACGTCTGTAAGATGTAATATAGAATTTTCATCCTCTTCGATTTTTTCCGAAATGAATAAGTCGATAACACTGTTGTTCTTGAAATATTGGTTCGTATGCATTTCAACCTTTTCGCATTTCGGAATACCTGTTCTTCTATATACTTCATAATATTCCAATAAAATTTTCATAAATGGCAATCGATAATGTTTGAGACGATCTTTCAAATTATAATTAATCTTATACATGTTTTCACATCCTTTCCATTTAGGATCATTAGGATTATCTACAAACTTCGATTCAAATGGAATATTCCGAACACGTCGTTTCGTTCCACCATCGTCTGAAGATACAGGTGGAAGTGTATTTGCACAAATGACAAGATGCCATTCTGGAATAAAAGTTTCTTGTCTTTTATAAATCTGTCGTCCAGTGATTAAATCATTACCCGTCATGCCTTTTATAACTGGCATGTTGATACTGTTTTCGTTATCGATCTCCTGGAAAGCTACGAAGCGTTTTCCTTTCAAAGACATCAATGCTGAATTCGATGATTGAGAATTTTCACGTCTTGTCGTAATAATCGAAGAATGTCCAATAGTTGCATAGTCACCAAAAGTATACAGGATTAAACTTACAAGTGTTGATTTTCCATTAGCACCTGTTAGTTTATTGCTTAATCCCGTCCAAAAATGAATAAGTTCTTCGTGAATATTACCACTCATACAACTCGATAGAAATGTAAGCATGTATTTACGAACTTTTTTATCTGGTAATATGCTTTTCAATAAAGAACGTAATTCTTTATCGTAAACCATGTTCTCCTCTTTTGTTTCGTAATTATATCCTACTGACCGTGTAAGATAATCGTCGCGTGTTCCTTCACGAAAATATCCAGATTCTAAATCATAGACACCGTTATCAAATCCTATGAGATTAGGGTTCGTATCTAAAAGATCTACAAAATTTGGTTTATCGAATGCTACGCTTAATACGTGGAAATCTCTACTTACACAACCGTTCTGTGTTTTAAATTTCACTTTCTTAAAAATTTCTATTCTCAAATCTTCTTGTTCACGCATTTCAGCTGTACATTCTTCACTTTTAATAAAATTATTCACGCGTATAATCTCATTATTCAAACGTTTATGAAAATCAGTTATTATCTTATGAGAAATCATCGTTCGATCCATATCGAGACACCATTGTAATCCGTTGAAATAATACCATTCACCGTTACTAAAAATATGGTCTTCACCATAAAGGTGTGATAATGTAAGTGCGATTTCGTTATCATACGTTCCGATGTTTTGAAGCGATCGTGTTTTTAATTCATCCATTAATCCTGGACAGTGTGATCTTACAAGCGCAAAAAACGATAAGTGTGAACCTTTACAACTGTAGAACGATCGCCATTTTTCATGACATACTTCTTTGTTGTATATCGTTGGATCTTTCATACTAAATAAATGCCACATACGTTCTTTTGCACCTGTTAAGTAAATTTTAATACCTGTGTTTATCCACGTTTCGTAATTAGTTGCTAAATGTTCGGGTAATTTCTCGATGCATTCCTCGATTAGTTCTTCATCTGTTAATTGATTTTCAGAAATGCCGATATTTGGTTCAGAACGACTTCCGGTGCTTGCAAAACTGTTTATTGATAACGAACGTTTAACTTTCATTTTAGGTTTCGACATGTAAATCATTTTTTCCAAACATTGCATGTTATCTATATCATCGATACATGTAACCATACATTCTTTCATTGAATGGTTTGTGATAATTGTTAGAAAACGATTCTGTCCTCTTTTAGTTGATAAGGGCATTCTAAAACATCCTGGTCGATATACACCAAAATCTATTCCTTTGATATTTTCATCTTTATCTCTGTTTGCAAATACCTTTTTAATGAATATTTTTAAACACGAATAGTTTTGAAAATATACTTTATTTATTAAAATAATATGCAGACTTGTTTTTGTTTTTTGTACCCCATCATTATCATTATAAACACCGGAAGAATCTAAAACTGCAAAATCTTCTGCGTTAATATTATGAACATTATAGTATTCTCTTAGACCAAAAATGGAACGTTCAATTACCGACGTTATCGTTATATCTTTCATTTCATCATCGATAGCGGGTGAAACATCGATATCAAAAAACAGTTTTACTGGATTTTTATCCAATATCATTTCGTAAAAACACCGATCAGTGGGAATTTGTGAATTCGCCCATTCTAAGAATTCATCATGAGTTTCAACTTTTGTAAATGATTTTGCTCCTTTGCTGTTTTCATCTTTTGCAAACATGAACTTCACACCACCAGCTTCAACGTCTTTTTTTGATCTGTACCATTCCATGTTGGTATTTTTATAGTACTATACTATACCCTATATTTTTAAATTAAATTGTCAAAATTAATCGAATGTTATTTTTACTTTAATTTTACATTTATTGTATCCACTCGTTATGATACGTTTTTTCTTTTTAGTTGAAGAAACGTCTGTCTGAATCTTATCTGTATTTTCTACTTTATTCATTGTTTCTGTTCCTGTATTATTTTCAGTTTTAGTTTCAGAATTATCTGAACTGTTATTATTCGTACATGTAGTTTCTGTATTTAATATAGAATTCTTTAAGGTTTTTGACATGTGATGTTTATCCGATAACATCATGTCATATTCAATACTGTCAAAGTATTGCAACGCATATTCGATCACCTTGTTCTGGATAAACCATCTAAATGCATTTAACTGCGCAAGCGTTGTTACAATACCATTTGGACGTTTTCTATACAATTCACATTCTATTTTATTAGTTAGAAATTCAACGTTGTTAGAATTAGAATAAAATATTCTTTGACGACGGCAAAAGGGATCAAAGTATTTTTTAGAAAATGATTTTAATTGATTTTTATATTCTAAAAACATGTTGAACGAATATTCACCTATTTTGTAAATAACGTTGTTTTTTCTTGAATAATTCGTTACCAACCAATCAAGTAATCTTAAAGATATAAATTGATTTTCTTTCAGGATGTTCAGGATTATCCTATAATTATGTTCGTTTGAATAAAAACGTTTCAATGAAATAAGTAGGAGATATTCTTTTCCATCACATTCCTGTTGCATTTTTTTCTTTTTATAATGATGTATGTATATATTTTTATATTCGTTATATTTTTAAATTATTTTACGCATTTTAAAAATTAATTAAGCAGTTTTTCACAACATAAAATACTATGGTTGCAATAGTCGTTATTGCCAAAGAACCAGTAAGTGTTAAATTAGGTTTATAGAATTTTGGCAAGAATTTTTTTAGTAAACTGTCCATAAGATTTAATTTAAACATGAAAAAAACAACGAAGAATGTTAATACATCGCGTACCATGTTTAAACATGAAGAATCTAATTTACCAGATAATAAGTTCTTTGTTGACATTATGGAGTTTTTAAGAATACCCTTAGAACGACGATTAGTTGAAAGATCTTCGTTCGTATCGTACATTAAATCATGATCTTTATTAGAAAATCTAACCTTTTTTTCTTGATTCTGATACTGTGTACTATCATATTCCTGTTCAGCCATTTCATTATCATCGTCGTCATCTATAAGGTCATTAATTGATGATGTAAAATTATCTTCATTTTGTAATTCTTTATTATCATTGTTCACGTTCGCACGTGTTTGAACATTGTTACCCTGTGCAGATGCTAATTTCTGTAATTCCATAAATATTTTTTTTTCTTATTATACGCTATACATATTATCTCAAGAAATCGAAACGCGGTGTTTTACGTTTTTTTCTATATCGTTTAAATAATGCGAATGCAAACGAAATGAACAGTAAAAGGCCGAGTATATTAGAACGATGTTTAGAAAAAAACGTATAAGCATGTTTACTATACTTTATTATTGTCTTAAATATTGACGATGTTTTTGTATGAGATATCTTAACTATATCATTTACAGATTGTTCGCTTTTTACAGATTCGGTTGTAGTATTAACAATTGTTTTACCAATGTTCATGATTGCCGTTTCAACAGGTTCTGATATTTCCGGTTTTGGAAATTCTTTCATACGAATACTTCTTATCAATAAAGGACGAGTAACACTGTTTGAGTTTTCTATAATATTCTGCATTATAATTTATTGAAAGATCATTTGTTTATTATTTAAACCATAATTTTTTTGTTTTTTGAAAAAAACTCAGTTGAGATGATTGTAAATATTGTTTAAACTTAGTTACGTAAGATTTTTTGATATCTGGATGGTTATTAACAAAATTTATCAATTTTTGTTGATATTCTTCTATTCCTCCTCTTTTATTTTTCATAATATTAATAATTTTTTTATACACTTTTTCTAATTTTTTTTTATAATCTTCGTTAACAAGCATTTTCTGTGATGGAAACCAACAATCTCCTTCAGATACATGTACTAATTCGAAATCATCTGTTGATGTATTAAACACTATAATCATAACCGGTATTTTCTTAGTTCCCTCTTTGAAAAAAATCGGAACACAATTTGATAAGTCACTCTTTCCTTCTTTTTCTTCTTCTTCGAATTCATCATATACTCTAACATCGTACATCGTATCAACAATTGTTTCATCTCGTGAAGATTTTTTACTGCTACGTTTGCTCGACCGAGATTTGCTTCTCGAACGACTTTTGCTTTTGCTTCTACTCTTACGACTGCTGCTTGTTCTAGGACGAATGTATGATTCACCCACTTGTTCACTAAGATCAGTTTGAATAGGTCGTTCATGAATTTCAGAAATGTGTTTAAGTTTAGTTATACAGTTTTGTATCGTATTAAAGTCCCAATTTCGTATAATAAAATCTATTAATTGTGCTTTATTTTTCTTTAATATTTCTTCTTTTATTAATTCTTCTGCGTTCATGGGTATTTGGATATATATTATGTATTAATATGTGATAATATTTTTTTTTAACATTGGATTTTTTCATATCCAATTAACGTATCTGAAATATCTTCACCGATAACTAAATCATTGCGAGAATTCTTACTTTTTTCTAATACTTTATTGTTCTTGGATATTTTATATTCTTGTAAAACAGTGCCTTTTTCTAAACGAATGAAATTGTCATAAAATACAATGTTCTTATCGATTAAATTTAAATGCGAAAGTTCATGCATGTACTTCTTAGAATTCGTAGGATTTTGATAATAAATCATGTTCTTTCGTTCGTCGGAATATGATGGCACGATACGTTCTTCTAAACGATACAGGTTTCCTTTTTTCATATGGTCACAATCGATAGCTGCACGTTTAACTATTTCATCATAAGGGCGTATGAGTAAGTTTTTTTTGCTACTTGTCAAGTACATATATTGATCAATGGACATGAACGATAAGATATGCGTTTTCAGTTTATCCGGAGTTCTCATTACCGGCGTGAACGAACGATCGAATACGGAAACGTGTTTGAATACAGTGACAGTAGGTACGACGTTCGGATTCTCGTTTATTATATCACAGTGGCTACCAAAACGAACACAACGTGCAATAGTCTGTCTTATTCTAGATTCATTCCATCGTGGTGAGAGTATATGGGCAGTTTTAACATTTCGAAACGAAACACCTTCAGAAACAGTTTCCGAACCTATAATTACGCTGATTTTTTGTCCACGTATATTATCTTTTGAATTAAACAGACGTTTTGCTATTTCAGCGACCTGTTTGTCTGTTTCACCAGACCAGATAAAGTATTTCTTACCATCTTCTTCAAGATCACCTACTTTCCAAGGAGTATATCCTTTACTCAATAATGAGAATTCTAATAACTTAATACCATACTGTAAAAAATGTGAAAATACAAATACAGTGCCCTTATTATGATGTGCAATAATGTTATCCGTAATAAATTTAATTTTAGGTGCAAACTTTTCAAGATGTTCGACATCGAAATTAGGTTCATTAATCCCCCTAGATGAATTTGAAATTTCACTTAACCGTATGTATTCAGCAGTTTGCATACCCGAATCATTGGAAATGTTTCGTTCAATCATCCTGTTTATATCTTTAATTCCAATTTTCTTGAATTTTTCGTTTAATACTTTCACATAACTATTCACCTGTTCTTGTGTCATTACATGTTCCATAACAACGATACGTTTAAAAGGAAATGCATTAGGGTGTCCAGAACTAACATATGAAAAGTTTCCACGACATAAGTCGTAAAGTTTCTCACTGTTCTTTTTTGGATCGTATTTGTTTATGAAATTAGTACGATCTAAAATTACCTGGTTTTCAGGCTGTAATAGATTAACAAGTAATGCTATATCATTCGGAAAATTTTTGAACGGTGTCGCAGTTAAACAGAACAGTCGTTCGAGTGTTCCGTTCATCTGTAAACGTGAAATCAAACCGTACAGTTTTTCGTATTCCTTAGAATCTTCAGAAATCATGTTTTGGATTTCATCTATAATAATGACTTTAGGTTTTCTACTGTTAATCAGTTCTCTTTTAACATTATCACCTATTAATGCCGAATGTGATATAATTCTAATATTTTGATTTTCTAATAATGTATTCTTCTTATTTTGAATCTTCTTTTCCAACAGTGCCATTTGTGCCTTATCGACTGTTTGTTTAGATGAAGTGCCTTTTTTTATGGCATGGTCTTGAATACGTTTCATAATTTGTAACTGCATGACATCGCTGTCGTTTTTCTTTAACGCATATGGATTTTCTTCGTCCTCTGAATATATCGGACATGTTTGAAATTCATCTTTGAATGAATTGACAACAGATGCTGTCGTCGATATGATGAACTCGACGTCTTTAAATTGACGCTTAAGTATATCTAATACTAAGATAGACGAACATGTTTTACCACTTCCTAAACCATGATATAAGACAAGGTTATTAGCATGCATTTGAACAGTGTTTCCCGTGATTAACTGATGAGTCAGTAATTTTCGTTCAGCACGGTTACACCAATCGTCAATATCGATGTAATCAGAATTGAAATTCACAACAAACGGATTCGTTTCCATCGTAGTTCTAATATTATCGTTGTAATGTTATTTTTAATAACTATACAACAATAAAATGTTTAAACCCATGAAAATATAAACAGTTTTCTAAGTATATGCAATTGCATTAATTCTTGGAAACAATGGCCCAAAACACCATCATGACTGCTCTCAATATAGTGTATATTAGAAACGATATAATGAGTATCCAAAATGGTTTGACAATAAATGAAGTTTATAAAATGAATTATAAAAAAGTTGTACAATATTTCAAACGTTACTTAGCATCGTTTGTCAGAACAAACGTACATATTAAAATTATCTTGAGAAATGTAGTTGATAATGGAGTAATGTTTTTTTATTGCAGAACTGCTCGTACTATAAAAGATAATACAGAAAGGTTAATTAAAAATCAGTGTAATAAAAAATGGAATGCCAGAATGTTGAGAACACAGAAGACATGTGGAATGTAATGTTTTGTAACATATTACAATGTTGTATAATAGTTCATGTCCCATTAGATTAGGTACTATATTGACTATATGATATTGTATAATAAAAATAAATCAGTTATTAAACCCATGAAAATCTTGTTCGTCTATATAGTAAGAATACAACAGCAGTGTCTTACTGTTCAACAAAGTGATCAAACAAGAACATTCAATCAGTCAATCAGTCAATCAGTCAATCAGTCCAATCATGGAACTTCCTTCAATCGCATGGTCTCTTGTGAAGTCTTACATGTTACAAGATGAACGTATTCTTGCCCAGAACATTAAAGAAATGTTTAGTTCTAAACAGTTGTATGATTTTCTTACAGTGAAACGTATCAAGGGTAGATCTTTATTGAAAACAAAGAAAGCAAGAGTTGAATATATTGCTAAGAACCACGATAATGAAATAAGATCTTACATGTATAATATATTTTATCTATATAATTACGTGAAAGATATTGATGTTTACATTTCTGAGTGTGATATTTTCTTTAAAAAAGCATTGGAATTGAACATTACTGAATTCAAAATATTTCTAGGAATGTTTAATTATAAATCTACACGGGCTATGATACTTTCTATTAACATGGAACGTTTGAATAAACTTCACAAGTTAACTAAAAAGTTATTTAGAGCATTTAGATATAGAGATTTTATTGATATGATGTTTTTGAATTCATTGAAGTTTATTATTAGCATTGTGGCATTGGATGATGATCTGTCTTAAAAAAATAAAAAAACAAATAAAAATAATTAAGAAATAATACATTTTATACATAGTGTGTCATTGTTATTATTATCACCATTTTCTTCTATATTCCCTTGTTTGTGTGTACATGTTATTTTTGTGAGTTCCATTACATCTTTTTGTATTGTTCGTTTTAAATTATCCATGCGTTCTATTAACATGATAAGACTTTCATTATACATGTTGATTTTACAATTCATATCATATAATTGTTGCTGAACATCGCTATTATTATTAGCCAGTTCATTTTCATTATTTTTTTTATTTTCATTATTTTTTTCATTTTCGTTATTATTTCTGTTAAAGTTTCTTCTAGATGATTTTATGGTTTTATCCAAATCTTCTGTATTTTTATAATGTTCAAAACTTTTAAGTGACAATTTATATTTGGATAACACAGTATCAATATCTACATTATTAACTTCATGATCATGCAAAGCTAATTTCTGAAGTCTACATGTTATAGCAAATTTTGTACGTTGTAAAATTGTAGATATTTCAAGTACTGATTTTCCGTTATTTAAATGTGTCATCATAATTTCTTCTTCTTGTTCGGTCCATCGTTTTCCACTATTTGTTGATTTGTTATCCTTCACTGATGATATTTTTTGACATCGCATGTTTGCAGTTTTTATTACTATTTACTTGTTTTATATTTTTAAATTAAATCTCACATGATTCCAATCAATCGAAATTCTAACCTATGATCTTGGTTTTGAAAATCGTATAAGTTTCCATAATAATCATAAAATTCAATATTGAACACGGAAAAATCATCCACCATTGGCATGAATTCACGCTTGATTGTTTTACTGAAATACATATTGTTGAATTGTTCCGTCAAAATGCCGAAACTTCGGCTGATCAGATTGTTGTTACTAATGTTGTCCGAAATATTGTTCAGCATCATGATAATATATGTCTCCGGGGACATGTTGATCTTATACTGTGATTCAATAACGAGACTCGTATCCGATGCATACCTCGTTTCTTTATCAAATCCTAAGATGGTATGTAACCCGTTTCCATAATTCGAATGACCGAACATGAATACGAAGTTGTTATCGTTTGCAGTGAATGTTAGTTTATCGGTAATATAATTGTATGTAACAGATGTTATGTCTGCACCCAATTTTGTCTGTATCTCTATCGCGAGATAGTATCCATCGTTGTAATAATCACCACCTGTGAGTTCGACAGTTTTCACTGTCGTACCTCCATCGGTTGAATAATACAGTTTATTGTTTGAACTATGAATTAATGGTCTCACGAACGGTACATTGTACTCTGTCAGTTCAACAGATAAGACATTCTTTATAGGTACATCGAGAATGACTTTGTATCGTGATGGACTAGACCAGTAATCCTTATTCCTATCACGGCTATCAATAATTACTTTATGTTCGACTAAACGACGTCTACCTTTTTTAACAGGTTGTTGTTTTTGGTTTTGCTGTTGATTTACTTTCACATGTTTCTGTTTTTTATTAAGATTTACTGAATTCATTGTATTGTTTATTTATATTTATATACACCTACGATAATATATACTTATATAAATATTCAGTTTTTTATACGTCCATTGTATATTTAATCAGATAAGATATTCGTTAAAACCTATCTGATTAAGTATGTCATGTGCACACAATTGTTCGGTGTCACGCTTTGTCATTGAACTACACTGTGCAGTGTATGTGTTGTTATCGATAACGACTGTCACTGACATCGAGAAAATAGGATTGTGAGATTTCCCAGAAACATTTACAACTTCATATATCGGTGTTTCAAGATGTCGTTGTTGCATGTATCTTAACAAAATGTCTTTAAAATTGTTATCGAACATCAATTGTTCGAAGTTAATTTCATCTTGGAAAAGCGATACTAAGAATTGACGAACGTAGTTCAAACCCATGTTAATTTCACGATAATCGAGATAAATGGCACCAATTAATGCTTCGAGAGCATCTTCAAGAATTTTGTTATTGATCTTCGTATTATTTGCTAGGTTAACATATCTATCGAGACGTAATTTTCTTGCTAGATATGCTAAGGTTTTTCCATTTACCAATTTAATACGTAATTTAGTAAGAAATCCTTCGTTCTTATCCGGATATCGTTCGTATAGGTATTCACCTATGATCATGTTCAGAACTGAATCACCTAAGAATTCAAGACGTTCGTTACTTACAGCTTCGGGAAACTCTTTGCGAGCGTGTTTTAAAATTGATTTATGCATGAATACGTTATAATACATATTCATATTACGCGGACGTATGTATCTTAATACACTAGTAAGTTCTTCTCTATTGATAAAATATAAGGTTGTACTTGCTGTTTCCATATGTATATATAATAATCACTTCTTTACTAACTATATAAAATATATTTTTAAATTTTAAACAAGTGAAAATAAACGTTATTTATCAAAGATTAAACTGAATTAGCGGGTAATAAATTAAATATCTCTTCGTCGTATGTTAAAGTAACCGCGGAAAGCAAAAAATCGTTCTTTTTGAATGTTATCGGGAACATTGTGTTATTATTAATTGTTATAGTAACATCTTGTTGACCTGTAAACGGTCCTATGAATAGACTATTCGTTGGAAAAACAACGTTCTTGTGGATATTTTTCACAGCTGCTTTTAAAACGTTCGTTTTATCAAGTATGTCTTTGTATGTAAAATTTTCATCGAGATAAGACATGTTCTTGAATATATGTGATGTGTCTAATGCAATAATGTATTCTTTCACTTTATTGTTATTTAGATATATGTATATAACCATATCACCACGATGAATATTATAATACGTTTCCTTAATATTACTTATAGTTGAACCCATGATTAATTATTATAATATATAAATATATTAATTTATATAGTTATAATTAAAAACACACAATGAAACGAGGTAATCATCCTTTGTATTCACTTTTCGACTGTGAAAGTTTCAAAAAAACATCTTCGAAATATATTTTCAATAAATGCAAATTAAAAAATAAAATACGTAATCCAAGATTCCAATGTTCGAATATTACAGTGTTCGATAAAATAGAATGGTTTCCAACAACAATGATCATGAATTTTTATAATAATAAAGAACAAGTGTTTAAAACAATGCTCAATTTAAATTATGGAATTATAGACAGTAAAGATCATGATGTTTTTAAACCAAAACACAACGACATGTTTAAAAAAGAAATAGATAGTGCATTCGATAATAATAAAATAAAAGGTATCTGTGGTGTATCTTGTCTTGAATTACCAAACAATAAATTAGTTTATTTAATAGGTGAAAAACATGTCAAGCATACATGTGATAACAGTTATATTCCAGCATGGCAGTTTATATATAATTACATTCTTTCAAATTTGAAATGGTCATATGTCGTCGATTTTTTATTGGAACAAGATATTCATGAAATAGTTAAACGCCAAAATAGGAATTTTTATATACAGCGTGAATTGGATAAATACGATCTCAAAAAATTAAGGTACATTGTATCCGATATATGCAAGTACACTAAAAAGGGTATCGACACTGAAAATAAAAATTTGAAGAATAGCATAAATAAACACGTGCGTATTCATCGCAATGATATACGAGGCATCTTATACAACATTAACGTTGTTGGTGATGCTTTGGAAATTTTGAAAAAACAGATGTCAGAGCATAATGTTTCAGATGATGCATACGAAATAGCAAAAAATATGGTTAATGGGTTAAATGATTTCCTGTTCGTAAAATCATTAGATGAATTTTATATAAAATATCCATGGTTAAGAGAAATCACTTCAAAATTCTCTGATGAATATCGGCGTAAATTTGATCGTATGATAAAAACTGAATACTTTTCTAAAATTAACATGTTCAAAAGAGGACTTACTATTTTTGACAAGTTCGAATTCTATGTTAAAATGACAGTGTTACTAAACGACATGTACACAATAGGGTACATTATGAACGATGACGTACACAGGATCGTTGTCTATGCTGGTGTATATCACACAATGCATACAGAAATACTTCTTATCAAATATTTTAATTTCAGAATAATTTGGAATAACCATGGAAGATATTCGTTAGAAAAAAATGATAAAGATAATAACAACGATGGAAATAACGATGATGAAATAAGTTGTTGTTATAATAAAAACGAAGTAAAATAAACATTATTTTCATATGTTAATTAATAATATAATACAATATACAACATTGTTGTTACATCATGGGAGCGATCTTCTCTATATTATTTTTCAACTCATTATATGGGTTACTGAATCCAATGTCTATTACATTTAGATTATTTTCTTTGCCTTTTCTTTTAAATCCATTGTTTTGGGAAAAAAAATATACGCTGTTGAATTATTTGGACTTTGAATTAGAAAAAAAAGATGTTTCATTTGATGGTATTACGAAGCGTCCGCGTATATTTTGGTCGATGTATCTGTTCAACGTCATTATCGTGCAGTTATTGATCGTGCCTTTACTCACGTTCAAGAAATTCGATCTAATAGGTGGAAAAATAACAGGTGTCACGAAAAGTCAAATTCCGATGATCATGTATCATATCCTTGTATCGTTCACATTGCCGTTTGGATTAGCAGCAGTTGTTAAGGACAATATCTTGAAAAAAACAACAAGTCAGTTATTGGTTAAGACAACAACAACCTTATCTATGTTAATTGGATTTTTTATCGCGTTCCATATACGACGAACGTTTAGAATCGTCGACATTTTAATACCTTATATCTGCACATACCTCACATTGTTTACGACGAACATTAAGCAGAAAATAGAAAAATATACGTTTAATTTAGTAGGTATATCGTTACCTTCTGAAAAGTATTCGTTTAAGGATGTCTTCGATAATAAAAAAAACGAACGCATGTGGTTCTTTTTAATTTTCTTATTCTGGTTCAGTCTAAACATTGCCGTAGGAAAAATCTTACCAATTTACAGTGTGCTCAGAATGAAATTATCCGTTCTTATGGGTGAAAAACGCGAATTGATATCATCGTCAGTTGCAGCAGACAGTGCTCTTATGTCACTCACGGCTTCGTCCAGGACAGATTCGCGAGATTTTATCACGTTCATAACTTCGTTTTTCATATACATGCTGTTACCAATATATGCAGGGAAGAGTTATTCAATGATGCTCTATCATACGGCTAAGACCGAAGAAGATAAGTTGAGATATGCGCGTTTCGGATTCAGTATTGGGTTCATGTCAATGTTCTTTTTAATATTCATCATGGAGAACATTGTTCCACAGAGAACACAGGACAGATTGAATAGTTCAGTCGTTAGAGTATATAGTCCTGTTGCAACATTATCTAATTATATTACAGCACGTGTTCTTGATATTATCAAATTCCCAATGTCTATATTGTTATCCATATTTAGATCAAGAAAATATAGAAAATAACATCTTATTTATAATTATATTGATAAGGCTGACATAATAAAGGACACGGTCTTGACTTACGAATATAGTTATTGTCTTTAGTCTTTTTCTTCTTATGCTTTTCATATATCTTTTGAGATTTTCCAATTTCCATTAATGCTAATATATGTTCTTTATGCTCAATATGCATATTCATTTTTTCATCTTCAAGTGTATTTATTTCATTTAAACTGAACTGTTTGAGATTCTTAATTTCATCAATAACGGTGTTCAGACTATCATCAATTTTATGTGATGTTTCAATATTTTTAACAAATAATGAAAGAACAACTGTACAAACAAATACAAAGGTATAAGATATACTTATGAACATGTTATCAAGATAACATATTAGTACAGATAATGCAGATTCTAAAAATGTTATAGTATATAATATTTTTACAGTTCTGGAAATAATGATTATATATTTCTCGTTTTCTATCATATTTTATCATGTGCATTCATATATAATAATTTAATTTAAAGAAATCTTTAAATTAATTTAGTATACGATAAATATAATGGAAGAAACTGAATCATCAAGACAAGAAGATACAATGAAAACAGGAAACATTAAAAAAACCTGTAACAAAATTCTCAGATATTAGAAAAGCCGAAGATATTAAACAGAAAGAAGAATTAATAGAAGTATTCATAAATAATAAAAAAAGACATACTAAAGTTGTCAACCATTTCGACAATGTTATCAATAAATTGCAAGGAAAAAACTCAGCAAGATTTCTATTATATAATATTTCTGACATTTTCCATATTTTCTCAAACATCCACATTGCGTTCACTTTTCATATCACGACGTCTTTTTAAAAAACCTGTTTCACCTTCGTCTATGTTATAAACCCGTTTTTGTATATAAGACGGTAATGGCATACTGTCATTAGCAATATCATCGTACAATTTTTCTATCTCTTTAACTATTTTCTTCACGCTTTCACTGTTCTTACCGTTGATCATATTCAGTTCCGTATAAATATGTCTGAACAGTTTATCGTAATCGACCATCGTCTTTCTTGCATGTCCTTTCATATCATTGAATCTAAAAAAACGCGAAATTCCCAATAATGCAGCACAGAAAACGTTCAGTGATGATATAGCAATTGATGCCTCGGGATTACAGCTGAAAATAGAACTGAACCCTAACGCGCCTGTAAATGCAGAGATAATAACAGCAGGTATAGACGTAATAATATCCGATGATTTGTACAGATTATAACAGTCAGTATACTTCTTGTGTTTCGCATACGTTAATCGTTCAAACGATTCTAATACTTCAACTAATCTTTTCTTTAATGCATCGTCATTAATGATTTCATTTTTTTCTTCTTCAGTACCATTTATACCGTCCATGTTTTTATTTTATTTCTTGACTTTTTATTTTTATTATATATAAAGTATATAATTAATATATAATAAAAACGAATATTAACATTATGGATAAAATAATGAATGTTATAAACAGTGAACAGATGATAAAAATAAGAACTGCAATAGATGTGAAATTAAACGATCGTAATTTTACATACATGTTGATTTTAAGTTTATGTGTTCTTTTATTCATACGTATTCTTTTCACGTTCATATTTTCAAGAAAACGTAAAAAGGTAAGTTATACTAAACAGTCACAGAGTATGCAACAGCATGTTCAGCAATTACATGATTCACAATGTCAACATCAACAATATTCTCCTATAACACAACAAGTTGCATCTTACAGTCAATTTAGACGTTCGATATTTATATTATGCGGTCTTATCATCTTTATATTCTTATCTAAATACGCGAAATGGTATAATAATAAGCAATATTCTGGTAGTCGAATGAAGTACGGTCGTTCATACAATGTGGATAATAGGAGATGCGACTGTACGCATAGATGTAGATGTGGTCGAAGACACAGGTGTAGATGTGGTCACAGGTACAGGTGCAATTGTGGTAATTCACATTCATGTAGATGCAATTGTGATAATCAACGGCGATATATGGTTCCTAAGTATTACCAACATGACTATGACATAGATAATGAAGATATTGGGCATAATTATATACCAACGACAAAATTAGATAATATAAAATACATGGATTATCATCCAGATATGAATTATGATAATAACCATATGGGATATTATTGATTACCATTATTATTAATATTACTAATATTACTAGTTGATGCTTATTATAGTTGTTGAGAAAAATTGCTGGTATCAATATTCTGGGTGAGAGGATCAACGAATCTTCTTCTTTCGAATGATGTATCTCTAATTTTTGTTATTGCTGCTTTACCGAGATTACCTATCTGAATACTAAGTTCATTTAAACTTTTATTAGAATCATTTCTACCAATAAAATAAAAAATATAAAAAAATAGTCCGAAAATTCTAGATATACCGTACATAGCTACTACTACTGTATTCAATCTTTTAAATTTTGCATCATTTGTAATATGTGTTATTTTAGGAGTATATTTTTTAGATCTAATACCTAACATAGAAAGAGATATTAAATTCCCTATAAACAAAAGTATAATAAAAATCCAACCAATTATGGTCGTTTTTTTTCTTAAGAACTCTAGAATCTTATTTTCCATATTTGGCGGAGTTTGCTGAGTTTGCTGAGTTTGCTGAGTTTGCTGAGCTTGCTTATTGTAAAAATATTCTTTTAAATCGCTTAAATCGAGTTGATTTGAAATATTATAAATTATAATGCGTGACAACAAATAAAAAAAGTCAAAAAATATCTGCGTCATTAAATACTGTTTATATTTAGTTTTTTTATCTCCTGAATAATCTTCATCATGCTCTGTTATGTCAGCATAAAGAACACTTGCTACAATAATTGATATCATTAAAAATGTAAGTTCACTAATTGATAAAACCATTGTAATAAATGAAAGAGTAGTTGTCATATTTTAAAAAGTAATTAAATTTTATATTTATTATATATTTATATAATAATTTTATTAAATTATAAATGTATAAACAATTCATTAATTATTTTTAACCATGGTTTGATTATCGTTGCGCATCACTCGGTACTTGTACATGTTGTCTCGTTTGTGCAGAATTGTTCATCATCATCTGCATTGGATTAGTACCTGTGTATATCACGATGTACAAAAACGCAATCGAAAAAAGCGCTATTACGAAAAGTTCTTTCAACGTATCAAGTGATGTTAATCGTATGATTTTTCCCTTTGCAGAATTTTTAATGTTCTTTGCCATGTATTATATATGTTTTAATTAATACATATGGATTTTTTTTATATCAAAGTGTATTATTTTTTATTTTTTATTTTTTATTTATACATTGATCAAAAAAATATTTCGTATGGAAATTTATTCATGAACATGTGATGCAAATCAAAGTTGTAAGGATTATCATCAACAGGTATGGGTATAGGTACAAGAACCGGTATAGGTGGTCGTCTTATATCCGTTTCATTGTTGTTCATATGATAAATGTTATTTATTCCAAAACGTCGTTGAATAAAACATAACGATATGGTATTTAATTTTATCAATTTCTTGATTATGGATAATATTTTATTATTCATCCTACACTTAGATGTTATAATTATGTTCTATTATATAAAAAAATATAGATAATTATACGTTTTAATTTTAAAATATAACACAATTCAGTAAAACATGTGTATATTGATGTTTCTAATCAGTTGATTTTTATACGATAACTTCACGTTAAGAGAATTGTTACCATTTTTCAACTCGAAGATACATTTCCACATAATGATTTATTCTGGTTTAATCTTTATTTTTTTTCTATAATAAATGAATAAACACACAGTGTATGTATGATAGTTGACATGCAAATAAATAACATTTCATTACTTAGAACCATACGTTCTTCTGTGATTACAAGCAGAGAACATATTTTATATGATTATAAAAAAAATCTAGATTGTGGTCATGTAGATATTTCTAATTTTACATTACGGTGGAAATATATAAAAATTCGTACGGATTATGAAAAAGAAATAACACCTATACCGTTTTTAAAATATACTTTTTCATATTATCCAAACGTTCTTAGCATTCATCCGACAATGCAACGACTGTTATCAGATAAAAATGTATTTGTTGATTATAATCAAATGTTTGATTTTAATTCTATTCAACCGGTTAAAACTTTTAAAAATGAACATTTATCCGATGTTTTAAACCAATCAAAGCGAATATGCATTTTTAAAAGTCTTCAGATGTTAAAGAATTCAATAAATGATCGTCTTCAAATATTAAATCTTCATAATTGATTTTTTAATATTATTATTATTACATGTTTTATTTTAATAAAAATAATATACGTCTTTTATAAAAAATATTTTAAGTATGATTCTCATAACTGGACATAAAGGATATATTGGATCACATCTCGTACATGAACTTAAACGAACAACAGACCATGTGTTCATAGGTTTAGATAATAAAGATTCCGAAGAAGATGATTATGGTAATGAAGAAACCTTAAAAAAGGTATTCATAGAGAATCCTGAAATTAATACGGTAGTACATATTGCTGCGTTCTTGGATGTGCAAGAATCTGAATTCTTTCCCTTGGAATATTATGATAACAATATATCAAAAACACTTATTTTACTTAAAGTTATGAAAGATTTTAATATAGGAAACATCGTGTTCATTTCGACATCCGCTGTATATGCGGATACTATAACATATGATTCACTAAGAGAATCAGATAAACCTGATCCAATAAGTCCGTATGGAAAAAGCAAATTTGTCATAGAATACATTCTAGGTTCTCTTAAATGTTTTAACACGATTGTTTTAAGACTGTTTAATGTATGTGGGTTTTTAAAAGAAATTGGTATTTATCATAAGAGAATGGTCTTTTCAAGATTTGTAGATGGTGTTTTGAACGAAGGTAAGATCACAATTAACGGTAACGATTACAGTACTGCAGATGGTACATGCGAGCGAGATTGTATTCATGTAATAGATGTTACGAAAGCCATTATTTTATCTGTTGATAATTTACTGTCTGAGAACCCTATAAGATTTGAAATGTTCAATGTCGGATCAGGTGTAACAATTTCTCTTCTGTGCTTAGCAAGTTGTATTCGTGATAAATTAAATCTACAATTTGATATCGAATATAAACCACGACGAGAAGGAGATATGGCACAAACATTAGCAAATATCGATAAGATTAACGATTATCTAGGTTGGAGACCAACATATCGTAGTTCAGTTCAATATTTAGTAGAAAATTATTTATCAAACAAGTAAAAATATGATATAAAATATAAACTTATTACATAACTGAAAGTAAAAAAAATGAACGTCGTGAAAAATAAATCTAATCAAAACACAACGCATGTAAAACATGTTATGACTCTTATGCCAGAATCATGTCATGGACGTAAAGCATTGATTACCGGAATTACAGGTCAGGACGGTTATTATCTTTCTGAATTTCTTATTAAGAAAGGATATGAAGTTCATGGTATGATTCGACGTCATTCAAAAAAAATCGAACATATCTATTCGCATAATAAGTTAAAATTACATTTTGGTGATTTATCAGACACAAGTAGTTTAACATCGATTATCTTCGACGTTAAACCCGATGAAATTTATAACCTAGGTGCCGTAAGCAGTGTTCATATGTCATATGATATGCCTGAATACACTGCTAATATAAACGGAATGGGTATTCTTCGTATATTAGATGCTATAAGATCAGTTGGTCTTTCTAATGTTACCAAAGTTTATCAAGCATCTAGTTCAGAACTTTTCGGTAATACCAACGAAATTCCACAGAAAGAAACAACTCCTTTTTATCCAAGATCTCCATATGCTGTTTCTAAACTATTTGCATTTTGGACAATTGTTAATTACCGTGAAGCATACGGTATGCATTTAACTAATGGTATTTTATTTAATCATGAAAGTCCTCGTCGGAGTCCTGCATTTGTATCTCGAAAAATAACAAGAGCTGTTGCACGTATTTCAAAAGGTTTACAAGACAAAGTAATACTCGGAAATTTAGATTCGAGACGCGACTGGGGAGATGCTAGAGATTATGTACGTGGTATCTGGATGATGATGCAATTAGATCACGGTGATGATTTCATTCTCGCTACAGGTGAAACACATACCGTACGCGAGTTCGTCGAAGCAGCATTTGCATACGTTTCTATAACAATTATTTGGGAAAATAATGGTATAAACGAAAAAGGACGAAATAGCGAAAATAATAACATCGTAATAGAAGTATCAGAACAGTTTTTTAGACCAATTGAAGCTGAAACAATTGTTGGCGATTCATCCAAGGCAAAAATGTATTTTGGATGGGAACCAACGGTAAGATTCAATGAACTCGTCTCAGACATGATGGCTGCTGACATAGCAAAACTCGAAGCCGGGCATCTTATTGATTAATACAAAATACATGAAAAACTAAGAAACAAAAGATAATCTAAATTAAATTTTTATGTATATATATTAATACAAAATTTAAATATTTAATATTATAATGAATGTTGATAAAGGACAAACATTTTCTAATATACGAACTAATATGAAAGATTCATTTAAATACAAAGATATAATAGCACCGAAGATTTTAAACACGATAATAGCCATAGTAATAAATATATACATTCCATATGATATGTACAAAACTATTAATATCTTAAAAAATACAGAATATATAAACGAAGAAACAGGAGAAAAAATCAAAACCTTTCGGCATGAAGTTGCATTCTTAAAGTTTAGTATTTCTTTATTGATTCTTAGTGCGTGTTTTTCAGTATCTGTGTTTGTTACCTATTTATTAGGAAAAGCAAATAAAAGATTGTTAGTTTTAGGTTATTTTTTAAGAATTCTATATTTATTTGCAATGTTAATTCTATATTTATTAAATCTTACACATAGTATACCTTGGGCAGTCAAAACAACAGGTTACAAAGGTGAATTTGATAATCGAACACATTTTGGATTACCTGGTGTTCTTATTGCTATAGCACTTATATCAACTACTATTGGATACTTGTATCCATTAGTAGGTTTAAAATAATAACACACTATATAATCGTACGAAAGATTAAAAAAACAGAAATAAACGCACTGGATAAAAAATCTTCATGTTATATTAAAATATATATTTAAAACAATAGATTAGAAAAGTTTAAAAAAATTTAAAAAAATAAGTTTGAAAACATTTTTTAAAATTATATATTTTTTAAAAATTATTTTTTAAAAAAAATAATTTTAAAAAACATTTTTTGAAAATAGTTTTTTTCGAGATTCATTTTTAACTTTAGTTTATTTTTAATTATATAAATATGATATTTATAAATTGTATATACATTTCCTTTATTACCATTATATCATAACAATGCATGTTTTACGTATATACCTAGTTTTTTAAGAATCATTCAATGTTTGATCATTTTGAACACTCGAGAAGTCGAAAAATGATTTTTTTTATAAATTTTGATTTTATCATAACAATATGCTCAAAGCACAAAAATTCCTAATTTTTAAGACGCACCTTTTTTCGATTCAAAAAAATCGATATTTTTTCATTTTAGGCGTCTTAATCGACTTTTTGAATCAAAATCATTGATTTTTAAATTTATGACGATAAAGACAATTTTCCTTTTTTCTAGATAATAGTGAATTATTTAAAATAAATTACATGTATTCTGAATATCAGCAATGTTTGGTTTTACAAATCAAAAGAAATTAACTTTTTTTCTATGCTGAGTTATGATTAAATCTAATAAAACGTTATATTCTAACTGTTTTATACATTCTTCATATTCAGCTTTATCTACATTAAGTATACTATCGTCGTTCTTGGCTTTTCGCAATAGTTTCATTAAATCGGCACTGAACATCGACAATGTAATACCTTCACACTGCCTGTCCTTTTTACGCTTATTACTCGTTTTGGACGATGTTTTTATTATGTTTTTATTAACATTATTATTGTTATCACATATCGTTTCTTCACTAAATATCGTCATAATTTCGTTCAGTTTAGTCATCGCTGCACGTTTATCACTGAAAGGTCGATGCTTAGTAAAGTTAATACCGAACAGTGTGTTCAAGTCTTTAACATCGTACTCAGAAAACTTACCGTATAATAACTGTTTCGTTTGATCATCGGTAATATTACCACAGTTAGTTTTCATTCTCTGAAAAGCACGAATTTCCTTTTTCAGAATATTTGGAAGATCTATGATTTTAGTAATACCGTAGTATAAGGATTCTTTAGTACTTTGTAAATAAATCTTGTAGATACGAAATAATTCATCATCCATGATTAATAAGTAGTTTTTGAATAGATTGTTTTATATATTATTATTTGAAAACGTATCAAAATAAAATCTTAAATAATACGTAAAATATATATCCATGTTATATAAGTATATTATTACTTAACAATGTTAGGAATCAATAATAACAACATAGTCATTATTATCATTATCTTGGTCGTTATCATACTGTTAATTTCTAAATATGTTATGATCATTACCGATAATAGGAAAATTGAAAGACCTTCGCCGATTTTACTACAAAGTATTATCCAGGATATTACACCTGAAGTATCCAAGAACGTTAGTGAATACACGAAAATAGACATAGATGTAGATAAGCTCGCTGAAGAATTAGATCATAAAATGCACGGAACGATGTATTCGAAATGTAGATCATTGAATAACTTACCTCGATCACAGAACATCGTTTATTATATCGATGCTGATTCATGGAACGCTAACAGTAAAAAACTCGTTAATCATATCAACAAGTGCGAATACTCGACGATTTATGATGGTGTTTCCATGTCAATGGATACACTCTCTGGTAAATTATGGATAAATGGTAACATGAAATCGAGATTCTTACTCCCTGTTCTCTACGATAATAACACGACCTTATGCTATGTTATGAAATACAGTGGAAATAATAAGAACCGTATACTTACCGGTGATAACACAGATTGGTTATCTGGTTTTCATAATGGAAAATCAGGTGTTGCATTTCATGGTCATTGGTTAACACGAGGTGTACCTGAAACGGATGAGAAGATAATTGGTATCGACATGGACAGGCGTTTCTACGCGAACGGTATAGAACGTACAATCGATTTCAGTTCTAGTTTTGAAAAACCGGTTCAGTTAGGAATTAATATAGGAAAACCATCGGATAAAGAAATTGAACACAGTGAATTCGGTATTGCTGAAATAATCATGTACAATACAAAATTAACAAGTGATGAAGTAAAGAAGGTATTCGATGTTCTTAATGCACGACATAATGTATATAACGAAAAAGAACTCAATGAAAAAAAACTATGCCGTTTCAAACTTAAAAAACTGTCGAATGAACGATATGCTATTTACAATCATGCAACGGATACGTTCATACAAATGGATGCAAATAACGGCAACGTTAGAAACAAATCTATCAAAGAACCATACGAAGACTTCAAAGAAAGTGAAAATTCATCATTTCAATACGAAATAACTAAACTTGAAGATGATAAATTCGAAATCCGAAACGTGATCGCGAAAAGAAATATAGGTGTAAGTGATAAAGGATTAGTATACAGTAAAGATACTATAGGTAGTTGGGAAAAGTTGCTATTCATTAGTACAACGGGAACGATCATCGATGAACTGTCCGATGGTATCGAATGCTACATTCTAACGCATCATGGAACGTATATTAAATCTGGGAAATTTAAGAACAGCAGTTTTTCAGTTACGCATAACATCTTATTGGACAGTCCGACAGAAACGTTCGGTGATTTAAAACAGAACATGAACAGTAACAGTGGCCGTTACGGAACGAACTTTTCATTCCTGTAATCTTATGTATTATCCATTATCGCGTATTTTAGGTTATTTTTTAGATTAGTGCCGTTATAATTTCTAATTGTTCTGCATGTACTTATTTAATGAATAATTAGATATCATAATAATATAATTACGTTTCAAATGTTATGAAAAAAGGAACGGTATAGTTATGAAATTTAAAACACTATGTAAGATAACGAGTATTTTTGAACATTGAGTCTTAGGTGAAATATCACCGAAACCAATAGTTGTTGTCAATATAACTGAAAAAAACACGGCATCTATGAACTCCGCAATTTCAAAATCAGATTTCATGTTAAAATAAATCATCAGAAATACAACGATATTCATCATAAAGAAAAAAAAATAATCAATTTTTTTCCTTTATTTTTAATATAATTGACTGAAATACTTTATTAGCACCTGTTTTCTCCGATTGATCAGCCATATTTATTCAATTTAATATATATTATATTAATACTTGATAAAAAAATGATTTAAAATATATTAAATATTAAAATATTCGATCTTATTTTAACCCATGAAAATTACAGGGGTCAATATAGTAAGTCAAATGAGACAAAACTGATCTAAAGCAAAACAAGACAAGACAAGACAAGACAAGACAAGACAAGACAAGACAAGATGTATGCCTTTGACACCAACCTCAAGGAGTTCCATGCGATGATGTTGTATATGTCTTGCACCATCGATGATGGTGAAATGGACATTGTCCAGATGATGGAAACGATGATTGTTCTTACCAACTGGTATCGGATGCACCTGGAAGGTGATCTGATGTCCGTCCTGCGGACCGGGTATCCGGCCTACATCGCGAGCGTAGCGAACAGGGTCGAATACATAGGGTTCCATTTCATGAAGATTCGGAATTCCCTGCGGAGATCCGGACTTTTGGTGGAACAGTGCATCGTGGATGTATACGAGCCATTTGGGCAGATCGGCGAGTTGTTCTTGAACTTCAAGAACGCACGTGTCTAAGTTAAAGCTACCCCAACTACCCCCCCCCCCTCCCCACGAAAACCGGCAAAAAACAGGAAAAAAACATAAAAAGTCCCTTTTTACTGCGTACACTTACTCAGATGATGTGTATATTATTTAATAATTCAATTTAAAGATATGAACTATATAAACAATATCAGAAACTGAGTTTATAAAATACGATAACAATAACAACAATAACAACAATATCAATATGGGATCTGGAATTACTAAAATCAAAAAATGTCAACTACAATGGTTTTTACTCCAAATCGACATGATATGATTAGTAACAGTATTTTATATTTTTACTTTATAAGTCAATACATACTCGATGATATATACCTATTAGAAAATGTATCATCGATGATTTTTTATAATAACAAGATTAAAGGAAGAGAAGGTATTGAATTCACGAAAGTGTTCTTTAATTTTATAAATGATCTTAGTTTAGACGGTTCATTAAAAGATACAAAAATAATAAAAAAATGCGCATTAATACATGTGAGAAGAAATGTATCCGCTGAAAAATACATAGCATTTTATAAATTGTTAATTTCAGTATTAACTAAAATAAACAATGACTTATTACATTTTAATGTTGTATTATTTAATCCATGTTTAGAACATGTGTTAGGATACGTTACACGTAATATGATAATATGGACAAGGTTTTATGAAGAGAAGTTCATGAAATTTGGTGAAAATAAACGCATCTTGTTTTCTCCGATAGGTAATAAGTTTAAAGATGCAATAAAATGTTAATTTTTTGAATTTTTTAGTGCACATATTTTAACCCATGAAAATTATAGGGGTCAATATAGTAAGTCAATTGAGACAAAACTGATCTAAAGCAAAACAAGACAAGACAAGATGTATGCCTTTGACACCAACCTCAAGGAGTTCCATGCGATGATGTTGTATATGTCTTGCACCATCGATGATGGTGATATGGACATTGCACAGATCGTGGAAGCGATGGTGGTTCTTACCAACTGGTATCGGATGCACATGGAAGGTGACCTGATGTCCGTCATGCGGACTGGTCATCCGGCCTACATCGCGAGCGTAGCGAACCAGGTCGAATATGTAGAGTTCCACTTCATGAAGATTCGGAATTCTCTGCGGAAATCCGGACTTTTGGAGGAACAGTGCATCATGGATGCGTTTGAACCATTCGGACAGATCGGTGATACGCTCTTGATATTTAATACCGAAAATGAATGAAAGAAGTATATGATACAATCCTGACCAAACACCCCCCCCCCACGGAAACCGATAAAAACAGAAAAACCCATAAACATCCCTTTTTATTGCGTACGGTGTTCTTATTTTTCAAACACCTCCTTAAGTTCCCTATACTCGCGTTTGCTTAATCCGCTTGTTTCCTGTGTCATTTCCTCATGGTTCAACCATTTTTTTAGTACATCCATTTCCTTCTTTGAGAACTGTACACTGTTCAGAGTATAGGTTTCGAACGCTTCCCATGTCATAGGTACCCATTGACGCACGTACTCGGCGATAGTGTTTGCATAACACCTAGTCTCATACTGTGAATGTCCGTCCATTCTCAACTTGAGAAAATGAAGCAAGTTATGCAGATCTATCTTCCAGTAGAATTCAGTGTACTGGTTTAATGGTAAAACGGTTCTTGCGAGTTCTCTCGATATGTTCTTGTAAAGTAAATCATCGTACATGACATGACTATCTTCTGAATGTGTTTTTATCTGTCCCTGTATAGAATCTACCAAGAATGTTGAAAACGACCGTGTTAAATCACGTCCTTGACGATTGTTCGATGACTGTGGATTAATGTTTTCCTTTTCAGGAACATAAAACTCGTAAGGCAATTTAGTATACCTCGCTGAAATTTCATTGACATTTGCCGTGCGATGTCTTAACCATTGTCTGGCAACGAAGATGGGTACCTTTACGTGAAACTTGATCTCGCACATTTCGAACGGACTCGTATGCCTGTTCTTCATCAGATAATTGATGAGTTTCCTATCCTTTTCAACCTGTTCCCCATTGATTTCTTCGTGATCACATGCTGATGAATAAGATATGCGCGCAGCATTCACTACCGATCTATCATTTCCCATGACATCGACGATGCGCACGAATCCATGATCCAAAACACGTTTGATTTCTTGCATATTCATAGTAATAATTCAATATTTCCAGAGTGTATTATAGTCTTACTTTATAAATAATTTTATGAAATAAGACGCATAATATGGTATGAATATTATAGATGATATAAAATAATTTATTAATTATTAAAGTAATTTAAAGATATACTAAATTTTATATTAAACACACGAGAAAGTTAGAGAACAAAAGAAACATAAACTCAAACATGAACAATGCCAATAATATTAATAATAACAACACTGAGTTTTATGACATTAATGATGAACTTCGTTGGATCAAGTACAATAATCTGCATGTTATCGAAATGAAATCAAATGGATATATTAATATTAGTAAGATTTGTAATGAAAATAATAAATTATTAAATGATTATACAAAAAGAAGATATAATCATTGAACAGAAAGAAGATAAAATAGATGATTTAAAGAGAATATTGGATATGCGTCATGAAGAATATCTACGAGAATGTAAGATAAATAGGAAAGAAACATCTAAGATACTTGATAAAATGTCTGAACAATGTGAAGAGATAAAGAGACAGTGTGAGGAGATGATGAAACAAAGTGAAAAGTTAATTAACATTGAAAATACAACATGCCTTTATGGTAAGTATATCGAACACATGTATAATAATTCTAAAAAGGATATGACTGAAGAAAAAAACGTCGTGGAAGATATGAACAACAGAAAATTCCAGATATTTAAAGATAATATTGATACAAAACTCGATACGATAACGTATGAAAATAAGTCAGGCTGGATAAATATGAATAAAAAATAGACATGTTTATACATGAATATGAAACCGAACTTACGCGGAAACTCGATGAACCGGTGACTAGGTTAAGACTTATTACGTCATATGAAGAACTCGTACAGATTTCAGATCCACATGGTCACGAAGTTCCTACAGGAGAACATATGCTTAAAAAAGAGGTAAAGGAAACAATTATGAATTATCTTAATAGGTAAAAATATAAAAATCATACATTATACAATCATTTACGTTTATTAAAATAATTATAAATCGTAAGCGTACCGACATTTTCTATATTACTATTATTATCTGTTCGATTTGTTGAAACATCTCTGATATTATTAGTATTACCAGGATTAATTGTTTCTACCTTACCGTTCTTTCGCCATCTGATTTTTTGATTTTCTAATCTCATAACATTATTTTTCCATAATTTTAGATCAATTTTTCTAGTATTGAGATTTTCTTTCAATAAATCACATATATCTACCCATATTGGTATCCTGTTCTTACTTGTATAATGTTCATTTATGATACGTTTTAATATATTTAGTTCACCGTTATCTTTTTCTTCATCGTTTGTTTCTTCATCGTTCTTCTCTTCTCCAATCACTATTTCTTCTTCATTCGGTTCGATCTTTTCTTCTTCGTCTAAATCGCTACATGAGAGTTCGTCGTCTTCTATATCAGCCTCGATTGATTGAATTTCATGCCTTGATAAGGGACGTGGAATATCTTCTTCTTTACAGCGCCTGATTAAATCAACAGAACCTGTAAGAAAATCGTTTAGTTTTATGATCGCCTCGTTTATCTTCGCGTTATGGTAAATGTACGATTCACCGATACCGACAACGATGTCTTTTACGAATTGAAACGGCAAGCGGTAAAATTCCTTGTTGTACTTGAACTGATCCAATAATTTATGTATTCTATTCTCACAGTTTTTGGCATCATACGTTGGTTGGATAAAACATATGTAAAGTTTATCTTGTTCGAAGATGTTACCGGTATTCAATGAAACTAACCGTTTCAACGCGTTCGTTGATCTACCCACCTTATACAGGTTTCGTTTTGCATACGTCTTTCGCGTCATAATATAAATTTTCTCTCTTGGTTCGTATTTTTTTACGTATATATCTGAACATGGTTTTAGTTTGAATTGATTTTGTTGCAATTCATCGATTGTCTTTTTCTGTTGAAATATTTTAAATTCGTTTTGATACAAGACATAATCACGAAATATATCTTCTAACGTAATATAATATTCATGTAATTGACTGGATTTTTGTGTATTGACACTCAACATTAATTTTTTAAGTGCCTTTTTTTTCATATACAATGTTTTTTTATTATGTCCACCGCGATTTTCTTTCTTACCATTTATCGTCTCATCTTTTGGGTCGCATTCATGCGACCTAAAAAAATAGTCTTGGTTTAAAGTAAAGTTATTATTGCGTTCAATAAAACGAAATAAACTTGCTCGTACATGTTTAGTATTTTCATCTTTTCCTTTATATCCAAATGATGAAATCATATCATCAGTAATTTCAATCCATTCATCGTTTGATTTAGTGTTGAGAGAATTCCAGAAAACATCGACATATAATTTTTCGACGTCGTAATTTTCAACCTGAGAATCAACAAAATCGCGAATACTTACCATTTCATTTGAACTTTGATCAATGATCGTTTGGAACTGAAAATTATTTTCTGTTGTACTTGTTAAATTCATTTTCCTTTTTTTTTATTATTTTTATACACAGAAAAAAACGTTATGTTTTTAAACACATTATTCAAATAATGTGTTGAAATACCATAACAGTGTTTGGGTAATAATAAATAATAAATAATAAATAATAAATAATTAACAATTAACAATTAACATTAAAATTACGAATATTATGAATTAATCTACCCACTGTATTACAATCTATATTAAACCATTCAGAATTATATATTCTATGTTTCGAAGAAATAGATGAATTGAATATTCTAGTAGTTTTGGGTTATATGTTTTTATAGTTTCATATATTAATAATTTACGTCTATTACCAGTTTGTAATTGTTTCAATCGTTCGATTACCGTCTTAGTTGTAAACCCAATTTTAAAACAACTATAATCGTTCTCTTCGTAGATAAAATAAACATGTCCGATATTTTTCGATGCGTCATAACGATACTTATCATCTTGTTCCCGTGTATGTTTTACAACATGTTCTAGTTGTTTTAATTGATTTAATTCATGTTCATAATTTTTACATTTTGCTTTATAAAAATCATGAAACAATGTTTCTATATTAGCAAAATATTCACGTAATCTTTTATCTTTTTTCATTAACAATTGTTTAAATGCGACAATATGCATTTGATATATTATTTTATTATGCCCACCATGTTGTTTAGTATTTCCACTGTTATATGGCACCTTTTTTTTATATTCAATATTTAACATATATTTTTTTCCAATAAATTTATTAAATTCATATCTCTTATCAACCCATTCCGTGTATTACAATCATCATTAAACCCCGTGATCAGTTTAATTATTTCATCAGTGATGTCAACCCATTTACTATTTCTATCTTTACCATAAAGGGGCCATAATAACTCTAAATATTTTCTATCTACATTGTATTCATACTTTTTAATGAATTCATTGATTTCGTTCATTTTATAACACATTTATTTTTATTATTCATTTAAATTTTTAAATTACTTTCTTTTTTAATTATTTATATGAAAATGTTATGTTTTTAAACGCATTATTCAAATAATGTGTTGAAATACCATAACAGTGTTTGGGTAAATTTAACATTGTGTATTTTTAACATTTAATTTAAAGAAATAATTAATATTAAATTATTATGGAAGGCGTTATCTCAGGCAATTTATCTCAGTTTCATAGTAAATGGCAAAAAATATTCAAAAATGATGGATATAGTATTGAAGTTAAGTATGAAGGAAAAATAAGTTTAAGCAAAAATAGAAGAGCAGATATTGTTTTAAATGATAATAAAATTTTAGAAATACAGCACAGTAAAATTTCTGAACAAGAAGTTTCTGAACGTAAAAATGATTATTCTTTGCATGATGTTGACATTATATGGATCATAGATGCAAATTATGGTGTTGAAATTGTTGAGAAACTAAAATATGGTACATGGTTTATAACATTCAAAGATCAGTGGAAACATAATTCATTTAAAAAATACAAATATGTTTATCTTGATTATTTAGATAAAGATGATAGAAATATCGCTAAGATTATCAGAATTGAACCTGGTAAGATAAAACGCAAAATGATCGATGTTTTTGAAACAAGATTACAATGTGATTTTATTTCATATTTAAAAGAAAATAAAACTGATGACGGTTTTTTTTCTGAAGATAAAAGACCTCAATGTACGATACATTTTAGACAACTTGGTGCAGGTTGTGGTAAAACATACACGAGCATTAGAATAATCGAAGAAGAACAGTTCAAAACAAAATCAACTTTTGTTTATTTGACAAAGGCACATAGTGCTAAATCTGTAATTGCTGATGAATTCAAAAACTGTTTTGAAATAGAAAAATTTGAAGATTATATATGCGAAAATAGATTACATGGAAAACAACTTAAATATAAATTAACAAGTAAGAGTGATAATAAAAGAATAATCGATGTTATTATAGGAACGATCGATTCTTTCATGTATGCTTTAGGTAATAAAAATGCAATTTCTGGATACGATTATTTCAGTGCTTTGGTAAAATCAGTTTCCGAAAACGGTGTAAGAGAAATGGACAATGCCATGTATGCACGTGAAAAAAATATATTAGATAAGAAAACTTTGGTGATTGTTGATGAAGCACAAGATTTACCATCCGATCCGTATTTAAAAGCATTAGTTAAAATCATGAGAGATACGTATATAGATACGTATATAATTGGAGACAAATTACAAAGTTTATACGATGAAAACAATATACATTCTGAATTAGGAAAAACGGATACTGAACATGAACATGTTGATTATCCAGAAATAGAAATAAAAAGATATGAAAATAAGAACATTGTTAGACGTTTTCATAATCCAAGATTTATCGAAGAAATAAATAAGATTGTTAATTTTAACAAATATAATCTTCCAGAAATAACAGGAATATGTGACAAAGAAAATTGCGAGTACGGGCATGATGAAAACATAGATCCAATTACCGTATTTTTACACAAAGAAAAAGAGTATATAGAAAAAGATGTAAATAAGATTATGGAATTTGTTAAACAAGAAGTTGAAAGAAATAACTACGAACCTGAAAATTTCATGTTTATTTTTACATATATAAAGAAAAACAAATTAGCACGCATTCTTCAAATAAAATTACAGGATTTTTGGGTTAATTATTTAGAAGATAAAGGTAGTGAATTTAAAAATTATGCAGTTTTACATTATTCGGATGAGGGTAAATCGATTAATTTAGACGAATCGAAAAAAGCGAGCAGACTGCTATCGATACATGCATCGAAAGGTACAGGTCGTGAAGTTGTATTCTTTCTTAATGTTGATGAATATATTATCAAAAATTGTTATTGTAAATATAGATCTGATAGTTTAACATTTGATTCATTATTTCATGTCGGTGTAACGAGACAGAAAAAGAAATTATATATAGGGTTGAATAATGATTATGATGAAATTGCAAGCAAACTTAATTTTATCAATATAGAAAATCGATCTTATTTAGAAAATTTTAAAAATAAAAAACAAACAATATGGGAGATAAATTTACAGGGTGATACTGATAACGAAATTAAAGAAAATCTTAATAAAGTTTTCGAATGTAAAATCAAGAAAATTGAAAATGATTATTTATGTGACTATGATAATCCAGACAAAACTATAATCGATATGGGACATCATATATTACGTAATCAGGTGTTATATTTTCAATTATTTATAAAAATTTATTTTGATACAGAAGAATATTCACAACAATTTTGTTTTTTTATAAATAGTTTTTTAGGAAATTTAAATTCAAATCCTGAAATTTTTAATTATGAAGATTATATTAAAGAATTAAAAAAACACGATAATACATGTTATCCAATATTAAAATATAACGATCACAGTGTTTATTCAAAATACGCAACCAGTGTTAAAGACCAAATTAATAATATTAAACGTAAAATTAAAGAAAATATAAATGAACTTAGAAATTTAAAACCAATTGAGATGATAATATTTTTATATTGTATAAATATAATGCATCATGGTACAAAAATCACATCTTCGACTATTTCAGACATTTATACTATCAAAATGATGCAAGATAATGTGAATACATATGAAAGTGAGCACAAAAAAATAGCAGAAAGTATAGAAAATCATTATACAATGTGCAGAATAACAGAAGATATATATAATAGGATAAAAATGATATTATCAGAATATAATATCGAATTTAACAAATTACGTTTTAATAATGAAAAACATTTGCATTTTAAAATTAAAAAAATAATACTGAACACAGTTATACCGTTTATTGGTTATGATGAAAACAATGTAATCATAATTTATTTATATCCTAATGTTTCAAAATTGAACATTTCTAACTATATAACAAATGCATATATTAATGAATATTTATTAAGAACGAGTATTTCGATAGACGACGACAAAGATCGATATCAAAACAAAATGATATATTCATGTATATTTTCATATAAAACAAAAGAACCGATCGTTATAAAGCATGAAACAGATGAAAATGATAAATACGATAATGTTTGTAGAAAGGAAATTGAAAATATCATAATCAAAAAACATGGAATGATCTGTAAAATTTTATTTAACGAATATGCTAAATTATATAATCTACCAGGTAATAAGCGTAGCGATGCATTAGGAATAATTATAAAAGAATTGTGTCTTCCTGAATATGTAAACTCTATAATTAGAGTAATGAAAAGAGATATTAAAAAAGAAGAAAAAAAAGAAAAAAAAGATGAACCTAAAAAAGAATTAGATGAAACTGAATTTATAAATCAGATAATTGATTATTTAGAAGAGGAATTAGAAGAAGACATGTAAAAAAGAGACAGTTCGTTAAGTATATAAAACGTTCAACAAATAAAGAAAGTATCGAGACAAAAATTCAAAATAATTTAATGTGCTCTTTACATGATGAAAATCCACGTTCTGAAGTAAGAATTGGCGACACACAATACAGTGCGGATATTGTTACAGATAAACAGATCATCGAAATCAAATGTTTTGATAACTGGATGCATGCAAGTAGGACAGATTTTGTTTTATTCAAGAGAATTTCCATCACTCGATAAACGCATCGTATTGTTTATAAAGGTGTGAACCACAGGAACGCTTCAATGATAAATACAATAAGTAAATTTTATAGTGATAATGGTATCACATTGGATTTATATACATATGATGAAAATGATATCTGATATTTGACATCTTATAATTGTCAAGTTTAATGTTATTATACAACGTTTGAACTATAATATATTGTGAGTAAAAATTGGATTCCAAAATATCGCATATATATTTCGGAATAGTTTATTACTTATACTTAAATGTAACACCGGTATGATTATATTTAGTTTATTCCATAAATTTTAAATATAATTATCGAAAATATAAATAGAATGTAATTTAAAGAAATAACGCATACTTAAATTAAACAAGAGAAATGGAAGGGACAATGATGAACAGAAACACTATTCAGAATATCACTCAGCAAACACCTAACACTAATGTTGAGTTTGATTACATTGATGAAAACAGAAAGTTTAGATATGCTAAATATCTGAACTTGAAAGTTATTCAAGAAACTGAAACTGGATACATCAATGTAAAAGACTTTTGTAATAAGTATAATAAAAGACTTGATTTATATAAAAATTCAAAATCCTACAAAAAAAGATATCAGAGTTGTTAAAAGATTTATCGGTGAAGGCATTCAATATGAAAAAAGAATTTGGGAAGGTGTCGAAAAAGAAAATTACAATCTCCGCGGCATTTACTTCCATCCACAAATGTTTGTGCTTTTCGCAGCATGGGCAGATGAAAATTTTTACGGTTTGGTAAGTAAACTAGTTTCGGAATTTTGCAATATCGACAATGATAACATTTACAAGCGTAAATACGGACAGTTGAAAGAAAAGTTTAAAAAGGTAAGAACTCAAAGAAATCAAATTTCTATTCGGTATAACAGTCTTAGAGAAACGCATAATGAACTCGGAACTAAACACGAAGAACTCGGAACTAAATATGAAGATCCTAATGACAAGTTGGACAGGATGACCGTAACGCTCAATGAATTGAAAGCACAGAACGCTGAACTGATAGCACGGAGCGATAGGCTTATCGCATCGACAAGCAACATAGAGAATCGTTTGTATAATGCACACGAAAGCATCGACAGAGCAACCGACGACGTCGTTGTCAGCCCCGATAATAACAATCTCGACCATGTACTCTACCTATTGCAAAATCCACTGAGGCCTAACATGTGTGTTGCATCACGGGTGCAGCGTAAGGGATTTAAACAAGCGGTTAAACGATATACAGACAGAATTAGAACCATCCCGCGTAAGATACTAGAAATCGTCACTTGTAAGAATTCGGTAAGTCTGTTTAACTTAGTAAAAGAACATGTTAAATCAAATATCGAACTGGAAAGATATATTACAATTAACAAAAACGATATTGAATTACATGATGGTTATACAGTAGTCCAACTTAAGCATCTAATCCTAGAAATTGAATCTAGAAAAAAACAGGTAATTCGTAAACTTAACTAAAACATATATTATATATAAAAAATATAAAAAATATAAAAAATAAACGCAATATAATATCATATTCTTACATGGTGTTATTAATAATTTTTTTATTTTTTTGTTTTTTTTATTTTTTAACCCATGAAAATTAAATGCATGTGTAAAATATCTTACAGAACACAGCAACAGACCTTGTGAAAGACAGACATGTACAGACAGTTGAAATCAGAAACATGACTATTTACAATGGTGCTAACACTGCTTCTCATAAATCCAAAGGAAAACGGAGATCTAAACTAAGACTTACTAATCTATTACTTAATAATAAGAAAAAAACAGGCAAAAAAAATAATAAAAATCAAAAAAATGATGTTGAATACATGTTCGAAAATACTAAACAGTTCAATAAAATGTTCGATTATGAAACACCAGAAGAGTATCTAAAAGAAAACAGTGGTAAGGATATGCTCAGAAGTATAGACATTATAGATAATATTGGTGATACATGCGATACATTCCTAATACAAGGTGATGTTCAATCAGGTAAGACGAACCTTGTTATAAATTGTGCTATTAATAAGGCATTAGTTTATAACAATGTTCAGATCATTCTTACGAGAAACTTCAATGATGATCTTAAGCAGTTAGGTAATAGATTAGAGCAGAAGATTCATGATATGATATGGGTATATTATTTTGAAAGAGATGATGAACGATTTGATGAATTCAGAATATTCGATACTAAAACAGATTTAGATGAGATATTTGAACATATCGAAGATGGTAAACGGTGTATCATCATTGGCAAATGCAACTCAAATTTCAGACGAACGGGTGATCTTGATAAGATAGCCAATATCTGTGAAACTCTCGACAAGGACGAAAAGGCATTTGATATCTTCTTAGACGAGAGTGATTTCAACGGTATCAAGACCATCTTCAACAAGAGACAGGCACAAGTGTTCAACGACATCGTCGAACTGTCTAATCGCAAAGCGTGTGTCATGTTCACCGCTACAGTTGGACCGCATCTCTTATCTGCAAACGATAATATCAAGATTAAGAACATCATGAAGAAGGCTAATAGTGAAAATTACGTTGGTCTGAACGATATTGAGTATGTACCTTTTGATGATGATTTTTGTTTAAAAAAGGAACCTAGAATGTTAGTCGATCCTGATAATCTGGTTGCTATCACGAATGTTATACATGACGTCTTGAAGAGGAGAAAGGACGAAGGTTATATCAAAACACGCGTCGTCAATTTACACTATACATGCTACATTGCTAAACACGATGATCTGTTTAATCACTTCACCAAAGAATTCAACGACGCTACCATCATAAGACACGATGATGGTATCATCACTGTACAAAACGGCGATGAACATGTTATCTCAACGAGGTCATCAATGAACGACGTCTTCAAGGCCATGAACATCGTATTCGATGTGAAAGATACGATCATTATCATAAGTGGTAAGTCCGATAGTAGAGGCATTTCTTTCTCTTCGGAGAACAAGCACATGTTCAGAATCACAGATGAACTATACATCCAGGAATTTTCCGATACGGCAAACATCATCCAATCATGTGGAAGAATATGTGGAAATTTTTCCAATCCTGAACTCAATGTGAGAGTACATACGTACGCGAGAAACATAGATAAGATCATTGACATGGTACAGTTGACAGAGAATGTTATGAATCAATGTGCTGAAGATAAAGACATCGAAACCAAGCAAGATATGAACCTCAACGAATACTTCAATGAATACTCTGTCTGTTTCAACCGCAGCGATATGCCTTCTGGTGACATGTGGTCGAGGAATCTGAATAAGTTCATACCAATAGAAATCAACGACGTTGTTTACCTTGGAAATAAACCTAAGAATATAGATGAAGCTTTTCTACAAAGTGATGAAGTAAGAGCGAACATGATTAATAAACTCAAACGCATCGTTGTAAATTATACGAAAAAGGGTATTCATAAATGTACTATGCTCGAAAAGTTCTGGTTTCATTACATAGATCGTGTGAGACGTACTGGTGAATACGATATGACTGTCAATGGTGTCTTCAAAGATTTATGCATCAATGTATGTGCTTACAAAACCCACAAGACACTATTGAACGCTTTCACGAAGACGAAGACTGTGTCAAGGAACCATGATAGGTACTTTGCATATAACATTATTGATAAGGATGTTATTACTTTAAGAAACGACATAAGAGATCAGTTTAATAACGAAATCGTGAATCATGTCAATGTATAATCATGAAAAATCATACATGTTCTCTATTATTCGTATAGTTTTTATACGATTGTTGAAAATTTTCAAAACACTTTTCATATTAACATTGTATTCTTTGGATATTTTTTTCCCTTAACATTCTAATAATCATTGTATAAGAAATAGCATACTTTAACGATATAATATGATCTATAAACACTTCCTTGTGTATTTTATGATATAAAACGACCGTTTCATCATTTATCAACGTACATTCTTTATCATCGATATTTTTATTATCGTACCACTTTAATGCATCTATAAGTGACTGTGAACGTTCAATTGGACCTGGAAATTCAGTGTCAAATGATAACACTGTATGGATTAATTCACGCGATGTTTTGTAATTTAATCTGTTTTAATTCAGTAAATGTAAAACATAGTTTAAGAAAATTGGTTTTCATTATTAACACGATAATACTATTATTATAATATATAATAAAACCTATAAACAATCGAATTACCATAACACTGAACTAAATTTCAAACAAGCATGCGTACAAGATATATTTTTTTTATATCATTGAATAATTACAATTAATCATGGAAAACGAGTTTGGGGAACTTGGCACTGTTGATAATTTGGAGTTCTTTTCATTGAACGGTCTCATTGTTAACTGCAAGGTTGTTGATGTTTATGATGGTGATACAGTCACAGTAGTGTTCAGATGTGATAGGTGCAATGATACGTATTACAAGTGGCGATGTCGTATCATGGGTATCGACACACCGGAGATACGAACGAAGAATTCGGAAGAAAAACGTATGGGTTTATACGTCCGTGATCGTGTACGCGAGAGGATACTTAATAACGTGTTCAGCATGAAATGTTATAAGTTCGATAAATACGGTAGGTTGTTGGTCGACATCTACATCGATGACAATGACAAGACACTGTCCGATTGGTTGATAGAGAACGACTACGCCTTACCATACGACGGTAAAACGACAAAGTCAAAGAACTATAAGTATTCGATACTGGATGTTCACCAAACATGAGCCAATCAAAACCGGGTACATGTTTAAATTTTTATATTTATATTTTAACCCATGAAATATATAACATTAAAAAATATAGGAAATATGATGAAAATGATGGTGAATATGATGATGGATATGAGATTTGAGGAAATGATTGGGTATGATGATGAAGGTGGTATGAGAGGAAGTTATTTTGATAGGATATTGGTTGATAAGAAGTATAAGATGAATAAAGGATGTATTGTGTATGATAAGAATGAAGAATTTGTATATAAGGAAGTAAGAAATTGTGTAAATTTTGGTATTGATGAATTGGTATTTGAAGAATGTAAAGATGTATTTGGTTTAAAAAAATTGGAAATTGAGGGGAGAATTAAGAGTGATAAGAGATTGATTAGAAAAAGTAAGAAAGGATTATGGTTAGGAGATATGGATTTGAAAGTAGAAAAGAAAGGTGTTATTTATTTGAAAATGAAGAATTTTAAGAATATTGGAAGTTGTGTGGATAATAAAGAATTGTGTAAGAAAGAGAATGTTAGAAGAGAAATGTTGAAAATTTTGTTAATTAGAGAATTGTTTGATATTGGAGATAGTAATAGAAGAAATATGTTAGTAAATGAAGAAGGAGAAGTATTGAGTATTGATAATAATAAGATATGTGAGAATAGTAGAAGTATTTTTTTAAGAGATTTGAGATGGGAAGAGTATAATGAAGAAGATTTTGAAGTAGTATTAGATGATATTTATGGTAATAGAGAAGAAAAGGAGAGTGTTATTGAAGATGTATTTAGAAAATATGAATTTGATGATAAGATTAGAAAGGTTTTGGATAATTTTAATGGATTGAGAAGTAAGTTTAATGATGAAAAAAATAAAAAAGAAAATAAAAATAAAAAAAATAAAAAAGAAAATAAAAAAGAAGAAAGAATAGTAGAAAAGGTAGAGGTTGAAGTAAAAGAAGAAGAAAAGGTAGAGGTAAAGAATGAAATGAGAATTTTAAGGTTTGGTGGAATTAGTTATAATGGGTATAAAGTAGGTATTTTGAAAAGTGGATTGAATAAGTATGTTAGAAGAAATGAATTGATTAAAGGATTGTATTGTTTAATAGAATTGGATTTGTTTAAGTTAATGGGTGATAAGAGTAAAGGATTGAGAAGTAATATGATGAATAGATTGATGGTAGTATTGAATGAAGATGTTGGTATGGAATTAGGAGTTGAGAATTATTTGAAAATATATGATTTGTTAATTGAATGGAAAAAATTGAAAAATTGTAGTGATAATGAAGATAGGTTTTATTTAGTGAATATTTTTAGAATTATGTTTATGAATAGAGGTAATAGAAAATGTAGTTGGATGAGAAAGGATTATAGAGATGGAATTGAAAATGATGTGATTAAAGAGAAGTATGGTTATTTGTATGATGGAATTGAAGATGTAAATGAAAATTATGGTATGGATTTTTATGTAAATGGTGATAGTGAAAATTTAAAGAAGTATATTGATGGATTTGTGAAGTTTTTAGATGATAAAAATGATAAGATGTATTATTATTTGTTTAAGATTTTGAATTGTGATGAAGTTTGTGGTAAGAGAAATAAGAAAGGTAAGAAGATGTTTGTTGTATTAGATATTTTAAAGAGAAAATGTGTGAAATGTGATAAAAGTAAAAAATTGTATGATTTTATTGAATATTTGTGTTTAAATAATAATAATAGTAGAAATGAATTTTGGATATATATTGTAAATTTTATAAGGTTTTTTGTGAATGATTTTGAGGATGATGATGAAAATGAATTTTTTGAATTATGGAATTTAGAATGTATTAATAAGTTTTATGAGAGAAATTTGAGTGGTTTTAAGTTAGAATTAGATGATTATTTGGATGATAAGCATGTATGTGGAAAGAATTTGAAAAAAGATAAGAAATTGTTAAATGAAAAGTTTGTTTTTGAAGGAAGTTTTGTTGTTGATGAAAAAATTAATAATGATGTTGAATTAGTATATAAGAAAATTTATGAATATATTAGTTTGAATAATTGAAATTGTAAAAAAATTAAATTTTAATTTTTATTTATATATAATTTTATTTTTTTAAAATATCGATGTTCTTTTATTTTGCGTACATGTTATTGTTACAATCTATATAATCTGATTTTTTCATAAAGTAACATGTCGTTTGTATTTTCAAGTTCGAATAAGTTATGAATGTCCATGTCATGTATATAATACAATTATTATATATTCCATGTTTTATTTTCTACTTTTATTCGGTTGTTTGTGAATATACTGCATGTGTTTTCCATCGTTGAGACATTGTTTACATACACCACATGTTTCGTCATATAGAATTATATACACAATGTCTTCACCATACACTTTTTGTTTTGAACACAGAGAACATATATCATATCGTATTGTTTTTGTTTTTGTCTGATTATTTTCAGCACCGATTTCCATATAAATATGCTAAACAATATATCATTAAATGATGATTTTTATAATCATAATTTAACGCATATATTGTTATTAATTTAAAGAAATAATGTATACAAAGGTATATCAAAAACAACACAACAATTCCAACAATGATGTATGTACCAAGAATTCAGAAGAACATTGTGATTACAATGACTGGGTCTCCGATGGCATACTTGAATTATGATTACAGCAATGTTGATCGTGTGTTGAAAGATAAATTCAGACCTGAACGTCCTCTTGAAATTTTTTATAGTGGTCAGGTGAAAGGTGTCGATGATGTTAAATTGATAAACGCAATAGATGAGAATATAAGTTTTAGTATTTATCATCGTGAGAAACGCGATATTCCATTTAATTATGTTGGGATGACGACCAATGTGAAAATCTCAAAAACCAGGTCTGTTCCAAAAGGTCAAGAAGCAGCGGATGATGAACGTATGCAATTGCACATATTGGTTGATAACCCTGTGATGACACGTGTCAACCCAACACCAGAACGTGGTCATAAACAATTCAAACTCCATGTTTTTGATCATGCTGGGCTATCTGAATCCTGTAATAATCGTTTTAAGGGTATTTATCTTAAGAAAAACAACATTATTGAAATTTAAAACTAAATCTATTTTATCTGAATAATAAAAAAATAAGTTAAATTAAAATATAAATAAAAAATGATAAAAAATATCTTGAAATAAAATTAATAATAGAATATATCGTTAATAACGTAATAAAAAATGCCTACTGGATATATGGGTATACAAGTATATCAATCTGAACCTGCTAATGTACAGGATTTAATTGAAAAGTCAAAAGAGACAGATGTTGAAACTAAGAAATCTGACGAGAAAACTGAAGAAGCACCTGGTGAAACACAAACTACTGAAACGGGTAAGACGGTCGAACCTTACGATATTGATATAGATAATATTCCGAAACGTTCGGGGAACAAAGGTAATATATATGATGTAAATAACACCTCTAGACGTAGATACCGTGGAAGTACGTTTTCACAATGTCAAACCGTGTTATTTTTTACACTTGTTGCATTAGCAGCTGTTCTTATTTTACCAAAAGTTCGTAACCTTGACAAGATACTCAATATCGGTGGATTATACGAACTTGTTCCAATAGTGATATTAATTTGCGCAATTGTATTTTCAATTATATACTGGAAGAGATTCTGAATAGGTTATACAGGAAAAGCATGATGAATGTAAGTTTAACTAATTGCATGGGAATGTTGAGTCTTGCGAAAATATCATAGAATTCGATGGTATCTTCAAAGAGAATCCATCGGTTGTACAGGATTGTAAATATGCTTGAACCTTTGGTTACCATCCAATGATAGATAACCATGAATGATAAAGCAACATGAAAGTTGATAACCTGTGGAAATAAGTACCATCCATGTATTAGATAAACATTGATCAAATGATAAAAGAAAAGAAAGTGTCTGATATTAGCATCTATAATAAGTCGTTCTGAATATTGAATATCCATTCTGTAATTAACTGTGAAACTTTCGATCACGAGAAAGAAGAAAATAAGTAACGAATCTGATAATTTCATATCGTATGAAGTTTTACTTTTGTATTTGGTAGTTTTATTATATAATACCGAATAAAAAATAAGACGTAAAGATGATGGTTTAAAAATATGCGTTATTTATAATAAAGAATAAAAGACGATTGTTATTTACTGAATACAATGCGTTTTTTTCCAATTATGAAGACTGCCCTGTTTCAGTATATTGCGCGAAATAAAGTTCGCAACGTGATTACTCAAATTGATCCTGTTTGTATTTATACACGTCAACGTATTCCTAAGTTTGATTGTGAACACGTTGTTCCATGTAGTTTTATCAAGGATAAGAAAATAGAAAAAGATTTGCATAATATTTTTAAATGTACACCGTCTATCAATCGTAAACGTCAGAACAAACCGTTTGTAGAGGACATGTATTATATTCATCATGATGATATAACCAAGGCGATCATCGCTCGCGTATGCATGCATTATTTATACAAATATAAACCCGATCGTAAATCATTCTTCGATAAAGTCATTCAGAAGGAATTAATGGAGGAATGGTATGAAATCTTTAAGATAGAAGATTGTAATCTATTACGTCGTGATTATGAAGTGTATAAATTACAGGGTGATCATAATGATTTTTTTTATAGTTAGAATATGGGATATGTTTTTTTTATCTACAAATAAATAATAATAAACATAACAATAAATATAAAAGATAAACATGTCATCAATACAAGAAACATTTTCTAGTTATTTTGAAGACGACGATAACGATGATGATGAAGAAGAATTTGGTAACTACCGTAGAAAAGAAGATGATATCGATGACGATGATGATGATGACGATGATGATGACGATGGTATTTTCATTGAGACGTTTGGTAAGGTCGTAACTATTCCGGATAATACCATTCTAATGTCGGGTATAATATTAATAATTTTAGTTTTTTTTGTAGCATATGAAAATCGTTTAAAACGTAAGAATGTTCTATCTGGTAGTAATATTCCATTTTATCCAGTAATTGATATTTTTTATGGTTCTCGTCTTTCTTATACAAAGGCACCTGCATTATTGTCTGTTTTAATTTTTGCGATTTATATGGTGATAAAAACACAATTGTAAAAGTATAAATAAAATCTTAAAAATATTGTAATAACAATAAAATAATGAATTATAAAGACGAAAGTATCTATACTACTTCACAAGCGATAGATATAGTTACTGAAGAAGATAAAACACTTAACAATGTACAACAGAATAATAGTATGAAAAATACAGTTAATAGTAATACTGAGAGTTTTGGTTATAGTAAAATTCCTAAACATAAAACTAAATCAATTTTGGCAATGGTAATGTTATCAGCATCTGTAATATATTTGGTATTCTTAGTAAATGTAACATATTGTTCGGAAAAAAAAAGATGCCCTAGTTTTGAAAAATTTTATTTCAAAAAAATTGATCCGTTATTTGAATTACATTTTAAACAAGTCCCATTTGGACTTTTACTTTTAACGTTATATTTAGCACTTGTCGAACATAATAAACTAAACTTAATAGGAGCATCCTTTATGTTTTTCCTTTTTATATTATACTTAATATATCGTTCTAGGTACTTATTGTTTACAGATGCTCGAAAACATATAAAAAGATAAAAAGAAAGATGAAACTTAATTTAAAGAAATGAGAGATATATACATATAAAATACAGATTATTAAGTGTGATCAATATGATTGATTGGAGAACAGAGTTGGATCTCACTTATGATGATAAACACATATACGATATAATAAAAAACAAGAGAGGAAACATGCTCATTCATGGAAATGTCCAAAGTGGAAAAACAAAAATATCACAGTTAATTTTACTGTATAATGTATTACATATGGATACCAATTGTATGGGTATTCATATACTAAGAAATTTGAATATGGATAAATTTCAATACATTAACAGATTAAGAAAAATGCTCGAGCAGTATAAATTAACACGTTACTTTGACATAATTGATTTCCAAAAGAAAGGTAAAATAAGAAAAAAACAACAAGAAGAGAATTTGCAAGTTGAAAAGAAAAAGATTTTAGTTGTTATGGCAAATTATGTACAATTAAAAAAAATGATGACTTATTTAAACGAGACGTGTGAAGATACTATGTTTAGCGTAACTATTGATGAAAGTGATTCTATTTCAGTTCAAACATCATCTGAAAAGAAACAAGCTAGTATATTGAATAACTTTTTCAATACGTATAGGGAACGTATATTGAATACGTTTTTTATAACAGCGACGATTGATCTTCATACTTTTCATGTAACTGAAAATCGTCATTTTACAACGAATGATATTATTTCTTTGAAAAAACATGGAACATATGTTGGTTTTGAAGAAATATTAAATTGGAAAGTAGTTGATTTTAATATGATAAAACGATGTTCTGAAGTAAATAATGAGATAATAGTCGATATCATAAACAACGAGATGGTTAATGTACCCAATCGTATTTTAAACAATACCGTTGTACCTAAACTCATGAACGTTTATCTATCCAATTTGATAAAGGATCACGACGAGATAGTCGATGTATTTTTGGAGAATGTAATTGAACAGGAAAGAATAACGTTTATTCGTCATGATAAATCGAAGATTGAGATCATCTTTATAAATCATGGCACTGATTATGATTTAAAACCTAAAATGACACGTTATGGAAAAATCAAGTATGAGCGTTTTCGTTTAGAAAATAAACCCGAAGTCATTGTTCATAATTATATTGGAAGTGTGATTATTCCTGATATTTTACGCATGCTTAAATATGACAAATGTCATATTCATGAAAATATCGTATTCATTTCCGGTAAATCTGATGGTAGAGGCGTTTCTATTAATAGTGAAGAAAAGAACGGGTTAGTGTATATAGGATGGAACATTGTGGTGATGCCTTCTAATACAAATATAAACAGTATTTTACAGACAGTGGGAAGACAGTGTGGACGGTTCGCGGAAAATGATATGGTTAGAAAAACGGCAACGATGTATGTATCTGAAAAGGTGAAAGATGATATTTTGAATTACTGTTTATTTTTGAATCATTTTTTGGATAATATAAAAAGCATTGGAATACATATGCCGATGACTGAATTCATGAAAAGGTGTATTCATTATATTCCTGCTGATTACTTTCCGACAAATAATCCGTTGTGGAACGAAAAGATCTTCGGAAGAGTACCTTTAAAAATACACGATAACCATATGTATTATGATACTATGGATAAGAATGTTATTGAAAGAATGTCACAAACTGAAGCTGACTATTTTTCAGAGTGTGTGTTACTTCCATATCGTTTTAACATGGTAAAAGATAGTTTAACCCAAGTCAAGAAGTTGCTTTACGAGATGATAGACTATATGGTATGTAATAAAGAACCATCGATGTCTTGTTCTATGTATAAACAGATGCGCAGAACGTTGAATTATAAAGGCACATACAACGAACTTCACCAATTGAAAATGCTTTCATCCATAAAGGAAGAACGTCATTCATCTGGAATGTATTTTATAACGAACACAAAGCATAACATCATCATGTTTCATCCACAGATATTTCCGATGTTAGTAGAATACCACAAATTTGATATAAATTATGTGAATACATATGAAATGTTATTGAACAGATATTTTCTTTTTCCAAATTAATATAGTAAAAGTAATATGATTTCTATTAAACAGATTAATTTTGCATTACCTATAAGACATCATTTTGATGCAAATGATTTCAAGATATTTGAAATAGATGATAATTTTAAACACCTTACTATTGATTATCAAAAAGTATACTACAATTTCCCTCCATCGAGTATGCCTCAGAACACATATTGTATAGAATGTAACAGGACAGGTGTGCATGCACCTGAATGTACGACTCAGAAAACGAATAGAAATGTATACTTAACAACCGAAGGATATATGAATGAAAATCTACCAGAAGACGAAATGTTTATTGTTATAGGAGATAATGTAACAAGTGTACTATGGAATGACCATATCAAAACAAAGGATGAAGGTACATGTAAAAAAAAGAAAAGGGGTCGGCCTAAGAAAACTGTCAAACAGAAGGATAAGTGGTTGAATACTGAAAAAAGGTTTGGCAATCATATTCAAATACAATACAACTATTTAAAAAACAACGAAGAATATTCGATATCGATAAAAATAAGCAGGAAAAGTATCCGTTTCTTGTATGTTCCACATGATAAGAACATATTTAATCATGTGGTAAGAAGGACCTTCCAAAAAATATCAGATATTCTGGATGAGAACGAAGAACTTGATATGAACAACTTATTTGTTGAAGGTTTAAATTTACAATTTCAAATGGTATTTCCTTTTGACAATGATCGTTTCAGAGATCTCTACAATGTAGGGGATTTACATGAAGATAGAGATATTTTAGGGTTGACTGCGCGAACGTTGACACCTATGAAGGAAGAGAACGTAACACATGCCAAAGCAATGGTTTTAAAATTCGCACACAAAACGATTCATCATAAATACTCGACTATGATCTATCGTTCCGGTAACGTTCTCGTGTCGATAGGAAACTGTGTACCTAACGATGTCAAGAACAGAAGATGTTATGTAGATAGAAAATTTTCGGATGATGATGATGCAATATTTTTCGATATTCGTGAATACAAATTAACTAAAGAAACGATGCGTGTTATTGATACTATACATGAGTTCATCGTTGGATACATACGCGATCATCCTAAAGAACAGAAGCCGAAGAAACGCCTGTCTAAAAAATCGAAAAAGGTATTAAAGACAATGAAAATGTTTAGTAATCGTTTAGATGGTTTTCAACCAAAGGTGTGTTCGAAAGGAAACCGTCCAATTCCGTATGGTTTTTATGGAAAATGTCAAAACATGAATTCGTATAAAGCAAACAATGATGGATACCCATGTTGTAAACGTATAAGGAATTTAAGAGAACATTTATCTCGTAATTTCAGTTTCGAAACGAAGATTTTAAAGGGTAACATAGTTCCTGGTGGTTATGCGGTGTATAATGGCTACGAAGTTGAGATAGAAGATGTTGATCGTAAAACTCTCACTGTACGTTTGAACGATGGTAGTATTGAAAAGATAAGAAGAGAAGATTTCGATACGGAATATTTCATTTCTCATGAATTAAGAGCGGTTCCGTATAAAAAACTTCTGCAATGTATCACATCACAATATCCATTAATGACACCTACACGTGACATTTTCGATGAATTCAGTGAACGCATATCAATGTTCGATGTTGAAGAACTGTCTGAACCATTTGAAATAGTAACGCCTTTATTCGAACCATTACCTCAAGGTGAATACGACAGAATATATGTACTTCCTCAGAACTTGATAAATGTAGGTATGATCATTGAACCCGGTAATGATAAGGCGTATATTTACGATGAATACGGAAATTCGGTAGTGTATAGGTTAAAAAGTCGCAAGGTACAAACGATGCGAACGTACGTGGTAATACCTGGACTATATTCACCAACGAAGAACATATTTATATCGTATAAAAAACTAAGAACTAAGTATAGGGACAAAATGAAACCACGTATAACGAATACTATATTATACGAACGAGATGGAAAATGGTTCATGTTCAAACACAGAACGTATGTTGCATTAAGGGCGATAAACGATAAACAGTTCGGTGATCGACAGAACAACAAGATCGTTGGTTTCGCAACAAAGCACAAAATATCAAAGAATTCATGGTTCGTGTTCGAACGTACCACTAACGGTTTATTCTTACCGAGTATGCGATGTCCCGAACCTATATTTCTCAATGATAACGTGATAAGTAAATATCGTTAATTTTAATTTATATATGATAATTTTGAATTTTTTAAATATTTTTTTTAATATAATTTTTCATAAAACAGTATCCGGAATCAAACATCTTAATAAGATACCCTCTATTAATATCATCATCGGGTGTGATTATTGGATATTCATTATATATGGTAATCACATGTTTATTGTACCATTTTTTTGAAATAAGAGATGAACATGAACTATACCCGGATAAATTAGTAATGACTAAATTTAAAATAGTGGTTAAAATGCCTAAATTACCACAAGAATTGTATTTTTCTATCTGTTTAATGCATGTATATTTTGTATAATTAGATCTTGAAATAATTATTAATACATTGTCTTTATAAAGATCCTTATGAAAATCACATGATACAGAACCATCTACAAAGAGTTTATTTTCGTAACATATGGGTTTGAAAATAAACGGTATTGCAGATGTAATTTCTAAAGCCTTTTTCACAGGCATATCTGGATGATTATCATTTGAAAATATATAGGGTAAACTTGTAGTTAAACATGAAGCTGTAATGGCTAGTTTTTTATTGAAAGTATCATAAATATATTTGAAAGAAACAGTATCAAAATCTATATTTTTCTTATTCGATAATTCCTTTAAAAGATTTATGAACGTGTTACTATTCATACAATGATATTCGGTTAATAATGTCTCGATGTCAAATTCACGTGTTAATTTAAAATAATCTTTATCGTTTGATTTTGAAAGAATAAACGACATTAATTGTTTTCCAGAATATCCAATTGAATAAAGATAAGCAAAGAAAGCTCCAGCTGAAGTTCCAGAAATGAAATCAATTTTTGAATTTCGAAATAATATTGACATATTCTGTTCGATACATATAAGACTTCCAATATAACAAAAAGTTGAGAATCCTCCTCCACCTAAATGCAAATGTGTGAAATTCATTTCTAAAATATTATAATAAAGATGTCTTTTTATATTATAATTATAATAATATCTATAATATTATACGTACATTATAAACGAAAATATGGAACTAAAAATACGATAATAACAAATGGAAGAAATCAGAAAGTAACTGAAACATTCGTTAAATACAATAATCGATATATTTATGTAACGTCGAACGACAATCTCACATCTAAAGTAAAGAAACAGTTAATGAAAGTTGTCGACGCTATCGATTCAATTGTAAGTTATTGTGTTCATAATAGTTATCCAGATAAAGAACGTTCAAAACGCATGCTGAAACGATGGAAAACAATCGAAGTAAAGGAAATCTTACCCGATGATTCACATATTGCATACTTGGTCGATAAAAGTCGTATTTTGAGATTATGTGTTCGAAAGAACTATACGAATGGTGAAATAGAAGATTATAATACAATGATGTTTGTTGTTTTACATGAATTAGCACACATGATGAGTGAATCTTATGGACATAATAAAGAATTTCGTGAAAACTTCTTAGAATTAATACGCGTTGCTGGTTTTTTGAAAATATATACACCCACACATTATAGCATAACACCTGTTAAATACTGTGGAATTGAGATTTATACAAGTCCATGTGAATATGATAGATGTAGTCTTAAAAAATAACATTGTTCATTTTATTTTTTTTCTATAATAAATAATAATAAATAAAATAAAATATAGAAGAAATTAAACATGGCAAGAAGTAAATCAAGGAGAAGAAGCAAACGCTCAAGTGTATATTCAGATGGAACATTTTCAAGTTTATATGATGCAAAACAAATTATTAATAGACTATCGGATCAACCAAGATTAAGACATAGTGCAAAATATGGCGATTGTTTATATGACACACGTTATTCTCTTAATTCTCAAAAGAAAATAATCGATAGTGCAAAACGTGAAAGAAATAGTTTGAAGAACTGTTTGGACAAAATGTACTGTGCAGATTATCCAATGAATGGAAATTTTCAGAGTGGTGAACAATTTTCTGAACGAACAAGTAAAATAATCAGCCGTTTAAATCAAGTTGAGAAAACCATTCTACAAGCACGTATATACTCTATAAAAGATTTAACGTTAATAATAGATACAACTATTCAAAATTACAATAATAAAATTCAGAAAGTAATGATGCAACTAGTTCAGTCTTCAGCATGTTCATCTACGGGTTATAATTATGATAAACCAATAATCGAAAAAGAAAATTTGGATGCTTTAAACCTCAGAATAGATCAGATTGATTCATGTTTAAATGAAAAGTTAAAAAATATGCAGAGTATGGGCATGGGTTTTCAACAACAAACTAACGAGGGTGATCAATGTAGTAATTTATCAAGTAATATACTCGGTGATTTATTTTTAAATGCATTTAAGGATAATAAACCCGCATTACCATATAAACCAGATTTACCTACCAAAATGATATATGAATCTCCGACAAACATTTTACAAAATTATGGACCACCTAATTCTGAACGCATGTTTAGTGAAATGATGAAATCAACATTGCGAACACTGTTTATAAATCCAGAGAATTTTGCTCGTAAATCAGGAAAATATCTTCCCTCGTGTTTCATTAACATGTTCTCTGATACGGAAAGGGTAATAATTAATAATTTCAAAAGAAAGTTATTAGCCTGTAAACTATTCAAATATTTATTTGCATATTCATCATTACTTTACCTTCGAACATTTTTACACGTTTACGGATCTGTCGATGTAACAACAGATGGTGCAAAAGGTACGGTGGACATTAGAGATTTTAATAAAGAATTAGACAATTATATAACGGCTAATACTCGTACCAATACTACAGAAATACGTGATACCGCCAAATTATTTAGAGAAGTCACAGATCAAGTATATAATACATATGGATGGGAGAAAACACTTGAAACTATAAATAAATCTTATCCCCCCGCAAAAAAATAAAACATTTTGATAATAATAATATATATTATTATAATAATTAATGACAATCATCGATACACCTTATGGCAAAAAAGAATTAGTTTTAGCAGACTGTACTGGAAGTGGTGAATTTGACGAAGAAGTAGATGAATACATGAAGACCAAAGTTTTACCGTATTATTGCAATGTTCATAGTGATAATCATTGTGCATATTACATGGGGAAATTGATTGCACTGTCGAGAAAAGAGATAAAAACACATTGTTGTTCAACGAAATACGACGATTATGCTGTTATATTTACAGGTAATGGTGCAACATGTGCCGCGCGGCATTTAGGTCATCTTATAAATTATAACGTTGATTACCTTATTATGAGTGTCATTGAACATCATAGTAATAGTTTATTATGGAAATCTATATTTGATATAAAAGAAGATTTTATCGTAGATGTTAATGCTAAAACAGGAATGATAGATACGAAACAGTTAAAGAAAGTGTTGGATAATTGCTGTAAAGATAGTTCAACTAAAGCATTCGTCGCAATGTCGGTGTGTTCGAACGTTACAGGTGTAGTTCAGGATATAAAGAAGATATCATCGTTAGTTAAACAATATACGAATGCTATTTTATGTATGGATTTTGCATGCAGTTCACCTTATCGTAAGATGGAAGTTTCAAAGCATGATATTGATGCAGCTGTATTATCACCTCATAAGTTCAAGGGTGGATATTCAACTCCTGGTATTCTGATAGTTAAGAAATCTTTAATAAAGAATTCAATTCCTTTTTTTCCAGGAGGCGGAACGGTATGTTATTGTGATTCTAAATCGGTTAAGTTTTTAGAGAATATCGAATATAGAGAAGAAGGTGGTACACCTAATATAATAGGAGTTATCAAAACTGGATATTTGTTTAAGCGTAAATGTGAAAAAATAAACTCAATTACGAAGAGAACAAAACAATTGATTAAAAAAATAGATCCATTTTTCAGAAAACTCAAACGAACTGGTAAGATTAAGATGATAACACCTATATCCACGAGTTCGAAGAATACAAAAAATATAGGAAATCGTTTACCCATATACTCATTCATTGTTAATGATGCACATCCTAATTTTATAGTAAGATTATTATCTGATCTTTTTGGAATACAAGTAAGGGGAGGAATAGCATGCTGTTCACTATTAGCAGAAAAAATATCAAAACCATGTAACGAAATGAAGAAAATGATATCGTCTATGAAGGGAGTACCTAAAGAATATGGATGGATAAGAGTATCGTTTTATTATGACAACGAAGATGAGCATGTAGATTATGTTACACAGTGTTTAACATACATACTGTCTAATTGGCGAAGACACTTAGGCGAATACACTTACATTGCGAAATACAACAATTGGGTACATAAATTACTATTTAAAAAAAATATCATGCAATACAATTGATGTATATAATATATATCATTCATTATACGATGTTTTTTCTAATGAACTCTGATAAATTAAATCTGGTAGGTTTATTAATTATTGATGTACATGCATCTACATATTTAACAGATCCACGTTGAGTACGAGCACACTGATTTTTATTCATAGAATTACATACTATTACATTTAAATTAAACACTGATACTTTTTTACTGGGTGTCATCTTTACATTTTTTGCGTTTTTAAATTTCTTTATTTCGGAAAACTTTTTTAACATTAACTCTTGTTTTTTTGTATTTTTTTCATATTCATCAATTTCTTCATTGTGCTCGAATGCTTCATTTAATTTATTGATACGTTCTTTTTTTTCTTTAATTTTTTGTTCAATGATCTGTTTTTTAGTTTTATGTACACAGCCTATAAAATTAAAAAACACTTCATTACAACCTTCAGTAATACACTTATCAGTTTTTTTAGTAATTTTACTCATTTTACTGTTCCGGTGTTCATTATACAGTTCTTTTAAACGATATTTTATATCGCTTAAACTGTTATTATAAGTATCATCATTATCCTTTGTTTCTTCTGTGGAAAGTTGTTTATCTGTGAATATGACATTGTCAAAATCCACTTTGCTCTGCATAAGACAAATTCTACGTACATGATTTTCAAAGTTATCATGATTCTTAAACTTCTGTAATCTTGTTTGATTCGTTGTTTTAGACATATTGGAGAGCACTACTGTTTTTATATCTCTTTTTTTTATATTGGTATAATAACAACACTGTGTTTTTTTTTATTTTCTTTCTCTTTATGTTCTTAACTGTTATTTTTTCACTGTTTTCAGAATTGACCTCTGTTTTCTAATATAACTTTATTTGCTTATCTTTTTCATGGGTTAAAAATAAAATATACATTAAAATATAAATACTGAATAACTAACAATGAGTTCTTTTGATATAGTTGACTTAGTTCCACCTCCGATTATCATAGATAGTGATACACCTATTTTTTCAGGATTACGCATTTCTGCAAGTGACGATATGCATGCCGTTCGTATAGAAGGCGATATGAACGTAAGCGGCAATGTCAATTTCGGCGAAAGTCTAAACGTATCTGATCATTTTTATTGTTATAATGCATCAATGATGAACGCGTCCTTTATGGTCGATGTGAATGTTTGTGGAACGATGAGTTCAACAAACGCATGCTGTTTTGATCTAACAGTCGATAATAATTTCAGTGTAAGTGAATCAATCGAAGCGTATAAAGCATGTTTTACATACGTTACGATAGATGACGAACTCAATGTAAGTGAACTCCTAACATGTTACAATGCATGTTTTACAGACTTATCCGTGGATGATGAATTAAGTACGTCTATGTTATATGCGGTCAATGCATGTGTAACTGATATCAATGTATCGGATCATATAACAGCGTATCTGGTAAAAACGAACAACTTGGTGGTAATTAACGACATAGACGTTAATGGTTGTATCACATGTGTGAATGCGTGTTTAACACATGGAACGTTTACAGGCAATGTAAACGTAGATACGAATTTAAAATCAGGATATGGTACATTTCTTAACAACGTGAGCATGGAAGGTAACTTATATGTAAGTAACCGTGTAAATGCTCTTAGTGCTGAAATAGGCGATGTATCTATAAGCAATGATTTAGAAGTAACAAATTGGGTAAAAGCGGTAAATGCAAGTTTCACTGATATCACAGTGTTAGATAATATCTTAGTAGAAGATTCTATATTCAGTCAAAATGCAAGTTTTATTAATATTACTGCAGAAACGATAACCGCAACGAACACATGTTGTGTGGACCTGTTAATTACCGATGATATTGTTATTGCAGATTATTTATCCGTGGATTCAATTTCGTTTAATACAGGTTTAGTGAATGTAATGAACATTTCAACTGCAAACATTTACGACTGTAACTTTACGAATTTCCAAATTATTGAAGGTGATCTAAACGTCTGTGGCGTTCTCAGGGCCGTGAATGCATCATTTAATAACCTCGAAGTCTTCCAAAATTATGACGTTGAGAATCTTAACGCATGTAATACAGTGACGGGTGTAAACGCATCGTTTTATAATATAAATGCGTCACAAATAGTAACTGTTGATAATTACATTTACTTAAACGGTTCAATGAATACGAGTTTCACAATACAGTCTAAAGACTTATTATCAATAAACATGTCATCTGTAAATGCATGTCTAACAGATGTTACCGTTTTAGATGAAGTCAATGTTTGTGGTATACTAACATGTGTACAAGCATGTTTCACTGGGGTGGGTGTAGAGAGAAATTTGAACGTAAGTGAAACTTTTATGGCATACAATGCAAGTTTTATCGAAAGCGTGGTAATTAACAAAGATTTAAACGTAAGCGAACATGTAGAAGCAACGAGCATGTATCTCGACACACTCACCGTATCCGATACATTGAGTGTAAGTGATACGTTGATATCGTTATACATCAACGCAAGTGAACAATTATCTTCCTATAACGCGTGTTTCAATTTTGTATCAGTAAATAATTATCTGAGTTCGAGTGAAATAACAGCGTCACATATTGAAGCAATTACAGCAAGTTACACATATGTTACTACCGAACAGACAGTTTCTGGTAGACACATGTATGCGTTAAACGCGTGTTTCTCAGATATAACGATTACGGATGATATGACAGTTCAAGATACAATCACATGTTTTAACTGTACTTCAACAAATCGTATGACGACAATGAATGCAAGTGTAATACAAGATATAACTGCTAGAAATCAAACAATTACAGGTGTTATAGAAGCACCATATGGTAGTTTTGTTAATGTATCACTTACGAATGATCTAATTGTCGAAGATGTATGCGCGGCTAAGAATATAAACGTATCTACGTTGAACGCTGTGAACTGTACAGTGTCTGGTGATACTGCGTTACAGGGATCAATATTGTGCAGAGGTCTATCAAACACAATTCCTACAGAATGGGGAACGTTATATATAGGAAATGGAACACTGAATGGTGTAAGCGCATCTATTGTTGGGTTTATTCCTCCTCCATAATATATAAGAAATATTTAATTGTCTAACATGTATTTTTTTTTATATAGATAATATTATTAAAGTAAATAATATATACACCCATTTAAAAACTAAAATGTTTAAAAAAAAACAAAATAGTTCTATCAATGCACGTATAGAAAAATACGAAGATGAGGATATATACGAAAATGAAGAAACTATTCCACGTCAAGAAGAATATACGATAGTAGAACGAAGAAATGGACTTTTTGGGAATGGTTTAGGAACAAACAATGCATGTTTAATTTTAATCGTAGTTGCATTGTTATTTGTAGCGTATATATTATATACAAATTATAGGAATAAAAATACAAATGTGGGGACTAATAATATACAACTACCAGAAACAGAAACAAAAAAACCATTACGAACTAGTTTTACCACATATCAACAACAACCGAACAACACTGTATTCTTTGACAATGTAAACACACCACAACAATATGATCAGAACATGTTTTATAATAATCAACCACAGGGAGTACAATATCAACAACAACAGAAACAACCGAATAAAGGATTTTTAGGTAAGATTTTTCAATTCATACATAATAAAACAAAATTAAACTAAAAAATATAATATTATAAAATAGTTAGAACTCGTGATTTAATTAAAATGTATTTCCATGTATAAATATTTTATTTTATTGGATTATTTTTTTTTCTGCCATAGTAATTAATAATAAAAAATTCAATCAAATAATGGCAGCAAATAATTTAGTTTCCTTACAATCTCCTCCAGTTTTTAATGACTCAACTGTTCCTGTTATTGGTGGTCTTACAATTAGTGGTTCGACCAGCCAAGTAGTTTTCAAGGTTGAAGGTGAATCAGAATTCTACAACCAAATAAATGCGTGTGGAAACATCGCATGTGATGGTGCATTATCCGTGGGAACTGTCGTTTTTAACGTATCGAATGCATCGAGTACACCACTGAGTGTATATTGGATAAACGTAAGTATAGCGGGTACTGCAAGTCCTCTAACGGCATCGGTACTTGCAGTTGCACCTCCTTCTTCATAGTCATAATGAAGAAATAATACTTAATGATAAAGCACCAGCATTTTTATTTTTATTTATTCCACTTTATTCATTTAGAATTTAATTTAAAGAAATATTATATTTAATAATAAATCAATCAGATTAACCAGTCTAAAAAAGAAATATGGAAATCATTGAATGTCAAGTCTTCTCATTTTATCCAACAGATTTCTTAAACAATAGAAATTTCACTGTTTTTGCCTTTGGAAGAAAAGAGGATGGAAGTTCTGTGGGTATAGAAATTGTAGATTTCAAACCTTTCATGTATCTACATGTTCCTGAAAGACAGCAAAAATTTTGGACAATGAATAATACAGAAGATTTACGTAAAACATTGGTTACGGAACATGAAATAAAAGAATTGAGAAATATTAATACGGTAATGAAAAAACGTCTTTTTCCTTATACAAATAAAGATAGAGAACTTTTTTTAATGTTAGAATTTAATACAGAATGGGGTATTAGAAAATGTTCTATGTCTTTAAGAGAAAATTATATATATAAAAATTTCGATGTCTATGAAAGTAATATCTCACCGATGTTGAGATTAATGCACATGCGTGAAATATTACCTTCTGGATGGGTGCGTATCAAGAATTATGATCAAAACAACACGACGAAATGTGATACTAATATCCGTATAAATTTTATGGATATAATAGGGTTTGAACGTGATGACATCGCGCCGTGTAAAATTTCGAGTTTTGATATTGAATGCATGTCATTCGATGCTTATACACAAAACCAATCGATTTTTCCGAGTTATGAACGCGAAAACGATACGATTTCACAGATAGGAATGGCAACATGGTCGTATGGAAACAATGAAGAAGTACTGAAACGTTTATATACACTTGGAAACGCAGCTGAACCGACAGACCAAACGATCGATATAATCCAATGTGATAACGAAGGAGAACTAATCATAAGATGGTTTCATTACATTGCTGAGATAGATCCAGACATCATCACAGGATACAACATTTTCGGGTTCGATTGGGAATATATTAAAGGGCGGGTAGATTTTCTCGGTATCGAAGACGAAATATTATCAGTGGCGTCGAGAATTGATAAACTAAAAAGCCGTTTTATGACCAAAGAATTGAATTCGTCTGCTTTCGGTGATAACGAATTCAAGTTCTTGGAAATGCCGGGTCGTATCGAATTTGATTTTTTCTCTTATATCAAACGCGAACATAAATTAGAATCTTATAAACTTGACAATGTTGCATATCATTTTACAAAACAGAAGAAACACGATGTAAAACCAATGGACATTTTTATAAAATTAATGGGAACACCAGAAGATGTTCGTGAAGTAGCAGAATACTGTGTCCAAGATACATTTTTGATCATCGAACTAATGAAAAAATTATGCGTCATACCTAATTTGATTGAAATGTCAAAGGTTACACGTGTTCCTTTCGAATACCTTATACTCAGAGGACAGCAGATTAAAGTATTTTCTCAAATTTTTTATGAAGCAATGAAAGAAAACATTGTAATACCAACAAATATTCTGAAATTACAGGGTAAGAAAGACCGTAATGAAGAACACGAGAAATATACAGGAGCAACGGTATTAACTGCAAACAGCGGATGTTATTTTGACTGTGTTTCGGGGTTAGATTTTGCAAGCCTGTATCCTTCAATCATGATTGCTTATAATATGTGCTACACGACATTGGTTTTAAATGAACGAGAATTACCCAGAGAAGCAAAAATCGAAACTATAGAATGGGAAAATAACAGGCATCGATTTGTTCAAAACAAAGAAGGTCTTTTACCAAAGATACTGAAAAAATTATGGATCACGAGAAAGAGTACAAAACGTCTCATGAATGAAACCGAAAATAAAGAAATGAAGACGATCTTGAACGGTAAACAGTTAGCGATAAAAGTATCGATGAACAGCGTGTATGGTTTTTGCGGTGTTATGTGTGGTATATTACCATGTGTTGCCATCGCATCGAGCGTAACGACAAAAGGAAGACAGATGATCGAACATACGCAAAATATGGTAAAACAGTTATACCCTGACGCTAAAGTCATTTACGGTGATAGTGTAACTAAAGAAACACCGTTGATGCTGAGAACGATGGAAACATGCGGTAATCACAAGCACGAAGTCATATCTATTGAAAACGTATTCACTGATAACATGAGAAGTATCGATATGTATAGTATTATAGGTGAAAAAGAACATGTTATGTTATCACGAAACGAAGAAATTTGGACTGGTGAAAATTGGTCACGGATCATACGTGTGATCAGACACAAGACACAGAAGAAGATTTATGGGGTATTAACGGAAAATGGATATGTTGAAGTCACAGAAGATCATAGTTTGATAAGTAGCGATTATGAATTGCTAAAACCAAAAAACTGTATCGTAAAGGAGACACAGTTATTACAGTCTTTTCCGGATATTGTGGAAAACAGCACCATCGAAAACAACATGATCGATATACCTAAAGGACAACCGTGTAGGCTCACTGTTTTCGGACAGGTAAGTGCAATGATCATTTACACTTATCTTAAAAGAAAGAACTATTCGATTACTTTAAACGTGTGCAACGTCAATTCAAATAAATTCTACATTTCGTTCATGGAAAGACCTAGGTTCAAGAACACGAAGAAAAATATAATTAAGAAGATATTTTTTATCAGAAATACGGATAATGAAGAATATGTATATGACGTGGAAACTGAAGACGGTATATTCCATGCAGGTATTGGTGAAATTATCGTAAAGAATACAGATTCTGTCTATGTAAATTTTCCATCAACGAACAACGATATGCAAAAAGTATTTGACATTTCCATCGAAGCCGCCGAAGCAATAAGCAAGACTTTTCCACAACCGATAGAGTTAGAATTTGAAAAGGTAATGTATCCGTTTATACTATTCACCAAAAAACGATACGCATCATTGATATGGACACGTGTCGATAAACCAGATAAGATAGATTTCAAAGGTATTCAAGTCGTGCGACGAGACAACTGTTCATACGTTCGTGAATCATTAACAACTATATACAACTGTTTATTATACGAAAGAAACGTCGACAAGTGTTTAGGAATAACAGATAAGATCATAGACGATTTACTCAAGGGACGCGTTCCAATCGAAAAACTGACAGTGTCAAAAAGTCTAAAATCGAATTATAAATCAAAAACGATGCCGCATTTTCTTCTTGCTGAGAAAATGAAACAACGTGATCCGATGAATTATCCTAGACCTGGTGAAAGAGTACCTTATGTATTCATAGAAAATACCGAAGCAAGATTACAAGGTGAAAAAGCAGAAAATCCAGAATATGCTAAGGAAAATGGTTTAATCATCGATACATTATACTACCTCGATCATCAAATGAAAAAACCACTTGCTGAATTGTTTAATATAGTTTTAGGTGAAGGAAAATACAATCTCTATAAAAATCATATGGGGTTTATTAAGATGAAAAAGAATCATCAAGAAAGAGAACGTTTACGTGAAATAAATAGGAAAAAGGGACAGAAAGAATTAAACTTAAAATGGTTTTCTAAGAAAAAATAATAACGAACATGAAATATATAAAATATATCTTTATAATGTAGTAAATAATAACTCGTATATATTAACCGAACAACATTGAGATATGGCAGATGTTCAACCAATATCTAAAAATCCACTGAACAATACAACTGTAAAATTAGGTATAGCAAATGTATTAGTTATACTAACATTATGTTTTTGGGGGTTTTTCATAATCAACATACGAACTAAAGATGTAAAGACATCATTCGATAGTTTAAATAAACGCATGTACATTATCGAACATGGAATACTTGAATTAAGTGAATTAGTGGAAGCTAACCGAATAAGAAATATGAAAATGGACGGAACACAGCAAACACATATAAGAAATTTATACGCAAACCTTCGTCATCTCAAAAAATTTAAGGGCGACATGGTAAGATTTAATCGTGAATTAGAAAAGATACGTAAATTAAGAATGGATATTCTGAGAGATAATAGACGTATAAAAAACAGAGTAAGTGTTCTGAATACAAAAATAAATAGAATAGGACATGGATTACAAACTACGAATAAAAGACTACCTTCGTATGACAGAAAGTTAGGTGTACTAGAAAGAAACATAATACCAGATGTAGGAAGACGCCTTCGTGCATTAGAAACCAACGTCGATGTACTCAATAAAAAACACGAAACCTTTAATACTACTCCTCAAACAGTTGCAGAAGGCTTTACACCATTACCAATTCCAACGGTTATGAAGAATACATCGATTTATAACGTTATGCAAAAACCCAAAAACGTTTCTAAGGTAGGTGAAAACTTCCACATGTTAATGAATCAATTCGAATCATGCAAAAACCTTCCACAGGACATTCGTGATGAAGTCGTTCTCATTTTAGTATCTAAATTACCAGATAGGCTCAAAAAAGACTTGGAAGCATCAGTAAGGGCAGCAGTTTCTGTAAATAATGAAAGCGAAACCATAAAAACAGATAAGCAACACGAACAAATAAACGAACAAAAAACGAACGAAGGTGTCGGTATGCTATCATCTAACGCAACACAAATGCTAAATTCCATAAACATCAAAGACAATGTAATGTCGTTAATGTAATAATCATGTAAATAATATTTTTTATTCGTTAAAATGTGATTTAAAAATATAATTAATATATTTATTAAGAACAGTGATAAGAATAAAAATGGAAGGAAACACAGACATCAGAACTAAAGAATTGTTTTTGGAAAGAGAGTTTAACATTGATAACATAAAAAGATTATTTAAAAATCGTTTATGTAATACATTAAATTTACATAAGGTTTCCTGTCCGCTTTTATTAGAACGTGGAAATGGTCTAAATGATGATCTCAACGGTGTTGAAAGAAAAGTCTCAACTGATCTAAAAAATGGCAACTGTGATACCGTTGAAGTACTCAACAGTGCAGCAAAATGGAAACGGGTTGCTCTACTGAAATATGGTTTCGATGATTTGGAAGGTTTAGTTACAGAAATGGTTGCCATACGACCTGATGATGACATAGATGAACTTCATTCTGTTGTCGTACGCCAATTCGATTGGGAACTCATTATTAATCAAGCAGACTATAACAAAGATTTTCTCATGCATGTGGTTAAGAAAATCTTCGATATAGTAAATACTGTATACAGATTTATTAATCAAACGATATTCGTTGATGAAATTAAGTTCGTTACAACAGACGAACTAAAAGAACTTTATCCAGATGTTGAAAGCAATGATGAACGCGAACACCTGTATGTAAAAGAACACAGAGCAGTTTTCCTAATGCAAATCGCACATCCATACCGAGCATGTGATTATGATAACTGGGAACTTAATGGAGACATATTGCTATGGCATGAACCAATACAGAAAGTATTAGAATTAAGTTCTATGGGAATACGTGTAGACGCAAACACGCTAACGCATCAAATGGAAATTGCAGGACATCAAGACAGAGCATCACATATGTTCCACTCGATGGTCTTGGAGAACAAACTTCCACTTACGATCGGTGGTGGAATAGGTATTCAGCGTTTATGCATGTTCGTCTTAGGATTAACACACATTAACCAAACAGAATGTGGTTTTTCAGGTGATAGTTTATTAAAATTCGTCTAATTCTTATTTTTTTTAAGTTATATTAAAATATATAAATACAGTTCTTTCTGTATTAAAGTAATAAAAACAACACAAAAAGCAAATGTTTTATAACTATATTATCTCTAAAAGAAACACGGTGAATTTTTCATACATATTATCCATGTTACAAGATGCAATAATCGATACCAACATTGAAAAAAATAGCAAGGAATATCATAAGATTAATAATGAAACCATGTTCTTCTTATCTAATAAATATTATGTATTATACGAAATGAAAAAACTGAAATACAATCAAAAACTTAAAATGTCAAATATATCAATAAATCTTAACAGGACAAAAGCAATAGTTAATTTTTACAGATTAAGAAATTACATCTCCTTAAAAAATATACAAAACACGATGTATGTCTTAAAACAAGATTTCAACATACTAACGTACAGCAACATGTCAAACGATTATGAGTTAACTATAAATGGTGCTGCATATCTTTTACTACACGAAGGATACCATGAAAATTCCATTGACATTGTCGTGCATAACATGCGTGAAAGTAACGACAAGGCACGAATATTCACGATAGAATTACCATGTTATGAAATCTTGGAATTACCTACAATTTCAAGAATTCTAAATACACACATCGATGAGATAACAAAAAATAATAACTTCATGTGTGAAATTTGCTACAAACGGTATTATAGAAATCAAGATGACATTGTGTATTGCAATAATTGTGGTAAGTACATAGATGGACGATGTTACAATAGACTATTAACATCAGACTGTCCGTTCTGTCGCAGTAATCCATCTCTGAAAATAAACGCTCTTATGGCATGTTATATTAACATGGAAAATACGATGTTTAAAGAAGTTGTCGATATGTACGATATCATGTTTACTAAATTTAAAAATAAATATAGTGAACAGGTAAATGAAAATGAAGACAGTGTAGATCTTTATTCAATATATAAAAATATAGAAATAAATATTCATAATGATTTTGAATAAATCATATCAAAACATTTTCTTTACAATAAATAATGGTTTTTACATACTGATACAGAACTATTACAATTCGTTAGTGCAATGAACTGTAAAGTTATAATTCACGATAGGAAATCGTCACGCCTGTATCAACGCGTGTCAAATATGTTCGTTAGTTCATTGAACGTATTTGATAAATATGTTTCTAGAACCACGGATGTCTCTGTCTGAAAGTAACTTGCACGTTTTACACGTTGACATTTCAGATCTTGTTTTAGCATTTATCGTTCCACAGTTCGTGCATGTGACCGAAGTGTATGCTTCATTCACCATGTAAACTCGCGTGTTTATCTTTTCCTTTGATTTTTCTATCAAACGCTGCTTGAACAGATAATGCTTGTACGTATCGTATAAACGATTACTGTGTTTGGACATCGTGATCTTTTGAAGTTCTTGGCTTTCGAACTTCGGTATCAAGACGTGTTCGTAATTATCCGTGAGATACGTTATCAATTTCCAATGAATATCGGAAACGATGTTCGCAGAACGTCGATATGTTTTCAAGATCTTACGGGTGTTGTTACGTTGAAATTTACCGTGCAGGTAACTTATCCGCTTGTTATATTTTTTTAACATTGCCGTTCGTTCGACTGTGAATATTTCAGACTGTGAAAACCCCGTTTGAAATTTACGCAAGCCTGGATCTAGAGCGACGATTGTGTTTTCACAGCGTTTCTGAACCTTCTTAGGTCTCGTTTTTTTCGGTATCAATACGTGATAATATAAACCGTCGTAAGTCAATGTGCACTGTGAATCAATGTTTATATCGCGTTTTTTAGTTTTACCTTTCAATTTGAATTTACTGAATGCGTATTTATCGCCTTTACGTTCCGATGACCAAAATTTAGATATCGAATGCTTTCCTATCGTCATGGATCCGTTTTTCATCTCTATGGACGATTTGGGTAAGAACAGAGCTTGTGACCTGTCTTTTTTCGATTTGAATCTCATCTTGAAACGAACGATATTACCGTTTTTAAGGTTCGAGAAAGCTGATTTATAATTCGAAGATAATTTTAAGACGGTATTGGCCCGTACATTCATCGGTGTTCGTTTCTCCCATTCGTTAACGTTTGAATTATTTTTACTCGTGACGTATTTATTACGCAGTTCGTAAGCGTTATTTTTTTCGCCTTTGTTTTCAAAGGCATCGAGTACTCGATTGTAAACGTAACGTGTCGTCCCAAACCATTCTTTAAAAATCTTACGTTGAGTTGGTGTTGGATAAATTCTTACTTTTAGATTTTTTATAACGTCTTTTTCCCAATTGTTTACAACTGAAGACGTGGTAATGGATAATAAATCGTTTGCGAGTTCGGTTTCTTCGGATTCGAACGTCTTTTCATCCAAAACGACGATTCGTCAACCGTATCTTCCAACGATCCATTCGATAAGTTCGTAACCGAATCTACACAGTCTATCTTTGTAGGCAACCACAAGTTCTTCGAGATCTCCGTGCATCGCCGATTCCAAAACGGTCTGTATACCTTTTCTGTTAAAATTAATTCCCGAAGAAATACCTGTAATAACTGTGTGATCTGGATAGTATTGTTTGCAGAATTCGATCTGATGTTCGAGATGTTCGCTTTGTTTTTTGGAGCTAACTCGACAGTAAATGATTTTTTCTTTTTCAATACCATCATTAACGCCGTCAATAAAAGACAGCAAGCTCTGTCTATCGTATAACCACTGATTAGCAAGTGTTCTGGTAGTTTTAACTTTACCAACATTACTCCAGCCACGTAAAGTTGGAGCTTTGAAACCTGTAATTCGACAAGTTTCTTTCGTTGTAACATAATCTACTTCCATTTATATAATGGATAATATAAAAAAGCTTTAAATTAAACACACGTTGTAACGACTTGAGACAAACTAGTCATCTATGCTATCTGCTTTTTTATTAACGAATATGGAATTAGATATGTCTGAATATGAACGATTGCATAAATCTACAAGATCTAAGGCATCTACATTATAATTATCTTTATTGGGTTTTCTAAAAAACACGCTTGTATAAATAAATTTGCATGTATTATATTATATAATTGAAAATTAATACGTTTCTATTAGAATATGATAAATGTCTTGTTACGAACAGTTATCATGCTCTAATTTAAAATAATCGTATATTTTTATATGTTTTGTATTTTTTATAAAGCGAGATATTTTTTGCTGTTTTATATACATCGGCGGTCGATGTTAAACGTTCGGACGCTTCGTGCACAAGTTCGCTTAAGAGTCATTGTATAAATCATACATCATTGTATATCCAAACGTTTGATAATGGTTCAAAATAGGTACATATTAGTTAAAATATTGAAGAGAGAATAATAATTAAAGAGATGGAATTTTTTTGATATAAATAAGTTTTTAGTTCGCATATGCGAGACCAGCCATACCTGATACGATACGTAACACGTTGTAGTTCACAGCGAACACTGAGATCTGGCCAGTAGAAGCGGTATCCATACCAGTACCTATACCTGTGAGTGTTGAAAGAGATGTGAGGTCGTACACTAATTGCACGGTATCAATACGCGAGAAGTTACATGTTCCACTGGGTTGATGTTCTTCTGGACGAATGGCGAAGGAATATAAGTAAATATGTTTATCAGGAATACGTGTATGATGCTGGTAAGGTTGTACGAGACGGAAATATGTCTGAGGACGCACTGTGAAACGTTCATGACCGTTGAGAAGAAGCTTAGCGTCTGCAAGAAGATCAACCGCATGACTTGGTGAAGGTGTACCAGGTGCAGCAGCGCTGAAATTAAACCAATCGTTGTACGCAGTACCAGCAGATGTGGAGTTCTCATCACGCTGAAGAACCCATAAAAGTTCCTTAACTGGATGATTGAAATTGAGACGAAGTTTCTGATTTTGCTGAGAGAAACTGAGAGATTCAGCACCAGTGAATTGTAACTGTTCAACGAGGTATTCATGACTAGTAGCAGCAAAAAGCTTACGTTCGTTGGTATCAAGATAGATGTAGTCAACATACAGTTGAGCGTTTGTGATAGTGGGTGTTGTTGTGAATGTTGTCGCGTTATCACCTATAGCAACGCGATCACCGTTAGCCTTGAGCGCAACAATGCACTCGTGAGCATTACGGAACTCAATGATGATCTTGACTTCGTGGTATTGTAGAGCAACAAGAGGTAGACTGAGACCAGGATTCCTGCAGAACCAGAACTGTAAAGGTATGTAGTAAATACGTTCATAGTAAGAATTACCAATGAGACCTAATTCAGACGCATATTTGCCTATCATTTGATTATAACCGTTCTTTTTCTCTGTTGTCATAGTGAGTTCATCCCATATTTCAAGCCATGTACCGAACTGTCTATCAATACGCTGACCACCGATTTCAACTTCGACGTTTCTGATCAAGGCATGACCGATAGCGTTTGTCCATGATACGTATGTAGGAGAACCAGATGCAACAAGACCAGTACTTAGACTGGGTAACTGCACCTGTAAATATACATGATTAATCAAATCACCGTTACGAGAAATGGTACATGTCACTTTCTTACCAAAATCGGCAGTACCGTTAAATGTTTGTTCAATAGATTCAATCGCGAAGTTAGTATGTCTACGATACACTACTTTAAAAAATGTAATTTCAGGATCACCTGTGAGGTAAACGTCCTGTGCACCGTAAGCGACCAATTGCATCAAACCACCACCCATGACCGAATAATGCTTTTTGTTTTATTGTTAAACTATGTATGAGAAAAAAAAATCAGAAAATAAAATTTAAACGTAAAATAAGAATTAATCAATAATACATTCTTTTAAAGTTTCATTATAATTTTCCAGTATTTTTAAAATTCCATATTCATTTAAATCGTAAAACATATATTTAATACCCAATGGTTTTTCAAATTTGATATTACGTATATATTTAATCAATTGTTCTTCTCTCCATGATTTTCTTACTTCATTTTTCCTTTTAACCGTATTTGTATAATAATAAAAAAAATTAGGGTTATAACGAATAAATATTACGGGTAGTTCATTTCCACCTATTATGATTGATTCATGTATTTTAGACATGCGTGTAGTATCACACGTATCAGGATAGTGACGATGTGCATATTCATCAATTTCTAGAAATATTATTCCTCTTTTCCAATCAAAGTCTTCTTTTTCAACATAGAAATCAACACGTGAACAATTATTATCATAATCGTTTATGCATTTATAATCTACAACATGTTCTTGATTATAAAATATATATAGATCCGGGTGTTCATTAAGAACGTTGCGTATTCTACGTTCTTCGTTCTTTCTATATTTCACATGTTCGTCACTATGTAATTTCAAATGCTTTGACAATGAACTCGGATTTCTAGTTTCGAATTCACACATAGTAAAATCACATTTTAATAATGGTGAGTTATCAAACGCACCATGAGATATACAGAACCCATTTTTCTTTGCGTGATTGTTACAACCTGTTTTTTTACATAAATGATATGTCACTATTTCATGTTTCTTACATAGTCTGCGATCTTTTGTTCTAGCCCTTACATCACATCCCTCTATTTTACATAATGGTAATGTATCATTAAAAACAGTGATCTCTCTATCTTCTTTATTTACATGAGTTCTATTGTAATGATTTCTAACATTGTATTCATACATTGAAGAATAATTACATTTCTCAAAATTACAAACAAACAATTCCTCTTTCATTTCTTCTTCAGTCTTACTGCACTTCTTCATGTGCCGTGTTTTTTGATCTGCATGTAAGAATGTCTTATTACAAGACGGACATGTATGTCTTTTTATACCATGTTCATTGTACATGTGTTTATCGAAATCTCTAACTTTATCAAATATCAGAGATGGACATTCTGTGCATTCAGATTTCCTTGTCATTTTTTTTGATTTTGTATTATCTTATTTTTTATTTAAAAAACATTATTTCTTTAAATTGTATGTTTTATCATTTACTTACTTATTATCACTTACGCATCTGAATATGAAAATTAATATATTCACTGTATAATATCAAAGAAGTTGATAAAAAAATGAGAGGCGTGCATAAATTTACACTTGAACTACTAAGAAATTTCTGCAATGAACATGAATTAAACTTGGTTTCCGAATACCAAGAAACAGATAAAATATCGAGAGCAACCAATGTGCAGACCATGTGTAAATATGGTAATTGCACGAACGTTGTTTCAAAAACATTCAGGTTTTTATATGATACACTGAATTTCGACTGTGACATACATTGCCGCGTGTTATCAGAGGCCATGGAATAAAGAAAGCAAAGGCTAACACGAGAGACGCATTGGCGATCTTACCGGATAGAAATTTTAGCAATGATGAAATTAAAAAAATGACATGCGCTCAACTGTATAAGTTATGTGAAGCGCTTAAGATATTAAATTATAAAAAAATATAAAAAACCAGACTTAATCACCGCTGTCCTGAACAAACAGGCTGAATTGGTGAACAGAGAAGACGAGGAAAAATCGAATACTGAAGATATAAATATTGATAACAATGAAACTAAATCGGATGAATTTCAAGAAGAAAAGAACGATGATGATGTTAAAGAAGTCGTCGTGCAAGTAATCGATGATATTATTAACAATATTATCGATACTACAGTTTCATCATCCGAGGACAATGTTCAAGGTATCGAAGAAACCAAAGAATATGAAGAAAACGATACTGACACTGTTAGTGATAACGAAAACACAGACGAAAACAACACTGACACTGTTAGTGATAACGAAAACATAGACGAAAACGATACTAACACTGTCAGTGATAACGAAAACATAAACGAAAACGATATTATGATGAGTATAGATAACGACAAGATAACATTCGGAAATTCACACGTTAAGTATATAAAAGACAATAAAGATAATATATGGTTCAAAGCAAAACATGTTGCTTTAATATTAGAATATAAAAATACAAATAATGTAACTAATCATGTAGATGAAGAAGACCGTATTACATATGATAAATTATTATCTAATGGGTGTGCCAAAAATGGACACCCCCCATCCTCCTATAAATACGGATCCCAATTTATTTCAAATGAAGATCCTAAAACCATTTTCATTAACGAGAGTGGTCTTTATTCAATTATGCTAAGAAGCAAGTTACCCAAAGCAAAGCAGTTCAAGAGATGGGTAACAAGTGAAGTTCTTCCCGCAATACGTAAGACAGGATCTTATGAATTTAATAGTAATTTATTAATTACAAGATATTCCAATAAAAACATAATATATTGTTATAAACTTAAAAATTACTTAAACCATTACAAATTCGGTATAACCAGTGATATTGAAAGACGTGAGAATGAACATCATAGAGAAATAGGTAATATCGAACCCACATTGATTAGAGAAACTGATAATACAAAAAACATAGAAAGGGACATAAAACATGTATTTAAGAAAAAAAATCTACTGGTTAATTTAAACATAAACGATAAAAATCAAACAGTCTCAACTTCTCTTTAAGTTCCTTATACCTCTTCTTCGTTATGTGCATCTTGCGATAATCAACACCTTTCTTGATATCATCGTAAAGAGTCTTGAGTAATGGTTCGAAGTCCGATGCTACGTACTTCTTCTTGTTCTTGATACACCTGAGTATGTTACAGTAACCGACGAACGGTTCAAGATAGGTCATACCATCGAACTTTGGATGATTAAGAATATCGATGATGTATTGGCTTTGCAAGGCCTTGCCGCCTAAATATCTCATGATAATAATTAATCTTTATTTGATATATTTTATTTGACTTTTGTTTCTACTTATCTTACGTACCATATGGTTAGTTTATATAATTAATATAAAGAATTAATCTATATAAAATAAACAGTGAAATGAATACAGATGTTATATATAACATGGATTGTGTAGAAGGTTTAAAGACCTTACCTGATGAATGTGCGAATGTGATTATATGCGATCCACCATATAACGTTGGGAAAAACTTCGGAAATAATCGTATGGAATTAGATATGAATGACTATTTAAAATTCTGTAAGGAATGGATAACTCAATGTTTGAGAATACTTAAAAATGATGGTACGTTATACATATATGGGTTCAGTGAAAACTTAGCGTATGTTCGAACGATCTTAGACTGTCATGTTCGTTGGTTAGTATGGCATTACACGAACAAGACGACACCGAATCTAAATTTTTGGCAACGTTCGCATGAAAGCATTCTTGCATGTTCTAAAGTATCAAGACCTCAGTTCAACCGTGATGATGTTCGTGAGCCTTATACTGAAAGTTTCGTTAAAAATTCTGCTGGTAAGACACGTGCAAATACTAAAGGTAGATATGGTACTAAGGAAACAAAGTACAGGGCACATGAGAACGGTGCATTGCCAAGAGATGTGATTAAAGTCCAAACGTTAGCTGGTGGTAAAGGTTCAAAGGAACGTGTTGATCACCCAACACAAAAACCTCTAGAACTCTGTGAGAAACTCTTACGTGCCTCCATAAATAAAGACGAAGAAAACTTACTCGTCGTACCGTTCGTTGGTTCTGGAAGTGAACTCGTAGTGGCAAAGTACATGAACGTTAGATACATCGGGTTCGAAATAAACGATGAATACATCGAACTGTGTAACGAACGTTTATCTGCAATTTAAAAAAAACAATCTATAAAATTGTATGAACTCTGGTTCGAGAATGTCTTGAACTATCATATATCAAATAGTTTTTCGATTTTTTTGATGTTTGATATACGAAAATCATGTTTATATTCAACATTCGATGTCTGAAGAATAAAATTGGTCGATGTTTCGTTTTTTAAACATTCGAGTATTTTATAGTAGTTCACATTTTCGACAATCGGAACAATGTGATCAATGAATATGGTCTCAAAGGTGATGTGATATAAAATTATTACACCATGTTCTTCTAATAAAAACGAGTTCTTTGAATTTATTTTATCATTATCGTACCAGACTAACGCTTCATCCAATGTAAATCTAAATTCTTTCACTCCTGGATTTATAATATCTTTTTTAAATTTGTTGTAGACGATATCACGTGATCTTTGCATATCAGTTAACTTATCCATATTGGGAAAGAACTTGTTGCTACACAATAAATATACAAACGTGCATGGTATCTTCATTGGTATTATTAATTAAGATATATATATATATTATTTTATGCAAATTAACCACGATTTTGGTTGAACATATCGATATTCTTTTTCAACTTACCTATGACTGTGAAATTAAGTTTACCATTGACCATATCGTTCATATTAAAATATTCGTTTCTAGGTATGTTTTGTCTCATGTAAAACATATGAACGCGTGTAAATAAATCGTTTAGATACGATGCGTGTATGTCTGGTCCAGTTTCATTGAAATCACCTCTAAAAACTCTATTGTGGAGAAACGTTACTCTATTGCGTGATATGCAACTGCTGTTGTTTATCGCGAACGGTATATCCTTTAGGTAATTGGTTAAGCACCAATAATCGTAGACGCAATTGAAACAGATACCATCGAGACCGTGTATTGATGGTAGAGATCTCATCATTTCGTATTGTGTATTGTCGAACAGTTTGTGAAGTGGTTTATCACAGTAATTACAGATTATATACGACGACCATATGGTACTCGTCGTCGTATACCTATTAAAATCCAGATATGACCTCAACGCTATCGGATGAATACTGTTATTTATGTTCATGTGTGTATCTTTCATCTGTTGTGAATGCAGCATGATATAAAAATCATTCACACAGTAAATATTGGCGTACAGATATTGAATAATATTTAACTGCACCGTACATGGTAATTTATTTACCAAACATGGTAATTTTTTACAGTTCTTAGCATGTTTTGAAGTATATAAATGACACTCGTAATTATATTTTCTATTGAAGGCGCGGTTACATTCATAACAGTAAAAATTAATATTCATCATGTTGATACTGGTGTTATACATAAGATAAAGTTTTTATTTTGACAATATAAACGTCGAATAATAACAATAAATCAAAGCAACGTTGCTTTCTATTTAAATATTCATATTATAACAATGTAAGAAAGACGAACAAAACAATAACAATGTCATTGAATACAAAAATAACAAAAAAGAATACACAAAGTTTAAAAAAACTCAGTAAGTTACAATGCCTTATACTGAGAGATTATAAGGTGAATACTAGATGTTTCCATGAAATAAACGCAGACGTGTTGATGTATATTAATAGTTATTCATTATTAAAACCTGAATTGATATTCAAGACGAACGAATCGTTTGAATGGATGAATACGGTGCGTGCCAAAAATTACTACCTTATATCATTATATAATTCATATTTATCTAGTTTCATTTATGAAGAGTTTTCATTCGGTGTGATTTATAGGTGTAAGAACTTATTTTATTTTAAAAACATCTGTACGATTGTATCGATATTGGAAACTAGATACAATATTGATACGTATTTCTACGATATTGAAAACTCATATAGATATAAAGATGCAACCAAACCCGTTGCAATATTGGATTATATTAATTTAACGATAACTGTGTATTTCAAAAAAGAAAAAATGTACGATATTCGAATACCAATTTTCTTTATTATATCTATGGAATATTTCATTAACATATTCGAGAACATAGAAAACACCGTGAATAATTTTGAATGTAAGATATGTACAAAACGTTGTATTCGTAATCAAGATAATATTATACATTGTCCAAAATGTTTTAATTATATCGATAATATGTGTTTCAAAAAAACCAGGAATAATTTGTGTCCGTTTTGTAGATTCGATAATATCCAATACATACGTGTGGATATAATGTATTATTATGACATCTTAATGAATTACTACGATCCTGTAATATCGTCGCAAGATATTGCGGGTAAGAATCTGAACGACATGTTCGCATTAAACAGTTCTTTACCCGACGACGATACGATGAATAAGACTGTGAAATCGGTAACGGATGATATTCAAAAAAAAATTGTAGTGCTAAATGTTTAATAAAATAAAGAATATTACAAGTAAAAACAAAATATTTATGACAAATACTGAAAAAAATGCAATCAATTAAAAACAAGTAAAACACCTATAATTTTCAGTTCTACTGATCTAATGCAACTAGTTGAATTTTAAGTTTTCACATGTTAATATGTACTTTTACTGATTTTTTTATTTTTCTAACACATGTTTAATTTTCTATGAATATGTTCATCTCGACTTCGTCGTACATTTCATCAGTGTATAATTTTACGATATGTTTGAAAAAACGCTCAAAGTGTGTGAACGTATCTGTGACTGACGAAACTTTTTCGTAAGTTTCGACCATGTTATCCATAGTGATGCATGCTGAACATGTCTGTATTCTGAACCAAATGAGTTCGAGACTTAATATATCATCGTTGATGTTGATAAGGATGCTTTTACATGACGGTTTGTTCTGGTTACAAAAATTACACTGTTTGTTGTATAAGATAGAACTTAGAAGAATTTTTGATTGTTTATTCTTAATCTCTTTTCCCGTACATCCATCTTGATACTGAATAAAATTTCTGAGCATGTACGGTGTGTCCATATCTGTTTATGTTATATAGTGATATATAGTATATTTTTAAATTAGTTTTCATTATAAGTTAATAATGAAATGTAAAACGTAATTTAAAGATATATATTATATATCAATATAAAATAAGTTAAAATACCATAAAAAAAATAACAATGAACAAAATAAGTAAACTACAGTCATACATTCATAAAAATTCTGGCATTAGGCATAATTCTAAAAAATACCACCTGTACAATACATGTGTATTAGATTATATGATAAAATATCTTTTATTACGAGAAGATATTATAGATTCTTATGACGATGTAGGTGAAGTGCATTTGGGTTTGAGACATGTAGAGAATAATCAGCATTATGATATCAACATAACGTACAACAGTGAAGAACTTGATGATGAAATAGTAGAATTTCGGTTGAAATCACATTGTGATTACTTTATCTGTCATAATATCGAGATATTGGTTAATATCTTAAAAAACAAATACGACATAGATACTTATATGCTTAACGAAAAACAGTTCTTGAACGGTAATAATACACGGGCATTTTTGGATATGAATTGGAATGGTCTAATTATTGAATACGACGATGGTAAGGTAGTTGCGATGGATATACCATCGAATTATATAGTGAATGAACAATACTTTATGGCCGTTTTCGAGAAACATATCGATGTGGTAAAAGATTTCAACTGTAACATATGCACACGGCGTTATTTTTTACAGCAAATCGATATCTTATATTGTAGCAATTGTTATAACCATATTGATGTATCGTGTTATAATAACAACGAACATCGTTGCCCATATTGTCGTCACTTCAAACACGAAGAGATCTTAAACAAACTGATACTTGTAAATGATAGGATAAAAAAGAAAGATAATTCTTATACGATCTATTGTAAATTATATGATTCGATGTCAAAAATATACTGCGAACGTAATGATCGTAACGATAGTTTCACCGTTGATAATCCTAAGAACGTGAAAGATATAATTGATCAGTTAAGTATTCGTTATCGTTAATTACCTGTTTTTTCTGTAAGGAATTAACGGAATAGTTTAATCAGTTCATATACTATCAAGGGTAATGTTAATATCACGTTTATGAATAATACATAGTAATAAATACTCAATTCACCATTGTATCCAACGACCTTTTTGGCTACAGGTATTAAATTAAATAAAAAATTCATTTTTATACCAATGTTAATAGTTAATACAAATACAGATACAAAAAAGAAACCCCTATTATATTCATTAAAAAAATATTCTTTTATGAAATTTAGAAAACCACCACTATTTTCTGTGTTAATGTTTAATTTGTTGTTTATTAAGTATATAAAAACAGTACTGTATAAAAACTGTATAATGGATAAAACTAATATGGTTATGTTAAGACTTTCCATAGCATCTTCGTCTTTGAACTTATATATAAACTGCTGTTTTTCTTCATTCCATTCACTTTTATTGAGTATAGTATGTAACCAAGAACATAAACCAATGTCTATACTACATATTATTATATTAAAATAAGGACAATAATTTACTATTTTATCTATATTTATTCTTATCTTTGTGGTATCCATGATATTATATACTATTTAATTTATTATTTATATTTATATAACGATTATATTTTTTATATTTTGATGACAAATGATATTATACGTATAAATATGTACACGTGTTATTTATCGTTAGAAATTAAATTTAATTATAGATACTCTATTATATAACATCGATAGTGCTAAAAAATAGATAATATGGATTGGGATAGTTTTTTCATGAATATGGCATGCTTGACATCATTACGATCTAAAGATCCAGAAACGAAAGTGGGCACATGTATAGTGAACGACGAGAACAGGATAATATCTGTTGGGTACAATGGTTTTCCTGATATATCTGATAATGATAATGTGTTTCCATGGACCAGACCTTCTAAATACCTGTACGTAATTCATTCTGAACTGAACGCTATTTTAAATAGCGATGATGTACGAAAACTGAAAAACACACGTGTATACTGTACGCATTTTCCATGTAATGAATGTACGAAAGCGTTAATACAGGTAGGTATAAAGACGTTATATTATCTTAACGACAAGGAGAATATAAATAACGAAGCTAGTTGGTACATGTTTAATTTGGCGAACGTCGATGTCCGTAAAAAAACGATACTGAAAAAGGTTTTCGATCCGCGACAATACGGTGATAAAAGTTCTCAAACAGATTTTTAAAATATAAAATTTATTTTTTTTATAAAATCTAATAATGATTAAATTTAATCATGTTATGAATATAAAATTTCAAACTTTCTGTTTTTACAGTGAATGGAATATGATAAAGCCGAATACCAAAGTCATATGCGAGTTTTCGTTTTCTTCTGTCTCTATTTTGGATCTTGTAAAATTTTCCATGTGCAAAAATGTTCATTTGATCCGACGGTTTAAAATGCTGAATACCATCGTATTCAAACGCAATACCGAGTTGTTCACAATACCCATCAAATTCAAGTCCTTGCATGAATATTGGTTTGCAATTTACGAATGGGTATCCATATATATCCTCAAAAATCTTTCTGCAAATATCTTCTTTTCTAATAGTTTTTCCTTTTTTTGGGTTTTGAAACCTGTAAATTCTTTTTTCTCTTTCCATTTTTTTTTTATTAACGACGAGAGTAAACCCGTCGTCATTTTTGTTATCATTGCTACCAACATGTTCCATGTTGATAACATCACAATCGATATCTTCATCATCATGAGATCTTACCCATGAACTCTTGTCGAGTTTATTGAGAAGAGATGAGAAGATAACCATTTTCTTGTTTGTCTTGTCCTGTCTCAGAAGAGAAGTATAGTGTTGTATTTGTGTATTATAACACAAGTGTTATAACTATATTATCCAAAACATTTTCATGGGTTAAAATAATTATATTATTTATATACTAATAAAAATTATGAAAATAATAACAAACTATACTGCAGCGAAAAAATCAATAAACTTATTTGATAAAATGATCATTTCATTATTAAAAAAAATAAAAAAAAATAAGAATATTCCTACAATAATTAGTACGAAAGATAACACTGATAATAAAGATATTACAGGAAAACACAAGAAATAAAATTAAAGTGTAAAATTGAAATTAGTGCTATCAGTAAGACTCAAACTTCCAATATTAGATTTTTTTTTTCCACATGATGTCCCGAATTTATTAGCCTGCATTGTATCATGAATACGTTTTCCACATTTTGGGCAGATCTGTATATTTTCATTACCAAATGAACTATCCATGTCTTCATCATCACTTGTAATATCAGAATTACTTCCAAACCCGAGATCATATTTTTTACTTATTTTTTGTTTATATAAAGAGTCAATTAATTTTAAATCACCTTCTGCTCTTTCAGATTTTGGAATTGCATTGTATATTTTTTTAGAACGTTTGTACAATTCATATCCTGCACATTTAGCAGCTGGTAATATTTTTAGCGATGTTGATTTTTTTTTTAAGATGGGAACAAATTTCATTTCAGGTGTAATATCACCTTTTTCTACCATCTTATTTCTTACATACGTAACTACTTTAATCCATGCATTGAGTCTTTTACTAGAACTACTACGTCGATAACTCTTTCGACCAAAAGAATTTTTATCATTATCATCATTATTACCATGATTATTAGGAGTATCACCAAAACTAAAATTTAAAGTATCGTTCATACCATAAGAAAGAGACATATCAATTAATTTGTAATGAGATGTATATTATTATAAAATTGAAGATAATAATTATATCTAAATAAAATCTTATATATTAAATAATTAAATACTAATATAATAATATATAAAATATATAACAATGGCAGATGTAAACGCTGTAGAAATTGTAGATACAGAAACAACGACAATGACAACAAGTAGTAATAATTCATCGTTAATAACACTGTCATTAACCGGTACAGTTGTAATTATCGCTTCATCATGGCTTATTTTCAAATTTTTTGAAAACAAAGGTGGTAAATCTACATTGTATCAAGTGTTACTCATAAGCACAGTGTTATGCGTTGTAGCAGGCGCTGTATGTTTTTATTATATGAAAAACACCGCCGAAGAAAAAGGCGAAACATTAACATTTGATGATTGGTTTAATTCTAACATAAACACAAAATCTATACTCGTAGGTATGGTAAGCGGTATAGTATTCGGCTTCGTGGATAACGCTGGATTATTTTTTGGCTTATCATCACTTGAAAAGTACATGAAAAATTTTCCAGGTGGTAAAAAATCTGAAATCTTAAGTGGTTATGGAAATACTTTTTCAGATGCTGTGGGTGCATTCTTGGCAACGTTTATTGGAAAGATAATCTCAATACGAACGGGTATTTCTGATTATCCTATATGGAGCGAAGCGATCGGAACTATAGTGGGTTGTTTATTGGGTATTTACATCCCTAACCGGATAATGACATTTATGGTTAATAGAAAACTAGGTAGTAAAAAAACATGTGTCATAAGTGAACTAACAGTGTCACCACAGGTACAAACAGACACAGATTATGGACAATCGATGTTTAATTTTGGATATTGTAAATAAAAACAAGAACAACAATTGATTTAAAAATATAATATAATAAACTATTAAAAACAAGACACTGTTTGAAAAAATCAGTAAAAAATATACAATACAATCATGGCTTTCAACATAATAAGAAAAATAAGTGAAGATAAATATCTGTGGAAGAATCTCAAAACATTTTTATTCTTTGATACTGAAGAAGAATATGTAATATATGTTCATGATAAAACAGGTGAAATATTAAATCGTATTCTTTATGATGGTTATATTAAATCAAACATTACAGAAGAGACATTCGATCAACAATATGATAAATTTAGTAAATATATTAAGAAAATTGTAAAGTTATATGATGATATAATTTTACAATTTCCATTAGTAATAGATGAACAATCCATACTACATGTTAAAAGAACAGAACTTTCAGTAACTTTGCGTAATCATTTAAATATGGCGATAACATTTTTTATAGCAAATGTCAGTGATTATATAGAAAAATATAAACTATACGTAAAAAATTCATCTGAGAAAAATAAAATATCAAATATCATTTCCGAATTAAAAGAAACAATAACAAAAGGATGTTTATTTGAAATTACAATTGGTAAAAACTTATTTACAAATTTATCGATAAGACTTTTATCAATGTTAGATGTATATATACGATTACATTTATAATTTTCTTTTGATAATAATAATACTAATAATAACTATTAAACACAGAACAAATGTTGGTTTTAATAATACTGTTGGTTTTACCTATGATTATATTTTCAATGTATTATATAATGAAAAATACAGTAGTATTCGATGGTAGAAATAAAATTCCTGAAAATGAGATATTAACGTTGGCTGAACATGTTGAACGAGAAACTGTGAATACATTAGCTAGAGATCGTTGGTTAAAGAAAAAACTATATATGAATTTGAAGAACATATATGATGAAATACGCAAAATACATAGCAAGATGGAAAAAAGTTCAAAAAATAACGATCTTAGGATCAGAAATGTATCACACAAACAACGTCATGTTCTGGATGATATTGCTAGACTCAAAGACATGCAGGCAAAACATCACGATGCTCTTCGTGCATTACCCGATTATGGAAATAAAATTCGTGATTTACAGAAAGTTAGAGATGAAACACGTGATACAATCGATAAAATAAAGAGATATCTTATTCTGTCTAATACACAGATGAAAGTATTTAATACTCGTTTGCAAACGGTTGAGCGTAAAGATCAAGATCTTCTTAATATTAAAGATACGTTGATTAAAATGAACGATGAACTGAAAGGAACGAAGTTAGACAAGATTACCGCATCTTTGAATGAATTGAGTACTAAATTATCAACCACTGTAAAATCATCGGAAGATAACGCTGATCGTATTATCGGACATATGGATGCGAACGCGTTATCGGACATAACAACGAAGATAAACAATATAAGTAACACGTTCTTAGAGAATTTATCAGCATCACGGGCTTATACTGAAAACATCATCAAAGCGTTGGATGAACTCGAAGATAAGACCGAACTTGTACAGGCGAAGGCATCTGAAATTAAAGGACAGACGGGAACGTTGGGTAATATCACATCACTTGCTAATACGATTTCAAATACACAGTCAAGTATTCAAGCACAATTATCAAAAATACACCCGAGTGCAAATGTTTTTGTAGGTCCAACAACACAGACACCACCAGGTGATACTACTGGTACACCAGGAACAGCATACATACCAATTTCTACTGGAACTAATATAACTCCAGCTGCTACTACTCCAACTACTGAAGCGGTACAGTTTTTTGAACAGTTTAGTAATAAAATGTCTGATTCAAACAAACATGTAGATTTATTATCGAATAAAAATCTAAGAGAAACATTTACATCTGTTCATCTATTACCAAATAACGTAATTAAGGATATAGTTAAGATATTAAATAAAAATAATGAATAATTATTTAAAATTTTATAAATTTTTATAATTAATGATTAGTTTATTAAAAAATCATTTATTTTTTATATAACCATCATATTTCAATACATTATTCAGATATGGCATTGTTAAACCGATTTATATAAGATTTCACTATAACATTTAGAAATTTCATAAAGTTCATGCTTATCTTGAATTTCACCAAAACATGCTTCTGTACCATATTCATTTATAATTCGAAGAAACTCTTTTCCATGTGATAACATCGTAGATTCAGTTTTTCTTTCCATAACAGACGGCCAACTATCTATTATAATATATTATCACATAGAAAAAAGTTCAATGAAAAAAACGCGAAAATATATTTTTGTCCTATTAATAAAAAAACTGATAATATGCAATGCAAAGAATAAAGGATCTAACAATAGATGACAGTCTGAATGTCTCTAATACTACGAATTCTTATATAATCAATGCATCTACTATATCAACGGATACATTAACAACGGATATAGTAACTGCAACAAACGCATGTTTAACAGATGTTACAGTAGATAACAACATTACGGTAGGTGATACCATATCTGGTTTAACAGTAAGTACAACAAACGCATGTTTCATCGATATAATAACAGAAACCATAAATGTGGTTAATGTGTGCATGTCAGACGCAACAGTCGATGGTGATTTAGCAGTAGCCGATTCGCTTTCAGCAACAGATATCAGTGCAACGAACGCATGTCTTACGAGTTTAACAGTGTCTGGTGGTATAAGTTTAGAAGATCTAAACATTTCTGGTATAAATGTATGTAATATAGTCACTGTAAATGCATGTTTCACAACAATTTCGATATCAGAAACAGTGGTTATAGGTGATGCTGTGATTACGGCTGAAAACGCATGCTTTTCAGAAATGACCATAACTGGTGATTTAACAGTAGATGGAACAGTGACAGCAGAAAATTCAATAGTAAATAATAAAATTACATCATTAAATGCGAGTTTTACAGATGTAACAGTTTCGGATGATATTACAATAGCAGATACGATTACTGCATTAAACGCATGTATAACAGATATAACCATCATCGATACGTTAAATACAGACAACGCATGTTTTACAGACATTACGGTAACAGATACAATAACATCTGTAAACGCATGTTTAACTGATGTTGTAATAACAGATAATCTGAGCGTTGACGATAATATATTCGCAACGAACATAGTCACACAAGATAAAATAACATCTGTGAATGCATGTTTTACAGGTGTTACAATCACATCAGATTTAACGATAAATAACATATCCGTAACGGATATCTCAGCAACAAACTCGTGTTTCACGAACACAACAGTTGATGAAAACTTAACCGTGGGTGATACGATAGTATCAGTAAACGCATGCCTAACCGATGTCGTTATCACGGACAATTTGAATGTTGATGATACTATATTCGCAACGAACATTGTTACATAGGATAAAATAACGTCAGTGAATGCATGTTTTACAGATGTTACAGTTACATCAGATTTAACGATAAATAACATGTCCGTAACGGATATCTCAGCAACGAACTCATGTTTCACGAACACGACAGTGAATGAAAACTTAACTGTGGGTGATACGATAACATCTATAAACGCGTGTTTAACAGATGTTGTAATTACAAATAATCTAAATGTTGATGATACTATATTTGCAACAAATATCATTACACAAGATAAAATAACATCTGTTAACGCATGTTTCACAGATGTTACTGTCACAGACGAATTAACGATAAACAATATGACTGTTACTGATATTTTAGCTATTAACGCGTGTTTTACAAACACTGTAATAGAAGATTTATTAACGGTTAATGATACAATAACATCAATAAACGCATGTTTGACAGATGTTGTAATATCAGATAATCTAAACGTTAGTAATACGATAGATACTCATATTATATCTTCAGATACAGCGTTATTTTCTAATGCATGTTTAACTAATGCTACAATTGTTGATACATTAAGTGTTTGTGATAATATTATATCACAAAATGCAAACATTACTAATTTGATAGTTTCTGATTTATCAACAGTGAATGCTTTTTTAACCGATGTAACTGTATCTGATAATCTGAACGTAAGTGATACTCTAACATCGTACATCGTATCAACCGATGCGTTGTTATCAACTAACGCATGCTTCACGAACACAACCGTCGTCGATACTTTGAGTGTCTGTGATACGATCATCGCACCGAACGCATGCTTCACAGTCATTACCATGGATACGTTAGACCTAACAGGCATCACTGCCGTGAATGCTTGCTTAACCGATGTAACTGTATCTGATAATCTGAACGTAAGTGATACTCTAACATCGTACATCGTATCAACCGATGCGTTGTTATCAACTAACGCATGCTTCACGAACACAACCGTCGTCGATACTTTGAGTGTCTGTGATACGATCATCGCACCGAACGCATGCTTCACAGTCATTACCATGGATACGTTAGACCTAACAGGCATCACTGCCGTGAATGCTTGCTTAACCGATGTAACTGTATCTGATAATCTGAACGTAAGTGATACTCTAACATCGTACATCGTATCAACCGATGCGTTGTTATCAACTAACGCATGCTTCACTAACGCAACCGTCGTCGATACTTTGTGTGTCTGTGATACGATCATCGCACCAAACGCATGCTTTACAGCCATTACCATGGATACGTTAGACCTAACAGACATCACTGCCGTGAATGCTTGCTTAACCGATGTAACTGTATCTGATAATCTGAACGTAAGTGATACTCTAACATCGTACATCGTATCAACCGATGCGTTGTTATCAACTAACGCATGCTTCACGAACGCAACCGTCGTCGATACTTTGAGTGTCTGTGATACGATCATCGCACCGAACGCATGCTTCACAGCCATTACTATGGATACGTTAGACCTAACAGACATCACTGCCGTGAATGCTTGCTTAACCGATGTAACTGTATCTGATAATCTGAACGTAAGTGATACTCTAACATCGTACATAGTATCAACCGATGCGTTGTTATCAACTAACGCATGCTTCACGAACGCAACCGTCGTCGATACTTTGAGTGTCTGTGATACGATCATCGCACCGAACACATGCTTCACAGCCATTACTATGGATACGTTAGACCTAACAGACATCACTGCCGTGAATGCTTGCTTAACCGATGTAACTGTATCTGATAATCTGAACGTAAGTGATACCCTAACATCGTACATCGTATCAACCGATGCATTGTTATCAACTAACGCATGCTTCACGAACGCAACCGTCGTCGATACTTTGAGTGTCTGTGATACGATCATCGCACCGAACGCATGCTTCACAGCCATTACCATGGATACGTTAGACCTAACAGACATCACTGCCGTGAATGCTTGCTTAACCGATGTAACTGTATCTGATAATCTGAACGTAAGTGATACTCTAACATCGTACATCGTATCAACCGATGCGTTGTTATCAACTAACGCATGCTTCACGAACGCAACCGTCGTCGATACTTTGAGTGTCTGTGATACGATCATCGCACCGAACGCACGCTTCACAGCCATTACTATGGATACGTTAGACCTAACAGACATCACTGCCGTGAATGCTTGCTTAACCGATGTAACTGTATCTGATAATCTGAACGTAAGTGATACTCTAACATCGTACATCGTATCAACCGATGCATTGTTGTCAACTAACGCGTGCTTCACGAACGCAACCGTCGTCGATACTTTGAGTGTGTGTGATACGATCATCGCACCGAACGCATGCTTCACAACCATTACCATGGTTACGTTAGACCTAACAGACATCACTGCCGTGAATGCTTGCTTAACCGATGTAACTGTATCTGATAATCTGAACGTAAGTGATACTCTAACATCGTACATCGTATCAACCGATGCGTTGTTATCAACTAACGCATGCTTCACGAACACAACCGTCGTCGATACTTTGAGTGTCTGTGATACGATCATCGCACCGAACGCATGCTTCACAGTCATTACCATGGATACGTTAGACCTAACAGGCATCACTGCCGTGAATGCTTGCTTAACCGATGTAACTGTATCTGATAATCTGAACGTAAGTGATACTCTAACATCGTACATCGTATCAACCGATGCGTTGTTATCAACTAACGCATGCTTCACGAACGCAACCGTCGTCGATACTTTGAGTGTCTGTGATACGATCATCGCACCGAACGCATGCTTCACAGCCATTACTATGGATACGTTAGACCTAACAGACATCACTGCCGTGAATGCTTGCTTAACCGATGTAACTGTATCTGATAATCTGAACGTAAGTGATACTCTAACATCGTATATCGTATCAACCGATGCGTTGTTGTCAACTAACACGTGCTTCACGAACGCAACCGTCGTCGATACTTTGAGTGTCTGTGATACGATCATCGCGCCGAACGCATGCTTCACAGCCATTACCATGGATACGTTAGACCTAACAGACATTACTGTCATGAATGCTTGCTTAACCGATGTAACTGTATCTGATAATCTGAACGTAAGTGATACTCTAACATCGTACATCGTATCAACCGATGCATTGTTATCAACTAACGCATGCTTCACGAACGCAACCGTCGTCGATACTTTGAGTGTCTGTGATACGATCATCGCACCGAACGCATGCTTCACAGCCATTACTATGGATACGTTAGACCTAACAGACATCACTGCCGTGAATGCTTGCTTAACCGATGTAACTGTATCTGATAATCTGAACGTAAGTGATACTCTAACATCGTACATCGTATCAACCGATGCGTTGTTATCAACTAACGCATGCTTCACGAACGCAACCGTCGTCGATACTTTGAGTGTCTGTGATACGATCATCGCACTGAACGCATGCTTCACAGCCATTACTATGGATACGTTAGACCTAACAGACATCACTGCCGTGAATGCTTGCTTAACCGATGTAACTGTATCTGATAATCTGAACGTAAGTGATATCCTAACATCGTACATCGTATCAACCGATGCATTGTTATCAACTAACGCATGCTTCACGAACGCAACCGTCGTCGATACTTTGAGTGTCTGTGATACGATCATCGTACCGAACGCATGCTTCACAGCCATTACCATGGATACGTTAGACCTAACAGACATCACTACCGTGAATGCTTGCTTAACCGATGTAACTGTATCTGATAATCTGAACGTAAGTGATACTCTAACATCGTATATCGTATCAACCGATGCGTTGTTATCAACTAACGCATGCTTCACGAACGCAACCGTCGTCGATACTTTGAGTGTCTGTGATACGATCATCGCACCGAACGCATGCTTCACAGCCATTACTATGGATACGTTAGACCTAACAGACATCACTGCCGTGAATGCTTGCTTAACCGATGTAACTGTATCTGATAATCTGAACGTAAGTGATACTCTAACATCGTATATCGTATCAACCGATGCGTTGTTGTCAACTAACACGTGCTTCACGAACGCAACCGTCGTCGATACTTTGAGTGTCTGTGATACGATCATCGCACCGAACGCATGCTTCACAGCCATTACCATGGATACGTTAGACCTAACAGACATCACTGTCATGAATGCTTGCTTAACCGATGTAACTGTATCTGATAATCTGAACGTAAGTGATAATCTAACATCGTACATCGTATCAACCGATGCATTGTTATCAACTAACGCATGCTTCACGAACGCAACCGTCGTCGATACTTTGAGTGTCTGTGATACGATCATCGCACCGAACGCATGCTTCACAGCCATTACTATGGATACGTTAGACCTAACAGACATCACTGCCGTGAATGCTTGCTTAACCGATGTAACTGTATCTGATAATCTGAACGTAAGTGATACTCTAACATCGTATATCGTATCAACCGATGCGTTGTTGTCAACTAACACGTGCTTCACGAACGCAACCGTCGTCGATACTTTGAGTGTCTGTGATACGATCATCGCGCCGAACGCATGCTTCACAGCCATTACCATGGATACGTTAGACCTAACAGACATTACTGTCATGAATGCTTGCTTAACCGATGTAACTGTATCTGATAATCTGAACGTAAGTGATACTCTAACATCGTACATCGTATCAACCGATGCATTGTTATCAACTAACGCATGCTTCACGAACGCAACCGTCGTCGATACTTTGAGTGTCTGTGATACGATCATCGCACCGAACGCATGCTTCACAGCCATTACCATGGATACGTTAGACCTAACAGACATCACTGCCGTGAATGCTTGCTTAACCGATGTAACTGTATCTGATAATCTGAACGTAAGTGATACTCTAACATCGTACATCGTATCAACCGATGCGTTGTTATCAACTAACGCATGCTTCACGAACGTAACCGTCGTCGATACTTTGAGTGTCTGTGATACGATCATCGCACCGAACGCATGCTTCACAGCCATTACTATGGATACGTTAGACCTAACAGACATCACTGCCGTGAATGCTTGCTTAACCGATGTAACTGTATCTGATAATCTGAACGTAAGTGATACTCTAACATCGTACATCGTATCAACCGATGCATTGTTGTCAACTAACGCGTGCTTCACGAACGCAACCGTCGTCGATACTTTGAGTGTGTGTGATACGATCATCGCACCGAACGCATGCTTCACAACCATTACCATGGTTACGTTAGACCTAACAGACATCACTGCCGTGAATGCTTGCTTAACCGATGTAACTGTATCTGATAATCTGAACGTAAGTGATACTCTAACATCGTACATCGTATCAACCGATGCATTGTTATCAACTAACGCATGCTTCACGAACGCAACCGTCGTCGATACTTTGAGTGTCTGTGATACGATCATCGCACCGAACGCATGCTTCACAGCCATTACCATGGATACGTTAGACCTAACAGACATCACTACCGTGAATGCTTGCTTAACCGATGTAACTGTATCTGATAATCTGAACGTAAGTGATACTCTAACATCGTACATCGTATCAACCGATGCGTTGTTATCAACTAACGCATGCTTCACGAACGCAACCGTCGTCGATACTTTGAGTGACTGTGATACGATCATCGCACCGAACGCATGCTTCACAGCCATTACTATGGATACGTTAGACCTAACAGACATCACTGCCGTGAATGCTTGCTTAACCGATGTAACTGTATCTGATAATCTGAACGTAAGTGATACTCTAACATCGTATATCGTATCAACCGATGCGTTGTTGTCAACTAACACGTGCTTCACGAACGCAACCGTCGTCGATACTTTGAGTGTCTGTGATACGATCATCGCACCGAACGCATGCTTCACAGCCATTACCATGGATACGTTAGACCTAACAGACATCACTGTCATGAATGCTTGCTTAACCGATGTAACTGTATCTGATAATCTGAACGTAAGTGATAATCTAACATCGTACATCGTATCAACCGATGCATTGTTATCAACTAACGCATGCTTCACGAACGCAACCGTCGTCGATACTTTGAGTGTCTGTGATACGATCATCGCACCGAACGCATGCTTCACAGCCATTACTATGGATACGTTAGACCTAACAGACATCACTGCCGTGAATGCTTGCTTAACCGATGTAACTGTATCTGATAATCTGAACGTAAGTGATACTCTAACATCGTACATCGTATCAACCGATGCGTTGTTGACAACTAACGCGTGCTTTACGAACGCAACCGTCGTCGATACTTTGAGTGTCTGTGATACGATCATCGCACCGAACGCATGCTTCACAGCCATTACCATGGATACGTTAGACCTAACAGACATCACTGCCGTGAATGCTTGCTTAACCTATGTAACTGTATCTGATAATCTGGATGTAAGTGATACTCTAACATCGTATATAGTATCAACCGATGTGTTGTTATCAACTAACGCATGCTTCACGAACGCAACCGTCGTCGATACTTTGAGTGTCTGTGATACAATCATCGTACCGAACGCATGCTTCATAGCCATTACCATGGATACGTTAGACCTAACAGACATCACTGCCGTGAATGCTTGCTTAACCTATGTAACTGTATCTGATAATCTGAACATAAGTGATACTCTAACATCGTACATCGTATCAACCGATGCGTTGTTATTAACTAACGCATGCTTCACGAACGCAACCGTTGTAGATACTTTGAGTGTCTGTGATACGATCATCGCACCGAACGCATGCTTCACAGCCATTACCATGGATACGTTAGACCTAACAGATATCACTGCCATAAACGCATGTCTAACCGATGTAACTGTATCTGATAATCTGAACGTAAGTGATACTCTAACATCGTACATCGTATCAACCGATGCGTTGTTATCAACTAACGCATGCTTCACGAACACAACCGTCGTCAATACTTTGAGTGTCTGTGATACGATCATCGCACCGAACGCATGCTTTACAACCATTACCATGGATACGTTAGACCTAACAGACATCACTGCCATAAACGCATGTTTAACCGATGTAACTGTATCTGATAATCTGAACGTAAGTGATACTCTAACATCGTACATTGTATCAACCGATGCATTGTTATCAACTAACGCATGCTTCACGAACGCAACCGTCGTAGATACTTTGAGTATCTGTGATACGATCATCGCACCGAACGCATGCTTCACAGTGATTACTACGGACATGTTAGACTTAACAGACATCATTGTCGTAAACGCATGTCTAACAGATGTAACCGTATCCGATAATCTGAACGCAAGTGATACTCTAACATCATATATTGTATCAACTGATGCGCTATTATCAACCAATGCATGCTTCACAAACGCAACCGTCGTCGATACTTTGAACATCTGTGATACGATCATCGCACCTAACGCATGCTTCACAGTGATCACTGTGGACACAATAGACCTAACAGACATCACAGCTGTAAACGCATGTCTGACCGATGTAACTGTATCTGATAATCTGAACGTAGGTGATACTCTAACATCGTACACCGTGTCAACCGATGCGTTGTTATCAACTAACGCATGCTTCATGAACGCAACCGTCGTCGATACTTTAAGTGTCTGTGATACGATCATCGCACCTAACGCATGCTTCACAATTGTTACCATGGATACGTTAAACCTAACAGACATCGCTACCGTGAATGCTTGCTTAACCGATGTAACTGTATCTGATAATTTAAATGTAAGTGATACTCTAACATCGTACATCGTATCAACCGATGCGTTGTTATCAACTAACACATGCTTCACGAACGCAACCGTCGTCGATACTTTGTGTGTCTGTGATACGATAATCGCATCGAACGCATGCTTTACAGTCATTACCACAGATACATTAGACTTAACAGATATCACTGTCGTAAACGCATGTCTAACCGATGTAACCATATCCGATAACCTGAACGTAAGTGGTACTCTAACAACGTACATTGTATCATCAGATGCATTACTAACAACAAACACATGCTTCACGAACGCAACTATTATAGATACATTAGACATCTGTGATAGACTGAATGCACATAATGCATGTTTCACTGATATTTCAGTAGATAGTATATCCAATCTTTTAGATATATCCGCATTAAACGCATGTTTTACAGATGTTACGATTATGGATAATATGAATGTAAGTGATACTATAACATCATATTCAGTAATATCTGATATGATAATATCCACAAATACATGTTTTACTAATACTAAAATAGTAAATACCCTAAGTGTTTGTGATACTATTATTGCATATAACGCATGTTTCACAGAGCTTACAACTGATAATTTGAATTTCATAGATACATCTGCTATAAACGCATGTTTCACCGTTGTAACAATTTCTGATAATATAAATATCAGTAATACTTTAACATCATATAATGTGATAACTGAAGAATTTACGTCTATAAATGCATGTTTAACAGATGTAACGATAAATAGTGATTTGGATGTAAACGGTGTTATCAATGCTTTGAACGCTTGTATTACGAATATAACTATGGAAAATCTTGATCTGGTTGATATTAACGCTGTAAATGTATGCTTTACTGATGTAACAGTGTCTGATAATCTAAATGTAAGTGATACAGTGACTTCTTACATTGTTTCGTCAGATGCACTGTTATCTACTAATGCATGTTTCACAAATGCAACTGTAGTCGATACATTGAGTATATGTGATACTTTAATTGTACCGAACGTATGTATAGTAGATGCTACTATAACAGATCTCACCGTTACGAATCAATGTTTAACTGATGTTACGGTACTCGATAACATAAATGTTGGTGATACATTAACGTCTTACATTGTTTCATCTGATGCGTTGTTATCAGATAACGCATGCTTTACACTAGCAACGGTTGTTGATACATTAAGTGTATGTGATACAGTCGTTGCACCGAACGCATGCTTTACGAGTTTAACGATCAATGATTTAGATCTAACGAACATTACTGCTGTAAATGCTAGTTTGACCGATGTAACAGTTTCTGATAATCTGAATGTAAGTAATACTCTAACATCGTACATTGTTTCATCCGATGCTTTGTTATCAACCAACGCGTGCTTTACGAACGCAACTGTAATTGATACTTTGAGTGTCTGTGACATGATCACTGTCCCGAACGCATGCTTTACGACTGTTACTATAGATACATTAGACCTAACGGATATTACTGCTATAAATGCTTGCTTGATCGACGTGACAATATCTGATAATCTGAACGTAAGTGATACTTTAACATCGTATATTGTATCAACCGATGCATTGTTATCTACTAACGCGTGCTTCACGAACGTAACTGTTGTCGATACTTTGAGTGTTTGTGATATGATCATCGCGCCGAATGCATGTTTCACAGTTATAGAATTAACAGACATTATTGGCATAAACGCTTGTTTGACCGATGTAACAGTATCCGATAATCTGAACGTAAGTGATACTCTAACATCGTACATCGTATCAACCGATGCATTGTTATCAACTAACGCATGCTTCACGAACGCAACAGTCGTAGATACTTTGAGTATCTGTGATACGATCATTGCACCGAACGCATGCTTTACATCAATTACCATAGATACATTAGATTTAACAACAGACATAACTGCCATGAATGCTTTGTTAACCGATGTAACCGTATCCGATAATCTAAATGTAAGTGATACTTTAACATCATACATTGTATCAACTGACACACTGTTATCTACTAATGCATGCTTTACAAACACGACCGTCGTCGATACTTTGAGTGTCTGTGATATGATCTTTGCACCGAATGCATGCTTCACGGTGATTACTGCAGACACATTAGACCTAATAGACATCACGGCTGTGAATGTTTGCTTAACTGATGTGACAGTATCTGATAATTTGAATGTAAGTAATACATTGACATCATACATTGTATCAACCGATGCTTTAACTTCAGATAACGCATGCTTCACAAACGTAACCGTCGTCGATATTTTGAGTGTTTGTGATACGATCATCGTACCGAACACGTGCTTCACAGTGATTACTACAGACACGTTAGACCTAACGGACATTATCGCTGTGAATGCTTGCTTAACCGATGTAACTGTATCCGATAATTTAAACGTAAGTAATACTCTAACATCGTAAATCGTATCCACCGATACATTGTTATCAACTAATGCATGCTTCACGAACGCAACCGTAGTCGATACTTTGAGTGTCTGTGATACGATCATAGTACCGAACGCATGCTTCACAATGATTACTACGGACACATTAGACCTAACAGACATCACTGCCGTAAACGCATGTCTAACAGATGTAACTGTATCCGATAATTTAAACGTAAGTAATACTCTAACATCGTACATTGTATCCACCGATGCATTGTTATCAACTAACACATGCTTTACGAACACAACCATCGTCTATACTTTGAGTGCATGTGATACTATCATCGCACCGAACGCATGCTTCACAATGATTACTACGGACATAATAGACCTAACGGACATCACTGCTGTAAATGCATGTCTAACAGATATAACCGTATCCGATAATCTGAACGTAAGTGATACTTTAACATCGTACATTGTATCCACCGATACATTGTTATCAACTAACGCATGCTTCACGAACGCAACCGTAGTCGATGCTTTGAGTGTATGTGATATGATCATCGCTCAGAACGCATGCTTTACAACAGTAGAATTGACAGACATTATCGCTGTAAATGCTTGCTTAACCGATGTAACTGTATCTGATAATCTGAATGTAAGTGATACGATCATCGTACCGAACGCATGTTTCACAGTGGTTACTATGGACATGTTAGATTTAACGAACATAACTGCCGTAAATGCTTGCTTAACTGATGTAACTGTATCTGATAATCTAAACGTAAGTGATACTCTAACATCATACATCATAACATCCGATGCTTTGACTTCAGATAACACATGCTTTACTAATGCAACTGTCGTTGATACTTTGAGCATCTGTGATACAATCATCGCACCAAACGCATGCTTCACAGTGATTACTACGGACACGTTAGACTTAACAGACATCGCTGCCGTAAACGCATGTCTAATAGATGTAACCGTATCCGATAATCTGAACGTAAGTGATATTCTAACATCATATATTGTATCAACCGGTGCACTATTATCAACCAATGCATGCTTCACAAACGCAACCGTCGTCGATACTTTGAGCATCTGCGATACGATCATCGCACCGAACACATGCTTCACAATGATTACTACGGACACATTAGACTTAACAGACATCACTGTCGTAAACGCATGTCTAACAGATGTAACCGTATCCGATAATTTGAATGTAAGTGATACTCTAACATCATATATTGTATCAACTGATGTGCTATTATCAACCAATGTGTGCTTCACAAACGCAACCGTCGTCGATACTTTGAGCATCTGTGATACGATCATCGCACCGAACGCATGCTTCACGGTGATTACTACGGACACAATAGACCTAACAAACATCACTTCCGTAATCGCATGTCTAACAGATGTAACCGTATCCGATAATTTGAATGTAAGTGATACTCTAACATCATATATTGTATCAACCGATGTGTTGTTATCAACCAATGCATGCTTTACAAACACAACCGTCGTCGATACTTTGAGCAACTGTGATACGATCATTGCGCCAAGCGCATGCTTTACGAATATTACTACGGATATTTTAGAATCAGTAGAAATTATCTCTATAAATGCATGTTTAACTGATGTAACAATATCTGATAATATAAATGTAAGTAATACGATATCAACTTACAATATCACCGTAGATAACAACGTAACTGCATTGAACGCATGTTTCACGGATATAACGGTATCTGATGATGTAAATATAGGTGATAAGGTTATCACACCAAACGCATGCTTTACAGATGTAACTGTTTCTGATGATTTAATTATAGGAGATATGATATCTTCATTAAACGCATGCTTTACAGATGTAACTGTTTCTGATATTTTAACTGTAGATAATACGATTATTTCACTCAATGCATGCTTAACCAATGTAACGATTATAGACGATCTCGATGTAGGAGATACCATTTCTACATATGATATAAATGTTGAAAACGATATAACAGCATTGAATGGGTGTTTTACAGATGTAACCATATCTGACGATCTTAACGTAAGTGATACTATAACATCGTACATTATTTCAACAGATGTAATTTTATCTACAAACGTATGCTTCACGAACGCAACCGTCGTCGATACTTTAAGTGTCTGTGATACGATCATCACACCGAACGCATGCTTCGTGGATGTAACGATAACAAACGATCTCAATATAAGTAATACAATAACATCGTATGACATAACGATAGAAAACACTGTTACTGCACTTAACGCATGTTTCACAGACGCAACGATTACAGACGATCTTGATGTAAGTGATACAATAACATCGTGTGACGTAACGATAGAAAACACTATTACTGCTCTTAATGTGTGTTTCACAGATGCAACGATTACAGATGATCTCAACGTAAGTGATACCTTAACGGTGACAAATTCATGCTTAACCGATGTAACTGTATCTGGTAGTCTGACAGATGCTAATGGAAATAATCTATTAACAGGTGTCTTCATGACACCGATTGTTAAAAAAGATGTTTCTACAACGTACAAGGGTTCAAACATGTGGAACGTTTTTGGGGGTGAACCTGGAGGATACTATAACTGGAGATACCTAACACTATGGACGACGATGAAACTCGATAAGGTCATGTTTTATATACGTGAATTAAATGCTACCGACTATTTAACCGAAGATATCCTATTAGATATGAAAATACGTTCTATTCAAGTAACATACGATGGGGCTTCATTTAGCGAAGCTTTTTCGGTTCATTCTGAATATACAAATCTAGGTATAAATGCTTCTCAAGTTATCAATACTGACGATCTTTCTGATGCATGGATGACACCATGGTTAAGCGTGTCATAAACGACGTTATTACCAAATGTAGCATACGAATTTGATTTTAAAACTCCAACTGTAACAGCGGTAAAAGACAACACTGAAATACGAGCAAATCTACTATTTACGTACTGTTAATAAAACTCTACCAAATAATAGCAATGTTAATGATAAATAAAAAATAATTAATAAAAATAAATAAAAACAAGGTAATATAATATGATAATAAAAACAAAATCGTCGTGTTTTAAATATAAATATAAAAATAAATTAAAACATGACGATAATGTTTTACGAATATAGATAATAATAATATAATTTAAAAATAAAATTGATTTAAAATAAAACTTATTTTTAATAGTCGGTGTTTTAAATGTTCAAAAGTGTAAATATTTTTTTTATTTATTATAGTTAAATAACCTATAATTTTATTAAATAGTATTATACCAAACATGTCATTTGAAAATCTTACATTTTTTGGCGATAGTGATTATATTAGCAACATTTTTAATTCTAATTTTGGAGATAATTCGAATAATATAGATTTTAAAATAAAAAACGATGATTCAAATAATATATCATCATCATCACCGTCACCATCACCATCATCATCATTACAGGAATCATTAAACGATCTGATAGATCTCATGTCGATAATAAAACAAAATAAAGGCAATGTTAGCGATACTGATATTTCATTGTTTAATAGATCTTATAATAATATAATGGAGGAAACTGGTAATAACTACGAGCAAGGTTTTGGTGATAATGATAAAAAAGCTGAGAAAATACTTCAAAATATAGTTACAGATCAAAAAATTAATGAAAATGACCTTAACACAATTGCAAACAGAGCACTTCGTATTTTTTACAAAAAAATAAGAACACAACCAACTAAATTTATTGAGCATGGTAGCTTTGTTGATGTTCTTAAAAAAATTGATGATTTAGACATAAAAACAGAAACGAATAATATCTATATTGATATTAAATCATATTTAGAATATATGATCATTAAAACTTCTGTCTTCGTGGATGAATACGAATACAACGTGAACAATGAAAACCCCGAAGAAAACAATAAAAAATCCGAAGAAAACCCCGAAGAAAACAATAAAAAATCCGAAGAAAACAATAAAAAACCCGAAAAACAAATTAAACAATTATTTTATAATCCACTCGAACGAAAAATAGAATTTGTTGAAGATGGCGACTTACCATATTATATAGAAATGAACGAGTATACAAAATCAAATATTGAAACATTAAGAATGTTATTTGTAACATTTTATATTATTTTATTAAATTTAGTAACATGTTATATATATGTTCAATTAATAATACGTGTTAAAAAATATTTTTCTAACGGAGATATAAAAAAAAAGATTAATAAACTAAAAGTAATATATGTTAATATTGAAAAAAATGATGAAGATCAAGATGAAGATCTAAAAAAAGCAGTAGAAAAAACTGTTGAAAAATTTAAAATTAATAATAATAATGATAAAGAAATCGCATTGGACATAATTTATAATAAAATTTTAAAATCTTTAAAATATATACAAAAAATAATAATCGAAAATGCAGAATACACAAAAAAAAAATACACAGGAGAAGACGAAACCCAGAACAAATTATTGAATTCTATGGTAGAAAAATACATGAGAGGAAATGTTTTCCTTAAATATATACCAGGGGAAATAAACAACGATTTTATAGAAGATATACATGACGAAATAATGCGTAAAATTACAGGAAAAAAACAAGATACCACAAATGTAAAAAAAAAAATAGCAGATTTAAACGAAACTATTGACGATTTATTTATAAATCAGATTATTCGATTAATAAAAAATAAAAAAAATATTTTAAATGAAGAGTTCTTATTTAAGAATGTCATTCAAGAATATTTAAAAGAAAAAAAAAATATTGAATTTACATTGGCATTTTTATCAGATGAGAAAATTACAAAATATATATCATCTTATTTTCCAATTAAAACTAAAAAAGAAGATTCTAAATCAAAACCAAACGAAGAAGAAGATTTTCATTTAAATTCAAGTCTAAAAGAGGTAAGTGAGTTTATAGAAAAACTTCGATCAATGCTACCTAATAGAGATGCAATGAAAAATAAATTGATCGAATATTTTATGTGGATAATTATGATTCCAGGTTTATTTGCGTATGTGGTATATACTGTTATATATGGTATATTCAATAATAAAAATTGGGTAACTAGTGGTGATGATTCATCTACACGTGTTAATAATCGATCAACGTGGGCTTCCATTGTTGGATCGTTAATTTATGTCTATCCTTCTATGTATTTCTCCAAAACTGTTAATTCAATCACTGATGAATCTAAACGTTCTATTGGGTTAACAATGAATTTGATAACAGGATTCATCTTTCAAGCATTTATAGGATATATATTAGACCAGTGTTTTGCTAATGATAAAAACGTCGAAGAAATAATTAAAAATAAAAACATTTATTTCTTATTTAGACGTATTGGGAGTTTTGCTTTCTATCGTTATCTAATTGCAGTATTTATTGATATGTCATTAAGTCAGGCTATTCAAGATACGCTCAAATATTTTTTAAGGGATAAAATTGAACAAGTATTTCCAGTTAAGTATATAGGTGGTGGTTTTATTAAGAGTATACTTAATGCTATAAATATACGATCTAATTTCGATAATATTCTCCAAAGTATAACTGCAATTGCTACTTTTAAGATATATGCTAATCGATTACGTGTAAATTGGGCTTATCCAGAATTTACATCTTCTTCAAGCGAACGCATGAATGGTTACTCAGTGTTGATCTTCGCGGTCGTTGCAGCTGTATTATTTCTAGGATATAATCCGAATACAACCGACCCTGTAAAAAATAAATTCGATCAGTCGATTACTTTTAAAACCAAAATGATAATTACTTTATTAGCTATGGGTGTATTATCATATTTAAACATACAAGACAAATTAAATGAGATCGAAATAGAAAACGAATCCGATGCTAGTGATAGCGATTATGGAGATATTAAAAATGGAATTGGTACTTTTATAACAATGTTAGTAATTTCTTTTATAATTCCGATTTACTTCTTATTCAAACAAACAGGTGCTAATAGATTTAAAAATATATTTAAAACACTGCTAATTTTAACTCTTATCATTGTAGCGTGTATAGTAATAGTATTTATTATTATGTGGCGGAGTAGTTCTGTATCAGGAAATGCTTTAGACATAATATATACAAATTAAATCCTTTTGATAGCCATACGCTAGGCGAGTAAGCTAATTATGATTTATAAGTAGATGGTTAGACGCGATTCACCCCTTCCATTACAGACACACCCAGATCGTCATCTTCTTCCATATCTGCTTCTTCCTTCTTACTTTTCTTTGTCTGCGGTTTAGGTTCTGTGTCTGTCATACTAGAAACAGATGACGACCGCTTCACTCCAGACATATCAAGTTTTTCTTCCATTTTTTCATCCGTATCATCATCTTCTTCATCTTCTTCAAAGTCGTTTATGTCAAATTTGTCAGATTCTTCTGAAAGTTCCCTGTTTAATTTCATTAGTTCACCTACTGTAGTATGAGATTCTTGAAAACCTTGTTGAGTATGATCATTATATTCTCCTTTTTCTTGGTCTCCTTTTTCTAGTTTTTTATATTTTTTAGTTTGTATTTTGTTTTCTTCCATGGATTCATCTTCTTTAATACCTTTAATTATAGATTGAAATTGTCCAAGTAATTCTGTCGTTGTTTGTTTTGTGATTTTCATAAGTCTTTCCAAATCTGGTATATCTACTTCATTACTTTTATATGTAGTAAGTAAAAAATGTCGTTTTCGATTAATATCATCTATAATTTTTTGACTATTATTAAGAAATAATCTACTTCCTTGCTTTGGAACATTTAAGATTCCTTTAGTAGTATGTTCTTGAGATTGAAAACACATAAACATGTTATATATTTTTTTTAATGGTTGTACTACATTATTTTTAAATAATATACCTTTATTTGAAGAATTACGGCGTGATAATTCATTTTCATAAAACAATGTTGCTATATTTGATGAAAGCATGTCACCAGATATATTTAAACTTCTCGAGTAAAATGAATACATGTTTTTAGATAAATCACCGATTGATTTTGACAAAAATATCGCAATTATTATTTTGCATGCTTCATGATGAATTTTTAGATTTGAAAGTGCAAAATTAACAAAATTTTCATTTTTATTAACTGTTTTAAAATTGTGATAGGAAGTTAAAAATTGTGAGACATTTGTATCTTTTTCAATAATGTCATTTAGCATTGTTACTTTTGTTTTTATACCTTCACCTGCAAAAAAGTGCATGTCATAGTTTCTGTTATGATCTTTACTGTCAAAAAGAGGTTGTCCTAAAAACTTAATTTTTATAAGTTCAGGTTTATTGAAAATCTTATCTATTTTTAACACATTGACTAAAAAATTATTTAAATTTATATGATTTTTAGATAATATTATTGTTCTAAACTGTTCTTTATTGTTAATATATTTTTGTAATAAATAATCATTTACTTTTGATTTATATATTTTCTTTACTTCGTTGTTTATTGTTTCTACGTTGAAGCCTGTATTATCTCTTTCAATAGTATGTCGAAATGTTTTTTCAGAAAAAACGTCGTTTATCTCTTCTTTATTGTCTTCTATATATTGATTGATAAATATCATACTATGTTTTATTACTTCTTCTGTATATGTTCTGTTTTCATTGGTTTTTACCATTGTTTCGTATATGTCATTAATAATTTTTTTCATATTAATAATAATTTCTTGTTTTGGTATTTTTTTCTGGTTTGGTATGTCTTCCATTTTTTTTATGGCACTATTACTAATAACAATTCTTGAAATAATAAGATCTATCCAGGTTATAATTAATTGAGTGGAAACTGGTATTACTTTATATTTAGTCTTTTCACTATATCCAATGTCATTAGAAAGAAGACAAATGGTTTTTTTATCTTTCATTAATATTTCTCTTGTTATGACTCCTTGTTTATCATTATTAAAAAAATTCACAAATTCTCCCAACTCATTACTATTATCAGCCAGATGATCAAAAACTTTTTTAAAAGCTTTTTCCTGATCTTTATGGACATTAACGTAATTTTGTAATTGTTCAATTATTTGGTGGTAGTTTCCTTCGAATGTTAGATAACCTAATTTGTTGTCTTCATCATTAATAAAATCATAATCTTGAAGTTTATAATTGTAAATATTATATTTTCCTTTAAAAATACATGGGGACTTTGTTGTTTTTTTTTCTACTCGTATTTCTGGTCCTTCTCCTATGTATTGTTCAGTCGTTTCTAGAATGTTACCTACATCTGTTATAAAAGTAATACTTTGTTGCACAAATAAATCATTTTCATGTGAAAACATTTTCTGTGAAAAAATATTATTTAAATAAAATAATACACGGTTGAATATCCAAATATTATATAATAACTCCTTACATTGAATTTTAATTTGATCTTTAAAGCTATTATCATCATCAGAAGAAAAATTTATATTTATATTAAAATTAAGAGGAGGAGGACTTATATATTTATCTAATATAATATTTGTTTTATGCATTTTAATTATATCATATATTTCATTAAATATACTATTTACTTTTATATTAAAAATTTCAAAAAGATTATCATATAACTGTATAGATGATAGTTCTGTAATTACTGATTTATATATACGCTTATATACTTTTTCAATTAACATTTGGCAAATGCTTTTTTGGTCAATGTTTTTTTTATCATAATTAATAAATAATAATTTTTCATCTATGTTAAGAAATTTTGCTAAATTAGTTATTTTATCGAACAATTCTTTACTACTAAATGTTTTGTTATCGATAATTAATATATTGGTTCCTGTTTTGTGTCCTTTTTCTAAATTTTTATAATGTGGTTGCATTATAATTAAATTCATAAAATGATTTAAATAATCTAAATAAACATTACTATTTATATTAGTATCAAATTGAGTGCGTTCTTCATTATAAAAATCCTCGATGGTTTTTTTGATGTTTTTACTACCAAGAAATGAGTATATTTTGTCAGTATCATAATTTGAATCATCACCTGGTGAATATTGAATTATTTGGGTTAATAATTCTAAAGAATTTTTTAAAGATATTATATATTTTATATAAAATAGTTTATCACTTTCTTCTTCTACATTTTTAAACAAATTATGAATAGTTTCGTCACTGATGCTTTCTTCTTCACCACTAAACTCAAAATCTAAAAAAGGATGTACTATTTCAATTTTTTTGGTATTGGTAGTAGCTGCTTTTAAGGAATATTTTTTTATTTTACTTTTGTAATGTAAGTCAAATAATCTGTTTAAATTTAATTTGTATATTTCTTTATGAATATCGTCTAAATGAACACTTTCCATTGCTTCTATTCCACATTTGATATAATTTCCCAAATAAATATCATCTTTATATATATTTTGAAATAATATCATAGGAGACGTAAATTGAATAGTAATAGGATCATATATTGATGATATTGGGCGTATATTTAACCTTAACATTTCAAGTATCACATTGTCAACTTCAATAGGTAGTATAATTTCTTTTCCTAAATAATCAAGTATATCACAATCAATGGGTGGTTCAACCGCTGATAAATATTCTTCAAGGCCGAAATTACCATATGACCCTTTTGTTGTATCTACCATTATTGGTACTATTTGTGTTATTAATCTATTTATTTGTTGTTTTACGTTTGTAGTTAAACTTTTTTGAGAAATTCTTAATGAGCACTTGTGATATATTTTACCCCGTTCAACGTATTCTGATATATTTTTAAAATCTTGAACTTCTTCTTTTCTATTTTTCATGATCACTTTTTTTTGGGAAGATGGTATTATTTTAACTTTCAAATACTGTTGTTTAGAATTATATAAAATTAATTTAATAACAAAAAATATTGTTTCTATTTCGTTTTCTAATAGTATATACATATTAGTCATTCCATCCAAAATTGCGTTTTTAACATTCTTATAATTATTATTATCAGTAAATCTCATAGTAATAATGTTTTCTTTATCAATATCAGTATAATAAAAACTGAAATTAGAAAGTCCCTGGCCTGTTGTTAAAGAAATATCATTACTATCAGGGAGAATTCTGTTGATTAAACTTTGTTGATTTGGGCTGGTGGTATATTTATCAATATGATTGTATATCTTTTTATAATATTCAGAAAGCATTACTCTATTTGTAGGAACAAGTTCTTCAACGGTTAAATTTTCTTCCATGTTTAACGCGACAAATATATTTTTTGTTCGTGTATTGCAAAAATCTCTTACTCTGTCTTTATTTTTTTTTTCTATATTGGTTAAATCGAAATCGGGAGATGATAAATATTTTATTTTGTCACCATAATTCGCTTTGTAATATTCTAGTACTCTAATTTCGTCTTGATAATGTTTACTACTAGCATATGAAAGTATAATCATACATATACATAATATTTCTATGAAATTAACATCTTTTAGAAATTGCTGTGATTTGTTTATTTTGTTGGATTTGTAAAAATTTTGTAAAGGTTCATAAAAATCATGATGAATATCTGCTATGAATAACAGCACTGCATTTTTAATATCGCAATCCATCTTAACATCCACAATATTTCTATTTTGACCTAATGTTCTAATATATTCTTTTTTTTTATAATCTATATCTCTAAATAGTTCATTAATATCACTATATAAAGAATCTGCCATTTAAATTATTTAAAAAGATAAATATTAATATTATTAATAATAATTAAATATTTTTATTTTAAAATAGTAAAATAAACGACTTATATTAAAACAAGTTTTATTATTGAATATATATAAGAATAAATTCAAACAATATAAAATTTTTAAACTAAAAACATTATATCGTTTAATTATGGAATTTATAATCATAATAATGCATAAACTAATAAATTATACAAAACAATATGAATACTGCTAATTTTTATATGCAATTTTATGAAGATATAGATGATAAATATTATCAATATTTATTTTTATCTGTATTAGCATTTCCAATATTATTTTTTACATTAAGAACATGTTTTTTACCAAATAAAAAAATTATAGATAAAATTAATCAATGTGAAGAAGAAAATGTAGAAGAAAATATTATATACACAATGGAAGAAATAATAGATTCTTCGGAAGAAGATGGTGAAAATACAGAAGATAATAATTTTGAATATCAAACACTTGAAAAGTTAGATGAAATACTACAATTATTAAAAAAGGATAATGATATTAACAACAATGATACGGAACTTTTTGAAGAAACAAAGACCGATGTTTCTGAAAAAACATGTACGACGATGTTAAATCCATGTGAAAATCACATGTGTTATAGAGTATATTATGGTCGAAACATGATGAATAAACACAACGAGGTATTTTCTAAATTAAATAATAACGAAAAATTATATATATACCCATATACGAAATATTCAAGCGATATTGGACAGACGAACATCACAAAGGTAAGAAATGATAAGCAGGTGTTAGAATATATAAACGTATCATTTAACGAATATAATAACGAAATACCATCGAATAAACGGTCAAATTCTATCATCATAACGGATACGTTTATTTCGATAGGTAAAAAAGATTACGGTCTCTATCTAATAACTATAAAAACTCTTCCTGAATATGTAAAAAAAAATAAGTATATACCTCCATATTTCTTAATGAATAATATGAACATGCCAATCGGTATAGAAACATTGTTTGAAGTACGAAAAAACATCAAAATCAAAAGTACGAATTGTGAGTGGTTTAAGATACACATGTATCGTTTTTCTGAATAAAATATAATTATTTCTTAATATTTCTATGCATTAATTTTTCTATTTTTCGCTTTATATTATTATCTATAACAGATCCTACTTTTTCAATTTTCTGTATATCTTCTACTTTACATGAAATCTTCGATGCTAAATCTTTCTGTTTCATCCTAAGACCTGTCCTGAAAGATATGATATCACGCGACATGATAAGAGTGACTTTATCAGGTACATAATCCTGATCATCTTTTGCTCTATCCTGTTTGATGTTATGTATGATATAAGATATATTTCCCTTTTTCTTTTTTTTTTCTATTTCCTGTTTTTTCTTATTATTATTCATCTTAATTGTAGTCCAATCTTGATGTGGAACATATTTATCTGACATTTTATTATTTTATTATTCAATTATTATTTTTATTTATTTATAATACTGATAAGATATTTAACTCAAAACTGTACCGAAATATAATGGAACGTGTATCGTATTTGTTATCATGAACGCGACGTAATAATCAAACGATCCCCATTCAATTTTATAACTATTGAGATACGTATCGTTTCCACTGATGGGTTTCTTGATTGCAATTATTTGTCCCTGTGCTGTGTTCTGTATATACACTGTCCCATTAGACGATTCGAGATCGAGATACGAAAGTTGTGTATTTAAACTGTCAAGATAATTGCTACCCGCGCCTGCAAACGCCGGTTCATATTTTGAAAACACCGAACTATCACCATATATTGTACCTAAGATATTAAGATCATCGGAAATGGTGACGTCTGTTAGACATGAATTAATAGCGGTAATCGTATCATCAATGGATAAATCAGTGAATGAAGCGTTAGTTGAAAAGATGTCTTGAGATGTAAGTGTATCAACGGTTATGTTTGCAGCTGTTACACCTGTTAGACATGTGTTTAACACTGTTAATGTATCATCGATAACGACATCGTTAGAAACTGTTATATTTGCAATCGATGCATTTATAATATCGACGTTATCCACAACAAGATTATCAGATACCGTTACATTAACCAGACATGAATTTACAGAAGTCATTGTATTATCAACAGTGATATATGGAGAATTGATAGAACCTTCGACTGTTAAGTTATCAGAAACAACGACGTCTATCAAACATGCATTTACTACTGTTAATGTGTCCGTTATTTCGATATCGGTTACAGTAATGTTAGTAACACATGCATTTTGTGTAATGATCGTATCACAAACGCTTAAAGTATCGACGACGGTTGCGTTTGTGAATCATGCGTTAGTGGATAACAGTGCATCAGTTGATACAATGTACGATGTTAGAGTATCACTTACGTTCAATTTATCGGATACGGTTACATCGGTTAAGCAAGCATTCACGGCGGTGATGTCCGTTAGGTCTAATGTGTACATGGTAATGGATGTGAAGCATGCGTTCGGTGCGATGATTGTATCACAGACACTCAAAGTATCGACGACAGTTGCGTTCGTGAAGCATGCGTTAGTGGATAACAGTGCATCAGATGATACAATGTACGATGTTAGAGTATCACTTACGTTCAGATTATCGGATACGGTTACATCGGTTAAGCAAGCATTCACGGTGGTAATGTCCGTTAGGTCTAACGTGTACATGGTAATGGATGTGAAGCATGCATTCGGTGCGATGATCGTATCACAGACACTTAAGGTATCGAAGATGGTTGCGTTCATGAAGCATGCGTTCGTGGATAACAACGCATCAGTTGATACAATGTACGATGTTAGAGTATCACTTACGTTCAGGTTATCGGATACGGTTATATCGGTTAAGCAAGCATTCACGGCAGTGATGTCTGTTAGGTCTAATGTGTACATGGTAATGGATGTGAAGCATGCGTTCGGTGCGATGATTGTATCACAGACACTCAAGGTATCGACGACAGTTGCGTTCGTGAAGCATGCGTTAGTGGATAACAGTGCATCAGTTGATACAATGTACGATGTTAGAGTATCACTTACGTTCAGATTATCGGATACGGTTACATCGGTTAAGCAAGCATTCACGGCAGTGATGTCCGTTAGGTCTAATGTGTACATGGTAATGGCTGTGAAGCATGCATTCGGTGCTATGATCGTATCACAGACACTTAAGGTATCGACGATGGTTGCGTTCGTAAAGCATGCGTTCGTGGATAACAACGCATCAGTTGATACAATGTACGATGTTAGAGTATCACTTACGTTCAGATTATCAGATACGGTTATATCGGTTAAGCAAGCATTCACGGCAGTGATGTCTGTTAGGTCTAATGTGTCCAAAGTAATGGTTGTGAAACATGCATTCGGTGCGATGATCGTATCACAGACACTTAATGTATCGACGACGGTTGCGTTCGTGAAGCATGCGTTCGTGGATAACAACGCATCAGTTGATACAATGTACGATGTTAGAGTATCACTTACGTTCAGATTATCAGATACGGTTATATCGGTTAAGCAAGCATTCACGGCGGTGATGTCTGTTAGGTCTAACGTATCCATGGTAATGGTTGTGAAGCATGCGTTCGGTGCGATGATCGTATCACAGACACTCAAAGTATCGACGACGGTTGCGCTCGTGAAGCATGCATTAGTTGATAACAACGCATCGGTTGATACGATGTACGATGTTAGAGTATCACTTACGTTCAGATTATCAGATACGGTTATATCGGTTAAGCAAGCATTCACGACAGTGATGTCTGTTAGGTCTAACGTGTCCAAAGTAATGGTTGTGAAACATGCATTCGGTGCGATGATCGTATCACAGACACTCAATGTATCGACGACGGTTGCGTTCGTGAAGCATGCGTTCGTGGATAACAACGCATCAGTTGATACAATGTACGATGTTAGAGTATCACTTACGTTCAGATTATCAGATACGGTTACATTGGTTAAGCAAGCATTCACGGCAGTGATGTCTGTTAGGTCTAACGTATCCATGGTAATGGTTGTGAAGCATGCGTTCGGTGCGATGATCGTATCACAGACACTCAAAGTATCGACGACGGTTGCGTTCGTGAAGCATGCATTAGTTGATAACAACGCATCGGTTGATACGATGTACGATGTTAGAGTATCACTTACGTTCAGATTATCAGATACGGTTACATCGGTTAAGCAAGCATTCACGGCAGTGATGTCCGTTAGGTCTAATGTGTCCAAAGTAATGGTTATGAAGCATGCATTCGGTGCGATAATCGTATCACAGACACTCAATGTATCGACGACGGTTGCGTCCGTGAAGCATGCATTCGTGGATAACAGCTCATCAGTTGATACGATGTACGATGTTAGAGTATCACTTACGTTCAGATTATCAGATACGGTTATATCGGTTAAGCAAGCATTCATGGCAGTGATGTCCGTTAGGTCTAATGTGTCCAAAGTAATGGTTGTGAAGCATGCATTCGGTGCGATAATCGTATAACAGACACTCAAAGTATCGACGATGGTTGCGCTCGTGAAGCATGCATTAGTTGATAACAACGCATCGGTTGATACGATGTACGATGTTAGAGTATCACTTACGTTTAGATTATCAGATACAGTTACATCGGTTAAGCAAGCATTCACGGCAGTGATGTCTGTTAGGTCTAACGTATCCATGGTAATGGCTGTGAAGCATACATTCGGTGCGATAATCGTATCACAGACACTCAAAGTATCGACGACGGTTGTATTCGTGAAGCATGCGTTAGTTGATAACAACGCATCGGTTGATACGATGTACGATGTTAGAGTATCACTTACGTTCAGATTATCAGATACGGTTATATCGGTTAAGCAAGCATTCACGGCAGTGATGTCCGTTAGGTCTAATGTGTCCAAAGTAATGGTTGTGAAGCATGCATTCGGTGCGAAAATCGTATCACATACACTCAATGTATCGACGACGGTTGTATTCGTGAAGCATGCATTCGTGGATAACAGCGCATCAGTTGATACAATGTACGATGTTAGAGTATCACTTACGTTCAGATTATCAGATATGGTTACATCGGTTAAGCAAGCATTCACGGTAGTGATGTCCTTTAGGTCTATTGTGTCCAAAGTAATGGTCGTGAAGCATGCATTCGGTGCGATAATCGTATCACAGACGCTCAATGTATCTACGATGGTTGCGTTCGTGAAGCATGCGTTCGTAGATAACAACGCATCAGTTGATACAATGTACGATGTTAGAGTATCACTTACGTTCAGATTATCAGATACGGTTACATCGGTTAAGCAAGCATTCATGGCAGTGATGTCCGTTAGGTCTAATGTATCCAAAGTAATGGTTGTGAAGCATGCATTCGGTGCGATAATCGTATCACAGACACTCAATGTATCGACGACGGTTGCGTTAGTGAAGCATGCATTCGTGGATAACAACGCATCAGTTGATACAATGTACGATGTTAGAGTATCACTTACGTTCAGATTATCAGATACGGTTACATCGGTTAAGCAAGCATTCACGGCAGTTATGTCCGTTAGGTCTAATGTGTCCAAAGTAATGGCTGTGAAGCATGCATTCGATGCGATGATCGTATCACAGACACTCAATGTATCGACGACGGTTGCGTTCGTGAAGCATGCGTTCGTTGATAACAACGCATCAGTTGATACAATGTACGATGTTAGAGTATCACTTACGTTCAGATTATCAGATACGGTTACATCGGTTAAGCAAGCATTCATGGCAGTGATGTACGTTAGGTCTAATGTGTCCAAAGTAATGGCTGTGAAGCATGCGTTCGGTGCGATGATCGTATCACAGTCACTCAAAGTATCGACGACGGTTGCGTTCGTGAAGCATGCGTTAGTTGATAACAACGCATCGGTTGATACGATGTACGATGTTAGAGTATCACTTACGTTCAGATTATCAGATACAGTTACATCGGTTAAGCAAGCATTCACGGCAGTGATATCCGTTAGGTCTAATGTATCCAAAGTAATGGTTGTGAAGCATGCATTCGGTGCGATAATCGTATCACAGACACTCAATGTATCGACGACGGTTGCGTTCGTGAAGCATGCGTTCGTGGATAACAACGCATCAGTTGATACAATGTACGATGTTAGAGTATCACTTACGTTCAGATTATCAGATATGGTTACATCGGTTAAGCAAGCATTCACGGCAGTGATGTCCGTTAGGTCTAATGTGTCCAAAGTAATGGTTATGAAGCATGCATTCGGTGCGATAATCGTATCACAGACACTCAATGTATCGACGACGGTTGCGTTCGTGAAGCATGCATTCGTGGATAACAGCGCATCAGTTGATACGATGTACGATTTTAGAGTATCACTTACGTTCAGATTATCAGATATGGTTATATCGGATAAGCAAGCATTCACGGCAGTGATGTCCGTTAGGTCTAATGTGTCCAAAGTAATGGTTGTGAAGCATGCATTCGGTGCGATAATCTTATCACAGACACTCAATGTATCGACGATAGTTGTATTCGTGAAGCATGCGTTCGTGGATAACAACGCATCAGTTGATACAATGTACGATGTTAGAGTATCACTTACGTCCAGATTATCAGATACGGTTACATCGGTTAAGCAAGCATTCACGGCAGTGATGTCCGTTAGGTCTAATGTGTCCAAAGTAATGGTTGTGAAGCATGCATTCGGTGCGATAATCGTATCACAGACACTCAATGTATCGACGACGGTTGCGTTCGTGAAGCATGCGTTCGTGGATAACAACGCATCAGTTGATACAATGTACGATGTTAGAGTATCACTTACGTTCAGATTATCAGATACGGTTACATTGGTTAAGCAAGCATTCACGGTAGTGATGTCCGTTAGGTCTAATGTGTCCAAAGTAATGGCTGTGAAGCATGCATTCGGTGCGATAATCGTATCACAGACACTCAATGTATCGACGACGGTTGCGTTCGTGAAGCATGCGTTCGTGGATAACAACGCATCAGTTGATACAATGTACGATGTTAGAGTATCACTTACGTTCAGATTATCAGATACGGTTACATCGGTTAAGCAAGCATTCACGGAAGTGATGTCCGTTAAGTCTAATGTGTCAAAAGTAATGGTTGTGAAGCATGCATTCGGTGCGATAATCGTATCACAGACACTCAATGTATCGACGATAGTTGTATTTATGAAGCATGCGTTCATGGATAACAACGCATCAGTTGATACAATGTACGATGTTAGAGTATCACTTACGTTCAGATTATCAGATACGGTTACATCGGTTAAGCAAGCATTCACGGTAGTGATGTCCGTTAGGTCTAATGTGTCCAAAGTAATGGTTGTGAAGCATGCATTCGGTGCGATAATCGTATCACAGACACTCAATGTATCGACGACGGTTGCGTTCGTGAAGCATGCGTTCGTGGATAACAACGCATCAGTTGATACAATGTACGATGTTAGAGTATCACTTACGTTCAGATTATCAGATACGGTTACATTGGTTAAACAAGCATTCACGGCAGTGATGTCCGTTAGGTCTAATGTGTCCAAAGTAATGGCTGTGAAGCATGCATTCGGTGCGATAATCGTATTACAGACACTCAATGTATCGACGACGGTTGCGTTCGTGAAGCATGCGTTCGTGGATAACAACGCATCAGTTGATACAATGTACGATGTTAGAGTATCACTTACGTTCAGATTATCAGATACGGTTACATCGGTTAAGCAAGCATTCACGGAAGTGATGTCCGTTAAGTCTAATGTGTCAAAAGTAATGGTTGTGAAGCATGCATTCGGTGCGATAATCGTATCACAGACACTCAATGTATCGACGATAGTTGTATTTATGAAGCATGCGTTCATGGATAACAACGCATCAGTTGATACAATGTACGATGTTAGAGTATCACTTACGTTCAGATTATCAGATACGGTTACATCGGTTAAGCAAGCATTCACGGTAGTGATGTCCGTTAGGTCTAATGTGTCCAAAGTAATGGTTGTGAAGCATGCATTCGGTGCGATAATCGTATCACAGACACTCAATGTATCGACGACGGTTGCGTTCGTGAAGCATGCGTTCGTGGATAACAACGCATCAGTTGATACAATGTACGATGTTAGAGTATCACTTACGTTCAGATTATCAGATACGGTTACATTGGTTAAGCAAGCATTCACGGTAGTGATGTCCGTTAGGTCTAATGTGTCCAAAGTAATGGCTGTGAAGCATGCATTCGGTGCGATAATCGTATCACAGACACTCAATGTATCGACGACGGTTGCGTTCGTGAAGCATGCGTTCGTGGATAACAACGCATCAGTTGATACAATGTACGATGTTAGAGTATCACTTACGTTCAGATTATCAGATACGGTTACATCGGTTAAGCAAGCATTCACGGAAGTGATGTCCGTTAAGTCTAATGTGTCCAAAGTAATGGTTGTGAAGCATGCATTCGGTGCGATAATCGTATCACAGACACTCAATGTATCGACGACGGTTGCGTTCGTGAAGCATGTGTTAGTTGATAACAACGTATCGGTTGATACGATGTACGATGTTAGAGTATCACTTACGTTCAGATTATCAGATACAGTTACATCGGTTAAGCAAGCATTCACGGCAGTGATGTCTGTTAGGTCTAACGTATCCATGGTAATGGCTGTGAAGCATGCGTTTGGTGCGATGATCGTATCACAGACACTCAAAGTATTGACGACGGTTGTGTTCGTGAAGCATGCGTTAGTTGATAACAACGCATCGGTTGATACGATATACGATGTTAGAGTATCACTTACGTTCAGATTATCAGATACAGTTACATTGGTTAAGCAAGCATTCACGGCAGTGATGTCCGTTAAGTCAAATGTGTCCAAAGTAATGGTTGTGAAGCATGCATTCGGTGCGATAATCGTATCACAGACACTCAATGTATCGACGACGGTAGTATTCACAAAGCATGCATTGGTTGCAACGAGAGCATCGGTTGATACGATATAGGAGATTAAGTTATTGCTTACGTTTATATTATTTAACACTGTCACATCTGTTAAACATGCGTTCATAGATGTTATGTTATCTAAATCTAAATTATCGACAGTAATATTTACGAGACATGCGTTTGGTACAATGATGGTTTCACATATACTCAATGTATCGATAACGGTTGCGTTTATAAAGCATGCATTATTGGATAAAACTGTTCTAGATGAAAGTATATTAGATATAATCGTATCACCAACATTAAGGTTATCATAAATGGTTACATCAGATAAACATGCATTAATACCAACCAATGTACTTCCGAATGTAATATCATCGACAATTGTAACATCAGTTAAACATGCATTTACAGTGCGTAAATTAGTAGAAATAATATCAACAGCGTTTAGATCATCTGAAATAGTAACATCTGTGAAACATGCGTTTAGCGATCTTAATGTTCTACTGACAGACATGTCATTATTAGATATAATACTATATGCTACTATATCATTTGCATCGAAGTTATCTACGACAGTAACATCTGTGAAACACGCGTTCGTTACATTTATTCGATTACCAGCAGCACTTGTAAAGGATACTGAATCTACTTGTGCATGATTTGTAATTTCAAAATTATCAACTGTTAAGTCGTTACCTATTGTAATATTTGTAATACATGCGTTTACAGCAGTTATGGTATCATTAGTTATTATATTTTCCGTGAATATAGTATCCATTACATTAAGATTATCATCAATAGTTGCATCTGAAAAACATGCGTTTGTTGATACTAACCTATCAATTACTCTCAAATCATCGGCAACTGTTACACCTGTAAAACAACCATTCATAGCAACAATATTATTCGTAACATGAAAACTTGTCACCGTAAGATCATCGCTAACCGTAACATCTGTGAAACATGCATTTGTCGATATAATTTTATTTGTAGTGATAGTATTTGTATTAGTAATATAACTCGATGATATATCTTTTGCATTGAGATCATCGGCAACACTAACATCTGTAAAACATGCATTCACTGTTTTTATAACCGTACCTGTGATTCCAGTAAAACATGCGTTTAACGCAGTTAACGTTCGATCAACAGATAAATCTCTTTGAATCGTAGTATTTGTAAAACATGTATTGACTGCTGTTATTCTATCGGAAGCTGAGATTCTATATGTTCTTATGGTATCATCGACATCTAAATTATCCAGAATAGTAACATCTGTAAGACATGCGTTTTTTGATATAATTGTATCTGCAACGGTTATATCGGTAAGACATGCATTCACGGTATTTAATCTATACGATGTTATATTATCTGTAACGTTAAGATCATCTGAAACTGTAACACCTGTAAAACATGCATTATAAGCAGTTATTTTATTATTTATATCGATATCATTTGATGCTATTATATTATACACATTAAGAGTATCATCGACGTTTAAATTATCAGTTATAGTAACATCTGTAAAACATGCATTTATAGATGTAGTGTTATTACTTGTTACATAATTAAGACATGCATTTGTTGCATTTAAACTATACGTTGTCGTGTTATCGATTACTCTTAAATTATCAGAAATATTAACATCTATGAAGCATGAATTAACAGCTGTTATTCTACCATTAGATGTAATATCGTTTGAAGCTATAATATTATATGAATTAATAGTATCATCGACGTTTAAATTATCTAATATGGTAACATCTGTAAAACATGCATTTGTAACTTGGAGAACATCTGTAACATTGACATTGGTTGCAACAAGATCATCATTAACGGTAAGGTATGTAAAGCAAGCGTTTATAGATTGAATATTGTCTGTGGTTATGAGATTAACAGTTTTTAGATTATCTAAAATAGTTACATCCGTAAAACATGCGTTTGTGGATTTTATAGTTTCAGCATTTAGATCATAAACGATATCAATATCAGTAAAACACGCATTGATAGCAGTTATAGTATCACCAATGACAATGTCATCAACAATCGTAACATCTGTGAAACATGCATTTGGTGCAACTATGATATCTTCAATATTTAATTCACCGGTTACAATAAGGTCACTAACATTTAGATCATCAGAAATTGTGACATCGGTAAAACATGCGTTTGTAGCCGTTATGTTACTTACGTTTAAATTGGAAATGTTAAGTTCACTTACTTCGATACCATTTTCAACAGTTATATCAGTAAAACATGCATTAACTGTCGTTATTGTGTTACTGGTAATAATACCACTTGCAATCGTAATATAAGTGAAACATGCATTCTGAGCAATAATGGTATCTTCTATTGTTAAATCACCGGTAACGGTAAGGTCACTTACAATAAGATCATCTGAAATAGTGACGTCTGTAAAGCATGCATTTGTGGCTGTTATATTACTTACTTTTAAGTTGGATATGTTGAGTTCACTCGCATCGATACCGTTTTCTATGGTAATGTCGGTGAAACATGCATTAACAGCAGTTATCGTGTCGCCTATAACGACATCATCAACGATGGTCATGTCTGTAAAACATGCGTTTGGTGCAATGATAGTATCCTCGATTGTCAAATCACCGGTAACTGTGAGGTCACTTACGTTGAGATCATCAGAGATTGTGACGTCGGTAAAACATGCGTTCGTAGCGACGATGTTGCTAACGTTTAAGTTAGATACGTTAAGTTCGCTTAATTCAACACCGTTCTCAATAGTAATGTCAATGAAACATGCATTAACAGCAGTTATAGTATCACCTATAACGACATCATCAACGATGGTCATATTCGTAAAACATGCGTTTGGCGCAATGATAGTATCCTCGATTGTCAAATCACCGGTAACTGTGAGGTCACTTACATTGAGATCATCGGAGATTGTGACGTCGGTAAAACATGCGTTTGTAGCAATGATATTACTAACGTTTAAGTCAGATACATTAAGTTCGATTAATTCAACACCGTTCTCAATAGTGATGTCGGTGAAACATGCGTTAACAGCAGTTATAGTATCACCTATAACGACATCATCAATGATGGTCATATTCGTAAAACATGCTTTTTGTGCAATGATAGTATCCTCGATTGTCAAATCACCGGTAACTGTGAGGTCACTTACATTGAGATCATCGGAGATTGTGACGTCTGTAAAACATGCGTTTGTAGCAATGATATTACTAAAGTTTAAGTAATATACATTAAGTTCGCTTAATTCAACACCGTTCTCAATAGTGATGTCGGTGAAACATGCGTTAACAGCAGTTATAGTATCACCTATAACGACATCATCAACGATGGTCATATTCGTAAAACATGCGTTTTGTGCAATGATAGTATCCTCGATTGTCAAATCACCGGTAACTGTGAGGTCACTTACATTGAGATCATCGGATATTGTAACGTCTGTAAAACATGCGTTTGTAGCAATGATATTACTAACGTTTAAGTCAGATACATTAAGTTCGCTTAATTCAACACCTTTCTCAATAGTGATGTCGGTGAAACATGCGTTAACAGCAGTTATAGTATCACCTATAACGACATCATCAACGATGGTCATATTCGTAAAACATGCGTTTTGTGCAATGATAGTATCCTCTATTGTCAAATCACCGGTAACTGTGAGGTCACTTACATTGAGATCATCGGAGATTGTAACGTCTGTAAAACATGCGTTTGTAGCAATGATATTACTAACGTTTAAGTCAGATACATTAAGTTCGCTTAATTCAACACCGTTCTCAATAGCAATGTCAGTAAAACACGCGTTAACAGCAGTTATCGTATCACCTATAACGACATCATTAACTATGGCCATGTCTGTGAAACATGCGTTTGCCGCAATGATAGTATCCTCGATTGTCAAATCACCGGTAACGATAAGATCACTTACATTGAGATCATCGGAGATTGTGACGTCGGTAAAACATGCGTTCGTAGCGACGATGTTACTAACGTTTAAGTTAGATACGTTAAGTTCATCTAATTCAACACCATTCTCAATGGTAATGTCAATGAAACATGCGTTAACAGCAGTTATCGTATCACCTATAACGACATCATTAACTATGGCCATGTCTGTGAAACATGCGTTTGCCGCAATGATAGTATCCTCGATTGTCAAATCACCGGTAACGATAAGATCACTTACATTGAGATCATCGGAGATTGTGACGTCGGTAAAACATGCGTTCGTAGCGACGATGTTACTAACGTTTAAGTTAGATACGTTAAGTTCATCTAATTCAACACCATTCTCAATGGTAATGTCAATGAAACATGCGTTAACAGCAGTTATCGTATCACCTATAACGACATCATCAACGATGGTCATGCCTGTGAAACACGCGTTTACTGAAATGATAGTATCCTCGATTGTCAAATCACCGGTAACGGTGAGATCACTTACATTGAGATAATCAGAGATTGTAACGTCAGTAAAACATGCATTAACGGATGTTATTATATCACTTGTAATAATACCACTTGCGACTGTAATATCGGTAAAACATGCATTTTGAGCAATGATCGTATTTTCGATCGTCAAATTACCAGTAACAGTGAGATCACTTACATTAAGATCATCTGAGATCGTAACATCAGTAAAACATGCGTTTATAGCAGTAATATTGCTTATGTTTAAGCCAGAAATATTTAATTCATCTACATTAATACCGTTTTCAATAGTAATATCTGTGAAGCATGCGTTAGTTGCGGTTATTGTATTATCGACAAACATATTATTCGAAACATTAACATCTGCAAAACATGCGTTTGTAACATTTATATTATTTATATCTAATGTATCAACGTTAATGTTATCTTTTATGGTAACGTTATTAAAACATGCATTTACAGTTCTTATATAATAAGATATAATAGAATCTGTAACATTTAAATTATCTAAAATTGTGACGTCTATAAAACATGCGTTTTTTGCAGTTATTGTATCCAAGACATCGATATCATCAACAGTAGTTAAATCTGTAAAACATGCATTATTAGCCGTTATATTACCCGTTATAGTGACAAAACTTAAACATGCATTATCCGCTGTTAAAGTATCTTCAATTATTGTATTTAACGAAAATATAGTATTACTTACATTCAAATTATCACGTATAACAACATCTGTAAAACATGCATTTACAGCAGTAACCGTATCGTTGACGGTCAAGTCGTCAAATGTAACACCGTCTAAATTTATACCATTTTCAACAGTGATACTTGTAAAACATGCATTTACAGCGGTGATTATACTTGTGTTTAATTCAGAAACATTTAATTCATTTATATCAGCGCTATTTTTGATTAGGATATCAACAAGGCATGCATTGATGGCATAAATTTCACACGTGTTTATTTCAGACGTTTGTATAACATGCTCTACTGAAACATTTGTAAAACATGCATTAAACGATGTAATCGTTTCGGATACATTTAAATTTTCAGAGATGGTAGTATTCGTTAAGCATGTATTCAATGCAGATAAAGTATTTTCTATATTCAAAATGTCTGATATGGTAACATCAGTAAAACATTCATTGGTGGCAATTATATCACTAACGTTTAATTCTGAAACATTAAGTTCGCTTACATCGATTCCGTTTTCTACCGTAATATCTGTAAAACATGCGTTTGTAGCGGTAACTGTATTTTCGATGATCATTTCTCCTGTAACTGTAAGATCACTTACGTTAAGATCATCGGATATTGTAACATCGGTAAAACATGCATTAGTAGCAATTATATTACTGACGTTTAATTCTGAAACATTAAGTTCGCTTACATCGATTCCGTTTTCTACCGTAATATCTGTAAAACATGCGTTTGTAGAGGTAACTGTATTTTCGATGATCATTTCCCCTGTAACTGTAAGATCACTAACGTTAAGATCATCGGATATTGTAACGCCTGTGAAACATGCATTTATAGCAGTAATGCTTTCTGTAACAATGTCACTTGCAGAAACTATACTATTAATTATCATATCGGTAAAACATGCGTTAATTGCTGTAATAGTATCTCCTATAACGATATCATCAACGACTGTGACGTCTATAAAACATGCGTTAAACGATGTGATCGTATCTTTAATCGTTAATTCACCTGTGATCGTGAGATCACTAACATTGAGATCATCGGATATGGTAACATCTGTAAAACATGCATTGACAGCTGTAATACTAAACGTATCGATCTCACTTACATTGATTTCATCATCTACGGTTATATTAACAAAGCATGCATTAACGGCTGAAACGGTATCTCCTATGACGATGTCATCAACGACTGTAATATCTGTAAAACATGCATTTAATGCAGTGATCGTATCTTCTATCGTTAATTCTCCTGTTATTGTAAGATCACTAACATTGAGATCATTTGATATGGTAACACCTGTAAAACATGCATTGACGGTTGTAATACTAAACGTATCGATTTCACTTACATTGATTTCATCTACGGTTATATTAACAAAGCATGCGTTAACGGCTGAAACGGTATCTCCTATGATGACATCATCAACGACTGTAATATCTGTAAAACATGCATTCAATGCAGTGATAGTATCTTCTATTGTTAATTCACCCGTTATTGTAAGATCACTAACATTGAGATCATCGGATATGGTAACATCTGTAAAACATGCATTTATAACATTGATGTTGCTAACGTTTAAATCAGAAATATTTAATTCACTGGCATCGATGCCGTTTTCGACTGTGATATCTGTGAAACAAGCATTCAATACAGTGATCGTATCTTCTATCGTTAATTCACATGTTATGGTGAGATCACTGACATTGAGATCATCGAATATGGTAACACCTGTAAAACAAGCGTTTATAGCAGTTATTGTATCATTAATAGTGATATTTTCCATACATGCATTTTCAACAGTTAGTGTATCACCTATATATACATCGTTTAAAAAGGAAGCACTATTATCTACTGTAAGAGTACTGAACGATGTGTTATTTGAATATATATTATCTGAAGCGGTTATATTATCATAAGATACAATTCCTAATGTAAAATTACTTACATTGATTGTTGTAAAATTACCTACATTAGATTCTAAAGTCGCAAAACATGCATTTGTAGCGTCTATTAAATCTGTGTTAAGCATTTCTGCATTTGCTTCTTCGACTGTAAGATATTTGAAACATGCATTTACTGCTGAAACAGTTTCTATGATTTCTACATTTTGAAATTCATCAGTATTCGATATAACTGTATCATATACAGCCCATTGGTCCGCTGTTGGTGGAGGTGATAAGAAACGTAAGTTTGAACTCATATCATTATCTTTTTAATTATATTTGCTAATAACCTAATATTTTTTTATCTAACATTCGCTATTTTTCTAATTTCATGTTTGATATCTTCTATCATTTTCATAGAATTTTGTATGGCTATATTCATTTTATGCAATGCTTCTTCTTTAACTTTTAATGCTTTTTCAATAAGTTCACTATTATCAATTTCAATTTCATCTGGCAAATCATTTTCTATATTTTCTACCTTAAATCGTTCGTTTGTATCAATATCAATTTTAAAATATTCATATTCATTTGTAAAAAATCCTATTTTTTTAATTGCACCGGTTATCTTTTTTCCAGATTCTTTTGCTTTTTTCATTCCTTCGAGGATTATTTCTATGAATTTACTAAAAGCATCTTTCATTATATCTATGAATTGATTTACTAAATCTAAGATAATAGCAATTATCTTATTCATGATTTCAGTAATAATTTTTAGAAATTTCTTTAATATATTATTAAGAAACCTCATCATCATTTTTTCTACAAAGCCAAACATTCCACTTGTTAATGAATTTGCGAGCGTACATGCAATAGATACGATTACATTTCCCATGATTATAAATTATTTTAATAATTAGTATTAAACATTGTATTTAATTTATCATATATAAATAAAATACAATGTTAATCTGCACTCTACCTATCATAATTGTAATTATTTACATTTTTATGAAATTTTCATTTTTTGATTTAATTAAACAGTTGCCTTTGATGATAATTAACGGAATTAAATATCTAGTATTTTCATTAATTGGAGATCCAACGAAAGCGATAAATGAATTTTCGGAGAAAGCATTTAGTGAAGTATCAAACTTAGCAAATAATGCAACAAGTGAGATAAAGAACATAGCAAATAGTGCGTTTACAGCTGTTGAAGATTTGGCTAATAAGGCTATAGATAAAGTAACTGGTGGTTTATTTTAACAACCGGTATGTTTCCATCCAGAATCGACTATTCGCATTGTACGTTCGAGTCTATGTCCATTTTCAATACGAATATCTTTGTTCATGGATATCTGTTCAATATTATATTTCTGTTCATATTGTAACTGATGTTTGTTTGACTTAATAGAAATGTAATCATTGATGAATTCTTTTGTTCCGTAAATTTCCCATGATCTCACTTGCCCTGTAGGATCTTCTAATACAATGACTGAACCAACAATCGTCTCATTTAGTTTAATCAATAACTGCCTTTTTTTCATAGTCTATATAATTACACTTGTTATTTTTATTTATATTTATATTAAGTTTTTTTTCTGCATGCTCGAAGGCTAACGCAATATAAAATAATGCAAAAAAACAATTCCATTCATCTCTGTTTAAATAAAAATGTCCAGTCGATGTTTTTGCCATTTGAGATATATATTATATATCAATATATTTTCGATATACTTTAAACGTATTTTACGTAATATTTGATTTAAAGATTTCTTAAATATTAAAATAACTAAACCAAAACGGTGTATATAATACAGTCAAAAAAATGACAGTGAAGGCAGTGATCAAAAACGCACTCATTTTTAAAAAAATAATTGAATCTGTAAAAGATATTTCAAATGAAACAAATGTTTTCTTTCATGAAGATAGGGTTTTTTTACAGATAATGGATCCAACACATACAGTCTTATCATTTCTTGAATTTGATAAATCCTTTTTTGAAGAATATGTTTGTGATAACAACAATATAGTTTTAGGTTTAAATTTAAAACATTTAAGCATGATTCTTAAATGTCATGAGAATAACGAATTGATAATTCTCACTCATGATGATGAAAATGCCGATGAATTAATAATAAATTTTATTTCTTCTGAGTCTGATAAAGTTTCGAAATTTCACTTATTTTTAATGCATATAGAACAAGAATATTTAGAAATACCTGATTTTAAAGACAATGAAGATATATTATGCACTGAATTAAAATCTACTGAAATCAAGAAAATATTATCTGATTTAAACATCTTAAACGACACATGTTCAATCGAATGTATTGGAAATGAAATGATTTTTAAGTCATGTGATAGTGATATATGTAAATATGAGGTAAAAATAACACACGATGAAAATTTAGATGAACCCATATGTTCTATGTATTCACTACCTTATTTAAACCAATTTATGAAAACATCTTTTTTAAATGACACTGTGGAACTTGTCTTATCAAAAGAATTCCCATTATCTATCAGATATAATTTTGGTCCCGAGGAAGACAGTTTTATTAATTTCTTTTTAGCTCCAAGAATCAACGATGACGATGTTTAAAATTATAAGATAATTATTCAATAAACAATGGATAAATATTCATAACTATGCAATTATCAAACCGTTCTTTTAATTTATTTTTAATTTCCTCATAAAAATTCCATGCAAGAATTACAAATATAGAATCCTGTACATCTTCTTGTGATATATCATCTAAACTACATACGAGTATATCCGTCCCCGGTGTATATTTACCTTGTTTTAACTTATTTTCATCGATGATACATGTGAAAAAATCCGAGGAAATGTTCATAGAATTTAATAGAGTGTTTGATTTAGCAGTTGAACCAAACCCGATAAGTTTTTTTCCTGATAATTTCTGTTCGATTAATGCATTATGTAATTCATTCCTGTACTTTATACAATTAAGACTATATTCATCGTATGTATTGATATCGTATAAACTATTTTCACAGTCTTTGAGATCATCGATATTAGCATCCGTTTCGTGCTTAAATAGAGCAATATCAAAAACGTAACTCGTACCATGTATATCTGTTTTTGTAACGTTCGTAAGAACCATATCGTTCATTAAACATGCTTTTTCCATGGAATTAATGTTAAAGAATGATAAATGTTCATGATATACAGTGTCGAATTCATTATTATGGACCATATTACATTGTGATGTTTGTATTCTAAGAATACTCTTAATATTCATCAAACGTCGTATGTTATATAAAAAATTATGTATGTCGCTAATACGTGCAAATACATTCTGTGCTATAATAATATCAAAATAATTATAAAAACTTAATAGTTCCGAAACAGTGTCATAGTTAAAATATTCTTGTATGATATGGTGTTCGTGATCATCTCTTTTAATATTCTTAGCATGGTCAACACCTACTGTAAATAAATTCATCCCTTTAAAACTATCTAATTGAGAACCATCATTACATGCAATATCTAAAACATTTAATGCTTTAAGGTCATGTTTTTCCTCGAATAACTTGACAGTGTCCGATGCGAAATAATCGAAGTATGATTTCAATGTTCCAGATGTTCCACTAAGATAATGATAGTTTTTAAACAGGATATCAGGATAAACTTCACAGTCTAATTGCATATGAAAACAGTTTTTACATGTGAAAAGTCTCAATGGATACTTTCGTAAGATTTCTGTCTTATCGTGATAACTATTTGCAAGCGGTTGTTCTCCTAAATCCATTGTAAGTTTTAATGTAATTGAACCACATACCTTACAGCAGTCTCTTATACGATAATCACGATAATTAAACTGTCCATCTGAAAAATATTCGATGTTTGGAAACTCTGTCTGTATATGATCCACGACACTGTCAATAGTACCATTAAATGTAAAATTGAACGTCGAGCAGAATTTAGAAAAATCGATTGAAAAATCATAACTTTTTGTATTCGTTTTTCCTTCTGTGATACTTACGTTATCATGAAACTCTATTTTAGCGCCTGTCTTATTAGATACGACATTTGCTATTTCAGCAACGGTTGAGTTAAACGATGCTAAATTGTACAAGCCTCTTTGTTCATACGTTCCATTTTCCATGATAGTGTAAACAGCTGCGCATAAATCCTTTATATCTAGAATAGGTCTATGTGTGTCTTTGTTATAAACATTAATAATATTATCACGTTTAGCAGATACATACATTGAATTTATAATAAGATCTTTTCTGAAACATCTGCTGAAACCATTAACCGTACCGTAACGAAGACCATAAAAACACGCATTCGTATTCATTTGAGCCAATATATCGATACATTGTTTAGAAAAATCATATGCATTATGTGGATGATACACACTGTATTCTTCATTAACGATATTGCAGTCCGTTTTTCCGTATACAGACGATGAAGAACTATAAATGAATATCTGTTCTGGATCTAGATTTTTAAGAATCTTTGTAAAGTTTTCGACATTGTTTTCCATTGTTTCACTAATGTCATGCCCTGATTTAACTGACGCCTGTCCTGCTGTTAAGATAATAACATCGAACAATGAATAGTCATACATTGTATAATCACCTTTCCAGAAAACAACATTGTCCGGAATATTCACTTTTTTAACCATATCTATTATGGTCAGATTATATGAACCATCACTTTCATTTAAAATATAATCAACGATTGCCGAACCTATATAACCATAACCGATAACACATATTTTTTTTACCATCATTTATTTTGTTCAATTATTATATAAAAAATAATAATATAATATTTTTATTAAGTGAACGGGTGTATGATACGTATATAGTTAATGCATGTTTATTTTATATTATTAAAATATAATACACGTATTATATCATAAAAATTAAAATATAACCAATGTTTTTAAATTTCAAACGTCTAATTGTATTCAATTGTATATTATTCGATAGGATGCGTGCGTTTTTATTTTCACATGAAAATATTTTCAATCCAATGATGTTAGAAAAAACCATGTCATTATCCATGTCTAGATCAGACAATGATGAATATAAAAATCAGTCTATAAATTATATAGACATTTATGGATCATGTTGGCAATTTAAGTGTAAATGAAATCATTAGACATACATAAAACATATAAAATGAATTTAGTATTTCCAATTCAATTTAATTTAGATAAAAGTATAGACATAATATGTGATAAGAAAATTCTCATAGACAAAAGTAAAATATGATCAACCATAAATGACTATAACGAAGAATACATGTCTTTTTCATTAAAACTACATATGGGTAAATTTCTTCCACCTGGAATATACAATTTTAACGCACGTGTTATACGACATGCAAACGAAACGATCAATTTAATTGATGGACTCATATCTACGTGTATAATAGTAGATTATTATGATTATAAAAAAGCTGCCGAGGGTAAATTAAAAGGTATACCATATTCATCATAGATACATAATGTAGGTACATTTACAACTAAACCAATAATGTTAATGATTAAGTAGTGTCATTATTCGTTTATTATCAATAGTTTTTTCGCATGTTATACTAATAACAACATGATAACATGACAGAAACATATTGCTATCATTTCTCAACAGTTTTCCATTTATAAAAAAGAAAAAGCATCTTTTTCAAAACGATGAACTCATAGAATGGTACGTAGATTTGCTTAAATATAAATGTTTAAAATCTAAAAAAGAAAAACATGATTCTAATTGTTCAATGGGAAAACATGAATGTTTTAATTGTTTTGCTACATATTATAATTTGTAAAAACTGAATAATTTGAACCAGGATGAAAACATCGTTTAAAATTTAAAAAAAAAAAATAAACAATATAAAAAGATATATAAAATATGATTATTTTATATTCGCTAATTCCATCAATGAGTAAAATGTTATTATCAGTTAACTTAGTAACGTCATTAATAATAGGTTTTAATTACAATTTTTCAACATATATAAATCCGTTACATAATTGTATAAATGACGCACATAGTTATAGTAATATATTCAAAAAAGAAGAAATAATAACTGATGATAAATTCACAGTGGTGTTTCAAAAACATAGACTAACAAAAAAATATTTTGAAACTAAATTCGATAACATGTTAGCAAAAAAAACAAAAACTGGTAATATAAAAATATTAACATTTTCAGGTCATGGTGATTTCAATATAGCAGAACGATACGAATCCATAATATTTCCTACATGTGAGGAATTTACTGATAAAGATTTCGATCGAGTAATAAGAAAATACAATGATTATAAATTAATATGTATTTTTGATTCGTGTTTTTCTGGTAGTATTTTGAATTTACCATATGTTTATGAAGTTAAATTGAATATGTTTATAACTAAATATAGAACTAATTATAAAAAATATAATAATGTTAAAATTATACAGTTATCCTCATGTCAAGATTATAAAATTTCACGTGAAGTACCATCGTTACATAAACATGGACTATTCACTGAAAACTTAATAACTTATTTGGAAGATAATAAAGATAAGACAATTACTTATGAACATGTGTTGAGACATCTACATAGACAGATGATACCTTATAGACAGCACCCAGTAATGTCGAGTACAGAACCATTAGATCTAAATAAAGAATTTCTGACGTTTTGATATACTAATTAATTTAAAAATATATATTATACTAATGTAGATATGTCGAAACAAACGACTGAAACTAAAATTTAAAAAATATGTTACGGGGAAGACGAACAGTTACAAAAAAATATAAAATGTGATGTGTTCACACCAGATAACATCTGTAAATTAATGTCGTCGAAACTACGAAATACAGGAAGTTTACTCGAGCCATCGGTTGGTATTGGTAACTTATTAAAATATATAGAATTGAATAATTATGATGATGTAGATGTTTTTGATATAAAAAAAAATATTTAGATAAAATTGAAAACGATAAAATAACTAAATTTAATGATGATTTTTTAAAATCAACATATTCAAAAAAATATGACAATGTTATTATGAATCTACCATATATAAAAATTCAAAACTTGTCTGTTGAATATCGTTATTTTTTAAAAAAATTTTAATCTTTTAAACTCTGGATTAGTTGATATATATTATACGTTTATACTAAAATGTTTAGAAGTATTATCAGATGATGGTATTATGGTATCAATAACACCGAATACGTACTTATATACAAAAACGGCATTTAAATTAAGAAAATATCTAATTGATAATCGTTTAATATCAGAAATCATAGATTTTAAAGATGCAAAGGTATTCGATGGTGTATCAGTTTATTGTTGTATCACCGTATTTACAAAGAAAGAAAAATCAGAAATAATTTATAATGATGAAATAATACAATATTCGGAACTAGAAAGAAATTACTCATTATTTAATTCGAATTCTTCAGAAAAAACTCTTAAAGATATGTACAAAATAAAAAATGGTATAGCAACATTACGTGATAAAATATTCATTCATGGTGAAAAACTATACGATGAACCGTGTTGGAAATCAATTACAAACAATATAATGAATAAATATATAATTTATCCGTATGAAAACGGTAAGATACTAGATGAACATGTGTTTAAAAAAAATAACCCATTAACGTATGATTATTTGGTCGAGCATAAAAATGAATTAGCAAAACGAGATAAGGGTAAAAAGAAATATCCAGCGTGGTATGCATATGGACGTAGTCAGACGATAGTTCACAGTGATAAGACATGTGTTTTTGTTCCATGCTTTGTAAATTCAGCGAAAATAAATACTAATGTAAAAATTAGAAAAGGTATGTTATTTTATTCATGTGTTCGTATTGAACCTGATGATGAAAACGATGTTAATACGATTGTCAATGTGATAAGAAATAATACAGGCTTTATAATTTCTAATAGTACGAAACGCTCAGGTGGGTGGATTAATATAAGTAGTCGTGTGTTATATCAAATACCGTTAAATTAAACCATGTAATATTTCATTAAATGATCTATATTTAAGCTGAGTATCATAACCTATAATATATGGCATTTTATCATAAAAATCATTTATTTTACATTCATGATCAACATTAATTATATAATTTATAATATCATGTACAATGCCTTTAGTTTTTAAAACATTGTATTGTGAAATATCAGAATAGTTAATATTTTCAAATTTTGTAATAATTCTATTTTTATTTAAATATGGAGTTGATTTTATAAATATATTTATTGGTATAATTTTTAATTTATGATTATACCATTTAAGATGCATGACTTCACCAGTAAGATTTTCCCAAAAATTGTTTTTATTTTGTTTATAATTCGTCATAATAAGTTTGATTGGAAATACAATATATGGTTTTAAATGTTTAAAAATTACAACATCGCATTTTTTCTTGCATGAAGAATTTAAAGAATCGATATCTTGTTCTATTTTACATTGAAATCATTATTATGTTTTAATAATATACTAAGTTGATTTTTAATAAAATTATGGAAAAAAAAAGTTTTTTTGAACTTCTAGCTCCAAATTTAAAATATAATCTATACGTTTCATAAACATGTGTGAGAAAATTTTTACTTTCTATAACATCGCTTATTATTATAGACCGTGTTTTGAAATCTATATGATTTGATATAATACATCCCATTATGATATATTATCATGATAATTTATCATCACATCATATCTTTAAATTAAATAATCACAGGCTAAACAGGTACCTGACTGTTTTATTATCAATATTTTCAATTTCCAAGACTGTATATTCACAATTATTAAGCCCTTCACATTGAATTTTTGTTTTACCATATATATCTGCTTCTCTGTGTAAATGATTATGTAAAGATTTATTTTGAAAATGTTCGATTTTTCTTGGATCTTCCCTGTCGATAGGATCATGTATAAACGTCTTATTATTGATACTAAAATCTAGCCTTATTTTATTCTTTCTACATCTTAATGTAAAATATTTATTTTCTATGGCGTAATACCAGAAGTTATTCGGGTACCCATTACATTTTCTGAAATCTTCTGGTGTTATAACACATGAACCAACATATATCTTACTACCACCCAAACATCTCACGTTGTTTATACCTGGATACTGATAATTCGTTCTTTCAGTTGGGTAGAAGTCAACATTGTGATGAACATGATAAATTATTTTTCCAGTTTCATCATCATCATTAGTATCATGTGCTTTCATTGTTTCCATAAATCCAGTATTGATTAATTTAGGCCTGTTAAAACAAGGGTTTTGTTATTGGTCACATATGACGATCTTGTACGAATTATCATCTTTTTCATTCATATGATCTTTTATTTCACCGATGAGTTTTTCTAATTGATCTTTCCTGTACGGTTGATCTTCAGAACAGCGGTAATAAATCAAAAAATAAGAGAAGAAAACATCTCCATGTTAAAGTGTATTCTTCACAATATATCTATTATCATTGGTATCATTTTTAACAAAATGTTCTTCTGGTAAACTAAAATTACCAGAAACAGTATATGGAACATTTTTATCTGGCATGTGTAAAATCGATAGTCCTAGAATTCTATTTATATCTTCTGTTTCAACAATAACCCGTTGAATATATTTCCTACTGTATAAATGCTTAACAACATCTCTGACACTGTTTAAATCCTCTAATTCATCATCATCATAAAAATATTTCTCGTTTGTAATCCTTAACATTTTATATTTGATTAGAATAATAATATACAGACAATGGCAGAAAATTGTACTGAGGATTTTAACGTTCTGAGAAATGAATGCATTGAACATATCACATATATAACAGAAAACATACTTGTGAAACACGACGATGTAGAGAATTCACTGTTTACATACAAGAACGAGTTATACGACAACGGTCTTATAAATAAGCAGTTTAACATGTACACACATGCAAAGGACGCGACGATTGCAATCGAAATAGGATTTAACAGTGGTTTTGGTTAGTTGTTGATGTTACTTACTAACCCTGAATTGGTAGTTCATGCTTTTGATATAGTTGAACACGACTATGTCCGTGAGTGTTATGAATATATTAAGAACGTAATTGGAAACGATCGTCTATTTTTATACGAAGGAAGTTCCATTGACACCGTGCCTAGATTCTTTAATGAAAACCCAGATATAAGAATTGATTTATTTCATATCGATGGTGGTCATACAACGACGATTGCCAGTAAAGATTTACACAACTGTATACTTAACGCAGATAATTCCGCGATAATCATTTTCGATGATACGAATCTAAGTAATCTAAGAGCCTTCATTATCTTCATTATCTTCATTATCTTCATTATCTTCAATGTCATCAGATGCTTTGGTATCAGTATTTGTGATATCATCAATGTCGATATCACGAATAGAACTCATGAAAATACTGCATAAGTTAGATACGGTATTTAAATCTTCTTTTAATTTCACAGTTTCCATATGATAAATTATCGATTAATAATTTTACATGTGTTATATTTTTAAATCATTTTCATTATAATAAAAAAATATAGTTACGATAGAATATTAAAAATCATGAATTAATTAAATCATGTTTATCTATGGTTATAATTTTTGATGGATCATTACCAAGATAAAAGCGTAAAGGTATATTGATATTATTAACGATGACCATACTATACATCTTAAAAATATTATTTTCTAGATAAAATTTCTCGGATTCATCGAGAAAATCATCACGTTCATTGTTTGTGATTAAACTGATCAGTGAATATATTTTATCAATAATATTTTTATTTATAACATCTGCGCTATCGTATATTAATTGATGTATAGAAGAATCCGGATATATCAGAGTAACTTTTCCATCATTTAATTCCACGAGATTTTTAGGTATTAACAAAAGCGCGATATTGTATTTATCTGGAACTTGAATTTTATTGGATAAGAGAGACTGTAATTGCATATACGATATAGTATATTTTTTCCCATTGTATGTAACGACATTGTTTTGTTCTGATGAAACTTCTACTGTGGAATAAAAATAATCGTACTGAAGATTCATTGTTTATTATAAATACGAAACATTTTTATTATCCATAAATACCTATAACAATGCCTACAATGAATATACATAATACAATTATAATTAATAAGTACACGAATGTTTAGAAAACTCATATGCATGTTATTAGTTTGATTAAACAATGACATGTTCACTGATAACACCGAAAAATGTAAGATTTTCAAGCACTATGTTTAGTAATATATTATTAGTAAATTTATAAATTTTTTAATTATAAAAAATAAAAACTATTTAAAATACACCCAATCATTGCTTAGAATACCATTATAATTATACCCGAAACTATTTCTAACGTATTCATGAAAGAATCTTCTACCGACACATATATTCTGTAATTCAATAATCCATAAGAAACATGAATCAACAACGTGTACTTCTGCTGCGTTATCGATCAGGGTAATCAAATCAAACATAGAATATTGCTTAAAAGTTTCAGAACTCATATCGAATACTGGTAAATCAGTAACAATTTTACTTCTATCTATTCTGAAATTACGTTCTGGACTATCATGTATAACGATATATTTTTGTTTATCCCCATATCTTTTATAGATATGTGTTTCGATATCTAGAGAACGGTTAATACTGAACATTGACTTTGGAAGCATTCCATCGAGTAAAGCATCCTTGTACAGTTGTTGAATAAAAAACTGCGTATCATCAAATCTAACAATTTGTTTATGAAAACCTAACGCTAATAATTTATATTTATTATCCATTAATTTCTTACGTAATTCTGTGGAACCATTATCACCATACTGTTTAATATTTGGAGATATGTTAGAATCATCTTCGACTTGTAATATTCTGACATTTTTTAAATCACCGAACATTCTGGCTACATTCATTGCGTTTTTCTGTTTAGTTACAGTGGCAACATAAGGTGAAACGTTTGCATAATATCTGATTATACTATTACATAACAGATGATCTCCGAATCCTAGATGTGTAAGAATAACCATTTTTCCTATATTACGAGATCTCAATCTGTCAAAAGTAAATTCTCGACAAAGTGCCATCTTAGAATAAGGAACACATGTATCGTCTTTCTTCGTTCCGTTATGATAATGCCAACAGAACGCATCTTTAAACATATGAACACTGTTTTCTAATTTATCATTAAACCACCCTAATTGTATCTTAGGAGATAACCCAGGATATTTTTGATTAACAGACCATTCTGTATTGAACCATGCTGATGGAAAAATATGAAATCCAGACAGTTGTTTTTGAACTTTTGCAAACATGTCTTTTCCGAAAACGGTAGATTCATCTATGATCTGTTCTGGTGGTGTATTTGCGATTTGCTCTAACATGAGTCGGATATTATTACTACCTTTTCGTGCGCCTATAACAGTAGCACAGAACCCTTCATGGTCATAATCAAGTTCTGAACCCCATTGATATGCGAATTCGAGATCGAACAACGGTTCAAAATCATTTGTGAGAACGATGTCATGATCGTAAAAACATCCACCGTATTTATACAATGCAAGTAATCTGAAAATATCAGATTTCAAATAAAATTTCTTATCGTTTCTATCGAGTAAATCTTTCCTATTTTCAAGAATAGTGTCCTTAGCAAGTTCATATGGATCATATATATGAAAAATAAGATTCTTACAATCCGTATAAGGAAAAATGTAAGGTTTCGTTTTAATATTATATTCTGACCATATATGCAATTCGGTATGTTTAAGATCTTGTGTTGCTAAATAACTCTGTAACGCTAATAATTGATTAAAATTTACTAATTCTGAGTATATATGAAATTTATACTTTTCATTTGGGGTTTTCACATGTGCAATTCTATATTTCCTCATGTTGTGCAAATATTCAAGGGATACTTCGTAATCAGTATAAAGATTAAGGCGTGTATTTTTAGACACATGTTTTAAATCATAATCATTATTATCATCATGAAACCGCGCAGTATATTCGATTTGATTGTTCCAGAAACTTGTTTTCATCTTATTTAAATTATACGAATAACAGTTGATAATGCGGTCATATTCGAGTGTCAGTATTCTTTCGTCTGTAACACTATTCCAATCATTGATGTATAGAATAGGTAAATCTTCATAATCGTATAGACCATCATCAATGCGTTTAACAATAGGAACAGTTCTCATATAAAGCGTTTCCCACAGTCTATGTGTATCATTACCAGTTCCACGTGGAGATAAAACAAACATATGATGAAAAACATCCTCTAAGAACGATTTTCTTCCTTCTAGTGTTGGGTTTGCTTGTCTCTTAGTAACCCAATTGAAACCTTCATATAACGCCCAGATAGTTTTTCTTTCTTCGTGATTATTTACATTGAAGTTCATATAAACAATGTTTTCAATACTCTTAAAATTCCCACTGTTTTCAACAGTAGCTTCTGTATTTCCAAATATCCTATGAGACGAAGAATCATCACAATCATTTGTAAGTCCTAATGGAATACGAACTAAATGTTCATTTTCAAACATAGGATTTTGCGCGTACCATTTCTTTAAACTTCCACCTTTGTTTATTATATGATTATATATAGTTGTATAACGATGTTCATCTATGGGAAACCCAGAATGACCAGAAACAATAACGTTATTTTTAACTGTATAATCCGGAATACCTATGGACATGCCTCTCCAATTACCTTTCCCGAAAAGAAACTCCGTTTTCCTATAATTTAAATTAGGTAAGTTAATCTCATTACACTTATTCATGATTTTATCTGATTGGATGATATCATATTCTGAAACATCGAATGTTAATAATGTTTTTGGAATGTTTTCATTAATTCCTGTTTTTTTCAATTTAAGATTCCGCGTGTAAATAACCGATTTATGATGAATAAAGACAAGTGATTTATTATCATGAACATGTTGGATAGAACGCCATTCTAAAAATTTATTTTTTGCAACTGTTGGTAATTTATACCGTTTAGCAAGAATAGACATGATACTCTGATCATGACGATGTCCCCTTACACCAGGTCCATAATTTTCAGAATAATGTAAACCAGTGATACAGTTCTTTATTTTAGCAAACGATAGTGCATCGTTAAGAAATTTCAACGCATTGGTATCGTTTTTATTGTATCCGGTAACACCAGCTAATAATTGATTAGCATTTAATTCTTCATCAGTAGCTTTCATGATATTAACACATTCTGGATGTGTCCATTCTCTATTCTTATGATCTGTGTCAAGGGATAACCAAATACCTGCCCGTTCGATGTATTCGAAAATAGGAAGAATACTTCCGAAGAACATGCCTCCAGAATCGAGATAGAATATAGTTTCACCATACTTAGCAGCATGTAATAAGAATAAGGGTTTCCATGCAAACTGTTTCGGTTCTAAAAACCCATCGAAAAACGTACTGTCCAATATTTCAGTTTCGATATAACTTTTAGTTACAATTATTACATTTTCAAGTTTATTTAGAACATCGATATGATTAGCTGCTAATCCAAGATCATAAACAACTATAGCATCTACTACATCGTATGATAACCGATGAATACTAGAAATAAGTGTAACACATGAATTAAAATAATTACTATCACACGCTGTAACAAGAATACGTTTTCCTTCAACGCTGTCTATATTATCACCGGTTTCAACGTTATCAGAACTAAATGAACGTTTATCAAGATAAGCCTGTCCTTCGGTATGTTCAATTGAAAATGTATAATGATATAAAGTCTTGTTTATCTTGACCTGTTTAGATAATGTAGGTATAACCTTAGTTAACCATTCTTGATCTTCGAAACCAGTTTTATCTGGAAATTCTATATTCTTACATTTATCACTGTTAAACACACACCAATGCCATAATGATCTTTTATATTCGGATTTCCATGGAGAATTATATGGTATAGGTTCGTTTGCTTTGTGATTGATATCTGCATCGATGACAAAAGTAGTTTTACCGTTATCTAATGAACATAACTGCTTGAATGCGATAACATCGATGTCGTTACCATGAGTGTTAATAACTCTTAAAATCTCATCGATATAATCATCAGAAATAGAATCATCATCATCGATGAATGTAATAAATTGTCCCTTTGACATTTCTAATAACTTATTTCGTTTATACCCAACTGTATGTGTTTTTGTATCAAAAATAGATAATACTTCGACGCTATTTTGATATTTTTCTATCTGTTTCTGTATTTTATTAAATAATTTTTTGAAACTATCTATTCTCGATGGTATTGTTGGAATAAGTATAGATAATTTAACATCTGTATTTATAGCAGCCACTTGTGGTGTACTTCTTTTTTTTTCTACGAATGCTTTATTCTTTTCATTGACGTTATTTTTAGGTACTAATCCAAAATTATTCTGTTTCCTTGTTACATAAACATGGTGATCTTTAGAATAATAGTCAGTTCCCTCAGTTTTTTTTCTAAGATCATCTTGATATTCTGCATTTGACCATTGATGTTCAACGATGACGTTATCAATATCTTTAATTTTATTGAGTAATCTCCCGACATCAGTCTGTTCACGATCACAATATACACTTTCGTAACTAGGATTATAGATATACTTGAATTTATCGTAATATTTCCATCCGAATATTGTTAGAGTACATAATGCAGGCCAATCTTTCCTAAAACCATCGTTGTAATTTAACATGCCATCGAAATCTGGAAAGTATGTTTCGAAATCTCTGACAATGATCTCGTCAAAATTTTTCTGTACGGGAATCATGTCATCTGAAATTAGAAAAAGTATATCACCACGTGCAGCGCGTATGTTTCGATTGATAGCATCAACCTTGTTTTTTGAAGGTTCTATGTAATATTCTAAAACGACTTTTTTTCTTATTTCGTTTAAGAAGTTGATGATATCAGGATTGTTCATAGTTTTATCATCATTATCTATGGATATTACAAACCTATACTCATGATTATTTGATAGATAACTTAAATATCTATTTATAACATTCTTAAATACATCTGGTCGTCCTCTCGTTGGATATTTAAACACGAAACGTTTTCTTTCTGTATATAATGGATGATTAATAGCTTTTTCGATAGCGCGTTTAGCTTCTTCAGGTATATCATAATCCGCTTCTAACCCTGATTTTAAAAAGAGAAGTTTATTACAACTGTTTCTAGGATGACAGACACAGACCATGAGTTTTCCTATGTCGAGTTTGACATCGACCTTTTCTTCGAAACCGTCGATTAGTTTAGCTCCTTCGCCAAAACCGTTTTCATTGAAACCACCTGTACGTTCCCAATGTGATTTAACTAACGTCATGCAACCTTCATGCCCTTGTCGTTTGGAAATACAATTAATACTTCGTTTAGAATATCCATATTCTGTAAAACAGAAAAGCATACTATTAGAAGTAACGATGGACTTTCTTTTCTTAACGAGTTCTTTTAAACTATATTCGATATAACATGGAAAGTAATAATCATCATCATCGAACACGATAGTAATAGCATATTTAGCATTCTTCATAAGCATATTACGTTTTTTCCCGATTGTCATTTTTTCATTATCAATGCGTATATATTTGATATCATCAACAACACCTTTCAATTCTTTTTTATAATAATCAATGTCGAGTTTGTATCGATCTGAACTATCATCAGCAATGACAATTTCTACATTCTCTGGATATTTTTTTACGAACGTTTGATTTTTTATACTATGTATCATAAGGTCAGCAAACGAAGGTCTTTCGTAGAAACATGTCAAGATAGATACCTTTTTATTTTTTAGATTAACCATATTTTGTATATATATTATTTAGTTTTAAAGAACTTAAAAAAGCAAAATGAACGCATCAAATAAGATGATATATTAAGATGATTATTCGTTTAAAAATACATATTAATATATAATCATATTTTAAATAATAAACTATAAAACGATACAATGTATAAAGTACTCAATATTGTTTATTATGCTTTTTTACTATCAGCAAATTTGTTTGGTTTTACAGAACAGTATAATGGACAGACTGTTTTTAATAATAGAAAAACTATAGCTGATACAATTAACAGGTTAACACCGGATAAAGTAAAAATTTTTGGCGTTTCGGATGATGAACTTACACAAATGAACAGACGTGTTAGTATCGAATCGTTAAACACAAATAAGCATTTTTACATAGATGGTAATTTTACAAATCTATATCCATGTAAAAACCAACAAGGTATAATAACATGTTGGAAAACATATTATAAGTTTGACAAAGACATGTTTTATATAAGTGCACATACTACAAATAGATGGAAAGAATTTAAATTACGCATTATTAAAGCACAAACTCACAACAGCTTTCCTTATCGTATAAATATGAACGACTTATGTGATCCAGTTCCTTTTCAGTATAAACATATTAAAGATTCACTTGAAGAAAAAATATATGAATTTGAATTTAAAAATAAACAAGACGATATTTATAATAGTTTATATCTACTTAAATTTTTAGAAGTATCGCCATTTAAAGAACATGCTATAAAATCAGTGTCATTTTCATACCAAGATACTCCTGATAAAATGGATTTCATATTAACAATTACAAAACCTAAATTATCAGATCATAAATTCTATGTAAATTCACCATGTTTTAATGCAAAGATTGAAGTAGATTCAAATTATATCTAATTATATATAAATCTAATTTAAAAAAAAAATACATTTAAATATAATAAAAAAACAAAATGGATTATAAAAAAGAGGAAGTAAAGTTCGTTTTAGATTATACCATTGAATGTGATAAAGACGACGACATCTTTTTTTTTAAACCTCCATTAGTATATACTAAAAAAAATATCGATAATGAACTTGAAGAATGGTTATTTTCAACCGATGAACGTAAACGTATATATGCAATTAATCATTTAAAACTAATACATTTAAAAACATGTTTCGTAAATAAATAAAAAAAATGTCTATATATATTATATAATAATAAAACATGGAATATAACCAACAGCAAATAAACGAAACTTTAAATGTTGAAAACGTAAAAGAAAAAGAAGAAATTAAAGAAGAATCATCAACAATAACACAATTAAACAGTGTTTTGTTTTCAATTTTGACGGAAATGGAAATCATAGAACGAAACAATTTAGAAAAAAAAATATCTTCTGAGGAAAAAAAACAGTCTGTAATTGATGCAGTTAAAGATAAAGTAGATGATAATTTAACGGTGGATAATATATCTATGATAATAGAATTAGTCATCTCTATTACAAAAGGTGAATTTAACTTACAAACAACTGTGATATCAAAACTAGTAAATAAACTTAAAGATTGCTGCTGTTTATTGCTTTCAAGATACGGTTAGAAAAAATCAGAATAAGGGGTTCAAACACGACATTTTTCATATTTTTTAATATAGTTTTCGTATTGATTATCAGTAACATCTATATTTTTATACTGTTTAAAAAAATGTTTGATTTCATTTTTTTTATTTTCATCATTAATCAAATTTTCAATATATTTTTTTTCATGTTCTCTATCTTTAAAATTTATCTCGTCAACACCTATACATTTTTTAAAATCTTTACAATTATAAGGCCATTTTTCAGTGATTCTACTACATGTGTTTATCCGCTCTTCAGTCTTTTTTTTTTCATCATTATTATAACGATTAAGATATTCAACAAACTCTGAGTAAGACATTTTACGCGAATATGGCATATTACAATGTGGACATATATTACGCATGTTTACATGGTCATCATTATATCTGTCATGTGGATCAGGATAAAGTGGACACTCGTATTTTTTAGTTTTTTGTCGTTTATTTTTTAGTATTTTGGTATTATTATACTTTAAAAAATTAATAATTTTATACTGATCATGTTTATCAAAAACTTCAAAAGAACCAAACTCTCTTAAATATTTTTTTAAATTCCTTATATTTAATAACACCTGACGTCCAGTAATCGGACTTGTTATTTTCTCTTTTTCATTATAATGAAACATATGTATAGTAATATTATATTTATATTTATTAATTATAAATCAACAAAATAATCGTACGTTAAATTAATAAGAACACTGTTGATATTTTTATTGTACAATCTAAACAAAGTCTTTTTCTTATTCTTTCTGTTGATATCTTTGTATGATGAATGTTTTTTATTAATAATATATTTCTTAATACATCTTACGATAGATAAGTATAAATTAATCCAAACATCATCAGACGTGCTGCATTTCTTAGTATATATTTCTGAATTTAAAAAAAAATCATGGTCAATGTTAAAAAATCTTGAATAATATAGAACACCATATACACCAGTGAAAAAATTCATGACATGGTTTCGTTCTAATTCTTCGGAGACGCAACTATTTGAATTAAACGAAGACATTTTTTCATATTCTACGAATGAACAATCATCATTATCGTATTCCAAACGTTTACCTCGACATGCGACACAAGACCTTGTTTTCATGAACGCATCTCTAAGACTTTCGATAAATTTCCTGTCCTTATAAAGAGTATCATCATCGATGGTGATTATAATATAAGGATCATTATCAATGATTGAATACTTTTCTAACGTAGAGAATAGTTTTCTATATGAACCGGTGTTCGCAACTAATGATGTTTTGACATGTAATTTATTACTACTAAGAGGAAAATCTTTATTAAATTTAGCCATATTTTTTTTCATTTCTTTTTCTGTTATACCTTCGTCAAGCAAATGTATAGTATCAGAATAAAAAATCTGAACGAACGATGGTAATACAGACTGTTTTGCTATTGAATCGAGAATTGTATTAACATTTTCAAGACGTGATTTGATGACAGTCATTGACACGATTATTGGTAACGATGCCTGTGTTAGACCAAGGTTAACATTGTCGTCGTATTTGAGATCATGTATTTTTTTATTCTCGATTAAATGATTCCAACTATCCATAAGTCTATCGGAATCATAGTTTTCGAATAGAATATAGGAAACGCACTTAGTTGAAAACCTAATTGTTTCTATAAGCTCACATGTATAAAAGAGATCAAAGATGAGTTTATTATTATCTGTAAAAAAATCAGATGGAGATGTATAAAACATCTTAAGTCTATTTTCATCTATATTATCAATAATATATTTGAAACATTCCTTCATATATTCAGGTTCGTACATGTCATGAACTCTATAAATAATAAGATTTGGATTTACTAAAAGCATGAACATTGCTTCAAACCCGACACAGTGTTTGAGATATAAATATACAGTGTTACAGTTTTTAGCCATATTAAATAGTAATTTTTTCTGTTCATGATCAATATTCGTCACGTTCTCGATATTACTTCGTCCATATTTGCTTAAGATAGTTTCGTTTATATTATTATAATACTCGTCATACATAGATTCAACATCATTGAACGCTTCATCAAAAAATGGCGGCACTGTATCAGGTTCGTAATCGGAATCTTCATCTGAACAGTAATCATTAGAAACAAAATCTACGATATTTTCACTTTCATTAGCTTCTTCATATTCATCAGTATCGGAATCCACATTCCTATATCGTCTCCTATTCATTATCACATGTATTTGATATAAAGACGATACAATTTATTTAAAAACTAAACGAAAAGAAACATGCATGTTTTAACCCAAGAAAAATACCGAGTATCTTTTAGTAAAGAATACACCTAGTGTATATCAAGATATACCAACAGCAAAACAGCATGGCAATGAGAATGACAAGTGCAAGTCTGGTAGCGATGATGAAGAAGAAAGAGCATGAGAATATAATCACAGAATTAGAATCAGAAATAAATTACATCAAGATGTCATGCACAGATGTATTTTATTTTGATCCTCTCGATGATGAAATTTCTGAACATGATCTAGAATATCTACATAATAAAATTACAGAAACAATTTTAGTAGATATTAATAATTTATTAACAAGACTTACAATGTTGATAAATTTTTCAAAAATCAACAGATATGAATCATACAAATATTTACAAGACATGTCTTCACTTTTATACACAATAAGATTGTTTGTATTTAGAAAATTTTCAGAAATTAAGGCTAAAACAATTGCTGCGAAAATACAGGTGATTCGTGATGAAAATTTTCTGGATACAAAAACTACATATTACACGAATATTTTATTTAATGATGAAAAATTTATAAATAATTTAGAACCACCAAAATTGGAAAGATCTTAAATAAAAAATAAAAAAAATAAAAATAAAAAACTAATAATTGGAGTATAGTTTTTCTTCGATTATATTCGAATTAAAAACGACATTGACGATTTTTTTATATCTTGCACGGTTATCATTTGTTTTATAAACACTTCTTGCTAATTCTACAAATTCTTGATCAAAAATCTTTAAACGTTCTTTATCTCTAAGTTGATCTTCGATATCCCATAATTTCATATTTATACTATGTATTTTTTCGAAAAGATCTTGTAAATCGTAATATTCAATTCCAAATTTTTCATGTACAGTTTTTTTAAACTGTTCATGCTGTTCTTCTATCATGTTATCATATATAGAATACATATATCTTACTTTAGGTTCCAAACATCCCATTTCATTGATAATATTAAGAACTTTTTCTCCATTACTATCAGATGATTCTTCTTTAAGTTTTTCATTTTTAATAAGTAATATAGAGTACTTATCTATAAGTTCACCATATGATATTTCAACATGTGGCATAATAATGTACTAATTAAATTTTTTTAATTATTCTTTAATGAGGGTTTTTTAATACTGAGATAACCGCAAGAACCATCAACATGACAGATAGGGATCGGAACTCCACATTTAAGTTCACCAAAGAACTTATATATACATGACAAGTTTACACTGTTTTTCTCAACAGTTCTAAATACAATATTAGAATGTGATTTCATCTTTGGCCATAATTTAGTTAAAAACTCACGTATAAAGTTTTCATCGACAGTTATATCAACATAAATAACATCTAATTCATTATCTTCATACATCTCCTGTATATAATTATTAACACTGTTTCTACTCGATGAATACAATGCAATATTTTTTTCAAGTAATGGATTATTTCGCAATTGTTTATGTGTATCCTTGAATATATTATTACCTTGACCAATAATATAATGATGTAATATAACGTCGAAATTAGCACCGAATGATAAGATAGCAGAAGTAATGAGTGAATTCTTATCATCACCAATCACAACTATATTAGAACCAGCATTACTATTTCCTAAAATGTTGAAAAACTGTAATTCTACTTGTTTATACCCAAAACTTGTTAGTCCCATAAATTTATGCACATCGTTATTGTTATCGCATATAAGAGAATAATATTCCTCCTGATCTGTATCCGTGTTATTTGTAATATTCATGTATTTATTGTAATTATATTAATTCATATAAAATTTATTCTCGAAATTATACGATTAATTATTATTTTTTATAATATAAAATAAATCTTTTAAATATTTCAAAATAATTATCACTAAACGAAGATCGCCATAGATTGGTGTGTTTAGCATCTTTACGTGAAACGCGTACTAGACATGTATTTTTTCTATGTTCGACATGTTCGTAAAGTTTATACGAATTGATACAATTTACAACCTTATCCTGACAGCATGTGAAAATGAGAATAGGTTTAGTAACATTAACAATACGTATATTATTATTGAATTTACTTAACATAAGGTGTTTGATAACATGTCCTACCAGTGGTATGGTATATTGAACCATAAATTTAGCGTTATAGATAGTATTTTCTACGATAATACCTCGTATAACACTGTTCATTTTCTCTGCAAGATAAAATGCAATCGCACCACCTAACGAGCGTCCATAAAGGAAGATATTATTAATATCATAAAGTGCTGGATTATTTTTTATATAATTCCAAACAGTATCTGTATCATTATAAACATTATCCTCAGATGGTGAACCAGAACTTAACCCATAACCCCTATAATCGAATATAACAACATTTACATTTAGTTTAAAATACATCATTGCGATCATGGGTAACGAACTACCAACATTGCCTCTGTTTCCATGGAAAAATAAGATCGTAGGATGTTCTATTGACTGTCCATGTCTAATAGACCAGACATGTATCTGATTACCACTACCGTCTATAGTATCAAGCATAAAATCGTCATAAGTATCGAATTTGTATTCGTCTGGTGACGAATGTCCATATCCATTTGTATAAGGTGTATAGTATTTCGAATTAGCGAACACGAACGTTTTCTGTATGATAAAACACGTAAACAGAAGAGATAAACTGATAATAAAAAGCACGAGTATAGGTTTCAGTGTGTGTTTACGATTGAATTTCTGAATAGTCTGACTGTTTTTCATTCTATTTATATTAATTAAAAATACACTATTTCAGATAATTTTTAACGAGTTTGAATTTTTCAGAATTGAGATGATAATGTTTATTTATTTTAAAATTAAATACATCACTTGAAACTTGTTTAATAAACAAGAATAATATCATTGTGATTATGAAAACAAAGAATATATTTTTTTTATTCATTAGTATATCAAAGAATAGTAATTCTAATAATGAAAACGATATTATTAAATGAATACTTTTACGATATAGTTATAAATGTAATATTGAACGCCATTTTTGTGTCAAATAATTATTTTTTTTTTTTGATGTGTGCGATGTTTTCTACATATGGTAATGATCTTGGTAAAATGATACATGATATGAATAACGTAAAAAATGAATATAATAAAGTATCGTCATCAGTGATAAGATTTATCCATGTGTCATTAATACTATTTTCAATTTCATTCGTTGTTGGTTTGAATAGTAATTTCAATAGATTAATGACAAATAGATTGTTTAATGAATATGTGTCATTATATACTTATAAACCTTTTTTGAATATTCCAATCAATATGTTCTTATATGGAATAATATTAGGAGTATTAATGTCTCTTCCATGTACAAAAGAATGTTTTATTAATATAATATCGAAAATAACAGGTACATTGTTATTAATACCAATTTTGCTATGTGGAGTTCTACTTGGTAATGCCTATAAGAGACCTGGTTTTGAAAGTAATGAATACTTTTCTCTTAAACTAAAGAAAGTTGGACGAGGACTTAAAAAGGGAGCAAAGATAGCAGCGAAAGGTGCTAAAAAGGGAGCAAAGATAGCAGCGAAAGGTGCTAAAAAGGGAGCAAAGATAGCAGCGAAAGGTGATAAAAAGGGAGCAAAGATAGCAGCGAAAGGTGATAAAAAGGGAGCAAAGATAGCAGCGAAAGGTGATAGACGAGGTGCGAAGATAGCAGCGAAAGGTGCTAGACTAGGTGAGAAAAAAACAGGGTTAATGGGAAAACATAAACGTAAAACAGAACCAAGACAAAAGTCAAAGCCAATGCCAAAAACTGAACAGCAAAAAATGTCACAAGCACGTGTTGGTGAAATAGCTGGAAGTTCATCTATTAGATATGACCAAGACTTAAATATAATAATTAATACTGGTGGAGGTGGTCATCGGCGTGATTGTAATCAGTATAGACGTAGTCCGATGGAAATACGTTTACCAAAACCGACTAAAAACGACGACAAAGATACAGATTATAATTTCAATTTTAATTCAAAAGATGATATAATTTTTAACAATAATAAATTTGGAGAAACGTTTACTAACGAGAATACACCAGATGAAACAAAGCGTGTTTTATTAGTATATATTAAAAATATGATGATGTCATGGATAACACTACTGTTTTCACTATTTTTTTCATCGTATATTGTAAAATCGTTTTATGTATTTAAAGTTTCTAAATAATATTTTTTTTATATTATGTTATTTTTAATAAGTAAATATTTTATAAATAAATATTTGAAATGACAGAACAAGACCCACAAGACCCTATAATAACTACTACTGATGTAATAACAAATATACTTCCTCTAGAAAAAAATGATATTTCATTGATAATTGGTGCATCTGCTATGAATTCATTAGCACTTTCATATGATAATCTCTTAACATCTGTCATAGCATTAATAGTTTCACCAATGGGAAAACATATGAATAATATACTAACATTGTTTGCAAGTACGTTAGGAACTGGTATAAAAGGTATTGGAAAAAATATTAAAGTAATACGAAATTATTTGATCTTATCTGTAATTACATTTATTATATCGTTCATTTTTGGTGCAATAACGAGTCATAAACGCATAGAACGAAGTAAACTATTACAATTTCAATATAAGATTTCTAGTACAAATTACTATTTCATAAGTAATTTTTTAACCAGTTTGATAGTCGGTATGATGATGATATTAAGTCAAGGTAAAGACATTCGTTACTTTTTTTCGATCGCTGTCGGTAGTACAGCTATTTTACCATTGATCTCTGCTGGTATATTTTTAGGCAATACCTTCAAATCACCATGTAAATATCGAATAAACAGACGTCAGATGAAATACTATAAAAGTAAATTAGGCCCATGCTGTGACAAGTTTGCAAGTGATATTTATGATTTTGACGACGACGACGACGATGACGATGATGATGTATATGAAGGTTTTGGATTTGGTAAAAAGAAGAAACGAAATAGAAAAGGAAAGAAGAAACAAAAGAAAAAGAAAAATAAAAATAAAAAGAAGAAACCAAAACGAAAACCAAAACGAAAACCAAAACGAAAACCAAAACGAAAACCAAAACGAAAACCAAAACGAAAACCAAACCAAAAACCAAAACGAAAACCAAAACGAAAACCAAAACGAAAACCAAAACGAAAACCAAAACCAGTAAGAACTGGTGCACCAAGGTTAAAGAAACCTATATCTACACGGACTACATTTTTTCATGGAAAAGAATCTCGTGATATAGCACAACAACCACGAACGAGATCTATACAAAAACAAGTCCATCCTATTATGAAACCAGGAGAAACACCAGTATTTAAATTCAACATAAATATCCGTGATGACGACGTCATTTCACAAAACACAGGTGGTAGAGGAGCTCCTTTATTTTTACCATCGTTACCACCGTTTGCACACAAGGAATCACAACCTAAACAACAAATGACACCGAAGCAACGAATAGCGCCAAAACAAAGACCAGTTCCAGGGAGGAGACCAATTTCAAGACCATTAATTAAAAAACGCTCAGATAATTTTGCAATAATAAATTTATGTCGTTTTAGAATTAATCAGGGTATACGTTCACTGTTAAATTGGTTATTTACAACGATAGCAATTATATTATCATCTTATGTGACAAACGTTTCACGTATTTATATAACAACACCATAAATTCAGAATTGTTATTAGTTTAAAAATACGAACTATTATATAATAGTGATAACAATACGAAGACACTGGAAACAAAATAAATGGACATTATAAGAATAAAAAATCTTGGTAACACATGTTACTTAAACACGGCCTTACAAGCATTACTCTGTTCTGAATCATTTCGCGATGACTTTCTAAACTTTCACAACACATGTGGTATTTTTACAATGTCTATAATAAACGAAATACTTAATAATAGTAATAACGTAAAAGTTCCTACAAAATTATATAAAGCATATATAAAAAAATTTAAGATAACGAGAAATGATCCAGAAGACTGCTGTGAATGTCTATATCGTTTGATAGATGTATTGCATGAAGAAAATAAATTAATAACAAAAAAAGACAAGCGAAAAAAGGACAACATAATAACATGTTGGAATTCTATTGAAAACTCTCTAATAAAAAAGTACTTTATTGGAATACAGTCTGAAAACAGAAGAACAATATGTTGTAACAATATCGAACGAACTGTGACACCATTTACTATTCTAAACATCCACTGTTCAAAAAATGATGAGTTATACAGACACATTCGTCAATTATTAGAACCAGAAACAATAGAAAATGTAACATGTGAACACTGTAACTCTAAGACTGACATGATTAAACATGTAGAAATTCATAGGGTTCCAAATATTTTGATATTAAACGTCGTTGTACCGATGAAAGACATGTCCATCCAGAATAACTTATCAATTGGTAATTATGAATATATTCTTCGCTATGTTAATTTTTATGACGGTGTTCATTACCATAACATGTTTTACGATAAGAACAGTCATGAATATATGAACATAAATGATTCACATGTATCGAGGATGGATTTAATAGATCTCAAACGGTATCATATCCAATTGATTGTATTCGAACTTGCATCAGATGAAAAAAAAAGTATATAATTTAAAGATAAATAGTACTAATCAGTAACAATAAAGATGGAAACAAACAAAGATAATAAATATGAAAGATATATAAATGAGATAGAGGCATTAAAAGATCGTTGTTCTCTACTTGAATCTCAATTTAACAGCGTAGTTGAAATTTTAAAAACATTGAATAGAACAGATATTATGACTATTTCACGTGAATTCGATACTAATTCAACCGTAGGTTTTTTAGATGAAATGGCATCAGAAATCGAAATAGATATAAACGAACTTAGTGGAATTATAAATAATGAATCACTGATAGATTTAAATGAAATATTATACTTTACATTTAAAAACGTTCAAAAAAACGATCCAAATATTAGATATACAGATGGTAAGTGGTATTATATGATATATAATCGAATGAATAATAAGAAAAGTTGGAAATATGAAGAAAAACATAGATTATTTGAAAAAAAAATTACAGATCATTACTATTTTCTTTCGAAGGAAATATACTTCGAACATTTCGGAAATTTAACAAAACAGTATATTATCGAAATGTTCGAGGAATATGATTACACAGGAAGTAAAAGACGTCTTTTCAGAGAAAATGTTATCAAGCGATTTATACGTGATATAAGAACTCGTTATTTTAATACTTAAAATTATATAGAAAATAAAAATCATTGTTATATTATAAAACATAAATAATATGCAGTACTCTTTCGTACCATCATCTCCTGTAATAAACACATGTGTTGAAAATAGAAGACCATATACACATGTATTTTCTGAGATTCCAAACAATGTCAGTGTTCGGTCTATAAATCAATTAAGCGTCAGTGATACAAATATCGATAATGACAAGACCATATTGACACAATATATGAACGAAAAAATAAAATAGATACTAAAAATAGAATAAAAGAAAAGATAAATAAGATAAAACAAGATATAAAAGACGAAACAGATCAAACAGAAAATAAAGAAAAACCAGAAATATTGACAGAGCAATATTACGAAACAAAAACAGAAGAAGACGATACGATGAGAATAAAACGAGAACTTGAACTTGTAAAAAACGCGAAGAAAGATTAAATTTTCTAAAAAACGCGAGAGAACGTTTTATGAAAAAAAAAATGAACATAATAATACATAAATTAATCAATATACATAAAATAGTATACATGAGTTTTTATATTTTTCTATCTATCATTCATGATAATAACTAGTTCACCTCTATAAATACAAAATCTTTCTATTTCATTGAATAATAGATACTTTGCAACTTCAAAATCACAACTAGTTTGTGTTACAATTTCCAACATGCTAGCAGCTTGTTCATGCAAAGTGTCAAAAATACATTGTCTACACTGTGGGCATGAATTTCTATCGAGTTGTAAGATACAATCTGTGCATATGTTTATAGAACATCTGCAAAAATTTTTAACTTTTTTATCATTTATGTTTTTATTATCAAGACATATATTACACTCAAACATGACATCTATACCATATTCCACTTGATCTTGTTCTTCATCATTGTCTTGTTCCACCTTACTCTCTTCTTGTTCATTATACTCATTAACATCTGTTCTGATAAGTAATTCAGAATTATTATACATCTGGTCAACAATAAATCTACATAAGTCATTTTTTCTTGTATATAAAGTATACCCTTCAAGTTTATGAAACTTGCATATCGATTTTAATTCAACAACAGTGTATTTATTGGTTAAATGATCAACAGTTTTTTCCATGTTCTTATCAGTAAACTCGTAATCCATATGTCTGGTCTGAGCCATGATGATGTTATTATCAATGATACTTATTGAAGTTAATATTTTATTTTTCACGGGTTAAAAACATTATTTATAATAATTTTTTTAATGCATGAGTTGAAATTCATCGATAATCACGAAACATTTTATCTAAAGCTGTTTTTTCAATATGTGTTAGATATGCATATTTTTTAAATTTATTACATATATCTTTCATTTCACTTCGATTTAAATCAAAAAACATTTTAAACGAATAAAAATTACGATTATTATTATAAAAATCGATTATGCGCTCTCTTATCTTAGAAATTTCTATTTGTTCATTAATCTGTTGAACGCATTTTTTGTTTTGAAAAATTCGTTCTCTAGCATCATAAATTAATCGTTTTTCTCTATTTTTTAAGTTTTCAATCTCATCTTTAAGTTTTAAATTTCTTTTATGTATTAGTTCAATTGATTTTTCTAATTCTGAAATTCTCTGTGATTGATAATTTGAAAAACAGTTTAAAAAACACCTTTTTTTAGATCGTGTTTCATTTATCTCAACCATATTTAATTGAATAATAATATTTATTTTATAATTAATTAATAAAAAGAAATAAAAAATATAAAATGACATGCGTTGATGTTGTATGTTTTAAAGAATGTTCATGTAGTCCAAATTTTATATCGAAGCATTTTAAAAGACAAGAAATAAAGTTCAAATATATAGAATCTGAAATTGAACGTTTAAACAATAATAATATAAATTTAAATAAAGAATTAGAAAAACTTAAGTTACAAGAAGCAAATATAATACTTAATATTAATAATATAACAGCAAAAAATGAAGATGTTCTCCAAACAATTTCTCAAAATATACAAATAGATAAAATGAAAATACGTTTACTTGATTTTTATAATAATCAAAAAAGCATGTTTTCAAAATCATATTTTAAATTAAATTTTAACGAATTTAAGGATTTATGTTCTAAATTTCAAAAAGAAACATTTTTATCAGATTCTGATTCAAGAATTATCGCAATAATTATAGAAAAATGGTATAAATCGAGTTGAAACCAGCAACCTAAAAATCCACGATAATAAATAATCCATAACAATCCATGCTCTTATATCCATGTAATAATAAAACAAAACAAACAAAACAAAACAAACAAACAAACAAACAAACAAACAAACAAACAAACAAACAAACAAACAAACAAAACAAAACAAACAAACAAACAAACAAAGTTCAAAAGTTTTAAAGTTTCAAAAACTTCTAAACTTTCCAACTTTCCAACTTTCCAACTTTCCAACTTTCCAACTTTTAAAAAAAAGATCAAACAGATTAAACATTCGATAGTTTAATTAAAAAAGAAAAAAACTAAAAAATAATAATCGAAAAAAAACTTTTTCTACTAAAGTATTTTTATTTTTTTTTTTTTTTTTTTTTTTTTTTTTTTTTTTTTTTTTTTTCGGAAAAAAGTTTATAGTTCATGCATAGAATAAAATACTATAGATCTAAGATCCTTTGACGATAAAATTGATTTTTGAATTGTAATAGATCGAACTATACGACGTATCCATGCTTGTTTTTACACGTGTTTTAAAAAGTGAAAAAGAGAACGTTTTATTGAACGAACTGTCGTATACCTTTTTTGACGTGTTTTTTTTCATTTTTTTTCAAAAAAAAAAATAAGACGCTCGCAGATAATTTTTTTTTTGCGTCCACGAATATATCCAAAACGTCTTATGGTCACGTCCTTACGATAATTTTTTTCCCTTCGTGAAGTGAATTTAAAAACATCACTTGTTAACTGCACAATTCCGAAGGAACGTTTTTGAATCATGGAATGGGAATTTTTTTCTTACGACGCATAAAAAAAGTGGGCGTCTTAAAAATATTTATGCAGTCATTTATGGTAACAAAAATCTCTCCTTACGGTAAAAACAGTTTTGAAAAAAAAAGTCATTTTTGACGCTCGTAAGCGAAAATTTGCAAAAAGTGGCCAAAAAACGTTAATAATTTAAATTAAGACGCATTTTTTTTTAAAAAACGTCAAAAATGGCTTAAAAAAAGTTGATTATTTTAAAAAAAAAAGCATCGTAACGATTTTTGACGAAAAATTTTGGAAATTTCGGTCAGTAAGCGAGAGCATAAAACGTGAGCATGAGATTTTTGGTTTTGACGAAAAAAAAGGTTCAGTCAGCGTACTTGAGCGTCTTAAAAATTTGACAGCATAAATATCCGTGCTAAATGAATGGTTCTTATGGTATGGTTATGATAAACCAAAATAAAAAAGCGTCTTAAAAAATCATGGTAAGGGCCCGTACGGTTTTTGGCATTTTTTGGCATTTTTTTCGTTCGGTCGAGAATATGGTAAGCGTGAATGAAAAAAAACGTTTCATTTTTGAAAAATTCGTCGAAAAGTGAAAATTATCGAAAACGTGAGCATAATAAAAAAAATTAAGACGCTTGAAAATGCAGCGTTGAGAGCATAAAAGTGAAAAAACGTCCAAAAAATGGCCAAAAATGGGTTTATGGTAAGGAGAAAAAAATCGTTAAGACGCCCCAAAAAAATTTATGGTAAGGCCAAAATACTCGAGCAAAAAAGTGCGTAAAAACGTGATATTTTTTTGGTCGTTGATATAAATTTTGATGGTGCGTTGACAGCAAAAAAGAGCGTCTTAATTTTTGAAAGTTTGAAATATGGTAAGAAAGGTCGAAAATTGGTAAAAAATCGTTTTTTGGATTTTTTTGGATGATTTTGAAATTGCTCGAGAATTTAAGACGCTTTTTGGGTATATACGGTTATATTTGATGCGATTGATGGTGGCGTTATTACGAGAAAAAGTTTATGGTTGATGATATTTGAAAAATTGGTTGAAAATGGTACTCGAGCGTGAAAAAATCGGAAAAAATCAAAAAAAGTCGAAAAATGGCCAAAATGAACAAAAAATGGCCTTTTTTGAAAAAAAAAATCGATATTTTTAACAAAATGAGCGTCTTAAAAATTAGAATGAATAAAACGTAAAATTGAGTAATGGGTTGAAAAACTGCGTTGCGTATTACAAAGTGCTTTGAGCATAATGGCACTGAAAAAAAAGGTTGATGAATAAAAATTAAAACGTTTATTTTTGAGTATTTTAAAGTTCGATGGTTTAAAACAAAGTTTAAAAACAAAGATTAAAAAACAAAGATTAAAAAACAAAGTTTAAAACAAAGTTTAAAAACAAAGATTAAAAAACAAAGATTAAAAAACAAAGTTTAAAAACAAAGTTTAAAAAACAAAGATTAAAAAACAAAGTTTAAAAAACAAAGATTAAAAAACAAAGTTTAAAAAACAAAGTTTAAAAACAAAGATTAAAAACAAAGATTAAAAACCAAAGATTAAAAAACAAAGATTAAAAAACAAAGTTTAAAAACAAAGTTTAAAAAACAAAGATTAAAAAACAAAGTTTAAAAACAAAGTTTAAAAAACAAAGTTTAAAAAACAAAGTTTAAAAAACAAAGTTTAAAAAACAAAGTTTAAAAAACAAAGTTTAAAAAACAAAGTTTAAAAAACAAAGATTAAAAAACAAAGATTAAAAAACAAAGTTTAAAAACAAAGTTTAAAAAACAAAGTTTAAAAACCAAAGATTAAAAAACAAAGATTAAAAACCAAAGTTTAAAAAACAAAGATTAAAAACAAAGATTTAAAAACAAAAACAAAAAATAACAATTATATCTTAAACGAAAACAAACAAACAAACAAACAATGAGTGAAAACATGAATAATACAACAATCGATGAATTCGATCCTAGAATAGCAAGTACAAAAGATACGATATGGCATACATATAGAAACGAAACTATTCGTTTTTTGAGAGAAACAAAGCACGAACTTACCGATATAAAAAAACAACGCCGAGTTATCGTTTCATCTAAAACTAAGAAGAAACAAGTTATCGATCAACGATACAATAAGGCTTTTCGCACACTCGATAAGCGTCGAGAGGAGATAACATCTCATCGCAAACTTATCGATAAGTATTCCAACGATCTCGATAACGAATATAAACTTATCAAGGAACACTACGACATCATAATCGATGAATTGAACAAGTTCGATAAAGAATTGAAAGAGAAAACATCAAAAATTGAGTTTTTGGAAGTATCATATACGGATGCGATGAACAAGTTGAAAGATATACGCGAACATATAATAAATGAAAACACCGAGTTCGAACATCACTTAAAAAACTATAAACCAACCAGCGTAGAAGAAATCATCGATGAAAAAACGCGTATGATATTAGAGAAACCAATTTCCGAACTGAACACCATTGAACGTGAGAACCGCCGAAGATTAGTAAGGAAAATGCGCAATCGTCGATATTATCTCAACAACAAGTCGTCGTGCGTTAAAGAAGAACCTAAGATGGAACGACCGATTGAACTACCGTTGAAGAACGACAACGACTTGACCGACAACATCATACACGAACTCGAAACATTCAAGAGAACATCGTACATGAACCCCCCGATCGAAGCGTTGATAACACCGTTACCGTCAGACGATATCGACGACGATGACTTTATGACAAAACAGCGAAAACTTATAGAATACAAAAGTCGCGTTCAGAAAATGATCGACGAACATGAAAACATTCTCAGATTAATGGACGAAGTGATCATACATGAAAACTTGAACGAATTAAGAAAACAGGTTAAAGGTGAATTAACAATTTTAAAGAGACGTATAAAAAAACATTATTAAAATCAGTAATTTAATAAACTAATAGTAATTCATTGATTTTACATTCCCCTTATTCCCCCTATTCCCCCTCCCCCCTTATTCCCCCTATTCCCCCTATTCCCCCTATTCCCCCGGGGATACTTTTTCTACACAAAAAGTAAAAAAGGTAACACTTTATCTTTTTCT